GCCGCCTCCCACGCCGCCGCCCGCGCCGCCTACTACGACGCCGCCGACGCCGCCGACGCCGCCGCCGTCTACGCCCGCGCCGCCGCCCGCGCCGCCTACTACGCCGACGACTCCGCCGCCGACGCCGCCGCCGTGCGTTGCGCGGTGCCGTGGGAGGTAGTCGAGGCTGCGCTCGTCGAGTGACAGCGTCCCGCCAAGCAACTTGGCGGGCATCCCCTCCAATCCCGGCGCGCAGTTGGGCGCGAGGCGAGGCGACGGTCGAGGAGGCGCGCGCCCCCGGCTGAACCGGGGGCGGGTGTGCGCGGTTCGATTCCGCGTCGGGGCGCTAACGATTCCCACTAATAGACCCCCCTCCCGTCCGGTTAGGGGGGCGAAGGGGAGGATGACCGTGATCACCGACACCGAGTTGGCGGGCATCTCCGCCTACTGCGCGGCGGCACTAGCCCTCATGGGGCTGGTGGACGGCTGGCTCGAACGTCGCCGCCAGCCCGCCGCCCCGCCGCCCACCAACCGCAAACGTAAGGAGGACCGATGAACGAAGACCGCTACCGCTTCGAGGCCGAAGACCGCGCCGTCCAGGCGTACGAACCGTCCGAACAGGACCTCGCCGAGATGGAGGCGTACTACGGCGAGCGAGACGCGGCGTACGACCGCGAGGCGATGATCGACCAGATGTACGTCGAGGCGCTTCGCGACCTCAAGACGGGCGAGGCCCTCGCCTTCCTCGTGGACCTGCACGGCGGCGACGACTGCGGCGGCGAGGTGCCCGCCCCGGTGGAGGTTCTGGAGGTGCTCGACACCAACGGGCAATCGTACATCCGGGCGCGCGTCCGCTGCGCCGACGGCACCGTGCGGGTCGCCCTCGCTTCGATCCGGCACTACCCCGGCAACCGGGAGTGCCCGCCCGACGTGGACGTGAACTACCACTACGAGGAGGTGGCGGCGTGAGCGGCCCCGGGTTCTGGCAGACGATGATGGGTCGCGTCTACTACGAGGGGACCCTCCCCCGTATCGCCCGCGCCCTGGAGCGCATCGCGGCTGCGCTCGAAGCGCAGAACGCCCCCGCCCCACCCGCCGAAACCCCCGCCCCCCGCCCGTGACCGGGCGTAACTCACACACACGGAGAGAACGAATGGAAATCCAAGGGTGCTTCATCGAATCATGTCTCGGCCAATGGCTCGACATCGAGCCCGACTTCCGATTGCCCTCCGGCGATCACCTCGACGAGGTGATGTCGGTGATCCGCCAAATCGCCGGGAACCTCCCGGCGGGAATCACGGGCGTGCGGGTGCTCACCTCCAAGGAGGTCTGGACGTTTCGCGTCCACCGCACCTACGGGTGCGTCCCCCGCCTGGAGGACGACGACGGCGAGGTCCGCGAGATCTGGCCCACGCTCGCGGAGCTGGGCGGAACCCCGTGGGTGGTGCATCACGTCCTCCCCGACGGCAACACCCTGCCCATGTGCTACGTCCCCCCGGCCACGGCGTTCGAGATGGGGGACGACGAGTCTCAAACGCGCCGGAAGGTGAGAGTCCCCGGTGGGTTCATGGCGCAGACCCCCACCACCGTGCGCCAGTGGAACTGGTACGCCACGGCGTGCGGGAAAGACCTGAAGCCCACGACCGCCACGGACCAGTCGGGCGCGACGGTGGACCTCATCGACCACCCGGTGGTGGAAGTCTCCTACTGGGACGCCTGTGAGTTCGCGAAGTGGGCCGGTGTCGGCCTCCCCACCGAGGAGGAATGGGAGCACGCCGCACGCGGTTGGGACGGTCGGAAGTTTCCGTGGGGCAACGAGGCCCCGACGGACGACCTGTGCTGGTCGTCCATCCGCACCCAGAAGGAACGCACGGCCCCGTGCGTCAACCCGGACGGCACCCCCGCCCGCCCGAAGGGTGCCTCCCCCTACGGGCTGCTCGACATGAGCGGCAACGTCTGGGAGTGGACCAGCACCGTCCACAAATGAGACGGGCACAGCCCCCGGACCCCAACCTCCCCCGCGTACTGGTGGGAGGAGGTTGGGGACTCTCCTACGCCCCGTTCATGCGGCCCGCCGACCGGGGCTCGTACGAGCCCGAGTGGCGCGAAACCGACATGAGTTTTCGCACCCACCTGTCAGTAAGGGAACCCCGAGTATGAACCCCCCCACCACCAAGCAACCCAAGACCGACACCCGTCTCCGCGTCGTCCGCGGCGGCTGTTGGAACTATGCACCGTCGTGGGTGCGCGCGGCGTCTCGCAACTCGGGCGTGCCTGCGCTCCGGCTCCTCCACCTGGGGTTTCGGTGCGCGCTGCGGGGAAGGGAACCCCGAGTATGAACCCCCCTACCAAGCCCTCCGACACCCGTCTCCGCGTCGGCCGCGGCGGCTGTTGGAACTATGCACCGTCGTGGGTGCGCGCGGCGTCTCGCAACACGAACGGGCCTGCGAACCGGTACGGCGACCTGGGGTTTCGGTGCGCGCTGCGGGGAAGGGAACCCCGAACGTGAAGCCCCCTACCAAGCCCTCCGACACCCGCCTCCGCGTCGACCGCGGCGGCAGTTGGCACAACAATGCTCCGTCGTGGGTGCGCGCGGCGTCTCGCAACACGAACGGGCCTGCGAACCGGTACGGCGACCTGGGGTTTCGGTGCGCGCTGCGGGGAAGGGAACCCCGAACGTGAAGCCCACCACCAAACCCACCTCCGACACCCGCCCCCGCGTCTACCGCGGCGGCGGTGGGTACTTCAACGGACCGTCGTGGGTGCGCGCCGCGTCTCGCTTCACGTACGTGCCTGCGAACCGGTGCAACAACATCGGGTTTCGGTGCGCGCTGCGGGGAAGGGAACCCCGAACGTGAAGCCCACCACCAAACCCACCTCCGACACCCGCCTTCGCGTCCAACGCGAAGGCTGTTGGTACAGCAACGTACCGTCGAGGGTGCGCGCCGCGTCTCGCGGCGCGGACGTGCCTGCGTGCCGTGACGACAACCTGGGGTTTCGGTGCGCCCTTCGGGCGAGGCAACCCCGCACACACTAGGAAACACACACCATGAACACGTTGAAGCTCATCTCCCCCGATGGCACCCACCTCGCCCAGTGCGAAATCCACACGGGCTCCCACAAGGGGGCGCGGCGGGTGCCCGCCCGCTTCGCCCGCACCGTGCAGTTCGCCCCCACGGGTTCGCGCCTCGAAGTGCAGACCAGCAAAGGCTGGCAACCGCGCCGCGTCGTCCTCAAGGGCGGCAACTGGTACACCCGCACCGTCTGAACGCAACGCACACACACGAAGGGACACACCATGAACAACGAGATCCAGTACGCGGTCAACACCGTCAGCTTCAGCCTCCAGTGCTCGGTCCTCCTCGATTCGCTTCACCGAAGTGACCCGGCGAGCACGGGGTTCCACGCCCTCGCCGCCCGCAAAATTGCGGGTCAGGCCCTCGCCGCCCTCGACGGCGTGGTGGAGAACGGCGAAGACGCGCAGGAGTTCGTGGGCTACTGCGATGACGCGGCGAATAGCGCCGCGAACATCCTCCGCGCCTACCTCAAGCAGCGTAACCCTTCCCATGACGCGGGCGAGTGACTGGGCACGGGACTACCTCCGGGCGAACCCCGAAGTGGTCACCGTCCGGGTAGGGCACGGCTACGACCCGGACGCGGGAGCGTCCTTCGCGTGGGCGGACACGATCACGGCGGGCGGGGAACACCGAGAGGTGACCCCGCCCGCTGACGTTTGCACGGACATCCTCGACACCACCGACCTCGAACACTGGACCGACACCAATCGGAGCGACCCGTGAACAACCAGAACGTCACCCGTGGGGGATGCCTTCGTAGCGATGACCCGAAATGGCTGGGGACCAGCACCGTGGCCCACATCTACGGACCGGAGCGATATGGACGCCTACTGGGATTCCGTACGCACCTGACGATGAGGGCACCGCGATGAACCCACCGGGGACTCTCACCCTGCGGAGCTACAGCTTCGGCAACGACCCCCGCGCCGTCCCCGCGCGCGTGCGAAAGGAACCTGTCTACCGCAACACCACCGTGGGCTTCCGCCTCCGAGCCCGGTGCCGGTGCCCGCGATGAAACGCCGCATGGTACGCGGAGGAAGTTGGGTCATCGAGCGCCCCCTCTACGTGCGCGCGGCGGACGAGGTCTCGGATATTTCTTCCGAGACCCGAGACAAATACGTCGGGTTCCGAACCCACCTGTCAGTAAGGCAACCCCGAGTATGAACCCTCCTACCAAGCCCTCCGACACCCGCGTCTACCGCGGCGGCAGTTGGGGCAACTACGTACCGTCGTGGGTGCGCGCCGCGTCTCGCTTCACGTACGTGCCTGCGGACCGTATCAACAACATCGGGTTTCGGTGCGCGCTGCGGGGAAGGGAACCCCGAACGTGAACCCCACGGACACCACCACCTCCGACCGCGTCTTCCGCGGCGGCGGCTGTTGGCACAACTATGGACCGTCGAGGGTGCGCGCGGCCATTCGCAACGCGGACGAGCCTGCGTACCAGGACAACAACCTCGGGTTTCGGTGCGTCCTTCGGGGTAGGGAACCCCGAACGTGAACCCCACGGACAAGGCTATGTCCTCCCCGCTAGCGGTCGCGGTCGCCCAATTCGTCTACCACCTGCTGTGGTACTTGAATGTCCGCTCCACCGCAGTAGGACACTTCCGCTTCGCGCTGATCACGGACGTACTGAGTACGGCGCTGAACGTCTCAATCATCAAACGCCTTGTCGAAGACGGGCGGCGCTCCCAATGGATCGGGCTGATGGTGGGCGGGTCCCTAGGGTCGTGGGTAGGGCTTCACCTGCCGCTGCTATAAACCCCGCATCCTAGGTAGGATGCCCCGATGACCAGCAGCCGCATCGCGCGAGTTCTTACCGTAGGGGCCACCCTCGGTGCCGCCTACCGACTGCACGAAGAACCCCACAGCCCCGGAAAATTCTGGCACCTCGTCACCTGTGCCCTCGCCGCCTACACCGCCATCTCCACCCACCACCGGGGCGAACCCCCCCGGCTCAATCCCCACGAAACCGCCGCCTCCTACCTCGCCGTCCCAACGGCACTCCTCGCCTACCGCTACGAAACCACCGCCACCAACGCAATCTGGATCGCCGCCGTACTCGCGTGGGCCGTCTGCGCTTACGTCAGCAACCGAAACGAAGATTCGTAGCGCCGGGGGAACCCCCGCCCCCCCACGGGTGAGGTTTTGCCCCTAGCGGGATACCGCCTCCGACGACCCCGCCCCCCTCCCGACGCTACGAACTTTCGTTTAGAGCAGAACGAACCTCGGCCAGAACGCGATGACCCCATTCTTCGCGCCCGCCCACCGCCGAGAGAGCCTCCCGCCGACTCATCCCCGCGTACAGCGCAGATAAAAACCGCTCCGCCTGGTCCCGCTCCTCCCCCTCCCCGTACAGGGCCTCCAGCAAATCCCGAAACTCCGTACCCCCGCCCCCGCTGATGGAACCCTCCACCGCCGGAAGCTCCCCGTCCTCGGTCACCCCCTCGCGAGAATCCCTCAACCGCTCCCGCCGCAGGTAGTTACTGAGTACGCACCGAATGACGATGTGAACGTAGTGACCGAAGGACGATTTCTTCGCATCCCACGGGCACGTTCCACGGTTGCGAGCGAGAAGCCCACGGTAGACCTCCTGAAGAAACTCCTCGGGGTCGATGCCCTCCCGTACCAGAGTCCCGGTAAAACCCCCGGCGTAGAAAAGCTTCCGCACCTCGTGACCCCGTGAACCCAGGTCGATCCCGAGCGCAGTACCGTTCAGACCCCCGTTCATCCTCCGAGACATCTCCCCCAGCATCACCCGCAGAGGAAGAGACGGATTGCCGGGAAGAACCCGTACCGAAGAACCCCGACGAGGAAGGACCCGACGAGAACGAAAGGGAACCTCTACGCTCCAGTGATTCCAGATGAAAGACCCGGAAACCGCGCCGTTTTCCGCTTGCATTTTTTTTCTCCTGACTTCGACGCGGGTTCAGACCCCGCACCCCTATGTACCGTCTCGAACCCAAGCCATCGGCCATCGTTCCCACAGGTGCCGCTTCGCGGCAGGTGTAGGAACTAGGCCGGGGCGAAGGTAATACACCCTTGCACATACCGCCCCCCGCCCTTGTTTTGACGGGATTCCCACGGTTTATCCGCCCGACCGTCCCCCTTGCCTCTTCTCGGGGATGATAGCGGACTCCCTCGAACTCCCTCTCTTCTCTCTCCCTTTCCCTGTCTTCGCAACGGGGCGGTATAGTAACCGAATTTTCAACTCAAGGAAGGTTTATATGCCGACCTACACCTACCAGTGCCCGAAGTGCCACATTCAGTACGAGAAGGTGCAGCGCATCACGGATCCTTCCGACACGGTGTGTACCGTCTCCGTGGGTGAGGGTGTGTGCAACGGTGCCGTTCGACGGTTGATCGTTCCGTCTACGGGTGCGGGGTTCTTACTGAAGGGCGGGGGCTGGTATCGGGACGGGTACTAGCGGCGGGTGCGCGAGGCGTACCGGCGGGCTACCCGCAGGGGGGACGGTTGCATCGGGTTGGTAGCGGCACCTCGGGGGACTTTGAGGGTCACCCGGTAGGGGGCACCGAACTCGGGGTCTAGTTCTTCGCTAAGGGACCGTTCCATGTCATAGTTCACGGTGACGGTGGCGGGGGCGTTGAGTAGTTCCGAGATTTCCCTTGCGAGGGGTTGCAGCGCCCGTTGGTAGGATCTCTCGTAGTTGATAAGTTGCGAGGGTGCTTCGTAGTACACGTCGAAGTCCACGATCAGGGTGCCCCCGTTGTCGCGGGTTTCCCAATCGGTGACCTTGACGGATTGCGTCCCTTGCGTTCGCACCGTGTTCAGGGCTCGGGCGAGCGGTCCCGTAGGTTGCCCCGGTAGCACGAGGGAGGGGAGCACGCCGGAACGATTCTTCGTGGGGGCGGCGGGGCGTTTCTTCAGGAAGTCTAGGAATGCGGCTTCGTGGGGGTGCATACCGGGGGGGTGCCGATAGTTTCGTTACCGGAAGGTTCCGTGTTCTGCGTAGTGGGCGTAGCTCTTCCACGCTGCGATGAGCAGGGCACCGGGGTTGGTGACCATGTCGAAGCGTCCTGCGGTGAGCACGCTGTTGACTTCGACGACGGCGGGGTGTCCTTTGCCGCACCATCCCACGTCGAGGACGTAGGCTCCGGGGGCTTCGGCTTTCCACGCCCGGTACGCTTTCTCGGCGTAGGCACGGAGTTCTCGGTGCTGGGTGGGGTCTTTACGGACGCCCCGGGGTCCGATGAAGAACCGTTCCTCGCGGCTGAAGTGCAGGTACTCTTGGGCGAGGATCGGGTAGTCGTCTGGGAACAGGCAGAGGCCGTTGGCGGCGTACCGGAAACCCCTCGCGTGGAACGCCTTGGCTTCGTTGAGGGGCTTCACGAAGATTTTCTCTGTGCTATGGGGGTGTGCTCGTTCCCGTGCCCGCAGTACGCCCAGCGTGGTTTTCCACACCCTACGGTGGGCGAGGGGTTTGAGGGCCGTGGGGATGTCCACGTTGGGGTAGGGGGTCTTGAAGGTCCATTCGTAGATGGCCTTCACGGCTCCCGTGTCTCCTTTCACGGGGGTGTCGGGGGTGACGGTGGGGGGGAGTTTGTTACGGGCGAAGGGGATCACCCGGTAGCCTCGGAGGGTGAGGTCTGCTGCCGCGAGGGCGCACGACTCTGAGAGGTAGCCTTTCACGGTGCCCGCTTGTATGTACGCGGTGGGTGTCATGGCGGGGTGTTACGCCCCGAAGGCCAGTGCTTCGTATGTTTGGCGGGCTTCGGGCGTCGCGGTTGTTTCTCGGTAGGGGTTGCCCGTGGCGCGCTGTCAGTTGAGCAGGGAGGAGGGGTCGTTCTTGGGGAGGCTGCTGGCGGCGCGGATGAGGGCGTCCATGTCTGCCTCGGGTGCGTCGGGGATGTCGTCCTCGTTGATCTCGTAGCCGTCTTCGTCCCGGCCCCACATCACGTAGGGGGACTCGTTGGCGTTGATGAGGAACAGGGCTGACATTTCGCCGTCGGGTTCTTCGACCACGGCGACGGTGAACAGCGGGTGGCGGTGGACGGCGCGGACCTCTTCGGGCATCGAGCATCGTGAGAGCACGAGGCGCTTGCGGTCGGGGAGGTGACACCACAGGTCACCCGTGACGTAGATACGGGCGGGGAGGTTGGGTTCGATGCGGTGGGCGAGGCGTTGGAGGCGCTGTGCCCCTGTGTAGGCGAGGGCTGCGAAGAGGGCGGGGATGAGCTTCATGGGGTTAGCTTACGCCCTGTGGTGGTCGGGGGGGGGAGGGGTGCCAGGGGCTTCTCGGCACCCCTAGCGAGAGAACCGGGGGGGGTCATCAAATGGATGACGGATCGGGCGTAAAGGTTCTCGCCCCACCTTGGTTGACAATCCCTCCGGGGCGCAGGAGTACCCATGTCAGAGTTTCGTCCCAAGTCCAAGTGGTCCGATGCCGAGAAGCAAGCCGTCGAACGGGCGTTCCAGAACACTGCCACCGCCGAGGAATTTTTCTCCTCCCTCCGGGCCGAAGTTCCCAGCGCCCCCGACCGTTCCATCAAAGCATATCTGACGCACCTGTGCCGCACGCACCGGGACCAGGCTTCGCGCCGCACCCCCGTCTACCTGGACCTCAGCCGTGCGAACGCCGAGGAGGTCGCCCGTGAGTCCGACGCCGTCGCACCTTCGCCCACCACGGGGAAGTCGTGGCTGGACGAGATCGACACCGCCCCTGCCCCGCCCGTGGTTCCGCCGCGCCCTGCACCCGCCCCGAACTTCGTGAAGCCCGACCCCAAGGCGACCGTGCCCCGGCATTACACCGTGCCCCGGCATTACCGGGTGCCCGTGTTCACGCAGACGGTGTTCCGTGCCGACGACCTCGCGGATACCTTCCAAGTGTCGGCGGTCGTGGCCAAGGGGGCTCTCGATACCGGGCTTCTCCCCTCGCACGGCGGGGAGATCCGCCGTGAAGTGTTCATGGCCCTTCACGAAGCCATGTCTGACGGGCTGCTGTTTCACGCGGCGTGCGAGGCCGTCCGACAAAAGTTCGCGGAGATCCCCATCGTGTCCGCCGAGCACCTGTACGCGCCCGAAGCGCCGCCCACCGCCGCCGTTACGGGAGCGGAGCCCGACCCTCGCAAGGTCCGCGAGGGATACATCCCCAACCCCTTCTTGAAGGGACCCTTCCCCATCGAAAAGAAGCAGGAAGCCCCGACGCTGGACGACCCCAACTCCGACGCGATGGACGCCTTCACCGTCGAGGAAGCTGCCGCTGCGCTGGGCTTGACGGACACGGGCATCCTGCTCACGGCCATCAACCGCGATGGGTTCCCTGCCGTGAAGGTAGACGGCAAGTGGTGCCTCACCCGTGCCGACCTCAAGCGCATCCGCGCCCTGCGGGAGTCGGGCCTCACCGTCGAGGAAGCCCTCAAGCGTGCGGGCGCACCTGTGCCCCCGACCTCCGTGCCCAGCGAGACTTCGTGGACCGACCACATCGCCCCGCTGACCCCGGAGGAAGCGGGTGAGACGGACGGGACGCCCGACGTGGTGGACCGTGACCCGGTGTGGGAGATGGTCTCGCTGGAAGATCTGGCCAGCGAGCTCCACATTCACGTCGCCAGCGTGTACCAAGGGGTGTCCGACCACCCGCTGGTGCGGAAGCACGGCGACGATATTGGCGTCCCCCGCCAAGCCTTCGACCTCATCGAAGAGAAGTGGCGGAAGTGCCGCAATCTCTCGGAGGCGTTCGACTTCGCCGCCGAGAAGCTCGGTGTCCTCCCCCCGCCCGCCCCGGCTACCGAGACGGGCGACGAGCGGGTGTGGACGCTGGAAGCCGTCCGCGATGGGGTGTTCACCGTCGAACAGGCTCGGGACGTTCTGGGGCTGAAGGACGCGGCCCGGACGAACTGGGCGCTGGGACTTCTCGCAGCGGGCAAGGTCACCCTCGATCAAGCCGCGAAGCTGCTGCGGTGACCCCCAAGGTGCCTACGGTGACGGTGACGGGGGTGTCCGTCGAAGGGTGCAACTCGTGCCCCTTCCGCGACGACTCCGTGGCCATCGACGGTCACCCGCCAGAGTGCCGCCTCACGGGCGCTCTCTTCGGCGTGTACCCGTACACGACCGGGGCATGGGAGACGTGCCCGCTGAAGCACGGTCCCGCCGTGGTCTCCCTGCTCACCAACGGGTGAGCAACGGCAACAGGTGCGGTCGCAACGCCGGGTTGGCATGGGCCAGCCGGATGACCCCCTAGTTCATCGCCACCATGCCGTAGGGTCACCGCCAGCTACTTCCGACCCGTGTTCGTTCTCGTAGTAGAACGTCCCACCCTCAATCGCAGTCACGACTCCCATCCACGGGCGTAACGTCGGGCATGGACCCGAAGCTCCCCCTCGCCCAAGCCCTCGAAGACCTCGCGGAAGGCACGGAACTGTTTGCCCAAGGGAAGCTGACACCCCGTGACCTCCGTTACTGTGAAGCCACGGTACACCGCGCCCAAGCTGCCCTCTACCGTCACGAGGCGGCGGGGCAGGGGCAGTTGCTCCGTGCGGTTCGTGCCCTCGCGGGTCTCGACAAGGACTCCCTCAAGGCCACCTCGCCCGACGCGATGCGGCGGGTGCTGGTGGCGCGGGGGTGGACGAAGACCGGGGAGATCCCGTGGCCCGGTGACCCGTCCCGCACCGCGTTCGATACCTACGATCACCCCACGGCGCGCGAGTGCGGCGGCGACCCGATGGGGGTGATCCCGGCGGTGCTGGTCCCCTACGGGACCGAGGCACGGGATTACCCGCGTCTGGTGATGGAGTGGGCCACGGACCTCGCCACCCGACACGGTGACGTGGCCCCTGCGGAGGTGCTCGCGGAGGCGTGGGCGAAGCCGTGAAGCCGTCGGTCAAAGCCTTTCGCGTCTTCCGCAGTAGCCCTTGGCTCTACGACGATCCGTCGTGGGTGCTCGCGTCTGCTCGCCATTCGCGCGTGCCCTCGGGATGTAACAGTGCGCTGGGCTTTCGCACGCACCTACCGGGAAAGATGCCGCGATGACCCGCGGTATCTTCTAAAAGAGCCATGAGACTCACATACGACGCCGAAGCCAACGCCGCCTACCTGCACGTCAACCCGGACGGCACCCGTCCCAGTGAGTCCGTGCGACGGGACACCCACGGCCCGTTCGTGATCGACTACGACGCGGACGGGAAGCTCTTGGGCATCGAGGTGCTCGATGCCCGCACGGTGCTGCGAGAGGCCACCCTCACTGCGAAGGACTACCGCACGGTGCCCCCCACCGACGAGGAGGTGGACGCGCACGACGACAACGGAGGGGACTTCTTGGTCAGCTTCGACCACCGCTCTGGTGGCCCGTGTTGCCGGGTGATGGGCGGCGAGACGGCCAAGAAGTACGCCGCCTACCAGCGAAAGAACCCCCGACTCCATGTGTGGTACTGGCGGTCGATTGATTGGGACGGCAACCTCGTGCCGTGGCCCGTGGTGAAGCCGTGAGTGAGTCCAAGACCGACACCCGCCTCCGCGTCTTCCGCGGCGGTGGCTGGGACGACCGCGATCCGTCGAGGGTGCGCGTCGCGTTCCGTAACAGGATCGGGCCGACGCTCCGGGACAGCAGCCTCGGTTTTCGGTGCGCGCTGCGGGGAAGGGAACCCCGGGCGTAAGTACCCGTATGAACCCCCCCACCACCAAGCAACCCACCTCCGACACCCTTCACCGCCTCAGCCACGGCGGTAGCTGGGGCGTCAGCTATCCGTCGAGGGTGCGCGTCGCGGACCGTCGCGGGGACGGTCCGACGTACCGGTTCGACAACCTGGGGTTTCGGTGCGCGCGTGTGGGATGTGAGAGGAAAGTAAAACCGTGAGTGAGTCCAAAATCGACGACGGGGCGCACGTCTGGAGGGTGAAGCCGGGGCTGGAGCTCCACGGCGGGTCCAGCCTCCCGACCCGTATCTGCTGTGAGAAGTGCGGGGCTCACTACACCCTGTACTACCTGTCAACAGAACCGGGGCAAGCGGCGGCAAACGAGCCCTGCAAAGGTCACGCGGTGCGTGCATGAACGCCTACGAACTCCGCGCCCAACGGGAGCGAGGGTGGAGTGCCCGTGCCGCCCTCGTGGCCGAGTACGCATGGGCGATCCCCGACGACCGTGCCATCGCGACCATCGTCGGACTCTGCAAACCCGTCATCGAGCTTGGGGCCGGGAACGGCTACTGGGCCAGCCTCATTGCCGAAGCGGGCGGCACCGTCGAGTGCTACGACCGCGAACCGGGAGACCATTCTGATGGGGCCACGGGCAAGCTCTGGCACCCCGTGTCGGAGGGGACGTGCGACGTAATCACCCGCGCGCACAAGGACCACGCGCTCATGTTGGTGTGGCCCCCGTATGCCACGCCGATGGGCACGGAGTGCCTCCTTCGCTTCATGGAGGCGGGCGGGAGCACCCTCGTGTACGTCGGTGAGGGCTCCGGGGGCTGCACCGCCGACGACGAGTTCCATCGCATCCTCGACGAGCACTGGAGCGAGGAGCAGTGCGTCTGCCTTCCTCAGTGGTCGGGGATTCACGACGGGCTCTCTGTGTATCGTGCGAAGTGATGGGCACGAGCAAGTTTGAGGGCCACGCCCTGTGCGTGGCCGACTACGAGGAGAACTACATCTACGGGCTCGGGACCGACGAGACCGTGATGAAGGGCATCAGCGCCTTCGTCCTCGACGCAGGGGGTTCAACCGTCCGTGCGTCGGCCCCTATGGCGTTTGAGGACGAGGTGGACGAGGACGGCTACTTCAAGGACTTGAGGGACGAGTACCGCGAACTCACCGCCCGCAAGGCCCTCCCGGTGATGCGGGTGAAGGTGACCGTGGAAGTAGAGCCCCTGTCAGACGAAGAGTCCGCGAGGGTGTGGGAAGATCACTGCGCCAAGCTGCGGGCCAAGCGGGGTGAACCGTGACCCCGCGACGGATTCACTCCCCCCAAGAAGAACTGCTGGAACAAGCCCTGCGGGACGACGCCCGTCACTTGGACGAGATCATCGCCATCGGTGAAGCCCTCGGTGCGCCCGTGGACTCCTCGGGACCGGAGATCTTGGAGATCGCACGGGAGTTGGTACGCCGTGTCGAGGCGATGGATTCCTTGCTGCGCCAGCACCTCCCCAAGTGCGGCGAGTGCGGCGCTATCGCCACCCGGACGTACATCCACACGGTGGGACAGCGGTGTTATGCGTGCGACGACGAGGGGTGCATCACGGAGCACTTCTGCGCGCAGTGTCACCATGTCGCCCATGACACGGGCGAGCCCTGCCCCTTCTGCGGTTCCACCGAGTACTCTCCCCGCGTAGAGGCCGACCTCACGAATCTACCCTTCGCCAACGTGCGACGTGCGACGTTCTGACGGGGGCGATGTTGGAAGACCCCGAAGACCTGTAGGGCGTAACGGGGGTATGGCAAGATCACGAAAGACCCCCGCTCCCTACGAAACAAACCCGACCGACACCCGCCTTCGCGTCCAACGCGGCGGCGGTTGGTACAGCAACGTACCGTCGAGGGTGCGCGCCGCGTCTCGCGACACGTACGGGCCTGCGTGCCGTCTCGACGATGCCGGGTTTCGGTGCGCCCTTCGGGGAAGGGAACCCCGTGACCCGTCGAAAGTTGGCCTATGAACTGCGATCATTTCTGGACGTGCCCGTTGTGTGGCACTCCCTGTGAAAAGCTCTACAAGAACACAGATTTCTGGACGTGCCCCTACTGCCCCGCATGGGCCGAACCCGGCGGGGGAAAGCGCATGGGACAGGTGTCTCCGTGGAACCTCGCGGAGTGCCAACCGGGGGCGAAGAAGGTGATGGTCCCCGTGCGCGCGGGCACCGCTTGGCACTACGGCGACCACCTCGTGTGGCCCTTGGACGATTTCGTCCACGTCGGGCGGTCCCTTGAAGACGTGCTCGCCAAAGTCAAGAAGCGCACGGGCTCGGAGCCCCCACACCCCAAGGTCGAGTACGTCCCGGCCCTCACCCCGTGGTTCCTGCATGGGCCTACAGAAATGTGAGTGCGAAAAGCATTCAGGATTCACGCCTCTGTTGTAAAGAAAAACAACACCATGTCCAGCGCCTTTACCGCAATCAACGAAGTCGTCACCCGCCGCGTCGAGCAACTGAAAACCGACATCGCGGAGGCCGAAGCCACCCTCGCCCGCTACCGCGAGGAGATTGCTTTGTTGCTCAAAGTCACACAGGTGACGGGTGCGGGTGCCCCTGCGGCGGCGGCGATTCCCGCCCCAGTCACGGAGCCCGTCCCGCCCAGACGCAATCGGTACAACCCCTACCGCCTTCCGCCCCGTTACCAGAGAGCGGTCAATCACTTCGCCAAGTGGTCCAAGCCTTTCACCCGCGAGGACATTGCCGGGTGGTATCGGCGTGCGGTGAACCCCAAGATTCTCCCCCGTTCCCTCGGGGTTGAAATCTGCAATATGACTCGGCACCTCACCGCCAAAGGGTTCATCATCCCCCACGACGAGGGGTCGTGGAAGATCGTCCCGTAGGGCGTAATGCAATCAGGCCAAGTGCCTTGAACCTAACCCCAAGAATCGAGGATTCCAGTGAACAGCACCACACCTAGCGCCCTTACCGCAATCAACGAAGTCGTCACCCGCCGCATCGCGCAACTGAAAACCGACATCGCGGAGGCCGAAGCCATCCTCGCCAGCTACCGCGAGGAGCTCGAACCGCTGACGAAGATCGCACAGGTAGCCGCGTCTCTGACCCTCCCCGTAACCGCTGCGGGGTACGGGTCGGATGCCATTCCTTCTCGGCGCTGGGCGCACCTGAACCTCCAGCCCCGTTGGTGCCGGGTGATCGACCAGTTCGCCCCGAAGGGCACCGTGACCCGCGAAGAGATCAACGAGTGGTACAAGCGTGCCATGTCGCCGGGGATCGCGCGGAACTCCATGATGACCATGTCGCTCGAAATCACGAAGTCCCTCGTGAGCGAAGGCGTCCTCAAGGCCATCGGCCCCGACCGCTGGCAGTTCAACGAACCCACGGCTCCCGTGGCCGAACCCACGGCTCCCGTGGCCGAACCCGCCGCCCCTACGGTTCTGCCTAACAACAAACGGTACAGCCACTACCGCCTCGCGCCTCGTGAACGCGCGTTTCTGGATCGGTTCTCGACCAAGAGCGTGGTCAACCGGCCCGAAATCTCCGAATGGTACCACACGGTGAACGCGAACCTCACGGGCGAAAGCGTGCGCTCCGCCGTCAGCGAGATCACCCGGAACCTCATCGCGAAGGGCATTCTGGCCCGCGACGGTATGGCCCAATGGCGTATCGTTCGTTGAGATGATCCCCCCCGCCGTTCTCGCCGCCGCCCTCCGCACCTCCGCGCCCTTCCCCGGCGGTCCCACCTTCGACCTCCTTTGCCAAGCCATCGCCAATGCCACGGTGACGTGGTTGCCCGCGGGGGTGACCCTCACGGGTGTCACCACGGGTGTGGTAGGAGCGGGCACCGTCACGGGCACCCTTGCCTTCGCCGGGACGCCCCCGCTGGTGCTGGGGGCTATGGGAGCACTGCACGGGCCGAACGTTCCCGCCCTCGCCGCCACCCTCGCAGCGGGCCTTACGGCGGGCCTAGCGGGCCTCCCCTACGCGGGGGTGAGCGTAGGCGTAGGAACGGGCACGGACGTGTCTCGGGTGGTGAGCGCCAACATCCCCGCCCTGTCCATAGCCCTTCGCACGGCGCACAGTGCCGCTTGTGCCGTGCAGGGCGGGACGGGATCGACCGTTCCGGCTTTCTACGATGCCCTCGCAGCGGGCATCGCCACCGTGGTGATCACGGGCACGGGCATCGGTGCCGTCGCCCCCACCGGCCCGTTGGGACCCAGTTCATCTGTGGGAGTGTCCACCTCGGTTCCCGTGTAAACCTATCGCCCCGCGTAAGGTATCGCGATGGGCAACTTCGACGGTCAGGTACTTCCGGGCGCTCGGGCCTCGACCAGCAACGCGGACACGACGGGCGAGGTCTCCTCGGGCGTGTCCCGTGCGGTGTTCACCTCCCCCACCCCTGCGTACCCCACGGCCACGGTCACGGACATCAACGGCGCGCGGTACCGCGCGACGCTGAGTGAAAGCGGGCAGACCGTTGAGTACCTGCTGTGGGCGAACACCTCGGGACCGCTGACCGTCGCCCCCGGCACAACGTCCACGGACGGCACGGTGGCAATCCCCACGGGCACGCTCACGGTCAACGACCCGACCGTGCCCACGTCGGGCGTTCTCACGGACGGCACGCAGCGGGTGGTAGTCACCGACGACGGTGGAGCGAACGTCGCCTCGGTCGCCAGCATGGTCTATGTGCGGGGCGGGACCTCCACCAAGGTCACGTTTACGTCTCCAGACTTCACCCTCGACCCGGTGTCGGGCACGGTCAAACTGAACGACACCGCCACCGTGCGCGCGGCGGTAAACGTCCCGGCTTCTGCGCCCGTCGCCGTGAGCGCCTCGCGCGGTGACACCTTCACCTCAGTCACCTACACGGTAGGCCCCGCGACGTTCAACTGGACGCGGAATGATCCCGGTGCGGCCCGCTTCGGCTGGAACGCCGCGCACCGCAAATGGGAGCCCTTCAAGGGCGGGGCAACCAAGAACCTCGGCAAGCTCCTGTCCTCGGCAGGCTCCCGGTACACCCTGTCGCCCGTCCCCACCGCACCCCTCGGCAGCTACCTTCCGGGCACGGCCACCACAGGGCAGTACGCGATGCTGCGCCTCGGAAACTCGCCCGACGAGGCTTCTTACCCCGTGGTGACGGGGGTTTCGTACAGCGGCGTGCTGGTGGTAGCCGACGACGTGGCGAACGCCAGCTATGACTTCGGCTCCGTGTCCCCGGCCCTCGCGGGCGTGATCGGTAGCGACTCGGGAGAGATCGCGTGGAACCCGGCGTTCATCGCCGCGCACGAGGGCGAGGCCCTCTGGTACTCACCCCGCGACTTCGCGGCCATGAACGACGGCGTGGTCGGCCCCTTGCTGGGCGGTCCGCACTACATCTCTCCCGTCCCCGGCCCGACGGACCGACCGATTCTTCGCATCGGCAATCGCGCACCCCTCACCGTCATCACCGTCGCCAACGAAACCGCCCTCGCGGGCCTCGCCGTCAATCCGGGCGAAGCGGGCGTGTCACTTTCCACGGGGCGGGTGAAGCTGGACCCAACGGACGTGGCGAAGGCCAACCCCGCCGCCCCCGCCTTCGACCCGCTGTACCTCGACGCGAGCCTTCGGTACGACGGCGTAGCCCTCAACCTCTACCCGCAGCCCGTACAGGCCCCCGTCACCCTCACCTCTTGGGGATCGGACTATGTGATCCCCGCCGCCGCGGGGCTCCCCGGCACGGGCATCTCGGGAATCGTCCGGGTGCCCGACGGTACAGGCAACGCCCCCAACCCCACGTTGCCCGTACAACCCCGACCCTTGTCGTCGGGGCTGGTGGAGAGGCTTTCCCCCGGCTTCGGTGACGCCTACCTGTTTACCCGTGCGGGGCGCATCGCCAAGATCGTCACAGTCAACTACGACGCCGACCTTCCCACGGACATCTTCTCCCTCCCGCTCGACACGGCTTACGTCGCCCTCAACACGGGGATCGTACGGGTGGGCTACGCCCTTGCTCAAGCCATCAGCGGCAAAACCCTGTACTTCGTCCAGGCCCTCCTCACCCCGGCCTCGTACCCCGACGGTGCAAGGGTGTTTTCGCGCACCCGCGACACGTTCACCTTCGCGGGCACCGAGACGTTCACCTTCTCGGTGGACGGCACCGCTTTCAACTACTCACCCGCGGCGGGAACGAACGTACCCGCCGCGACGGTGGCCGTCGCCCTCAATGCCATCATGGCTGGGGCGGGCACGGCGGGCGTTCTCTCGGGCTACCTGTACATCGCATCGAACAACCCCACGGGCACCGTGGCCGTGGGCTTCAACGAGGACGGGTGCCGCGCGATGGGGTACCCGCCCGGGTGGCGCGTCTCCAACCCCAGCGCGGGAACGCACACCGCCACGGACCCGAACTGGCTCCCCGATACGGGCCTCGCCTTCGGGCTGTCCCGCAGCCCGAACAATCTCGACGGGTCGCAAAGCGCCCCCGACGTGCGGGCTACCTATCGGGTGACGGACGCGGCCCTATCGGAAGACCTTCAAACCATCCCGTACCAGCTCCTGAGCTACCCGCCGCGCGAGGACATCGCGGGCTACGACGTGGGGGAGTTCTTCTCCCTGTCGGGCGTTGCATCCCCGAACACGCTGCGTCTCAGCACCACCGTCAAACCTTGGAAGGACGCCGTTTACCAGTTCGACCAGTCACGCTTCGGATGGCTGTCCACCTTCTCGTTCGCGGGGCAGGTTCTATCGCCCGTCTCATCCATCAACCTCGGCAACGCGGGGGTGGTTCCGTCCACTTTCTACCCGGCGATGGGGGGATACCTCAAGGTGTCCGCGACGGGCGGGGCGGCGCAGACGCTCACCCTCGGGACGGACTTCTTGGTGCCTTCGGGCTCGGGCGAGGCGGTGCTGGTCACCCGCATCGGTGAACTGAAGCAATCGGGCTACCGTGGGGCGATCACCCTTCCCAACACTCTCACCGATACGTCCCTCACCATCACGGCCAGCGCGGGCGACCGCTTGAAGGTGACCTCGGGCGCGAACGCGGGCTCGTACACGGTCACGGCTTCTACCGCCCCCACCATCACCGTCACCCCGGACTTCATCGCCGCCAGCACGGGCAACGTCGCGTGGGAGCTCTATGACGGGGTCGCGCCGGGAACGATCAACCCCGCCGTGCTGGGCGATGCCGTCTACCGGGACTTCAACCACCTCTCCAGCGAACCGTACGAAGTGCGGTTGCTGACCCTTCTGGGCACGGCCCCCGCCGCCCCGTCGCCCGTTGACCTCCCCACGGCGAACTCGGGTCGCTCCCTCGCCGTGCGGTACGGGCTCACAGGCGCGAACTTCCCGGCGACCATTCTCACCAGTTCCGTTCTCGGGTCCGTCGCAGACGGGGCGCTGAACGTTCCCGCGGCGGGGGATCGTTTCACCACCGGGTCGTTCAGCGTTGTCGTGGGCACCAAGGTGTTCGCCCACGGCGTGGACCTCTTGCCCGTGCCGAACTTCCTCGCCCCCATCCCCGCGAACGTAGTGCAGTACCGCACGACGGACGGGGAGCTCCGCTTCGGCGCGACGGTGAAGGCCAACTATCAATCGGCCACGGTGACGTACCGCGAAGAGGTACTGCCGTCTGCGAACGTCCCGGCGGGTGAAGCTGAGATCAGCCCGTTTACGGGTGCGGTGAGCGTTGCGGGGCTGTCCCTCAGAACCGACCGCATCTACCTCGTTGACCTCCAGACCTTCGAGACGGTGTTCTTGAACCCGATCCTCGGGGCGTTCTCCTTCGAGCGCCCGGTACAGACCGGGCAACTGGTCGAGGTCACCTACTACCGCGCCGTGCCCGACTCGGGCGCGCTGTACCTAGACAGTGACGGGAAACCCGTGCAGGTGACGGAGTTCCTGCCCGTGATCGTCCGTCGCGAAGCCGCGGCGCGCGTCAGCTCGCAGCTTTACTCGTTCAACGCGGTGGGGCGCACCATCGACACAGACGTAGAGCCCTCGGTGTACGTGGGGGCGACGTTGGTGACGTACGGGTTCCCCAAGGGCTGCACGGTCACCCCGTCGAACAACACCATCTCATTGGTGAAAGCCGTCAACGACCCCGCGACGAAGGTGCTGATCACCTACGGGGTGTACGAAGCCTCGGGCGGCGAAACCTCCTACACGGTGTCTCAAGGCCCCGTGTGGCGTCCGCCGTTCCGCCTTGAAGCCAACGTCTCGACGTTCAATCTCGACGGCGACCGCACTGCGGACATGGTGCCGGGGCGCATTCTTCGTATCAGCAACTACCTCACCTACATCAAGGCGTCCGTCTACAGCGGCCTTCCCGCGGACATCACCACCGTCACGGTGTACCCGACGCCGACGAAGAGCGTGGGCACGCTCTCCCCTAGCGAACCGCCCATCAACCTCCTCACCGACCGGGCCATCACACCCACGGTGGACCCCGTGGGGTCGCCCGTCGCGACGGGTGCCGACGCGGGGTTCCTGCCCCTGCTCACCGCGGCCTACGGGTTGGCTAGCGTCCCGGCCTTCCAGCCCCTCACCAAGGGCCAGAACGTCGTGCGCTTCGAGGGGGATCTCACCCGGTACGCGGTGACGGGTCACGTCCTCGAACTCTTCGGGGTGCCCTTCCTCATCGCCAAGGGAGAGTTCGTAGACGGGGCGTTCACCGACATCACCCTCGGGTCGCCGTCCCCCATCCAGATGACCTGGACCTCGGGAATGAGCCCGAACTACGTCCGCATCTCCGTGCGCCCGGTGTACTCGGAAGGCGCAACGGTGTTCATCGGCGCGGGCGCGTTCGTTGGCACCGAGCCCTACGAGGTGGTCCTGTACGAAGGCACCGTCCCCGGCGCGACGCTTACGGAAGGGCGAGACTACCAACTGGACCCTTCGGCGGGCACGCTCACCCTGCTGGAACCGCGCACGCGGGGCCTCCCGGCCCTGTCCTCGTTGCAGTTCTACCGCACCGTGCAAGGCACTCTCGCCCCGTTCGTGTTTCAGGGCAAAGTGCAGTACCCACGGGTGAGCGCATCGGCGGGCTACATCGACCCGCCCAGCGATAGCAACGGGAGGCTGGGTGCGACCCTCACCGCCACCTACACGTTCGATTCGCCCGATAGCTTCTATGCACGGTCGCTACCTCTCCCCGCGTACATCACGGAGACGGCGCGGAGCATCGTGCAGGGGGTCACCCGCAACGCCTCGGGCACGAACCCCTCGGTGGGGGGATTCCCCAAGAACTCCCCGTCCACGCAAGGCACGGCGGGGCTGACATCCGAGCGGCAAGACCTCGTGTCCCGTGACCGGGTGACCCGTACGTTCCTCCGCTACTTCAACGGGGTGATCACCTCGTTCGAGCAGGTGTTGGAGAACATCGCGGGCAACCCCGTGGGTGACCGCGACGGCAAGCTCCGTATGTGGATGGGGGTGGGCGACCCGTGGACGCCGCCGGGATACGAGGACGGCATCACTGGGGCGGTCAACGCCCGCAACGTGTGGAACGAAGTCTGGAACGGCTACCGCACGGTGCCCGTCGCGCTTCTCGCCACCGACCCCATCGTCAACCCGTACAGCGCGACGCTCACGGGCGGGGCGGTCGAGGGTCTGGCCCTCTCCGCGAACGCCCTCGGAACGCTTCAAAACGCCCAATACCGCGCCATCAAGAACGACGTTGACGACGTTGTGCTCAACGGCCTCACCGGCACCACGGTATCCCTCACGGGGCTCATCCACTTCAAGGTGTCCTCCTACGGCGTGTACCGGGGGCTGTCCCAGCCTTCGGCCTTCTCGCGGCTGTACCCCGAACGCACGGAAGCGTTTACTACCACCGACCCCGGCATCGGGTACGACCCGACCACGGGCAACAACGGGGTGTACAGCTACGGGAAGCTGCTTCTAGACCTGTTCGCGTCGCCGCCCGTCATCGACCTTCAGTCCACCAACGGGAAAGCCATCGCGCGGTTGAGCAACCCCGTGCGGGGCAACCTCACGTCGGTGCTCGGGGCCACGGTGCAAGATCGTCTCGCCCGCGCCCGCATCTTCTCGTTCTCGCCCTCGGGCTACCTCAGCGCCGTCCCCCCGGTCATTCGACCCGCCTTCGCGGCGACGGTGCTCCCCCTCGATCAGTTCCCGCTGAAGTCCAACGGCACGCCCGACACGGCCCTGCTGTACTCCAACGGCACGGGCACCTCGGGCCTGTACGACCTGTCTACGGGCGACCCCAGCCTTCACACGCCGCCCTTCGCCCCCGGCGACCAACTATCACTGGGAACCCCCGACGGGGCGGTTTACGGGCTGGGCTACGCGGGCACGACAATCACCGTGGGCGGGCAACCCGTGTATGCGGGGGTGTTCGTCGATACGGTCCTCCAAGGGTGCTACGTCACGCTGAAGACCTACGACGCGGCGGGGGCAACGGTCCTGATCACCGCGGCGAACGTGGGCAATCTCGTGCGCCTCACGGCCCCGGCGAACGGCGTGCCCCTCACCGCTGCGCTGGTCGAGAAGGGGGACACCCTGTTCGTGGTTCCTACCACGGGCGCGGTGCTCCCCGCCGTGTCCGACCCGCCGACGAACGCCGAACTCGCGGCCTTCTCGCAGTCCCTTCCCGCCTACCGCACGGGAACGGACGTGGGGTTGGACGGGCGCTCGGGCGAGCTAGTAGACATCACCCTGCCGTCGTTCAGCGACCCCAACCTCTTCGGGCTGAAGGAAATCTTCGGCCAGAAGCCCCCCGCCCCGCTTCGCAACCTTCAAGCTCGGGTGACGTTCCAGAACGGAGACGTGAGCCCGTCAAACATCCCGGCCCTACGGGGTGCATCCCGTCTCGACTCGGGGGATTACTCCCTGCCCTACTACCAGATCGCCCCCACGGAGCTCGCCGTTCTTGGGGACGCCTTCACGGCGGGCGTGGACTTCTACACCGTAGATACGGTGACGCCGCCCGCGAACCCGCCCGCCCCGGGGTACCCGCCGTACGCGCTGGAAGCCGCGTACCCGGACGAGATCCTCGACAACGCCGGGGCGGTCAACAGCCTCCCTACCGCACCCGCCGCCCTTCGGGCTTCGGTCACCCTTGACCCCCCGTTCGCCGCGCACTCGGGCGTGGGCACGGTGAACCCCTACGACCTCGTGTTCGTCCAACAAGGCACGGGCGGTCTCCCCAACGGGTCGCAGGGCATCCTCACCGTGGGGGCGGTGGACTACGGGGCGAAGGTCATCGAACCCCCACGGTTCATCTCTCGCACCGACAAGAACAGCCTGATCGACCTGAACGTCACGGCGATCCAGACGTTCATCGAAGCCGACCCGCCCTTTCCCGCTCCCCATACCACGGGCATCCGGGTGAAGCAGGCCCCCTTCGGGCCGAACTACCGCACGACGTTCGAGCTCATCGGCGTGCCGAACCTCGTGTTCGACGACAACAACGGCGGCGGCGGGGCCGTCCCCCCCACGGGCGGGTTCAACACCTTCTTCACCTCGTCCGACCAGCCTTCGGAAATTCGCATCAACGTGATGAAGGCTTCGGGCACGTTCGCTCCCGCCGCGACGTTCATCATGCGATTGAACGCCCCGAACCCCGTTATCACGGCGTGCGTGTTCGACGTATCGGGCGACAACGGCGGGTCGTTCGTTCCAAGCGTAGGCCCGTGCTTCTTCAACACCACGAAGCTCACCGTCGAAACCGCCGTCCCGGTGTTCGACTTCGCCGCCTACGGAGGCGTGACCGATCTTGACCCGCTGGACTTCACCATCGACCTCGTAGCGGTGAAGTCCGCCGCCTACGTTATCGAGGGTGACCGGCTGACCGTATCCGGCCCCGTGGACACCCGCAGCGCCCGCGAGCGCGGGGCGGTGAACCCGGCGGCGGAGTCCGTCGAGTGCCGCCTCGAAGTGGTGCGCGCCCTGTCCACCTACGAAACGACCGTCCCCGTAGGCACCGCCGACATCTACAACACGGTCAACCGCGCTGCGAACGTCAACGGGGGCGTCCCTTTCACGTTCCTCCAGCGTAACTATGCGCCCTTCACCACGGGCACCTTCGGTGTGGGGGCCGAAACGGGCACCGGGGTGTTCGCCCTGAAGACCATGCCCTTCGAGGGGCACGGGAATATCGCTATCCCGGGTACGAACATCACGTTCAGCGCCGCCCCGTCCTCACGGCAAAACACCACGAACGCGATCCTCACCGCCGACGTGTACACGGACCGTATCGACGGCACGCCCGTGGCGCACACGTTCTCATGGGGGGACAACCGCTTCATTCCCTCGGCCACGCTCACGGGGGCGACGGCCAGCGTGCTCCCCGGCGACATCGTAACCCTTCGGTCGAACAGCGAAGACCCGGCGTACACGAAGGCCGCGCAGAACGGCAAGGTGGGAACGCACCTCGTACGGGGAGTGATCGCTTCCGGCGGCGGGTTGGAACGGCGCGACGTGACGTACACCGTGCCCGATGGCGCGGGGGACTATTCCTCGGGCTGGCTCCCGGTGGCGTTCCCCACGGTGGTAACGGCAACCGCCACGAACCTGATCGTGTCGGAGATCCCTTCCCTCCCGCCGTCGAAGAACTGGGCGGGAACGGCCACCGCACAAACGCACACCTTCCCACCCGCTGGGCGGGTGTTCGTGATCGTCAACGAGGCGGGGTTGAATAGCCCTGTCCCCGCGACGTTCGCCTCCAGCATCGTGAGCGCCGATTACACGGGCTTCAACCCCGTAACCATGGATTTCACGGGGCTGAACAACTACCAAGACGGGCAGGGGCTCGCCATCTCGGGAGCGGCCTTCGCAACCGCCGCACAGGCGGGCCTGAAGGTGTCGGGCTTCACGATGATCCCGCTGAACCCGCACGGGGACGGCATCCCGGAGAACCTCCCCGGCTATTGCAACGGCGGTGACGGCGCGAGCCCGAACTCAGCCTACGGGCTGCGAACCCTTCAAGCAACGCGCGGCGCGAACACCCTCAATTGGACGGCCAGTACGCTCGGGTTTCTCAGCTACGTTCCGCCAGCCACCTCGAAGGTGGACGTGTACGAGAAGATCAAGCTCACCTCGGAGACGTTCCTACCCCTGTCCGCGCCCGTGTACGACGAGATCCCCGGCGTGATGGACATCACCAGTATCTACACTGCGGGCACCGATTGGGACCGCTTGCACACCCCTACGGGCGTGTACCCTCCGCCGTTCGCCATCGACGGTGCGCGGTGCTTCTTGCCCGGTGACGCTTGGACGGTGGACTATTCGGGCGCGGCGGGCATCTACGTCGAGCCCTCGTTCCCGCGCACGGGCAACACCCTCGCGGACCCCATCTATCGCAACGTCGTGGACGCGGGCAACACCAGCACTACGTCCCGCGTCGGCGTACGTCGCCTCACCACGTACATGACCAGCGTCCCGGTAGCAGGAAACTCGTACCTTGAGGTGGGCCAGATCGAAGTGCGCCGCCCGCGCCGCTTCCATGACCTCGGCAACTCGTTCGCGGAAGCCCTGCTGTCCCTGCGGTACAGCTACGAGATCCGCCGTGGCATCGTCTCCACCGTCACCGCTTCGGGCGGGTACGGGGTTCTCACCGCCGACGCCGTGGACGGCGCGGTGCCCCCCGTGGCAACCGTGGGCGGAACCGCTACCCAACTGGGCGACTTCACCAGCAAGCTCGTGAACGTGAACCCCGGCGACGAGGTGCGTTTCATCAACGCTTCGGGGGTGATCGCCGCACGGGCAGAGGTGGTGAAGGTCACGGGAGCCCGTACCCTCACTCTGTCCCGCAAGGTGACGGTCGCCCCCGGTGCGCGCTTCGAGGTGTACCTGAAGGTTCCGCCCGTCCCGCACGAGCAATCCAACGAGGAACTTCTCGGCTACGCGACCGACCGGGTGCTGATCAACAGACCCGCGAACCTCGTGGCACAAACGGGCGGACGCGCCCCGGCTACGAACAAGATCGGGGACACCGACACCACGGTGAACTACACGGCGGCAGGGGTAGCTGAGGGCGACATCGTCGTCATCGACCCGGCGGGAACCCTTACCACCCCCGCGGGTTCTACTACCCCGCCGCAGTACGGGCGACGCCCCTACGGCGACAACGCCGTGACGGGTAGGGCGAACTACGCAGCGGGAAGCCCCGCCCGCGCCGACGACAACCGGGGCTACTACCGGGTCGTCTCCCGCACGGCTACCCAGCTCACCGTCGAAGCCATCGGAGGACTCGCGGGCAACAACGGCGGGGACGTGACCTTCGGATCGGGCACGAACGCCTACACCGTCTACCCCACTGTCCACGCCAGCGGGCTCACGGGCGGTACGGAAGGGCAGATGGACCTGCGCGAGACCGCCCCGCCCGTGGGCAACTCGTACACGACCACGTTCAAGTCCGTCGAGCCCTTCGCGTACCGGGTGATCCGACCGACCTCCCTGCTCTCCTCGAAGACGGTCGAGCTCATCCTTTCCATGCGCGAACGAATGCTGTCGTGGATGGAAGAGATCCGCGCCGTGCGGTTCAAGTACGGGACGTACTTCTTGTTCCAACGCGACCAGCACATCACCGACCTCGGGTTGACCACCGACCCCGAAAGCGGTCTGGGGCTGCTCACCAACCCGTACCTCTTGGGGCTGATCGGCAACTGGACGGTATCGCCGTTCTCGAACGTGCGGGATTGTCTCTCTATCCTCGACCGCCGCTTCTGGTGCCTTGACTACCGGCTGGACACCGTGGGGCCGCGCTACGCGGCACTCCCCGTGACCCCGTATGCCGACCTCTCGAACGGAGTGGGGCGACCCGTGCTGGTGGACCGGGTGAATGAAGCCCTCGACGGGCGGGACAAGCTCCGCGCGACCCGGTACGCATGGCTGGACCTGCGCGTGAACCGCGTGACGGGTAGCCTAGAAAGCATCCGCCGCTTCGACATCGAACGCCCCAAGCGCGAAGCCGAAGCTGAGAGAGCCCTGCTTACCGTACAGTCCGTGGAGAAGCTGCCGTGATCGACCCCGAAATGCTCAAGAGGCTAGAGGCTCTTGGGCTGAAGCCCGAAGATGCCCGATGGGTGGAGACCCAACCCGTAGACATCAACGAGCTTCCGACGATTCAGAAGAACCGAGAACTTCTGATGAAGCTCCGAGAACTACTTCAGACGGAACTCGCGGAGAGCCGGTCCAAGCTGGAAGCCGCCTTGGAGCAGAGGGAGAGAATGAAGAACGGGGGCGGGGCATGAGTCTCTCCGACTTCACGGATGCTTACTTCGCGTTCCTACTCAGCGGGAGGGCGGAAGACTTTCATGCCGCTTCGGAGGCTTTCGATGCGGCGGTAAAAGAAGGCGCTTCCATCGAGATACTCCAGTCAAGCATGAACAACTCACACACCTCCGCCGAAATGCTCTGCCTAATGGTGGACGGCATCCCGGGGGAGAAGACAAGCTAATATGCCAAGCACCGTAGCGACGTGGGGAGGGCTGGATATTCAGCTCGTCTCGGAGGAAGCCGTTGCGGCTATTGAAGCGGCCAAGAGCTTTCTGGAGATTCTCAACGAAGCTCTCAGCATCGCTCTGGAAGTCGGTGAGATCGCCAAGACCTTCGTCACCTCGAACCTGAACCCTGCTCGCGCGCTCGTCCGAGAGATTCTCGACCAACTACGAAGCCTCATCCAAGACCTCTTCAGCCTCGGGGTCTACGCGAACCTCGGGGACCTCCGGTTACTCAGACAAGGAACCGCGGGGCTCAAGGGCGGATACCGGGCCTACGAGCGCCGGATGCTCCAAAGGCTCAACGACCGCAGCGACCCCAACCGCCCGGACTACACGAACTCGGCCACGGTGCTGGCTTTGTTCTTCTACATCGGGGTGGACATCTCTTTCATCGACGACCTGATCGACACCTCGCGCTTCGGCCCCCTGCGTCAACTCCTTCGGTCTTTCGCCACCCTCCTCGGTCTGTCGTTTGATGGGAACGACCTTTCCCTCCCCGTTGCGGTGAACCTCCGGGCTGAGTACACCAGCCCGGACGCATCCACGGCCCAGGACTTCACTCTTGCCCTTTCGTCCCTGCTCGGAAGAACCCGCACCCAGATCGTCTGGAACACCGCCCCGGCCCCGAACGGAAACAGCCAAGACGCTCAGCCCACCGTTCCTCCTTGCGGGTTCATCGTCGAAGTGTCCTGCTACCCCCAGGGCTTCACCGCTGCGTGGATCGGCCCCGCCCCCTCGGGTACGGGTATTGGAAATACCCCCAGCCCCACGGGAGGCGGGAACACACAAGCCTTCACCACGGGCCAATACCAGACCAGCACCACCGGACAGCCCCTTGTGATCTTCGGCGGGGAAGACGCCATCCTCATTGAACCCCCGGTTCAATGGCCTCCGGGTTTCACTCCCGGAACGAACCTTGATAGCGGTTCCCACCCCCTGTACTTCTACCGGGATGCCCGCACGCCCGAGGTGATCCGCAAGGCATTCGGTAAGACGGGCGAAACGTACTACAACCAGAAGCGATTTTTCGTCACCAAGGCTGAAGCCATCGCCCAGGGAATCATGGGTGGGAACTACTCCATCACCCTCTCGGAGACGGACCTCCCTTGGTACTGCCCCATCGTGAACGGGGAGTTCGACCCGTCCTTGAAGGAGCGCCCTCGCTCGGTGTACGTCCGGGTGATCCCGGTGTCGAACCGTGTAGACGAAAACAACTTTCGCTCCGCTCAATGGAAGCCGCAGCGTTGGACGAGTAGTGATCAGACCATCGTCAACCTCAACCCGGTTGTGATTTCTGGCGATCCCGAGCCCCTCGGCGCAAGCGACCTCGGCACGCCCAGTGAGGTTGTCGAAATCGCCATCCCCAACGCTCAACAGAACCTCTACGCCCAGGCTCTACAAACGGCCCTCGCTATCGTCACCCTCTCCCGCAGCGACCTCGACACACCCGACCCGGTATCGGGCGGTCAGAATCCCCCGCCTGACAGAACCTACCAGCCCACGGGTCTGGAGTCCGTTGCGACCGAGATCAGTCAGAAGCTGCTCATCCCCACCCCAGAAAACTACTACAACCAGCGCCCGTCTACCGAGTCACCGAACGGGTTCGTATCGGATCTGTACCCCCGTATCTCAGCCGCCGCAGACGCATACATCCGTACCCAAGGGGTCCTCTCGCAAGACCTCCTCGACTCTCTTCAGCCGACTCTCGAAGACTTGGTGAATTGGAAATGGTCGGATAGCCCTACGTCCGTCGCAAGCGGGAACCCCGCTCTTCGGTACACGATCCTACAGTCCCTCCTGTCCACGAACGTCAACACGCCCCTCTCCCGCAACCGTAACACCACCCGCCTGTACTACAGCAACCCCAGCGGAACCCCCGCTGCCGTTCTGGAGGAAATCCGCGCGAAGTGGCTCGAAGGAACCTTCGGGATCACCTACCACCCCACGTCCCTTGACAGTTCCCCGGTCATCGGCCCCTCCCGCGGAGCGCAGCCGCAATACTGGTTCGTCCGGGACTTGATCCCGGACGAAATCTACGAGAAGGCGGCGACCGTTCTCGCCCTCACCTCTAGCCAGACCGCCTCCACGGCAGGGGGGACTTGGGTCTCGAAGAGAGTGTTCGCCCCGCGCGCCCCGACGGGCGCGGTGCTCACCGTTCTCAACAAAGTGGACGGGTTCTTCAACACGTTGTTCGCCGGGGGGGAAGACGTATCCGACGGGATCACCCGCGTGATCGACTTCCTGGAGCAACGGGTGCGGGAGATTCAGGAACTCATCCGGCGCATCGAAACCCTGCTGGACATCCCCTACCAGATTTCTTTTCCGAGCGCGAAGGTGCTAGTGCTCATCACGAACGGAACCTCTGGGATCGTATCGGGGCTCGTCTCAGCGCGGGAAAAACCCCAGGAAGGTCCGAAAGCCTACGCGGGCGGGCTGGTCTTTGTCGCGGGGTCGGCTCCCTCTATTCTCATCGACATTGTGGCTAGGGAGATTCAGTCCGCGTCGGGCGGTTAGCCCCGTACTTCGCGTACACCCGGTCGAACACTTCGGGCACGGCCCAGAACAGCCGCTTGTTCTCGCGGCTCTTCGGGGGGAGCATACCCTCTAGGGTCAGCCAATCTCGAAAAGTGCTCGGGCGAACGTGCAACCTCGCCGCGGCCTCCTTCGGAGTCTCTTTCCCGACCCGCTCTTCGGCAATCTTTCGTTCCCACTCCACAGCGGCGCGGCGGGCCCCGTCCCGTTCGACGTACCGAACCCCGCTCTTGTTTCCCGTGTAACCAAATCGCCTCACGACGATGCCCGCCGTTTGAAGAATCCGCAGGGTTTTGTAGTAGTCGTACCCCCATGCCGGGTCCTCCGACAACGACTTCAAAGAGATCATCCCTTGGGGCGTTCCCGCGCTCAGACCCAGCTTCCGCGCTCGCCCGTAGATTCCGTCCTTCGTCCTGCCCGGAAGGTACTTTTTCAGAGAGGCGAGGGCCGAATCGTTCCAGTTCAGGAGGAGGGTTTCATCCTCGCGCGGTGTCCAGGACCGGGGTTTGCACATCCCGTGTAGGTGCATCCGCTTGTTGATCGCGTGAACGGAACGGTCGGGAAACCGTTTGAGAATCTTCTTCCAGTCGAGGCGGTGGTTCTTCCGCTTCTCGCAGAGTCTCCGCAAATCTTCCAGCTCTTCGGGCGTCCAGGGGAGGCGTTTCGGCATCGGGGGATTTCACGCTCTCGGGCGTAAAGTCCGCATGGAAGACGCGGAAGCAAACGAGATGCTGATGAACGCACTGGTGAAGTACCTCGACGAGTCACTCAGCTGGGAAAACTCTCTTCGAGAGATTCTCGTGAAGTCGGGGCACGACGACCCGAATCTCCCCCTGGAGGACTGCGTTTCCGCCCTCGTGATGGATTACCTCCGATTGATGGCGAGCTAGGGTATGAAGAAACGACAGGCCCCCCTGCCCCCGAGTCCTCACCCGTATTGCCGTCTCTGCCGGGACGGGACGTATGCCACTATGTCCCTCAAGACGTTCCCGGACGAGGACTGCGAGTGGTCTCCCTACTGCGACCCGTGCGGGAATGCCATGGCGTCCGTTGTGAGAGACGGACAGAAGCGAGACCCCGAGAGTCAACGGCTCCCGGACCCGCCCAAGGGCACATCCGAAGCCGCGCCCGAGAGCGCGCGGGAAAAGAAGGCTCCCGCCGCCTCCGTGAAAGCGCCCGTCGAGGCGGCTCGCCCCGTCGTCAAAACCCCCGAGTCACCCACACCGCCCGCCCGGAAAACGGCCCCCGCCAAGAACACGGGCGGTCACGACCTCCTCGCCCTGCTGGGGATGAAGTGATGGGGCGACCGAAAGGTGCCAGCCAACAGACCCTCCGGGCTATCCACCTCCTGCGTCGGCTCGACCGGGGGGAGCGCATCTGCCTCTACGGCACGGCAGAGGAATTGGGCGTGTCGGACCGGACTCTGAGCCGAGACATCCGGGTGCTTCGTGAGGCCGGGGAGAAGGTCGTCCGTCGTGGGGACAAATTCTGGATCGAAGCCAAGGCGAAGGACGTGACACCGTGAGCACACTGATCGAAGAGGCCCAAGGCGTTCTCGACGCACACCTCACCCCCCACGGGGCTACGATCCGCGCCGAGGAGCGAGACACCGACTCCCTGTACGTCACGGTCGCCGTGGGAGGTAAGACCTTCGACGAAACGATCCTCGTGGCCGGGATGCCCGCCGAGGTGAAAGGTGAGTACGTCCACTGCCGCGCCCATGCGCTCGCGGCACGGGTGCTCGCCTATATGCACCCTGTGGCATGAATGAAGGCTGGACGCGAGACGAACCGACCGAGGAACCCCCCGACGAGGTCAACCTCTGGAATCTCGTGCCCCTTGTCGTAGGCGCTTGGGCGGTAGGCTATTTTGGCGTGACGTGGTTTGTGCTGTGGAGGTGACGATGAGGGACATCCGCTACTGGGCCGAAAAAATCAACCCGCTTACGGACTACGCCTTCACGCAGTTTTTGATGGGCAACCGCACGTTTGAGGAGTGCGCGCAGGAAGCCCTCGACAACGTGCTGGAGGCCGAAGATGCCAACGGGGAGAGCGCCCTTGAGGGGATCGAGTCGGCTCTTCAAGAGCTTGAGGCGGACGAGGATGCGCGCGATGAGGTGGTGGCGAAGCTGGAGGACGTGCGGGAGATGCTGAAAGAACGCTTTCGTCCCGTGGACGGCGATGCGAAGGTCGAGTTCCCCAAGGGCGCTCCCGGCATCCTCCCAGACCACGAGATCACCGCGCTCGCCCAAGCCGGGATGATCACCCCCTATGAGAGCTCGCAAGTCTCGAAGCGCGACGATCAACGGGTGCTGTCCTACGGGGTGAGTTCCTACGGGTATGACGCGAGGGTGGCCGACGAGTTCAAGGTGTTCACGAACACCTACGGTGCCGTGATCGACCCGAAGGGCTTTGACGACCGAGGCTTCGTAGATGTGCGGGCGACCGAGGGATACGTGATCATCCCGCCCAACAGCTTCGTTCTGGGCCGCACCGTCGAACGGTTCCGCATCCCCCGGGACGTGCTGGTGGTGTGCGTCGGGAAGTCCACCTATGCCCGGTGCGGCATCATCGTGAACGTGACCCCGCTGGAACCCGAGTGGGAAGGGTACGTCACGCTGGAGTTCTCGAACACCACGCCCCTGCCCGCGAAGCTCTACGCCAACGAGGGCGCGTGTCAGTTCATCTTCCTGCGATCCCCCTCCCCCTGCAAAACCTCCTACGCCGACCGCAAGGGCAAGTATCAAGGGCAGACAGGCGTAACTCTTCCGAGGCTGGTGAAGTGATGGACGAGAAAAGTGGGGCCCTGTTCGACAGATTCATCATTCCACCGTTCAGCGTCTTGGACACCGTTCAAGGTCCGTGGCGCGCTCGGGTGAGGCTGTGGGATGAGTTGGGCATCAACAGTGCGTCAGGCCGTGACGTAGCCCTTACCTACGGCGATAAGGAGATAGAGGACTTCCTCCAGTCCCAGTTCGAGAGTGCTGGAACTACCAGCACGTTCGACCCGGTGCTGTGCGAGATGATGTACCGCTGGTTCACCCCCAACACGGGTTCTATCCTCGATCCGTTCGCAGGGGGCAGCACCCGTGGGGTGGTAGCTGGAAGGCTGGGCCGCAGCTATACCGGGGTGGACTTGAGGCCGGAACAGGTGACGGAGAACCTCACCCAATACCAAGTCGTGTGCCCTGAAGCCGACGTCAAGTGGGTTTGCGGGGATAGCTCGAACATCCCTACCCTCTTGCCCGAGGGGGCGCTCTACGATTTCGTGTTCTCCTGCCCCCCCTATGGCGACTTGGAGGTGTACAGCGACGACCCGAAGGACTTGTCCAACATGTCCCACCGGGACTTCGTGGCCACCTACCGGACGATCATCCAGCACACCCTGAAGTACCTCAAGCCCAACCGTTTCGCAGCGTTCGTCGTGGGGAACTACCGTCTGAAGGACGGCAGTATGTTCGACTTCACGGGGGAAACGGTGAGGGCCTTTGAGGAAGCCGGGGCCCTGTTTTACAACCAGTTCGTTCTCGTGAACTCCGTAGGCACCTTGCGCCTTCGGGTGACACGCCAGTTCGAGGCCAGCCGCAAGGCGGGCATGAGGCACCAGATGGTGCTGGTGTTCGTGAAGGGGGATGCGAAGCGCGCCACGGCAGAGATCGGTCCCGTGGACCCACGGTATCCGGGGGGAGTGTTCGACAAGGCGACGGACGAAAATGTCCTTGACTTCTTCTCCCTGTGACAATCTTCACCGACTTCAACGACATCCCTGAGGACGCCTACGACGTGGTGTACGCGGACCCCCCTTGGTACTACTACGGGGAGTCCGACAAGTACGGTGCCGCCGGGAAGCACTACGGGTTGATGTCCGATGCGGACCTAGCGGCGATGCCCGTCCGGGCGAAGTGCCGCAACCGGGCCGTCCTGCTGATGTGGGCGACGTGCCCTCGTCTCGACGCCGCAATGAAGCTCATGGAACAGTGGGGTTTCGTCTACCGAGGCGTGGCCTTCGTGTGGGTAAAGACCACCGTGAGTGGCAAAGTGATCCACGGTCAAGGCGTGCGCCCTACGGTGGTGAAGCCCACGACAGAACTGGTGCTGGTCGGGAGCACCCAGAAACTTGGACGCCCATTGCCCGTGTTCGACGAGGGCGTCGGACAGGTGGTGCTGGCACCTCGCGGGGCACACTCGCAAAAGCCCGTTGAGGTGCGGGCAAGAATCGAGTCCCTGTTCGGACCGGGCGTAAGAAGACTGGAGATGTTTGCCCGTGGGAGTACGATCAACGGGTGGGATCGGTTCGGCAATGAACTGACTCCAGAGGCTTCAAATCTTCCGGGGTGACCCCGCCCCGTATGGTGAAGTGATGGCCCAGACGAAGAAGAAGGCTCCCGCCAAGAAGGCTCCCGCCAAGAAGGCTCCCGCCAAGAAGGCTCCCGCCAAGAAGGCTCCCGCCAAGAAGAAGGCAAAGGTCGCGGTAGCCAAGAAGCCCGCCCCCAAGCTAGCCCAGACCGACCTCGATTTCGAGGCGATCCTCGACGACGACGACGCCACGGGTCTACAGCCCGTCACGGGTCCGAGGGACTACGTCCTCCGCACGCGCGCTGGGAAGTTCTTGCACGAGGTATCCGACCTCGTGGTCGCCAATCAGTTGGCCCGGGCGCTGGGCGTGCGGGTCAAGGTGTTCAAGCGCACCAAGGACGGAGAAGTCCTCATGTCCTACAGCGGGCCGGGGAAGTGGGACTGATGTCCGAGGGGCACACCTGTTCGTGGGCGACTCCCGACGGTTGCCGCGAAAGCTGGGTAGTCCCGAGACTGTGGGAGGCATCGAAGGGCCTCCCCGTGACCGAGGTTCGCCTCGACACCCTTGAAGAAGTCACCCTCTCCTACGGGTGGCTACGTCACTGTCGGGATGACTCGCACCCGATGGTCATAACCGAGATGGAGCGGGTGATCGACGCCGACCTCTCGTATCCCATCATCCTCCACCCAGCCGGATGGCTGATGGACGGCTACCACCGTGTGGCGCGGGCGTTGCGGGAAGGGCGGGGCACTATCCCCGCCGTGCGATTCACCTACGGGACGTTGCCCCCGCCGTCGAACGGCTAGACGGGCTTGGGACCGTTACCGTCCCACGGCAGGGCGAACTTCCCGTCGATCATCCGCTGGTTGACGCTGACCGTCTCCCCTTGGACGCAGATGTCCGCGAGCCAGCGCCCGTACTTGTCGGCCTTGTGGGAGGTCACCCGTAAGGGCTTCCCGACGAGCATCCCCTCCAGCGCCGCCTTCGCGGCGAGGCCCACAGCCCTCGACGGACCCGTCACTTCCGGGGTGTTGATTCCGTTGAGCCGGAAGGTGACTTCAGCAGTCTTGGTGAGCGCCATCGTGTCCTTGACGTGGAAGCCGAAGTCTACTTCTTGGGTGAAGGTGTGCGTGAGGCGTAGCACGAGCGTGTCGCCGTCGATCACCCTCACACAGACACCGTCATACTCGCGCGTTGCAGCCATACCTACGGTCGGGTTATCGGGCAGTCACCGCAAACCACTGATCAGGTGTTTGACCGCATCTCAGACGGAGTGCCTAGTGATCAGACTCCTCGACCACGCCGGGGATCTTCTTCCAGCCGCTTGCCACGGCATTCGCGTAGGTCGAGTTGCCGTCGAGAACCGTATAGGTGCCGTCTCCGTTGTCCTTGAGTGAGATGGGCTTCCTCTTCTCCGTGTCGCCGTTGTACGCTTGCCACATATACCTGTTGGCATTGGCGATCCCCTTCTCGCGAGCACGGGTCGGGGTGAGGTCCTTCAGGTCCACGAGAATGGTGCCCGGTACCTTCTTGAAGTACCGCCAAGGATCTTCAGGGAGTTTGTGGTTCTCCGTCGCCGTGCGATCTCCTTCCATTAGCATCGGGAGGATGTGGGGCCGCATCGACGGGTTCTGATACGCAAGGCGGATGAGTCTGGATCGAAGTGGTGTCATGTTCGTGTTTCCTCAATCAAGTTGGCGACGTAGGGGGAGAAGCACCTCGCCGCCGAAGACGGCAAGCACCGACCCCTTGGGGAAGGGTTGGTCTGCGTAGGTGCCGAGGCCCTTGGTGGACCACGCCTCGCACAGACCCGGTGATAGATAGCTGATGACCACTGTTCACCTGTTTAGTAGTTCTGATTTTCAAAAGTGCCCGCACGTCCTCTGATCTGCACGCCATCCGGCACGTTGCCTTTGTCCGTGGACATGGGGAACACCGCGTCGGGCGTGACGGACCACGGTGCTCCCGTCTGTTTGTCGTAGGTCTCACGGTACGGGCGGTAGGGGTACCGGGTCTGCGGCCACGGGAGGTTCGGCGACGCCAGCACGATTTCCACGGGTACGTCGTACCGGATGTCGTTCGGGTCGATGTACGCGATGTTGAAGTGCTGCTGCATCACGTTGCCACGGTTCGTGGGACGGCGTACCGGGCCAACGCTGTACCGCTCGTTGTTCTGCTTGAGGACGAAGTCGCGCATCGAGATGATGGGCGAGAAGCTCATCCACACCTCGTAGCTGTGCTCTTTTCTCCGTCCGTTCGGCGTCTGCGAGATTCTCTTCTCGGCGTCGTCTGGGGCCACCAAGATGTCGTACGGACCCTCGTACCCGCCAACAAATCCCGTCCCGTAGCAGACCCGGCACCTGTTGCTGGGCTGCTTGTTGTAGGCGCGGGATTGCGGATCGGTCTCGCTGCGACACGGGCAGGGCATCCCGCTGACCTTCTGAACGAAGAGCTTCACGCGCTCCCCGCCCTGTTCCAAGATCCAGCGGTTGCGACGCATGGCCTCGCGCCAGATGTAGTCGAGTTGCTCGATCTGCATATCCGACGCGGGCATCGTCTGATCCAACGGCGTCTCAACGTAGCCCGTGGTTGATCCTTCCGCGACCGCCACCGTGGTCACACGGTAGAACAGCTTGCGGTCGATCATCGTGTTCGGGAACAAGATGTTCCGGGCCGTGTAGTAGGTGACGGCCACCTCGCTGTTCGGGCCGGGAAGCGGGGAGTACACGTTGCGGTCGTCGCGGGGGTCTAGGTCCGTGATGGCCTGAATCGTGACCTCACCCGTCTGCCCGAATACCGACCCCACCCACGCGGGCACCCCGTCGATGGTCACCAGCACGTCGTCCGGGGAGTTCGCGGGCACACCTTGGAAGCGCGGTTTCGCGATGGGGTACCGGGTCTTGAACGTCCACCGCAGGACGTTCGGTGCGTCGCCCTTCGATTGCCACCCGCCGTCCCACGGGATGACTTCCCGCGACACTTGTGCGATGTCGGTGAAGTCGCGGAAGAACGTCCCGCTCACTGGGTAAGAGTTGAGCCGCTTGAACGGCCCCCGGTCGCTCGCCTCGCTACGGTAGACGTTCACGCCCACCACGTTGTACTCGGTGTTCGCGCCGATAAGCGAAGGGTCATCCCAACGGATGTCCAACACGCCCTTGCCGAAGGGCGACACGACCATCGTGTTCAACGGCGGCTGCGGGTAGAGGGCCATACCTATGAACGGCGATAGAAGCACTAGCCCGTGGCACGTCTACGTCCTCGTCAGCACCGTCCGCGCCGTCACCTACGTCGGGTGTACCAACGACGTGCCCCGGCGGGTGCGCCAGCACAACGGAGAACTCTCTGGGGGCGCGCGGTTCACCCAACGATGGCGACCGTGGGAGCTTGGGGTGGTGTACGGGCCGTTCGACGGGAGGGGTGACGCCCAACGGGCCGAGAGGCTGGTGAAGCGCCTACGAGGCCCCGCGCGCCTACGATGGCGGGCGTAACTACCCGTGGAAAGGAGCACCCATGATGGGCGCTTTCAACGAGGTAGACGACATGTTCCGTGGAGTTCAGTACAACAAGTTCACGAGTGGGCAGATCCGCGAGGCGATGAACCGCAAGGTCGAGGCGGTGCGAGCGAAGATCGAGGAGCGCCGGGGCCGCATCGACAAGATCACCCGCGAGAACGAGATCACCCCCGAGGCCCTGTCTGACCTCATCGTGCAGTACTCGCAGGACCAGCGCCGGGGCGGAGGTATCAAGATGTCCTACTCGATCCCGAACAGCAACACTTCTTCGGGCAAGCAGACCAAGGAGACGGTGGTGCCCGCTGGGGTGATCGCCAACCTCGTGACCGAGAAGGAGCTCATCACCTCCGAGACGGCAGAGGTGAAGCGCCTCGACCTCATCCTCCGCAACCTCAAGGACGACCAGCCCTTCGTGGACGAGAAGACGGGGGAGCTTCGTTCGCGCGCCGTGATCCACACGCTGGACGACTCCGAGATCGAGTATCTCGGCTTCTAGCCTGTCAGTATCCTCGGCCTTCCAACGTCCAGAGGGGCGTAATGAAGACCATGACCGCTTCCCTCCCCCGCCCCGTCGTCCACTACGAGATGATCCGCAAGGACCCGCGCAACCCGCTGCGGGTGTTCCCCGAAGACATCAAGTCGAAGATCCTGCACGACCCCTTCAACAAGCAGGGGGACAACCCCCTGCCCGCGCAGACGGTCAGCGCCTACAGCACCACCTACAACATGATGCGGTCTACCGTCGCTTACGAGCGCGGAGGGCAGCAAGTGGTGGTGCTGGGGCCGCGAATGCAGGAGGCGTTCGCCAACACCTCGCTCTCCGAGGTGAGTGCGGAGCACATCCGTTTCCCCTTCCCCTGCTTCTACCTCGCCACGCCCGACAGCAAGCTCAAGGCGTGGGGCGGAAGTGACACCCTGTGGCACCGGGTCGAAGGTGCCTACGTCATGGAAGACCCCGCCGAGCCGGGGGTGATGAGCGTCCTCATCTGGGGCGCGGCGAACGAGCGGTCGCAGTTTCCCACGGACGATGCGACGTTCTGGTTCTCGATGAAGCTGGGTCACGGCGGCACCGTGGACCTCGACGGCGACTTGGAGAAGCGCCTCGACTTGGCCGAGCTTCGCGAAGGCACCCTGCGGAACATCGAACTGGAGTCCGCCGTCACCCGCATGGACCTCGACGCGCGGGTGAACGGCATCCTCGATGACCGCGGTGCGAACATCAGTGACCGTCTCGCGAACATCCCTCAATCCGAGGAGCTCGCGCGGGAGGTCAAGGCCATGGTCAAGGCGTTCCTGCGGGTGGTGATCAACACCCTGCTGTACATCAACAGCGCGTCGTGTGAGACCAAGAGCGCCGACAACGATGGGAAGCGCCGCGAGCTAGAGACTGCGCTGGGGCGCAAGAAGCACAAGAACGGCAAGGACGCCAAGAAGCTCGCCCGCGACCTCGACGCCCTCCCCAAGTACCGGGTGACGTGGATCGGCCCGACCATCGAAACGAGTGCGGGCGGCGACACGGACCTCACGGGCACCCGCACCGTGAAGGGGCACATTCGCCGGGGCCACTGGCATACCTACCGGGTGGGGCCGCGAAAGACCGAGGCTGGCGAGAGGATCGACCCTGCGATGCGGAAGGCGTCGCTGAAGTGGGTCGCCCCCGTGTGGGTCGGTGGCGGGGTGCCCGAGGACAAGCCCCGCGTCTACGGGGTGCGCGAGCCCGCGTGAAGGGTCACACCCGGCTCTATCTCACCCGTTCTTGTAGCTCGGTCGGAAGATCGAGAAGACCATCATGTTGTACTGGGCTTCCGAGATGCGATGGGCCTCCAGGTAGAACTTCTGCTGATCGTAGAGGACAACCTCATCCCCCTTGCTCGTAATGAGGATCGGGAAATTGCCGCGGACAACCCGAGCAGGTCTGTCTTCGTACTCGAAATATTTGACGGACTCGGCGGTTTTTTCCATAGCGAGCCTCGGCAACCCCCCGCCAACACCGCCCGACACTTGACGCCACGCCTCGTCGTAGAGCCGCTTCTGCGAGTCGTTGGCGAGATCAACCGTTTGCTGCTCCTCAAAGGTCAGCTCCGTATTGCCTTCTGCCTTCTTCTTCGCGTCGATTTCGCGAACCCTCTCGTAAAGCTTGTGCCCGAGATCCTTAGCGACGAGCATGGACTTCACGTTCACTTGAATCTCGCCAACGTGACCGTTGGGATACCGGACGTTGAACATCAGGTCCCGGTACCCGACTTCCGTAGGCTTGCTGAACCTGTTCTTGGGCTTTCGGGCGAACTCGACCCCCATCTCTCGGAGGAGGTTCACGACCCGGGGCACGTCAGAGAGGTTGTCCACGGCGACGGTAGACCTCACCAAGTCCAGAGCGGAGTTCACGTCCTCCCCTTCGGCCTGGGTTTTTTGGATCACCCGCTCCCGCTTCTTGCGGGGGCCGATCATAATAACCGGCCCCGCGTCAGCCATGAGGTCCACCTTTTGACCCGGATAGACCACCTTCGCTCCGATCTTGGAGTCCAGACCCGTTCCTCGGTTCAGCAGATCGAGCTGGAACTCCTCTGCTTGCGACACTCCTTCGTAGAGCTCGTCGATGTCCTTCGTGTTCTGGAAAGCCTTGCCCGGTAGGGATTCTTCTTCCGGGGTAAAGGATTGGGCCACCGCTTCGGGCACCGGGGGGTTCATCTCCTCCGGTTGAGAGGATCGAAGCCCGACGAACTTGACGGTGCCGGGGATGTCGAAGGTCTCCGTGGGTAGCCCCGCAGAGTTCAGAACGATGGCGAGCCCACTCGCCAAAGCGTCCGACACGTCAACGAAGTTTCGTTTACTCCCCCGCCCCTTGTCGATCATCTTGATGGGCATGACGGTTCGGGCGTAGGTGTCCTTCAACACATCCGCGGCCTCGTTGGCCATGTCCCGAGACATGATTCGAGGCAGGGAGCGAGAGAGAGCCACCATTCCTTCCTTGATCTTGGGTTGAAACCCGCCATCAGGGAGGGGTGCCCCCACAGCCGATTTTTGCAGCCAGTTGTAGAGGTTGAAAAAATCGAGAACCGCAGGGGGGGCCGTTCTCAGAGACCGCTTGATCTTCAAAAAAAAAGCCGGGGTGATCGCAGCCCGCATCATCGGACGGCTAGCCTCCCAAACCTCCAACGGGGTCGGTTCACCTGCTACCCGATTGGTGAGCAGGGGCAACAGTTGGGATCGAAGAGCGGGCCGCACCTGGGCCAGCCGGATCAGTTTGGTGCGAAGGGTAGTCATGGGGGCTCCGAGAATGCGGGGATATCGTCGTTCTAACGGGTCACAGGATCTCGATCCCAACGAGGCCCCGAAGGGTGTCCGTCGCCGCCGTTTCGCCAGCGCCCACGAAGTTCAGCGCCTTGCCCGTTACGTGGTCCTTGATGATGACCTTCACCAGCACCGGGCACTTGCCTTCGCCGTTGATGAACAGCGCGGCGGGCGAGAGATTCACCGTCACGTCCGTGTAGCGAATCTGCGACACGGTGTCCGTCGCCGCCGTGGAGCTCACCAAGCACCCCGCGCCGTCGAGGGCAATGTCCTGCTTCGACGGACCCGTGCCGTCTGCCCGCCCCGCATCCATCCACGTCGTAAGCCCCGGCACTTTCACCATCACGGCCATTCCAACCGCGCCGGGTGCCGTGAGGGCTGCGTATTGGAAGTCCGTGAGCTCCACGCCCCACAGGCGGAAGGTCACCGTGGATAGGCCCGCGTTGGCCGCGTCCGCGTCGAACGCGCGGATGTATACCCGGTCGCCCGTAAGCACCGAGTAGTTCGCCGCCGCGCCAAACGACTGGACCGGGACATAGCCCGAGGTGTAGTCCGTCTGCGGGTAGATGAGCAACCCGCGCGACGGGGCGGGAGATAGAAGCCCCTCTTTGTACGAAGGGTCGCGCGGTGGGAGCCCCGCCACCTGTAGGCCGTTGTTGAGGTTCGGGTCCCCCCCACCCGTCGTCAATGCATTCGCGTTGTACCCGATCAGGTACCAGCCGTCATAACTGAGGGCAGAGTCGGGGCGTACAGGCACCGATACGGGCGCGGGGCCGAAGGGAAGCCCCGGACCCTGTAGCTGCGACACGTCGGCGGGAACGGCTAGGGGTGCCCAGTTCTCCGGGTAGCGGTAGATCTCGTCGAGGAACCGCTCCTCGCGGTCCTTCTCTTTCGACAGACCGCGAAGAGCGGCGTTCGAGGGGTTCCCGTAAGGCACCGTCGCCGTCGCGTTCCCCTCCTGCATGGAGTGGTACAGGATCACGTCACCCGTGCTGTTCGGGACGTTCGCGCCCGCGATGGGTTCCGAATACCCGGTCACGCCGTCCACCACCAGCGGGCGGCGCAGAAACACCCGCACCTTCGCATCCGTTGTGAACACCGGGGTGTTCGGGTCGCCCGTGAAGTAGATTCCCTTCGTGTAGGGGGCAACTGAGAAGGCGTAGGAGGCCGGGTCCCCAACGGCGGGGTCAAGGGTCGCCGCCGGGGTCAAATCCGCGTAGCCAAACTCGATGCGCTGGCGGCGGATCTCCCCCAGTTCGGCGGGAAATGTGACCGCGCCGGGAGAGCCCGTCGCGAGAGTAGATGTCCCGAGGGCCTCATCTCCCTCGTAGCTGAACGAGGCGAGAGAGATGAACACCGGGTTCTGGTTCAGCGCGTACCTGCGGTTGTCCGTTGACAGGGGACCGCCCGTGGGCACCTTGTCGTGCGAGCGGTACCCACGGTCGAACACCCCGTTGTAGGTGAAGGCGAGGTTGATAATTGCGACGTTCGGCGTGTTCACCGTGGTCACGTCGATGGGGACGTAGTACTCGATGCCCGAGCAGTACATCCTTGTCGGAACCGCCGCCGTGCCCAAAGTGAAACTCAACAACCCAGCGGGCGCGGGGACGAAGGTGCCGTTCTTGTCCTCGAACACCTCCGAGCGGTTCACCGGGTTGGCCGCGGAGGCTCCGGGGGTGCTGGTGACGAGGTTCTCGGTCAGGTCGTACGGGGGCACGTTTCCCGTCCACCGCACGAGGTTCACCGACCATAGCTGATCGCTGGCGGGAACCACCCCGTCACGAACGTACGCCTCGAAGTACGCTTCCTTTTTGAAGTGTACGAGGGCGTAGTTGCCGTCCTCGCGGGTGAGCGCCACAACGGGAGGGGGGGTGAGAACGAATCGGTGACGGTAGCGGGCGATCTGGAAGGCCCAGAAGTCCGTCGTGAAGTCGTCGTAGTCGCCCGCTTGGGTTAGGGCACCCGCACTCGCGGGAGCGAGCTTCGTCGTGAACCGGGTCTTTTCCGCCGCCGGGGTGTACACCAGCCCCGAGGCCACCGAGTAGTCCTTCAGGTAGGGCAGTCGGTACGCGAAGAAGTTTCCATCCGTCCCGCCGCCGAGGCTGAACGGAAACCCCGACAAGGGAGTAACCGTGCCGATGGCCTTGCTGGTCCCGCCGAAGATGGGCAGACCGCCCGTAACCGTCGCCGGGGCGAACGTCACCGCCGCCGGATCGGTGAGAAGTCTCACCTGACCCGCTGCGGGGTTGAAGAAGGGATCGGTTCCCGTTGTGCCCGAAAGACCCGCGTGAATCTCTTCGAGGTTGTACTGCCCCGCCGCGCGTCCGGGGAAAGCGTACGGGCTGAGAATCGCGTCCGTCCCGCCGTTGAAGTTCGTAACCCCGATGGCGCCCGGTGCCGCCGTGCAGGTGATGGTGGTGGTCGGAGCGTTCCCTACGGTGCCGGGAGTCCGCAGGTAGAGGGTGACGGTATCCGTTCCGTTGGTAATCGCTGCGAGAACCTCGCTGTAGTACAGGGTGTTCAGGGCCAGCGCGAAGTTCGCCGCCGTCGCCGCCGCGCCGCCGCCTACTTGGAACTCGTACGGGTTAGCGGGGGCACCCGCCACCGCCGTGAACGTCACCGGGGCGGGAGGACCGCCTACCGAGGACAGGTCCAGCGTGAACGTGTACCCCGCAGCGGGGTTCACGTTGTACTTGGCCGAGGCGATGGCCCGAAGACCGCCCGTGGCTTCGACGAAAACCCCGCCCGGTTCGCCGTCACACCCGTTGTCGAGGATGCCCTTGCCAAGAAGGAGGGCCGCGACGCACCGGGCCTGAATGTCCCCTACGTTCGCCGCCGGGGCGGGGGCGGGCTCATCCCCCGAAGGCCACTTCACCAGCGCAAGCACCCCACGGTCGGAGGGCGAAACGATTCCAGACACCACGGCGGCGGGGTTCGCGATGGCCGAGAGAATCCTCCACGTCGGGTAGCCCGCGCCGTAGCTAGAGAGGGTCGCGAAGCCCGCGTGTGCCGCGCCATTCCCGCCGCCCGTGTACAGACCGTCCACCACGTTGAAGGTCGGGTCCGTCGCGGGCTCAATGCCCGTTCCCGTCAGCCCCACGCCCGAGTCTGTCACCGGGGCGCGGTAGTAGTACGGGTACACGCCGTGAGGGTCCGCGAGGGTGTTGCCCGTGAAGGGAAGGATGCCGTCGTGGAGCTTGAGGATGCCCCAGTCGGGCGTGCCGACGTTGGTGCTGCCCAGCCACGCCACCCCCTCGCTTCCCACACCGCCCATGGGCGGCGGTACCAGCGCCGCGAGTTCGTTGATGGCTCCCTGGACGTTCGGCCCCATGAAGTACCGGGTGTAGGGGTCGAGGATCGAGATCGCACTCGCTGGGTGCGCCCCCGTGGGGTTTCCTACGTGGGCTCCAAGAGTCTCCGACACCGGGCCGACTTCACCGGGAGCGATGGACGACGAACTCACGGAACCGGGAGGCGCGAGCCCACCGCCCGTGAGAATGCCCAAGGGATCGTTCGTGCGCGGCATGGCGTTCAGGTACCTGCGGTGAGTAGAAGGTTCTTGGTGCGAAACACGGCCACGATGGAAGAGGCCGTCCCCACGGGCGGGTCGGCCACCACCACCTTGTTGTCGGCGTCCAGCACGGCCCACCGAGAGAACACCAGAAGGACGAGCTCACCAGGGCGGAAGAGCAACGTCGCCGTGGTGGGGCGAACGAGCATCGTCGTGAACACTTTGTGACGGGTCGCGCCCGACAAGGGCTGCGCCATCACCGTGGACTTGTACCCGCCCGCGTTCACGAAGTCGTAGTAGGCGCGGAACTCCCCGTCGATCTTCGTTCCGTGCGCGACATCCCCGAGGGTCAACGGGGCCGAAGCGTCCATCGGCACCATCGGGTGCAAGGTGAGCGAGCCCGTGTCGGCGTTGAAGTCGGATACCGCCACCGCGGCCGTCGCCGCGAAGTACCACTCAAGGTCGCTTCCCGGCACCAAGTTCGCCATCGGGATGTTGTCGAGGGGCACCGCGTAGGGGAACGCGAGGTCCACCGAGCCAGCGCCCGTTTGACCCGTCCAGACGTGGTTGGAAACCGCCAGGGGTTCGACGGTGAAGCCGTGGGGAAGAAGGTTCGTCGGAATCGCCCCCGGCTGAACCCCGCACGTCTGCGGGGCGGTCCCTTGGTAGTACACGTCGAGACGGTAGCCCGACGCTCCGTAGTCGGGGATGGGGTCTTGCGGTCGGTAGTTCACCGGCACGGGGCTTTGCCCCACCGCCGCCGCGCCCAGAACCACCTTTCGCTCCGAGCTTCCCACCGTGGCGCTCACGGGAGCAACCCCGTTCGCCAACATACCCACCGTGGTGGATACCCTCCGAGGGGTGTAGACGGTGGCGGGGTCCCGCGTGACGACGCTGTCCACGACGTTCTTGGTTTGTTGTTCGAGGAGAACCTCTCGGAACGGCGGGCGGAACTTCGGTTGCGGCACCCACCCCACCACCATGTCCGTGGGGCGCTGCGAAGGGTCGAACTCGATGATCGCCCCGCCGTTGTACGGGGCGTATCCCGAGGACGCGCTAGGGGTGAGGGGTGCGCGCGGCGTGCGAATCAACCCCGCACCCGTGGGGTAGGTGACCTCAACCTCTAGGAAGATGCGCCGCTGCGAACCGTTCACTCCCAATGACAGGTCGGTCAACATGGTCCCCGATGCCGCCACGTTCGTTACCTGCGGGTTGTGGTCCAAGGTGACGGTCACCACGTCGGTCCCCACGCCCGTGATGCTCTTGAACTGAACCACTTGGTCCACGGGAACGGTGCTATGGCCGTCATCGTGGTAGCTCACCAGAACGTCGGTGACCTTCGTCCCAACGGGCCAGTTGCCCGTCACGGGCCGCGCCGCCGTGGGAAGCAGCCAGTCTTGTAGTGTCGAAGCGTCCAGCGCCGTGAAGTCGAGGGAGATGGTGTCGTCCTCGCACCACCCCGTGCCCGAGTTCGCCACCGCGAAGCCCACGGGGTAGGAAACAGCGTTCGGTAGCACCTCGAAGATCACCCGTTCGACGATGGGCTGAGAAGCAAACCGACGAGCGATGTGGTCGAACGTGCGGATGCGGTCCCCGAAAACCCCAGACCCCGGACTGCCGGGACGGGCGATCTCGTCGCACACCATCGGGGTGGTGGACTCCCCGCCCGATCCCGCGCCCATCGTCCCGAGGTCCGACGATTCCACCTGCCACGAGAGGTTGGTGGCGTCGAGCAGGGACTGGGTCTGGTACTTGAGCTCCGAGCCGAAGTCGTACCCCGGCGGGGTGACGTGCCGACGAAGGTCCAGAACGTCCGCCGCCGCAATCACGTCGTGGAACAACCCGTCCGGGCGATCCGAAGCGTTCGCGGCGATGTTGACCGGGCCGGGTGTCTCTAGGTGCGAGTTCAAGAAGGGTGCGGCGTGCCCGTAGGACAGCGCCCCGTTCGCGTTCGACGCCGGATCGAAGCCGCCTGTGCCCTCCGCGTTGTTGCGGCGAAACGCAAAGCACACGGGGATCGCGTACACGAACCCGTCCACCGTTCCCAGCGCAGCGGCGCTTACCGCCGTCCCATCACCCGCAATGTACAGCCCGTTGTCCACGAACCCGTAGGCCGTGGCGTCGGAGTTAACCGTGACGGTGACCCCGTCGGCGGGGACGAACGGATAGCCCACAACGGGGGCGACCGCCGCGCCCTGCGCCAGTAGGTTCGTATTGCTGAACCCGTCGGGCTGAGTCTTGGGGTTGATGCCCGCCGCCACGTCGCTGTACGTCCGTAGGCGGTACTGGACCTGCACCCGTTGGGTGCTTTCGACGTTCAGGGCGGGATCGACCAAGTTGTCGGGGAGGTCCACACCCGGGGGCGAGCCCACGTTGCCGTGGTGGTAGATGGCGTCCTGCGTGGGCTTGTTCGGGCGGTTCGCGCCGTTGAGGAGATTCGGCCCCGAGAGAACAATGCGAGCGCCCGCCGTGCTCTCCGCAAGGGTGACGCCGTTTCCGACGACACCGCCCGTGCCCGCGGTGATCTGCACGATGCTGGAGCTGTGGGCGTTCGCCGTCACGTCGGGAAACAGACCGTTTGCAGGGTTGTTCACCGCCGCCGCGAAGTTGACACCCGTCGCGTCGGCGTTGGCCCCGATCTGGAACTGCCCCACGGCGGGAACTCCCGCCACCGCCGCGAGCACCACCGGGGCACCGCCCAACACCGTCGTGTCAATGGTGATCGTGTCACCGGGGGCGATGGCGAACGGGGAGTCCACGATCTGGACGTACCCGTAGGCACGGGGTGAGGGTGCTACCTGTGCACGCCAGACTTCTAGGAACACGAAGTCCGTGCGCTTGATGTTCGCCGGGAGACCCGCGTACGCGGTCGCAGCGGGGAGCGTTACTACGTTTGCGTTCGGAGTGACCGTGCCCGTGTACTCCACCACCACGGGCATTCCCGCTACGTTGGCGAGCAAGCGGGGAAGAATGAACGAGTTCACGGGCACGCCGGGGGGCAACCCGAAGGCGTAGTCGTTCAGCGCGGAAAAGGTGCTTTGCCCGCGGATGAACCCCGAGGGCAGGGCCTTACCCGCGAGAAGGGTGCGGTTGTACTCGCTGGCGTCTTGGGCAAGGTTGAGCTCCGCGTCGAGGATCGGTCGCCCACTCTGGTAGACGACCGTGTCCCACGAATACTCGCCGGGGTCCAGATCCCGCGATACCGACGAGGGAACGGCTGAACCGGGGGGCGTGTAATAGCGGTTGAAAGCGGGCATCGTTCACCTGTGAGGAGTTCCGCAACGGTACGCGGATAGAAGGGAAACCCGCCGTCAGAGGGACTTGGCCGCGAGCTCTGCCAGTGGGCTGCGGACGCCCTCACCGAGATAGACCGACCCGGCCAAGGGTGATTCCCGAGTCATCTTCGCGGCGTGTACCAACCCGTTGCTGAAGGCATCCAGAAACGGGTCGTCGATCTGCGACGGGTCACCGCACAGGACTACCTTCGTCCCCGTGGCCGCACGGCTCACCACGGTTTTCACCTCGTGGGGGGTGGCGTTCTGAATCTCGTCGAACAGCATGAACGAGCGCGGGATAGACCGCCCACGGATGCTGTGCATGGGCTGGATTTCCACCTGCCCCGATTGCATCAGTTGCTCCCAGTTCTTCTCCTTGACCCCCTTGCGCTTGTTTTCCTTCGCATCGGTGGTGAGAAGCTGGTCGAGGTTGTCGTAGAACGACAACATCCACGGGTGCATCTTGTCGCTCTCGGTGCCGGGTAGATACCCGAGGTCACGGCCCATCGACACCACGGGCTTCGACAGGATGATCTTGTCGTATTGGCGTTCCAACTGGTACAGCCCCGCCATCAGGCTGAGCAGCGTTTTGCCCGAGCCCGCCGCGCCGTTCAGCACGACGAGGTGGACCTTCGGGTCCATCAATAGGTCCAGCGCCATACGCTGGCCGTCGTTGCGGGCCTCGAACTTCATGCCCTTCCCGCGCGAAGCGGGGCGCAAGGCGGTCCCGTTCCATCGGAACAACTGGGGGCTGAACCCTTGCCCGGTGAACCGAATGAACTCGTTGGGGGACACCGCGTCTAGGTCTACGCACGGCACCGTATCGGGCGGGTCCGCCCCGTAGAGGGGCTGAAGGGCATCGGGGTCCGTGAGCACCTGGGTATGAACGCCCGAGGGAACCTCGTTCGGGTCCACCCGGTCCTTGCGATAATCCTCCGCCCCGACGCCCTTGGCGGCGGCGAGAATGCGAAGGTTCACGTCCTTGGAAACCAGCACCACCGTTTTGTTGGCAAAGCGTTCCTGTAGCTTCAGGGCGCTGCCGAGGATGAGCAGGTCCATCTTGCGGGACAAGGTGGTGTTCTGGAGGCTCTCGAAGTGCTCGTCCTGACCGACGACGTAGAACGTGCTCCCGGTCTTGAGATCGTTGATCCCGTTCGGGTTGTTCACGTCGCCCTGCGAAACGATGCGGGCGATGCGCCGCGAAGCCGTGCGGGCTGCACTCGACACCTCGTGACGGGTGCTCACCTTGAGGTCGTCGAGCTCCATCACCACGAAGATCGGAATGGCGACCGATGTGCCGCGGAACGACCTCAGAGCTTCGGGGTCGTGGATGAGAACGGAAGTATCGAGGACGTAGAGCTTCTCGTTCACGTCGTAAGCCGCCAAGTGATGGTGAGGAGGCTGTTCGCGGGTTTCACGCATACCCCGAAGGTTGTGTAGTTCGCGAGGATGTCGTAGTTCGTGAGATCCACGGTCGGGTCATATGCCGGGAACACCGGGGCCGGGGTAATCGGCGTACCGGGGGTCGGCCCGAGGGTGAGGGTGCGTAGCAGGCCCATCTCGTTGAGGGGACCTTCGGCCTCGCCCGCGCCGAAGGTCGCCGTGAAGTCCACCACGTTGGTGGGATAGCTCACGGCACCGCCTGTCGAGTTGCGGAACTGGCGAACGCTGAAAACCTTGCGCCAGAGCTCGCTGTTGAGCTTCCGTTGCCGGGGGTCGGGCGCGTCGGGGTTCAGCAACGGCCCCGTCGCCCCCGTGCCCACGGCGAGCATGGTGAGCCCGCGCTGCGAAGGAGGCACCGGGGTCGGACCCGAGGCGAGAAGCAACGCGACCAGAATCCCGCCGTCCAGCGTGACGATGTTTGACTTCTCTCGGTGATCGAGAACTTCACCCGTGGCGATGTCCGTGAGGTGAATGATGTACGTCCCCTTGAGGGACACCACACCATCGGCGTGCCCGAAATCGAAGCCCATCTTGAGTCCCTCGCGGGGTCGGTTGACCCGGTCGGCGTAGCGCATACCCTCTCCCGTTTATAGGCGGGATACGTTGAACTCCGATGCTTACGGGGCCGTCCCCTGATCGGTTCTCGTTTCAACGGAATCTGCCCGAATTGCTTCGGGTCTTACGTTTCCTCCGCGAGCAGTCGCCGGGGTTCCCCCGGCCAGAAAATTCATTCCCCAACCCCGTAGGTTGAGAGCCGCGTTCACGTCTCGGTCTCGAACATACCCGCAAAGGTCGCAGACGTAGGTACGCTCCCCCAAGGTGATGTCGCTCTTCACCGCCCCGCAGCCGTTGCAAGTCTTGCTGGACGGATAGAAGCGGTCTGCTACCACGAGTTTCACCCCGTGCCAGTCACACTTGTATGTTAGTTGACGACGAATCTCCGCGAACGATGCGGAACTCACCGCCCTCGCTAGACGACGATTCCGGGTCATTCCCGCGACGTTCAAGTCCTCGATGACGATAGTCGTAGGTCGCTTGGTTTTCACGACTTCGCTGGTCATCTTGTGGAGGCTACCCACCCGTTGGTTACTGATCCGTGCGTGGGCCTTCGCAATGCGGACCTTGGTCTTGGCCCGTCTGTTCGATCCTTTCTGCTGACGGGAGAGCTTCCGTTGAAGGCGCGTTAGGGAATCTTGAGACCGTTCAAGGTGTTTCGGGTTGGGGTAGACCGTTCCGTCCGATAGGGTGGCGAGGGTCTTGACGCCGAGGTCGATCCCAATGATCCCCCCGGTCGTTTCGACCTTCGGTGGGTCTGGAACCTCAACCAGAACCGTTACGAACCACCTCCCCACAACCTCCCTGACGGTGACGGTTTTGAGGGGGAGGTCTGCGGGGATGTAGCCCCGCTGCTTCAACCGCACGGGTCCGATCTTCGGGAGACAAACGCGAGTCCCCGTAGCCTTGACCTTCTGAGCAAATTGGAACGCGGGCTTGGTCAACCCGCGCTTCTTGAAGCGGGGGTATCCGGGAGTGAGACCCGCTTTCACCCGTCGAAAGAAGCCTCGGAACGCACGGTCGAGGTTGCGAACAGACATCTGGAGAGACTGTGCGGTAACTTCCGCGAGCCACGGGTGCTCGATCTTCAACGCCGGAAGGCGGGCTTGTAGATCGAGAGGTCGCAACCCACCCTTCACCTTTTCGCCTTCGGGGGTGGCAGCTTTCCGCTCCGCGTAGTCCTGCATCAAAGTAGCGAGGCCCCAGTTGTAGACGAACCTCACGGACCCGGCATGACGGATAAAGGCCGTCCGTTGCCGGTCGTTTGGGTCGAGCTCTACCCTGTAGGCCCGCAAGATCATTCGACGGGCGTTTTCGGTTGCGGAGTCATTTCTCGGAGGACTAGCTCGCGAACAACTTGAGCTCTGGGCACGCGGCGTCGAAGGCTCTCAGACTTGAGCCATTCAATCTGGTCTGCATCGAATCCGACGAGCACTTGAACCTTCGCTGCCATATAATATGAGGTCAGTATAGGCAAGGTAACGGCGGGTCAACCCCACGTCTGTTGCGGACTCCCGCCCGTCCAGACGGTGACCGTGCCCGGTGCCGCGCCCGTGCGAAGGACGAACAGGGTTTCCCGGTAGATGGCCCCATTGTCGGTGCCCCGCACCACGCCCGAGGAAGGTGCCGTGGCGTAGAGCATCCGAGGTTCGGCACCCGTCGTGACGGGAGAAGCCCCGCTGAAGGGCGCTACCACGCCCGTTGTCGGATTTGCGAACGAGTAGGTTCCCAGTTCGCCGCCGTTGAACCCAGCCCCCGAGGCCATGAGGGAGTAGCGGTACGAACCGGGGCGCACGCCTACCGGGGGGCGCACCCGCCCCGCGTAGGGGTCGGTGAAGGCCGCTCCCGCGAAGGCGAACTCCGTCGTCGCCCACGTCCCGTCCGGGCCGGGACCGCCCTCGCAGTACGAGGAGATCCGTCCGCGCTGCCCGCCGTCTTCGAGGCGGATGAAGTCCATGCGCTCGTACAGGGCGTCGGTGTCCGACGCTTGCCGTACGAGGTACTGATCCCGAAGGAAGTACTCCGGGTCGGTGGGGCCAGCGGGCGGGAACTTGGGGGTGCGCCCGCCGTCGCCCGAGACGGTATCGAGGGTGATGGTGGAATACGCCGCCGTGCCCGACTGCGACTCTTGGAACGTCGGCGTGCCCTCGTTCAGAATCGTCTGCGACTGGTCGAACGGCTGCGATTGCAGGTAGGTGGTGGTGATCGGCCTACCGGGCGCGAACACCACGTTCACGGGATAGCCCTCCGAAGGGAGCCCCGGCACCAGAGTGACCTCTTGGCTATCGCGGTTGAACCGCCAGAGGTTCTGCGGCACCGTCACACCGCCCACCCGCACGGCGAACACCCGGTCCGCGAAGATGTGGCACGGACGGAGTGAAACCCGGAACCGGGTTACGCTGGCGACGACCACTTCTTCCGGGGTGGTGTCGCGCGCGAACTCGTTGCTGGATACCACGTTCCAGCGGTTCAGGGCCATCCCCTGCGGAGCCGCGTAGTCCACCGACGTGTTCGTGAACACCCGGTACCGCACGTCGTTCCACGTCGAGAGCACCGAGCCGTTCGCGTTCAGTGCGCCGAAAGAAACGGCCCCGAAGCGTTCGGCGGAGGGCAATCTCGGTAGCTTCGCGTACTCCAGCCTCACCCACCCGGCGCTGGGGTTCATCGACTGCGTGGCGAAGTCGCCCGTGTATCCGGGCGGGGGCGCGAGGTCAGGGCGGATGAAGGCCACGCCGAAGGTCGGGTCCATGAACACCCGCACCCAGCACTCGCTCGACCAATCCATCGGGGTGATGACCGACGAGGGGTCGCTGTTCGGGACGTTCAGCCCGTCCGTGCGAGGGATACGCCAGTTGTTGAAGTCTTGCGGGTCGCCGCCGAGGTAGATACCGAAGGTGCGCCCGAGGCCCGACACCCCTTCGTCCGTCCCGCCGTAACACAAGCCCCGGAGGTTGGCCGTGAAGCCCGCCCCCGCGACCACGTCGGACTGCACCTGCGCGCTGCCCGAAAGGGAGCTCGGTGAGAACAGCCCGAGGGCGACGCCCAGAACGCCCGCCACGCCGTCGATGTGCAGATCAACGGTGTTCGTACCTACGTTGTAGGTGACACGGTAGGTACGGGCAGCGCCATCTTCCCACGGCACGCCGACGTTTACGATAGCACCCGCGCCCGGTGCGGTGGTGAGCGTCACACCGCCCGTGCGGAACTCTAGGTACACGGCGCGGGGGATGGGGCCAAACTCACAGGAGAGAGACAGCCCGATGCGGCCCAGCGCGCCGGGGGTCGAGCTTTCCACCGCGAGGCGGAACTCCAAGAACCTCCCCACGTCGGGGGAGTGGTACGGGGTGAGGTTTCGGAACACCGACCACGGGAGGTCGCCCCCGCGAAGCACTTGTTCCGGGCCGTTGGCAAACGCACGGTCCCCCGCGAGCCCGTCCCAGCCTTGCTGCCAGTACGGGGTGCTGCCTACGAGGGATACGGTATCCGTGCGGAAGATGAACTTCCCGAGCACTCCCTTGTCGATCCACCGCAGGGTAGCGAGGCGGGCTTCCTTGTGTGTGTCGCGCAGCACAAGGGTCGCACCGCCGACGCCCGCCGTATCTCGCTGCACCGATACCTTCGCGTCGAAGGCCGTCACCCGTCGCCCGTTGAGGAACGGGTCCGTGTACCCGTAGCCGTAGTAGGTGCCCAGCCCCGCTTCCGCCGGGGTGCTGGTGATGGAGACGGTGCTGCCCGAGGCGCGGGTGTCACCGAAGGGTGTTTCTAGGTACCAATCGCCGTTCTCCGGGTCCGTCGCTGCGCCCGCGAGGGTCGCGCCCGATAGCACCAGCCGCCCGCCGCTGACGGTAGATAGCCCGATGCCGTTGCCGGGTGATCCGCTGGTGTTGGTAGTGAGGGTGACGCGAATGCCGTTGGCCGCGGCTTCGAGGTAGTTCGGGGCGAGGATACTCGCGTTGATCGCGGCGGCGAGGTTCGTCGCCGTGTCCACGTTCGTGGCCCCGATGGAGTAACTGGTGCCCGCCGTCAGGGTGACGGTCGGGCCCAGAATCGGCGCGGGCGAGGCATCAATGGTGAGGGTGTCCCCGGCAATCGGGGTGAGAACCGTAACGGTGCCCCGCGCCCACTTGGTGTCGATCAGCGTCCCACGCGAGTAGTTGTACCCCCCGTCGGGTGTGCTTGCCACCCGCACGAAGTCCCACGTCGCAGTGTTCGTGGCGATGCGGTCGAGGGAGCCCCAGAGCGCCCGCCCGTAGCCCTCTGGGAGTACGTCCGGGCCGAGGTACGCGGGGCTAGCCAAGGTGTTCGTCGTGACCGAGGTCGTAGACCCCGACGTGCCGCCAAACACCACCGTGACGGATTGACTACGGGTGTTCGCGTACAGACGCCACGTACACATCCCCGCATCCCACGGGGTGTCGAAGTACAGGGTCACGTCCCGGTTGCCGAAAAGCTCCGGGTTCGCCGGGAACGGGGGTGAAACGACCAAGAAGGTCTGCCCCGTGCGCCGCGACAGGTACAAGTCCGTGATCGTGTACACGCCAGCTTGCGTGCCGTCGAGAATCTGAAACTTGTCGCCCGCCGTGACCAGTGTCGGCACGGTGGCCGTGGGGACGGCCACCGTGCCGTAGGTCGCCCCTGCGGACAGCTTCTGCACTTTGCCGTCTGCGTTCGGCCCGATGGTCCACGAAGACCGCAGTGAGGCGTCTCCCGGACGGAGGAGAATCCCAATGTGCCGAAGAGGCTCTCCCGTCACCGGGTTCGGCACCCGCAACGCACCCGCGAAGAACAGCCTACGGTTGTTGTGGAACCCGAAGCCCACGCCCGCGAACACCCCATCAGGGCTCGCACTCACCACTCGAAAGCGTGCGGCCATCGCGACGGTGGTGGAGGTAGGAAGGGCGAAGTCCCGCTTCCAGTAACCCACCTGCGCGGGGCTGTTGTCCGCGAGGGTGTAGTACCCCTCATTCAGCGACCCGAGCACCGGACCCACGGGCTCCCACGGTGCGGCGGGCAGTACGTCACCCTCGTATCGGAAGCTCTGGGGCGATACGTCCGCGACGGCGTACGGAACGGAGGTTCTCCCCGGCACTTGATTGAGGAGCATCGTGGTCGGTGAGTTGAGGCTCGCCGTGTAGCCCTTCTCGAACCCGATGTACCTGTGAGCGATGCGAAGGGAGGGAGCCCGACGGTTGAACCGCCCGAGGGTCACGCCCATGGGAAACGGGGTGGTGTAGAAACCGCCATAGACGCTCGTCGGCGTCGGGGTGGTGGTTGTGTTGCGGCCACCGCGCAGGGACCACTTGTTGAGGGTGAGCCCCTTGGTGTTCAACCCCGCCATCCCCGTCACGGGCGAGATGAACCAGCGGTAGCTCACCGTTACCGTGTGAGCCCCCGGCGCAAACGGGGCGACGGGCGCGGCGAGGGTGACTTCCCCCGTGTAGGGGTTGACGGCACTGACGGGGATAGGGAGCCCGTCGTACCGCACCGTCACGTCGGCCACCTGCGCCGGGGTTGCGTCACCCCAAGACTTCACCAGAGGCCCGAGGCGCGTGTAGAGGGTGTCCGTGACGGCGGGGCCGAAGAAGTACCAACCGGCATCTTCGTTCGTCACCGTCTGCGGCACGCGCACGCCGAGGTGATCCACCATCACCCGGTAGGTGATGCCCGTACCGGGGGTCATAATGCGCGGCACCACCCGGAGGTAGGACGGCACGGGGCGCACGCCCGTGGACGGTCCGAGAGTAGCCGGGTTGCCCAACGGACCCCCGTTCAACCCCGTGGCCACGTCCAACAGGTAGGTGCCTGCGTTCGGCCCCGAGGTGAGGGTGATAGTCTCACCCTCGCCGCACAGGGTGAAGTTCTGGGTCGTATCCGTGAACGCGCCCTCGCTCACGGTCACGAATCCCGTCAAGCCCGTGGGCGACGTGGTATACGCGCGCGGAATGGGGTCGTCGCCGTAGGGGAAGGGCACCACCGCCGTGACCCGGTAGCGGTTCTCGCGCGGTAGGTGAGACGAAGGTGCGGGAGGCGGGAGCACCGGAATGACCAGTTCCGCGCCGACACGCACGCTGCGAAACGACAGGGTCGGGTCGTGGAACAGGAAGCGGTCCGCGCCCACGATGCCGTCGGTGCCCGAGATTTCCCGCACGCCCGAGCAATCGTGCCGGAAGTCCTCGTAGTATCCCGAGGACAGGTCCATCGCCGTCACTTGGTCGGTGATGAGCCCCCGTAGGTTCTCGCGAAACAGATTTCGGTACTCGTACAAGGTGCTGGCCGGATCGAGGGCCTGGAGCACCAGCGCCGCGTTGCGCTGAAGGACGATGGGCAGGTCGGGGAACGTCGAGATCAGGTCGTGAGTGTGCGGGGCTTGTCCCGTGCCCGCGCCCTCTTGCACCAAGAAGTCGGTGATCGTGTGCGTGTGCGCTGGCCCGGTGCCCGCGTCGTACAGCACCGAGGCCGTGGTGCCCGTGCCCGATACGTTCACCGTGACGGTGTGGTAGTGCGTGGCGACGGTGATCGCCGTGGTGGTACCCGTGCGCTTGAAGTTCGACACGTCCACCTCGAAGGTGAACTGGTCGGCAAGGGTCCATAGGATTCCCGGGTCGGAAAGATGCTTGACCTTTTCCAGCACCGACACGTTCGCGTCGGTGAGGGCTTCCAGCCCGCCTACCAGCGAGACGTACTTCGACCCCTGCAACAGCAGGGCGACCATGCGCTTGAGGAAGTCACGGTAGGTGAGATCCCCGTCGATCTGGGGTAGCCCAGACTTCCCCGAGTCCGGGAACACCAGCGTGGCGAGGAACTGGTACAGAACCTCCGTGCGGGTGAAGTCGTAGTCGCTGTCTTCGTAGGCGTCGGAAAGCAGTACCTGAATCTTCGCGAGTTCTTCCGCCGCTGCTTGGAACTGCTGGACGTAGTACGGCCCCTTCACCTGCGAGACATAGTTGCTCGGCAGAGAGTTCAGGAACACCGTCACGATCTGGTCAGCCAGGGACTTCACCCGGTCCAGATCCACCTGCCCGTGCAGGTTGAAGGGCGCGGGGTTCTGCGGCGCTGGCCCGTAGACCGACGGCGGGAAGAACCTGTACAGCCCGTAGAGGACCGGAGACTTCGGGATGATGGGTGTTGTCACTGTGCAGCCCCACTCTTCTCGGATGCCCTACGGTTTTGTTGTGCGAGTGACATCATGGCCCGCGTTTCCTCTGAGTGGGGCACAGACCTACGATTTTTCCGTGCGGCAGAGATTTTGGCCTTGGTCTCATCCGACAGGGGTCGTCCCTGTCGGCCTTTCTTCGCAGCCGACATCTTGGCCCGAGTCTCCTCTGAGTGGCGTCGGCCCGTGCCCTGACCCTTCCGTGCGGTGGACATTTTGGCTTTTGTCTCGTCGGACAACGGTCGGCCCTTGTGTGATGCTGACATCTTAGCCCGTGCCGTTTCCGTGTGGCTGGTCCCGAGCTTGGACCGCCGGATGTTCTCCTTGGTCTCTTCGCTCATAGGACCACGGGTTGCTACCCTGGGACGATACTCCCAGGCCTCCCGCAGTTTCGCCTTTGTCTCTTCGCTACGCGGACCGTAGACTTTGCCGAGGTTGACCTGACGAAGGTGATCCCTCTGCTCTGGGGACAGAACCAGTGTCCCATTCTGTCGGCGCTGCTCAACGGACTCCCGCATTTTGGCCTTGGCTTCCTCGGTTCGAGGTACCCCACGCTTGGATGCCCCCCAATCACGGGTTCCTCCGGTGGCTTTCAGTTTTGCCATGGATGCTCGGACAGCATCTACACGTTGTGCCTCGACCTCTGGGGGGAGTCTCTTACCCCGCTTGGCCTGACGAATTTTTTCCTTGGTTGCCTCGGTATGCGGTTTCCGGGGCCGTGAGTTCACTGGATAGTGGGGGCCTACTTCAGGTTCGAGGTTGTAACACCCCTTTCCGAAGTGCTGGCGGATCAGCGCACCTTCAGCCCAGAGGCGGGAGTCCCTGTCCGGGATCACCTCCAGCACCTCAACAACGAACGCATCTGCGCCACACTTGTTGAAGTCATTCTGGAGAAATGCGTTACAGTGGTTCCCCTTGAGTAGTTCACGGCGATGGGTTGCCCATCTCACCTTGAACTGACAAGTGCTGCCAATGTAGAACCGACCGTTGATCTGGTTGGTGATCCGGTAGATTCCACCCTCATTGGCGTGACCGTCGTAGATGAACCGCATACCCTCCGAGAGGTATAAGCTATCTATCCTCGTCAAACGTAATTTGCACATCACCCAGCACCAAGAACTCCATCGAGTTCGGGTCGATGTCCTTGTCGCCCACGTCCTCCGACGTGGTGTAGGTACACCAGTACGTGTGGTTCGTCGGGGTGTCCCCTACGGGGAGGGAGACCAGCACACGGTTCTTCACGGCACCCGTTCCGTAACCGGGGATCACCTGACCCTCGCTGCCGATGATGTAGGCTTGCCCTCCAGCGAGGGCGAGGTTCTGCGGCGCGGACAACTGAAGGGTGAGCTCGTTGTCGTCTTGGTACACCCCACGAAACTCGTTGATAGGCCCGCCCCCCGTAGCGGTCGGGGCCGTGAGCTCTTCGAGAATCAGCCACGTCTGATACTGGCCGTTGGACCAATCGGGGATGAGGAACGAGTCCGCGAAGGAGCCCGTAGCCAGATCGTTCCGCACGATCTGGCACCCCGTCGCCCGTACCATTTTTGTGAGCGGGACAACGACGTAGGACACCCCGGCGGTCCCGTCGATCTCACCGATCACGTCGCTGCGACGCATCGGGTCACCGAGCTTGAGCGTCCCCGCGAGGTACTGGAGATTGTTGCGGATCGCGAGGTCCGCGTTCACGCGGTCCACGCCCTTCTTCAGAATCACCGTAGCCGTGATGTCCACCGGGGTGAGAACGGCTTGTTTTGCGAGAACGTCCGCTGTGGCGTGAGCCATGTCGTCAAGCTCTTGCTGAAGCACCGAGGTCACCAAGTTCGTCGTGTAGGTCACGGCGAAGTTCTCGTAGTAGCTGTACGAGATGAGAATGACCGCGCCGTCCGGGATCGCGCTGGTCGAGGTGCGCTTGATACCCGCCGCCGTGGTCGAGGTGCCCTCAACGATGAGGTAATCGGGCGACCCGCTGGGATCGTAGGGACCCTTGTAGGTAATCGAGTTGGTGTTGTCCTTCACCACGATGGAGAGAGTCTCCGCACCGAGGAAGTACAGGTACTCCGTGTAGAACCCGGTGATGACGTGGGGTTCGGAAGAAACCGGGATGAGGTTCCCCGAGGGAGTAACCGCCGCCGGGTCGGTGGACTGGTTGATCTGGAGGTAGTCTCCGGCCTTGGTGCTGCACCCGAGGCCCAGAGGCCCGTTCGGGTGAACCAGAGAGAACAAGTCGAAGTCTAGCGACCCCGTAACGTCTCCGACCACCGAAGACACAGCGTTCACGGGCTGGCGCACGAAGGTGTGCTTGTTTCCGAGGCGGAACCGGAAGTCCCCTAGCACGATGTCCGTGAGGGTGACGGGCGGTTGCGTGAGGGTCGCGTCGAGCTGGATGGTATTGAAGTTCAGGTAGGTGACGTTGGTGAGGTTGAACGTCGTGCCCGTTGTCACGTTCTTCAGCCCCAGGTCCAGCGAAGGGTAGTACAGCATCGCGGCCAGAGGGTTGTCGGGCGTCACCTCTTCGCTCACCGCTCGGAACACGTAGTTCATCGGGTTGCCGATCACGACGAACTGCACGCCGTCTCGGCGTTCGTAGGTGAACGCGAAGGAGTCCGTGACGGTGACGGTGCGGAGCCCCCGCGCCCACACGTCTACCTTCCCGCCCAAGTGCCGCTGAAGAGTGGTGTCGTAGTCCCGCTGCATGAGGGGGTCGCCCGCCCGGACTACCATGTTCTGGATCGTTCCCGGCACCCCCGCTGCCGTTTGGAGATACCCGAGGGTCGTACCCGTATCCACCGAAGCGAGGGAGTTCCGGGCGCGGGCGGCGAGACGCGCATTGGTCTCGATGTCCGCGCCGCCGAAGGTCGCCGCATCGTTCGTAACGGACATCCCGTACACGTTCGAGTTGGTGAGTTGGTTCGGGCCGACGTTCGTAGATGCCCCCACGCTGATCGCCCGCACCGGCACCGTGACCGAGTAAAGGCGGGTGGAGGGGTTGTAGAACGAAGCGAGCTGGGACACCGGCATCGACGCGGAGCGCGTAGTTCGGAAATCAACCCCACCGCCCTTCACCACCGTTCCCAGAGGAATCTGAACGGTCTGGGAGGGAACGGCGGAGGTGTAGAAGCGAACCTCCCCCACGGCGGGGGTGCCCGCGAGGCGGAACACGTCGAAGTTCGCGGCGATCTTGTCGAAGCTTCCGTCGATGACGTTTTGCACGTCGTCCACGTTCGCGTAGAACAGCGCCGCCGCTAGCGCGGTCTTGTAGGGGGAGGAAGCCGGGGGCTGAGAGACTCCCGATCCCGAGGGGTCGTCTACCAAGAGCAGGGTGTCGAACGAACTCGCGCGGTACACGTAGTCCAGCATGAGACGGAGACGTTCGGCCTCCGTGGTGAACGGGTCGAGGAACGTATCCCGCACCACCGAGCCCGGTTGAACCGCGATGTCGGGGTTTTGCCGGTAGATGCTAGCGATGGCGTTCTCCAGAACCTGTTGCCGAGACACGGCGGTGATGCCGTTGATCTGTTGGCGTACTTGCGCGGGAGCCCCCGTCACCTCCGTGGAGTAGTACGACTCGTACTCCACCCGAAGGATGCTGTCGTAGTAGATCGCCGTGGAGACGTAGTACAGAAGGTCCGTCGCCGGGGTGCTAGCGAACACCCCGTTGAAGATCGTGGCGGGGATAGATAGCGCCGAGGCAGAGCGGTTGTGCTGAAAGCTGTAGTAGGTGAGAGTCTCGACGGAGGAAACCGTCACGGTAGACCGAAGAGCCGTCACCGCACTGGGGATCTCCACCCGCGAGTCTACGTCCGTCGATAGAACCGTCTCGGCGCTGTTCTCTTGCGTGATAACCGCCCGGTAGTAGAGGGGCGTGGCCGTCTGAGCTACGTTGTCCGCCGTGAGGGTGTAGAGGTCGGTGACGTTCTGAACGGGCGTCCCCGTAGTCACCCGGTTCACGTTGAGAAGAGAGTAACCCGCCGTCCCGCCCCCTTGCGTGGACGAAGCGTAGAAGTTGTATCCGACAATGCGGGCGTCCGAGAGCCCGAGCACCGTCACCTTCACCGACCCGTCCAGACGTTCGAGGGTGACGCCCGTGGGAGGGGAGAAAGTCTCGGACTGGTTCGCCGGAAGGAGATGCACCGTGGCGGTCGCGGCGGGCGAACGAGTCCCCGAGAGGAACACGGCCCGGACCTGAATCTCGTTGTCGCCCGAGAAAAGGTCCAACCCGCCGGGGTATGCCGTGGGGTTCGGGACAACGAAGCCCGTGCCCTGAAACGCGACCAGCGTCGGGTCCGTGGTGAAAGGCTGGCCGAAGAGGGACACCTCCACGTCCACCGTGTCATCGGGGAGAACCCCCGTGAAGAACCGGGCGGTCTGCGTCGTGCTAAAGATGAGGGTTTCCCGGAGGACATTGTCGGGACCGAGAATCTGTACCGAGGTGGCCATCAATAGTTCCCTAGTGAGATCTGGTTGGTGCCCGGTAGCGCGAACGTCCCCGGTGCCGCGTACGCGATGGTGATGTCCACGGGTTCGTTCGCGTAGTTTCGCACGCTGACCTGAACGTAGAACACCGTCGGATCAACGGGGGACTGAGCCACGGCGATGTTGTCCACGGAGAAAAGTCTCTCCTTGGCCGTGATCCGTTGGTACTTCGCTTGGGCGTCCTGCAACGCCTTGAAGGTAGACAGCGCCGTGCTCACCGACTGACGGATACCCGCCGCCGCGCCGCTCAGAACCTTCGTGCCGATAAGGGACTTCAGAGTGCTTCCGTACCACGGGTGGTACATATTCGATTTGATGTCGGTGAGAAGGTACTTCAGGACGGATTGGTACAGGAGGTTCTCGTCCTTCACCACCAGCGCCGCGCCCTGCGCGTCGAAGCGGTAATCGTTCTCGACCTCCGTGGTCAGGCACCGAAGGCACAGGTTCGGGGCCACGGTGTACGTCACCGTGAAGTAGGGGTTCTGCGATACGGGGGCATCGAACCCGACGTAGTACCCGAGGGAATCCACGGCATCCTGCGGGTTCACGACGTTCCGAGAGTACAGCCTCCACGGCGGGACAACCGTGCGCCCCTTCGCGCCCGATTGAAGGTCGAACCCGAGAGGTTCCAGCGCGCTTCCCGAGAGTTGCACGCGCGAAGCGGGTCCGGGATTGCCCTTGTCCGTGATCGTGACGTAGCCCGTTGTGGAAGCTGCCGCCACGATGAGGCTCCCCGCCCCGGCGTTGAGGGCGTCCGTTACCCGCGCCGCCGATAGGTACCCCTGGGGAAACGTCACGGTGGCCGTACCCGTCTGGGAGACGACGACGAGCGTTCGGGTCGCAAGGGTGATCTTGTACGGCTCGCGGCGGTACGACTTCACCGAAGCGAGCGTCACAAGCCCCGTGTAAGGGGAGATGTCCGTCCCGTCGTTGGCCTGCACTCGTAGAAGGGACGGTCCGTTGATGGGCTTTGACGTGTACAACGTGCGGCGGTCGCTACCCAGAGCAACCCGTTCCTCACCGATCAGGTGGGGGCACAAAAAAGCCAATTGCACGTCGAGCGACATGGTTCACCGTGGGCGTGCAATAGCGGGGAAACCGCTTCAACCAATCGCGCAAAAATCCTCTTCGCCGTTCGGCGCGTCGTCCAGGAGCATCGGACTCTCTGGGTTCGGACCCGACACACGCGGGTTGTCGAAATCCCGCCTCCCGTCCGGGAGCTTCGTCGGAAAGAAAACCGCGTCGATACCCTCGACGATAGGGGCGACGTTGTGGCTCACGGCAAACTGACCGTTGTCGGACCATGGAATGCTCGGCACCGCCCCGGCGACGGACTGCGGTAGGAGCTCGTCCCTCTCCTTGGTGAGCTGTTCGCGGAGATCCATGAGCTTGATGATCCGGGCTTCGAGATCGTTCCGAAGGGTACGAATCTCCTGAGTCACCCATTCCCGCGTCGCGTGAATCGTCCGGGTCATGTCCGCAGCCTGGGCCGTGTAGCTTACGGTGTTTCCGAAGCGGCGCGGGGGATACCTCCACAGGGGGAGCCAACCTCCCATATACAAGCCGGGTGTCACAGGGTCGGTAGTGGCAGAGGTAGCGATCCCCCCGTAGGGCTGCGTCTGTCTCACCGAGGTCTGGGAGAGCGTCCCGTCTGCGTTCGGTTCCGAAGCGTTCTCCGTCACCTCGATAGATTCTGGGGTGAGAAACATCGAGATGTCGAAGGGGTTGCCCCCCGCCGCGATGTAGGCGCGGAGTAGCTGCTCGATGGAAGTGTTCGGCGTAACGTCTAGCCCGATGCGCCTCTCGGTCAGAACGTTCCGGTTGTTCGCGTTCGCCGCGTACAGAATGCGAACGTACCCAATGCGGTCGAGTTCCGCGTTGATAGCGGTGATACGCGCGCCTACGTCCCGGCGTTGATTAAGGACGAAAGTGCGGTAGGAGAGCCACGCCCCGGCGCGAAAAAACCCTAGCCAGCCAAACGACATCTCAACCCTCCGAAATCATTGAGGTTTTCTCTCGTCGAGCGCGATGCGCCTCGATAGCGGACTGGCGCATTTTCTCTTTCGTTTCCGGGCTGTTCGTTCGACGGGGCCGTGCCTGTGCTGCTTTTCGCATTCGTTCCCTACTCCAAGGGGGTCATAGACGAACTGAAGGCGCGCTCCCGGTCAATCATCTGCACGATGGCCCGAGCACGCGCCCGCCGAAAGTTCGCCACCTCACCGAGTAGGTAGAGGGCGAAGGCCGCTCCCAAGGTGTACACGCCGTACACGGCTTTGTCGGGTTCGTGAGCAACGGGGGCAACGAGCGCCACGGTTGCCCCGACGATGGTCAAGAAGAACGCCGGAACTCCCAAGTAGCTGCGCCCGAGGTTGGCGCGGGTTCGCAAGCTGACTTCTTCCGAATCCGTCAAGTTCATTCCTCTACCCTACGCGCGGGCGTAACGTCGGTCATGTCCACCTTGATTCCCGTCTCGGGCGAGACTTCTGAGATCGTCCCCCCGAAGAGCGAAGGAGAGATTGCCAAACTTCTCGGCGCTCCGGGTACTTACAAGCACCTCGCCCCGGACGGTTCCACTTGGTGGGAGGCGCAACCGTTCGAGATTCCCGAGAACGAACGGGCTACCCGGTTCTACCGTGCCCGTGGCGGAAACAACGGGCTGGTGCTGCGCGGGGCGGTTCTGTACCTCTCCTTGGACGAGACGCGCATCCTGTCGGGGGTGTCGTCTAAAGACGACTACGTCCCGGTGCGCGGTCGCACCTACGACGTGAAGGAAAAGCTCAAGGCCATCGGAGCCCGCTGGTACGCGGAGGAGAAGACGTGGAAGGTGCCGAAGTCCGTTCTGGCCGAGGCCGAGGACATCGTCCGAAAAGGTCCATGAGGCCCGAGCAAAAAACCCGTAGGCGGGCGGAGGGACTCTCCTACTTCACCAAGGATGAGGACGCGGTAGCCCGCATACCGTGCGATTCTCGCGGAGAATTGGTAGGGTTCAGGTGCGTGATGGGGGGCCGTCGTCCTTTACCAGATCGTGCGGGGAAAACCGCACGGGCTCCTCACACACCGCGCAAACGAACCCGTTGATTCCTACCCGCAGGTACTTGTGCTCGCAGGGGTCTTCGGGTTCGAGAGAGCACCAGCGATCTTCCTGTGGAAACCTGTTCCCCACACAGTGCGGGGGCAATAGACGTATCGTTAGGACGCCATGCCGCTGACCGTCGTAACCGGCCCCATGTACGCCGAGAAGTCTACCACCCTGTACTACCGCTACGTCTCTCGCGCGCTCCGTTCCAAGAAGCGCGTGGACGTGGTGGTGCCCAAGATAGACACTCGCAGCAAAGGACAGGTCGTCACCCATAGCGGACTCACCCTCGAATCGCTGGACGTGAAGCCCCGCGTGGTGACAAGCTCGGCGGACCTGTACCGGGCGATGCCCACGCCCGCGCCCGACCTGATGGTGATCGAAGAAGCCCAGTTCTTTGACATTGACCTTCCGCTGTGGGTGGGGAAGCTCGTCGAGCAGGGTGTTCACGTCGTCGCGGCGGGCTTGGACCTCACCAGCGAGGGCGGACCCTTCGGGCCGATGGGGCACCTCATGTGCCTCGCGGACCGGGTGGAGAAGCTCACGGCGATCTGCGCGTGCGGGGGGGATGCCACCCGGACGGCGTGCCGGGTCAAGAAGGACGGGGACGTGCTGGTAGGCGGGGCGGGGGAGTACGTCCCGGTGTGCCTACCGTGCTGGGTGAAGCGCCCTCGCTAGTCGTTAGCGGGCGAGGTTCGTCAGAGCCTCAAAGGCTTCGTGCATCGGACGGCTCTGCGAGCGACGGCAGTCCTCCAGGGCGTCGTGGACCTGGGCAATGCTCTTGACCAAGAGGTTATGACCCTGCCCGGGGTTCTGTTCGGCCCCGTCGATGGCGTGGTCGAACGCTTTGCTCGCGTTTTCTTCAGCCATCCGCAGGTAGGCGATGGCGTCGTTCATGGCTCTCTGCGCCGCCCCGTAATCCGACTTGCTCGAATCGACTGACTCGAACGGTCCTGCCGTTTTGCCCAGCAGGGGCATGAGATGCGGACGGAGCTCCGGGTTGTTGTGAGCCAGACGGATCAGCTTGGAACGAAGTGCTTGGTCGCTCATTGAGATGGAACCTTCCCTACGGGGTGGGGGGGGGGATAGACGGTCAAACGAAGCCCGACCAGCCCTTGAGGGAGGCGAGGATCTTCTTGGCGGCGGTCTCCCCGTCCGTGACCTTCACGGGCTTGGCGGGGGCTTCCGCGTTCGTGCGGTCGATCACCGTGAGGTAGACGTTGGTGTCGCCGAGGGTGCGTTGAGTGAACACGAGCTGCTGGTAGGCGGGGGATTCGTCCTTCGGCAGCGGGTAGACGGTGACGTAGGCGTCGAAGACCTGCGCCGACACCACCCCGTTGTTGAGCTCCACCGGGGCCATGTGGGCGTGAATCTTCACGGTCACGCTGTTCGGGTACCGGGTGACGGCCTTCACGGCGTCTACCGCCTCCGCGACGATGCTTTTCAGCGCAACGGGCAGGATCTTCTGGCTCATCGCGGAGAGAACTTCCCGCGCCGCCGCACGCCCCTCCGAGAAGCGGTCATACAACATCTGCGCGTCCCGCAGGAACGAGGAAACCGTCTCGTTGCCGGGGCTGAGTTGAAGCTGCGTGCGACACATATTGACTACACGCTCCGCGTGTCGCATCGCGTGCTCGCACTTGACGAACACCTCCGTCTGCGAGTGCAGGGCGAGGTCGGCGGCGGCGATGCGCCCGACGTGCGGCATGGGCACCGTCTCCGCGTAGGTATCGAGCACCGCTTGGATGTCCGACCAGAGGGATTCCAGCACCGTGAGCTCGGCCTCGATAACTTGAAAGGGGGGTTCGTACTCGGTCACGGAGGTCAGATCCTTCATCTGGTGTTGGGCTGCGACGCGACGGGCAAGGTTCCTGAAAGGCGTCTCGCAGACGGCAGGGGGAGGATCTTGCCGACCCTTCCAGAACACGGTGACGATCTCGATGCGCCCTGCGTCGGTGGCGAAGACGATTTTCAGGCGCGTCTTGGGGTCGATCCATTCGATCTTGTCTTGCGCCATCAAAGCTTCGTACTGGCGAGGGTTCGACCTCTGTAGACCCTGCGCGTGGACGATGAAGGAGTTGAGCGCCGCCTCCACGTCCTTGACCGTGATGGATCGGTAATCCATGCGGAACTGGGCATGGGGCAGGATGGTGAAACTCTTGAACCCAGACCCGCTCTCCGTGTCGAGTGGGTAGACCTTTCGGGCGTCTTGATTTGACAGGTCTCCCGTCTGGGCATCCTCGATGAGGTCGGTCCGCATGGAGGGGTTGCGAATGGCGTTGTTGATCCTCTCGACCACCTTGCACGGGCCACCCTTCACGCCCAGCGGCGGGGAGATATCAGCCTTCTTCTTCGCCTTCTCGTCAGCGGTTTCCATCTGCTTCTTCACCTTTTCAGCCCACGCCCGCCCGGAGTCGCCGCCCCAGATCAACCACGCGACGTTGCCCTTGTCGTTCCAAGGTTCCCCCTTGTGCTCGGGAGAGACACCTTTGTTCTTCTCGTGGCGCGAGAAGAACGCCGCCATCTGCTTGATGACCTCGGGGGAGGTGTTGTCGCGGTTCTTGAGGTTCACCGCACGCTGCACCCCACTACCGATGCCCTGCTTGGCCGCTTCCGCCGGGGTGAGCCCGCCCTTGTTCGACGGGCTGGCCTTCTCCCGGTACTCAAGGCCCTTCTCGGCCTCGTCGGCCACCGACTGCGGGGGCTTGAAATCGATGTGCTCGTACTTCTTGGGCACGTCGGCGGTTCGGGTGCGGCGGTGGTTCATGGTCACGTCTTGATGATGAAGTTCACGGCGAGCCACGGCTGCATATTGGCGTGCGCGCTGCCACCGCCCGTCGAACCCGTGGTGAACGTGTGCGTGTGCGCCCCGTTCGCGTCGATGGACAGCGCCGCCGGGACGGTCCACACGTTGAGCTCCCCGGCGCTGGGGTCCGTCGAAGTCACCGTGTTGGTACCGTCCGCGAGGGCGAGGCCGTAGTTTCCCTGACCGCCCGTGGCGTTCGACGTGTGCGCGTGCGACCCGTTGGAGTCCGTCGTGCCGGTGTGCGTGTGGCCCGGGATGGTCGTCGCGTCGAGGGTGACCGTCTCCGCGCCGCCCGTCCCGCCTAGCACCCGTGCGGTAAGACCCGCGCCCGTACCGACACCGATAGGGCCGCGACCACGGAGGTCGGGGAGGTTGAAGGTGTTGAGCCCATCGCCGCCACCGTAGGTCGCCCCGATCACCGCGAACAGAGCCGCATAGGTCGTGCGGCTGACCGCCGCCCCGTTGCACAGAAGGTAGCCGAAGGGGGCGGTCGCACCCGCGTACATCTGGAGGGAGCCCGCCGGGGCCGTTGCACCGGGCACCCAGTTTGTCCCGTTCCAAGAGAGAACGTCACCGACGCCCGGGGCGGGGGTTTGTTGGTCGGGGGTCGGCCCCACGGCGTCGATCATGGCGCGGGCCGTCTCGGGGGTCGCGCCGATGGATGTGTAGATTGCCATTTGGTATCTCTTCCTAGTGTTGGCTCGATAGACGAGCGAACCGTTGGGCGACACGGACGGGGGATGCGCGGAGCCTCTCTCGCACGCGGTCGTTGAGTTTCACGTCTTGGTCGGCCAAGTTCGGGTCCGACAGGAGGAACTCGCGAGCAATGGGGACAAGGCTCGCGCGAGCCCTGCCCGTCAACGAGAACTCTTGAATGAGCGCCATGTTGTCCACTGCGGGTTTCCGCAGGGCTTCAAGGTACTTCCTTGCCTCGTCACTGGACCATCCGCTGGTGTTCTGCTTGAACTGCTCGCGCTCGTTCGGCGTCAAAAAGTCCAGCACCCTCCCCGCGATCCCGATGTCGGCAAGCTCCAACAAGAGCTCGACCGTATGGTTGCCGTTCGCCAGTTGCTTGGTGAGGTATGCCGCGAACGGGGGGTTCTCTTGCACCATCTCGACGATCACGTCGAGTAGGCCAAGGGAACGCATCACTTTGAGGCCCATCGTCGCCTTGGGTGACTTGAGGATGTCCCCGACGAGGATGTTCCCGACAGCTTCCCACGGCATATTCTTGAGCTTCGCGGCGTTGCGCCTCACAGAGGCCATAGCATCGGGCGAGATGGTCAAGTCATACCGCAGCAAGAACTTCAAGACCCGGAGCATCCGAGTCGGGTCGTCGCTGAAGGTCTTGTCGGGGTCCACGGGCGTCGAGATGAGCTTCTGCTCAAGGTGCTGACGACCCAGCCCCGTGAGGTCAATCACTTCGGCCTTGTCAGGGCCGTTGGCGAGGTCATGCATCCGCCACAGCAGGGTGTTGAACGTGAACTCTCGGCGGAACACATCCTCTTCAATGGTCGCGGGGGACACGTCCGTGGGCTTGTATCCCTTGCCCCCCGCACCCTCGTAGGACTCCTTGCGGGCGTTGGCGATCTCGATCACCTCGCCCTTCAGGTTGATCCCGTCGAGCAGCCACTCCCCCTTCACGGTGAGGATCCCCACCCCGTACTGGTTGGTCGCGAGGTTCGTCGGGACAGGGATGGCGTCCACCACCTTTCGGGCGAACCACTCTGAATCCCGGCCCGCCGACACGGAGTCCACCACCACGTCGATGTCCTTGATGGGCACACCGAGGATGAAGTTCCGCACGGCACCGCCGACGACGTAGACGTGTCGGGCGACGCCAGCGTCACGGGCCACCTCAGACAGAAAACTCATCAACGCGATGGACTTGGCGTGTGCCGAGGATGCCATCAGGTACCGGGAAGCGAGCTTCACCGGGTCCACGGACTTCCGGCGCAACCCCGTCTTTAGGGAGAGTTCCACGAGCTCCTTGCCTCCGTTGCGGTAGCTGAACACTTTGATCTTGATCTTCGGTGAGTAACCGTCAGGGAGGTTGTCTTCTATCCCCTCGTAGTCCATCTTGCCGGGGATGACGTAGAAGACTGCCTCCCGATCCGTGAGGTTCATCACCATCTGGGAGGTGGTGGACATATTGTTCGTGTCCCGCACCATGTTGTTCGGATCGTTCCGATCCTTCATCCGGCCCTTCATCAGACCGGGGCCGAGATCAAGGTGACTCTCCAAATCGCGAAGGGTGAGAAGCGCCTTCTCGCGGCGGATCACCGACGAGACGTAATCCTTCCCCTCCGTGTACCCGGCGTCTGTGTGGTAGTGGCCGTGGTTGGTACGGACGTGAACATCCTCCGGGTTCAGTTCCATCACCCGGCACTCGTGCTCCCGAGTCTGCTCGATACAGAGCACCTTGTTGGGGGTCGATACGAACGTGTGCCCCTTCAAGCCCCCCATGAACTCGCAGACGGACTCGACGGCATCGTCGAGGTTGTCGCAGGATAGAGCCTTGAGGATTCGTTTGCCGTCCTTCGTCGTCTTGCCCGTGACTTTGACGAGTTTTCCTTCGGCCTCGTCGATCCCCACGGCGAGCGCCGCGTTGGTAATCCCGATGCCATGCTCGTTCATGCCCTCGCACCACCCCGTCACGTCATCGCGCATATACGCGACCTCGACGCCGTCGAGGAGCTCGCGGACGAGGGTGACCTCGGGGGTGTAGTTGCGGTCCCTCGACTTCAACAGAGCACGCTTTCCTCCCCACTCTCCTGCGGCGATGATACATGCGGTTCTGGAATTCACGGCGTGACTCCCTTTTTCCTAGACCAAGCGGCCCGCAGTTTTTCCCTGTAACCTTCCGGGTCCCTTTTGCTCGCGTGATTCAGAGACATATTGAGCTTGTGCTCTTCTGTGAACACAAGCCCCTTATGAGAAGACGACATCTTCGCCTTGGTGTCTTCCGTGTGAGGACGGCTCACCCCGAAAATCTTGGCCCTCTTTCGACCTGACTCCGACATCTTGGCCCGAGTTTCTAGGGACGGAGCCTTGGTTGGCTTACCCTTCCGCGAAGCGGACATCTTGGCCCGGGTCTCCGCGGTGTGCCTTCGTCCGGTCATGGCACCACCATCGGCGGCCCGACTGAGATTCACGCAACCCGGCTTCCCGTAGTTCTCATCAATCCAGGCTTGTTCCGCAGCCTGATGATCCCCACCCGTTGGAAGTTCCAGGCACACCTCGGGCTCAAACATCTTGTGGATATTGTACAACCGCTGCATCCAAGGGTTGCAGTGCTTGCCTTGCCGAAGGGCCTTGAGGTGGCCTTGCCACCGCTCATTGAAACACCTGGCTCTACCCCCGTAGTAGTGGGAGTCCGAAAGCCACAGGAGATACAATCCGCCAGTATCCATGTGGGTTCTGTTTGGTACCCACGGGGATGATGGAAGAGACCGTCGTGGTGTGAGATTCAGGGTCAGCATGAATCCCCGTCCCAAACACCAGCAGCAATGACGCAAGCGAGTCTGTCCATAGGTGTGGCCTACAGACGGCGGGGGATAGAACGGTTAGGGGCGGGGGGTCGTTAGAAGAGCTCGACGAGGCCCGAAGCCTGAATCCAGGCCACGTTCACGGGCGCACCGAAGTGATTCGCGACGATGGTCATCTCAATCATCGCGCGGGGCATGAGGGCGTTCATCGCCGTGCGGTGCGGAAGGCTGTCCTGCATCAGACGGTCGAGCTCGTTTCTAGCTTCGTCGGTGCTGGACTCTTGTCGAAGGGTGGCCATCGCCGCGAACACTTCGCCCTCGTCGAAGGTGCCTTCCGCGAGGGACATTTCTTCAACGGAGGTGACATCCGGCTCACGGAAATTGATCGTCCACAGGGGTGCCCAGCGGGCGACGAACTCGCGCAGGGCTTCGGGCGTCTCGCACGCCTTCAACCCGGCGGTGTAGTCGGTCATCACCGAATCGCCGTAGACGGCGAACGGATACGGGGGGAGTTTGCGGATCGCAGCCCTGATGGGTTCAAGGGCGGGGTCGTCGGCGGGGTGCGGTCGTTCCATGCGGGGAGTTACGCCCGCATGAAACGACCGTGGGCGGGGGATCAGCCCTCGTAGCCAGCGGGCTTGGCCTTCGCGGCGGCGAGGCTCGCGTCGCGCGCGGCTTGATCCTTCGTGACGGTCTTGCCCTTGACCGCCGGGGTCTCCTGTCCCCACTCCGACACGAACACCAGAACGGTGCCCACGGGCTGGGTCTTGGGGTCCACGGGGGTCTTGGCGGCGTCGCCCATCACATAGACGAACGGGGTGGCCTTCTCACGGGGGGTGCGGGTAGTCATGGTCGGGGGTCTCCTTGGATCAGGGGGTGTGCCCGCCCGCGACACACGCGGCGGCGAGGCGGTCGAGGGCTTCGTGGACGCTCATCTGGGTGCTGCCGCCCCAATCCGACGAGTTGTCCGGGTAGTAGGTGGTGAAGCTCTGGTACTGGTCCCACTCCCCCACATCTTGGTTCTCACGGACGTAGGTGCCGGGGGCCGGGAACGTGGCGAGGTAGCCGGGGCCGAAGAACGTGTCGTTGCCGATCCAGCAGGGCGACCCGTCCGTCTGCACGACGGCGCTGCCCACCACGAAGAAGGCGTACCAGCGAATCGCCGTGCCGTTCTTCAGACGCAGGTACAGGGTGGCGTTCGCGTAAACCGCGAAGCTACCAGCTTGATAGTTGCCGAAGCGGAAGTCACAGTTGTCGAGCGTGAAGGTCGTGTCCGTGCCCTCGTAGGTGCGGCACTGGAACACCGACGTGTCGAGGGTCACGTCCTGCTCGTCGCTAATCGGGTCACCGGGCGAGGCGTTCCCGTCCCAGCCCAGATTGCGAATCGTGAGGGTCGAAGTCTCGGCGGACACCGAGTCGATCTCGAACGCGCCCGCGTTGTCGATGATGACGAGCACGCCCGCGACGAAGCCGTTGACGAAGTTGTCCACGGTCACGGTGGCGGTATCGCCCACGTTGGGCATCGTGAAGGCGGACGTTGTGTACGTCGCCGTCCCGCTTCCTTGCCCGCGGAAGAAAATGTTCTTGAGGCCCGCGCACCCGTAGATGTGGCACGGCCACTCGTAGCCGCCGTCCGCTTCAAGGTACTGAAGGTACTGGTAGGGGCGGAAGCTGTAGTCGTAGTCGTCCCAGCCGTAGGACACGCCCACGATGGTGGTGTTGTTGAGGTGCCACTCCCCCGGCGGGAGGTACACGTCGTCCTGCGACGGGTTGAAGATGTAGATGCTGGTCTCGGGTGCGGAGCTCGATTGCACCGCCGCCACGGCCTCGCCCCACGTCGCCACCGCCCCGGTGGGAAGCGGGTCGCTGAAGGGAGCCCACACCACGGTGGGGACAGAGCGGTTCGGGGCCGCGCCCACTTGATTGAGAGCCGTCTGTTCGGTCGCTCCGACTGCTGCAAAGATGCCCATGAAGTTCTCCTGCGGTTGTCTGGCGACCTAACGCCGAGGTTGAAAGCTAACGCTTGGCCGGGGCACAACCCCGGACAGGGCCGATCTACCTAGCTAGAGACGCCGCGATAGGCGGGAAACCGCTAGTCCCCGTCGTCCTTGAACGTCGGCGTGTTCACGGGCTTCTTGCCCTTGGGGGCCTTCTCCTGCACGCGCATCTTCTCGCGGGCCTTGTCAGCGCGTTCGCCCTTAGCCATGTCGTGGGCCTTGGGTCGGGCCATGCACTTGAAAGGGGTCTTGCCGCCCCGGGTGAGGTCTTTCCAGTCGGGGTCGTCCGTGAGGTCGCCGCACGGCCCAATGATGTCACCGGGCTCGTAGGTCTTCTTGGTCCCGTCCTCGCGGGTGATCGTGCGCTTCACGGGCGAGATCGCCACCCAATCTCCCCACCGCGCCTCACCGGGTGATTTGCCCTTGCCCTGACCGTGGCCGCTGAACCACTCGTCGAGGCCCCCGTGACCTACGTCCTTCTTGGCCTTACCCTTGGCGGACAGGTAGCGGGACGCGACACGGGCGGCGCTGGCGGTCTTCTTCCACCCACCCCCCTCGTCCTTGTAGAGCTTGAGGGCGTGCCCGACCGCGTAGGCACTGGGCCACTTGGTGTAGCGAGACTTCGCTACGTCTTGGCACTTCTCCCAGAGCTTCGGGTTCGTGGGCTCGTTGTCGTCCGCAGCGGTGATGGGATCCATCACCGCGCGCGGGCGATAGAACGGATAGGGGGTGGGGTCAGAACGGGAAGTTCGCGAGCTCGCGGTAGTCGATCACGCACGACCCCACGCGACCGGGCGGGGCGACGGTGTCGTCCACCATCTTCTTCGCGACCATCGTGCGGATCGAAGAGATGTCCTCGGCGTTGTAGCCCTCGGACATGAGCTTCTGCGCGAACTTCATCGAGCCGAACGCGAGGGCGTTGTCGTAGAGCTCTTCGTCGCTGGGGATGGCATCGACGTACGCCTGCCACTCCTCCAGGGTCACCGGGTATTCGAGTTCGTTCATGGCTTTACCTTACGGGAGGTTCAGGGGTTGCGGGGCGCGGCCTGGTTGGTGACGGCTTGGTTGTAGGTGTGATCGGCCACCGCAGAGACGTACGGGGCGAGGGCCATCTCGAAGAGTTTTCGATTCACTTCGACCATGCTGGCCTGAGTCTCCCTCATTTCCGACCACTCTTTCCCGAGCTCGGCCTCGCGGGATTTGTGGACGATCTCGTTGAAGACCTCTTCTTGAATCTCCTGAACGTACTTCCGGGCCTCGTCCAGCGTCGGGTCGCTCTTGCCCGTCGCATCGTCGTACACGGCATCCATCGTGTACTCCTCGACGGGCTCACCCTGACCCGTGCGCCACGCACGCGCCGTACGCTGCTTCATCGTCTCGTTCGAGAAGTCATCGCGGTCAAGGTGAACCACGGTGTTGAACATCTGGAGGTTCTGACCGAGGGCGTAGGACTTCGTGAGGACCATAGCCTTCACCGAAGGATCGCCGCCCATGATCTCGCGAAGAACGTGCGAGGCCCACTCGCCCTTCGGAACCTTCTCACCCTTGAGGTTCGTGTACTCTCGGGGGCCGAAGACCTGCTTGACACCCTCCTTGGTGTACACCGACCCGCCGCGGTAGACGATGACCTTCCCCTTGAGGGCGACGGCGATGCTGATGTTAGGGGTGTGTTCGCTCATCTGTTCCGCCGTCTTCACGGCGAACTTCTCGTCGTCCGTGAAGAGAAGCGTGCGCTTCCCGCTCTTGATCTTGTCGTGGACGAGCCACGTCGCGCCGACCACCTTGGAGCTCGCCACGCCGGGGAACTTTTTTTTGCCCGTGGCGGGGTCGATCACCTCGTCCGGGTAGTTCGACAGCATATCGAGCTGCTTGCGGTACTTGCGAAACTCCGTCTCGAATCGGGCGACGACGGAAGAATCCGCCGAAGAAACCGAAGCCTTGTCGCGGAAGACCTTGGACATGAGCTTCAACAGCTTGGTCATGCCCTTCGCCGCCTTGCGGTACTCGATCTCGACCTCCGGTTGCATGGTCAGAGACACGGTGTCCTGCTTCAGCAGGTCGGGGAGCTTCAAAGACTGCTCGTACGAGCTGGTCCCCGGTGCGCCCACGGTCCGCTTGTCCGCGAAGTACATACCGTTCTTGACCCACGCATCGAAGTCCTGGCGTTTCGTCGGGTCGTTCTTCGGGTCGTCCTTGATACCCATAGCGCGGCCCGCCTTGCGATCCACGAACCTGCGGCGGAAGGCCATGAGCTCCTTCTGAGCCGGGGTCAGAGTCCGCGATCCCGAAGCCCCCAGCGCCTTCTTAGAGAGCTTCGAGTTGTTGGTGATCGCCACCCCGATGTAGAGCTCGTCGGGGTCGTCCTCCATCGGGCTCGCGGTAAGGAGAACCTTGCGGGGGTGGTCGAACTTCTGAGCGGCGACGCTGAACTTGCTGTTCTCGTCTTTTGTGAGAATGTGGGCCTCGTCGAAGAACACGGCGGCGTACTTCTTGGAGAGCTCGGGGTCGGGGGCGATAGCCTCGTAGACGCGCTTGCCCTCTGCGTCCTTGACGGACACTTGCTTCTCGGTGCCGGGGATCGCCCGGTACATCAGCTTCCCGTCCGGGCCGCGCTGGGGCTTGCCCGTCGCGGGGTCGATGATCTTCTCTTGCTTCTCGGTGCCGGGAACCTTCTGCTTCATGGGGCGCTTGCCGCCGTTCACCGCGAACTGGAACTCCTCGTAGGACATCACGTCCACGCGGGACTGAAGCCCCTTCGCGGCATCGTCGGTCATCCAAGCCTGAAGCTCCTTCGGAAAATTGCCCCGCAGGTGGTCCGGGCAGACGTACAGGAAGCGCGAACCTTCGCCCGCCGCGCCGTCGCGAATCATCTTCTGCATCGTGGCGATGGTGAGCAGGGTCTTGCCCACGCCCGTATCAAGCGCCGCGAGGCCCTTGTAGCCCTTGGCCTCGATCCACGACAGGGCTTCCTTCTGCTTCGACAGCAGGTCCTTCGTGAGAACCGGCGGGTCGAAGGGCTCGCCCGTCTCCGGGTTGATAACCAACTGAGTCTTGAACCCGCCGATGCGGTCGAGAGAGTAGCTCTTGGTATTCTCTTGCCGGGTGGATTCCTCAACCCGTGCTTGCTGGGCGTAGTAGTCGCGGAGCTTCTTGGCGGCTTCCGCCGACATACACATCCCGCCCACGGCGGATCGCACGGTGTTGAAGTCCTGGGGCTCAAAAGTGAACAGCGTGTTCGAGTCCTCGTCGTCTCGGATCTTCGGCACCTCGAAGATGGTCGTACGGGTGCGGCCCGGAACCTTCTCCTTGGTTCGCTTGCCGTCGGGACCCTTGACCCACTTCGTCTTCTCGGGGATCGAAGCGCGAGACGCCATCGAGTCGCGGGCACGCTTGAAGGGGTCCTTCGTGCCGCGACCGCCGCCGATGAAGGGAATCTTGATGAGGAGCTTCCCCTGGCTATCGAGGGTGACGTAGGGCTCCTTGTTGACCGTGGAGAGACGGAGGTTTCCGTCCGGTTCCAGCGTCTCGAACGCGACGGGAATCCCGTCCGCGCCCATGTCGTAGGCCGTGCCCTCGACCAGACGGCCCTTCTGGTTCACCATCTCGTCGAGGTAGAAGCCCTTGAAGCGCCCGTCCACGATCACGATCCGCCCGTTGATGTCCCGGCGCGTCGGGTAGATACGGGTGCCCTGATTTTTTGCCGACGCCTTGTTGTCGGTCATCGCCCGAAAATCAACCTCCTGGGGGTTGCCGTCCGCTCCGAGGGGAATCATTTCCGGGTTGTTGAGGTCATCGTCCGAGAGCTTCGACAAGCCCTCGATTTTGAGCTGGTCGGGGCGGCGAACCACCTCGGGCTGACCCTTGGCGTTCATCACGTACATCGGAGAGAACTCCGATGTCAGCATGGCCTGCTCGCGGGCCTTCATCATGCGATCCCGGAGAAACTCTTTTTCGCCGAGCACGCGCCCGTCCGGGGTGTAGACGGTCTTCTCCTTGGTGACGTAATCCTCACTGGCCGGGAGGGCACGCCGTCGCTCATCACCGTCGTCGGGACCAGCCCCTTCTCGATGATGGATTTCTCCACCTCGTATTGGAACTTGCCCGCTTGCTCGATGTTCCCGACAAGCTCGGTGTAGAGATCGGGGTTGTTCTCCTGAAGGTCGCGGAGCCCCTTCTCGTCCTTCGAGAGAATACGGATCAGAGGCCACCGGGTCCCCTCGATGGTCTTGACCTGATACCCGGCGGAGAGCCCCGCCTCGCGGGATAGACTCTGGAGAACCTCCGCGACGGACACGCCGAAGTTCGTGAACACCACGCCCTTCGCCCCCGCCCCGATACGGCGGAGGTTTGCGGCGTTGTCCACGGCACAGTCCGTGATGCTGTTCGCGAGGGCCGCACCCTTCTCATCTCCGAGGGTTCGGATCACGGCTTGCGACAGGTACTTCGCTGCCGCCCGGAACTCCTGAGACAAGTCCTCAACGGGAGCCCCGAGGGACATATGATGGACCTGATCCACGAGCTGAAAGAACCGCAACGAAGCGGGCATCGCCCGAAGCTTCAGTTCCATCACCAGCTTCCGCATCAGGAAGGGCGCGACCGTCGAAGCCTTCGCGAACTCGGGATTGTTATCGAGCCAATCCTCGTAGGAGGTCATCGGTCCGATAGGGGCCTTGGCGGCGAGGTGTTTGCGGGCGATGCGGCTGGTCAGACTGTCCATGCCCCCGCGAAGGTATAGAATCGCTAACGCGACCCCACTTTGGCGTCGCGTTCGGCGCGGACGTTGTTCTCGCCCGCGGTCACGAGCTCGATCAGGCGCTTCTGGGAGGCGTCGAGGTCCATGTTCCCGGTGAGAGTGAGAGCTCCCGTGTCCTTGTCGAAGCGCCGGGAGGTGAGACCCACCGTCCCCGGCATCATCATCTTGACTAGGTTCGGGTCCATCGCTCGGATGCCGATATGCCAGATCATCTGAATCACCGTCCCGCTTCCCACAGATAGGGGTTGTCCCCCGTACTCGCAGGGCTGTTTCTCCCGGTACAGAGAGATGCCCGACCCGGTCAGGAGCTCCAGGTCGAAGTAGGGGACGGGGATGGGTACTTCTGGGCGGTCGAACTTCAGCGTGAGGGGGATGATGACCTGGAGATCCCCCAGGGTGACCGACGGGTTCGGCACGACGCCCCACCCGTGTACCTTCACGATCAGGTCACCCGTCTCGACAAGGCGGGAGACGAACTCTTGTTCCGTCTCCGACATCGGGACGTACAGGCTATGGGAATTTTTGCCGCCGAAGGGGTTTCTCTCGCTCATCAGAACACCGTCACGTAACAGGCCCGTGGTTTCTTCCCCGACGCGGAACCTCCGGTCGTGTAGAAGTGAACCCCAGACCCTACGGCTGGAACTCCCCCCCCGACCACTTCGGACTTGTGAAGGTAGTAGCCCCCACGGTCGGTGGTGATGAACCCGTACCCGCGCACCGGGTCGTACGAGGACACCGCGCCCTCAAGGTGCAGGGGGGCTTCGCAACGAACGACGGTGCTGGCGCGGGTGCCCTCCTCTAGTTCGTACTCGACCTCTTCGCCCGTGAGCGGGGGAACAGTGGTCGGGCCGGAAAACACCGACAGGTGAAAGAACACCTCCACGTCGCCCGATAGAATGAAGCCGTACCGCTTTTCCGGTAGGTAACGCCGTACGGTGCCCTTCACAGCTTGCCTCCCAACGCGACCCTCAGAAGTTCCCCTGCCGCCACCGTTGCGAGGGCGAGCGCCCGCCGCAGTAGGTCCCTCGCGCGGTCTAGACGGTCCGCCTCGGCGTTCTGGAGGATCGCCAAGAAGTCGCTCGCGTCCCGCAGGGGCAACGTGCGACCTACCGCCTCAACCAACTGTGCCGTGTCCATGTGCCCGGTGCGGGTCGAATCGACGAGAGTCTGAAGAACCCTCACCCCCTCCACCCCTCGGTCGCGCAAGGCGCGCATGGAGATTTCCACGAGGGAACGCTCCCACCCGCCGGGAAACTGGTCACGAAGGGACAGCAACGGAACGAGGGCACGATCACTCGGGTCGGGCATCGGGTAGCTCGCAGCTTCTCGGGGGAAGCACAGGGGTTGAGGGCGGGCGGGTTTCCAGCAATCGCCCGTTGTACAGCATCATGTCTCGATGCCACGTCCACCGCGCGGAGTACACCGCCCACCAATCCGCGTAGCCTTGGCATAGGAGGTCCGTCGCCCACGGGCTGTTGGACCGCCAAACTCCGTTCGCGCAGGTGCAACGATGTACGACGATGTCCCGCGTAGCGGGTGCCCCCTCCCGCAACAGACGGTCAGCGAAGGTCACCTCGGTGAGATAGGTGTCCCGGTCCCGTAGCACGGTGCCGGAACACCCCGCCAAGGCTACCGCGAGAAGGAAGCGCCTCACCATTGCTTCTTCCTGCGGTTGTTCGGGTCGTGAATCCCCGGGCGGTTCTGGGACGCCATGAAGCGGTCGTCGATCTGCTGGTCGTTGAAGGGAAACGGCTGGAGGGTGATCGGGTTCAGCGCCACCAAGTCGTTCAGACGCACCTGTTCCTCGGGGAGCATCGTGGGAACGAGAGCCTGGAAGTCCCTTTTCGCGATGGGGACGTTGATGAGCAAATCCACGATGACGTGATCGGGGAGGATCGCAGGGTTGGTAGGGCTACCGGGTACCCCCGCGAGGTTGTTGCGACCTTGGTTGTCGTACCACCAGTTACCGGCCATGCACTACGTTACCTATCGGCCATCTAGGGTATGTCAGAAGAGGAAGATCCCGTGGACATGGGGAATCTGGAGCTATTCGAGGGAGACGTGTCGATGGTGATACGTTCGGACGGTGAGGTGGAGTTCCTCATCGCCTCTGAGGAAGAAAACAGCGAGGATTACCTTCGGTCCCTCCATCTCGTCCATTACTTGAAGTTCGTCCTAGAGGACGAGGCGTGCAAGAGTCTGTTCGAGAAGTCCCTGTCGGCTTCCGTCAACTGATTTCCGTGTAAACCCCTCGGGCGCGGGACATCCACTTCGATACTTCCCGCTCGTCCTTCGGCGTTGCCTTCCCCCATCCCGACAGGTACAGATCGAACTCCCCCGGAATCTCGTCTGCCGAGGTCTGGGGCGTGATAACCGTCAGAAGGTTTCCCCCCGGCATCCGGGCGGTACGCCCAGCGTTTTTCTCGAACTTGCAAGCGAAGAACTTCAGGGCTTCTTCGTAGGCGGCTTCGGGAATGAGAATCACGGCGCGGGTCCCGCGCTCGCAGGCTTGCTTGAGGATTCTGTTCATGTGGTTCATTCTCCCATCCTGATCTTCGCCCCGCGGGGGACGACGGTCTGTTTCGGTTTCGGTGCCCATGCGTCTTCGTCCCTCACCGGGGACTGATTCGCGGGAGGCGGACCCCCTCCGATCATCACCCCCTCGTCCGGGAACTCCGTGTTGATCGTCGCTGGGGGCCTCGGGTTCGCGAGAGGGGGTCGGGGTGCGGGCGGCGGTTCGGGCTCCCTCGCGGGAACCGGGTCTGGGGCTGGGGAAGTCTCGGTTTCGACGGCGATGATCGTAGGGGCGGGGGGCTTCTTTCCACGCGCCTCCGCCAGCCGCGAGACGGCTTCCTCGACCACCAAGGACTTCGCCGTCTCGGGGTCGGGCTCCGAGAGGTGAACCCCCGGACCCGCCCAAGGGTCCGCGCGTCGGGCGAGGGAGACGGCTGCGGACACCTCAACGAAGTGCATCGCCCGGAGGGGGTCGAAGCGCGTGTCTTCGGGGCGCGCTTGCAGAGGGTTGATGAGAAGCCTGTCTACCTGTGTGCGGACCCGCTCGTCGAACGAAGAACTCGCCCACCCGGCGTTCGCGCAGTTCTGGTTCCGGCAACGCTTGCAGAACGTCTCCTTGAACTCGCGCGGGGGGATCTTTTGATCGTTACACTCATTCAGCAGGTCGGGCTTCAAAGTTTTCTCCTTTCACCGAAGCCGCATAGGCTCTCCGCAGCTCCAGAATCTCTTTTCGGAGTTCCTCTACGCGCTGAGAGGCCGGGGTTCCCGCACCGTCCTCCATCCCATCGTTCGCCGCGAGCATCGCGTGGTGGAGCTCGACCAGAACCGTCGCCGTTTTCCAGGGAAGCTCTGGAATAGCGCCCGCCCGGTGAAGCTCGTCCAGTACGAAGCACATACGCAGCGTGTCGTCTGCAACGGCGGCGCATACGTCTACCAGGTTATCCGTCTTCCGCTCCGCTTCCGAGAGCCGCTCCAGAATCTCGTCACTCATCCCTGCACCATCGGTACCTTCCCGCCCCACACCGTGGACAACGCCCCGGTGAGGTCTTCGCCGTTCGGCCCCTCCACCTTCAGCTTCGCGGACGGGGAGAGCTTGCCGCTGTGAATCAGCCGCGCCAGAGTCTCTACCTCGCCTAACATAAAGCCTTTTACCTTATGGGTGAGGGTGAGGATTTCCCGTTTCTTTTCGGTGGGTTGCGCGTCACCCTTGGGCTTCTCTACCTTCGGCCCGATGCCCTTGAAGCACCCGTCGAGCTCGGGCGGGCACTCGCCCTTCTTGCGAATCTTCTTGAGGTCCCACGGCACCGTCCAGTCTGGCCCCATCTCCACGTCGGACGTGAGGGGGACGGCCCAGCCCAGACGAAGGAGGATGTCGTTGCGGCACATCAGCCACACAAACAGGTCGATGGCCTCCTCCAGAATGTCCTTGTCGATCTCGAACACGAGTTCGTCGTGCATGGTGATCAGCATATGGACCTTCTCAAGCCAACCCCTCTTCTTGCACTCTTTGTAGGCGAGCCCCATCGCGATCTTCGTGATGTCCGCCGACGTGCCCTGCACCGGGCCGTTCACCGCGTTGCGCTCTGCCTTCGACCGGAACCCGCCGAGTTCGTGGTCGATGTCGGGCAAGGGGTACCGCCGCCCGAAAGCCGTGGTCACGTACTTGTGCTTCTTGGCATACAGGTGCTGAAGCTTCCACCACCCAGAGAGAGTCTTGTAGGTCTTGTCGAACTGTTCCTTGATGCGCCACCCTTCGTTCTTGTCGCATCCGATGCTGGTCACAACGGCGTTACCCCCGCCGCCGTAACACAGGGCGAAGTTGCACCCCTTGGCGAAGCCGCGAAGCTGTTTCCAGTTCTCCCGCTTCGGGGCGTCCTCCCCGTACACAGAGATGCCCGTGAGGGTGTGCAGGTCCCCGATCTTGTCGCTTCCGCAGTCGGGGCAGTACGGGGGCGGGGCCACGGGAATGGGGGCATCCGCCGTGGGTTGCTGGAACATTCGGTCGCATCCCGAGCAGTGAAAGAACTCCCTCAGCCACTTCGGCTCGCCCGACAGGTTCGTCACGATGCGAAGCTCCACGCCGCTGAAGTCGATGGCCGTGATAACCTTTCCCGGTCGGGAGATGATGCACTCGCGCACCCGCCCCAGGCACTCCGGGCGGTTCGGGTCGTAGGTAGCGGGCGTCCCGTGAAACGGAAAGCGCGTCCCGCCGTCCACCTTGGGGTCTTTGCTCGACGGAGCGTTGAACCGTCCCGTTTCGATGCTGAAGGCGTTGAAGTACGCGCGGAGGGACCCGTCCGCGTGAGCGTCTTCGATGATGGGCAGGAGGTAGGTAGACAGGGCCTTGGAAACTTCGCGGAACCGCTTGATCTTGCCCGCGAACGGGAACCTATCGCCCGCGCTCTCAAGAACTTCTTCCAGCGTGTCCTTGCTGGTGTCCACCTGCCCAGACTTCTCCGTGGCCTTGAGCCCCGGAACCTTGCACTCGCGGAGTAGCCCGCCTAGCTGCTGCGCGGACAGAACGTCGTACACGAGCGGGAAATCCACGTCCTCCGTCTGGCCCTTGTTGACGATGGAGGGCACCCGCTTGGTGATCGTGGCTACCTTCCCCTTCTCCTTCAAAGGGTCGAGCTTGCCCTTGGTGGCAGCGGCCCGCGCCACGTCGATGCGGTCGGAGTAACTAGGCGTCACCACCTCGGGGTCGAACTTAAGAGCCTCATGGCCGGGGGCGCTCCCGCGCAAAATGCGATAGTAGCCGGGGCGAATGTCCCGCCCTATGAGGGCAGACGAGCTCTCGTACACCTCCTCCAGCGCCGCGATCCACTCACGCTGACCGATACGGATGAGCTCCCGCGCCTTCCCTTGGTCGGTAAGAATCCGCGCCCTCTCCATCCACCGGGTGGAGGGCACGCAGAGCTTCTCGATGGCATAGACGAGCGTCTGCCCCTTCCCCTCTTTGGGCTGGAGCACCTCGGGGGCGAGCCTCTGGTAGAGGTTCCATGTGCAGATGGCATCGCTGGCCCCGTACCACGTCACGGGCTCCCAAGACGGGTCGAGCTCCGAGAAGTCCAGACCGTTCTTGCGCTTGTCCTCGGGGAAAAGCTCATCGAGCTCGATCATCTCCATGCCGAGTTCGGTCTTCGAGAGATGCTTCAGCCCCTTCGACTTCGACCGGGTGTCCCGCAGGTACGCGAGGATGAGTGTGTCGTCCCACTTCTTCGGGTCGTCCCACTCGCCCAGCGGCTCGCCGCCGCAGTTCTGGAGGAACTCTTGGTCGAACTTGCCGTTGTGGAACACGGCCACGGCAGGGCTGGCGATCAACCGCGCCATCTCCCGCTTCCACAGCGACCACGACACGTTGTGCTCGGTGCCCGTGCGGTGACGTAGCGGGATGTAGTAGCCGCGTTTTCCGTCGGGGGACAGGCAGCACCCGACGATCTTCGACACCGTCTCACCGTCGTAGACGCAGGAGTTCAGCCCGGTGGTTTCGAGGTCGAGGGCGTACCGCCCGCCCGCGATGCAAGCGTCGATGATGCCGGGAAGGGTCTCGTTCGTAGCCCGGGCGAGGGTGTAATCACCCCCCGTCATCCACGACTTGGGCTCTACTTTGAGGGTGTTCGTGTCTTCGAGAAAGGTGAACAGGTCCATCACGGGACGTTACGCCCGGGAGAGTGTCCCCCGTCACTTCGTGTCGAAGGCGTACAGCCCGTGCCCGACGTTGGTGAGGCACTGGGCGAGCTCCGCGCGCCCCGCAACGGTGGCGAACCGGGGCGACCAACGGGACGCCTTCACGGTGGCGAGCTTCACCCACCACTCCGCGCCCGTCTCCCGGCAACGGAACCCAAAGCGCAAGGTGCGCGGGTCGTCCACGGCCTCGATCACCGTGTCGGGGGCCGCGTAGACGACGTGATCGGTGATGTCCGTGAACATCCCCTCTACGTCGGTCCACGCCTCGGGTGCCCCGGCACGGGACTCTTTGACGTGACTCACACACGGGCCGTTGATGCCGCCCCACACCTCGAACGTGCGAAGGGTGTCGCCCTTGCGGCAGGTGATACGGGCGGGGTCCCCTTCGCGCCCTTCGCCCGCCTCGACCTTCGTGACCGTGAACCCCACCAGCAGCGGGGCCAGAACTTCATGAAACGACTTCATAAACAACCTCTTGATCCGGGGTCATACCTTCTCCGTGCCGCCGTTGAGCGGGTGCGCCGTCACCTCACAGGTGTACTTCCCGCCCCGGTCTACCGTCTCGCGCATCGCGACCGTTTCGAGGCCGATTGGCGCGACGCCGATGCCTACCGCGTTGGCGAGGGCGGCGTGGCTGACTTCACCGATTTCGGTGAGGCGTCGGGCTCCTCGACCACGACCACCACGCCGTCCCGCCAGTAGCGCACGACAAGGTTGACGAGGGTCGCCTCCTCGCCCGTGAACGTGGTGGGCTCCCAGCAGTCGGGGAGCTTCGGTCCCGGCACGCAGTTCGGGGTGGCGTTGAGGCACGAGCGTCGCTGGGCGCAGGGTGTCTCCACCACGGGGAGTCTCTTGACCAGCGCCTTGGGGGGTGGTCCTAGCACCTTCATCAACGGGGTGGCGTGGCCGCGCAGGGCTTGGTCGAGCACCAGCTTCGGGATCACCGAGAACAGCGGCTCCCAATCCGTCCCGACGAGGAAGTGCAAAGCGCCCCACGGGCCACCCGTCTCCGTGGGGATCACCCGCGCGATGGTAGGCTCACCCCACCGGAGGTCGGGGAGCTTGGCGGTGACGATGCCCTTCATCTGTTTTGGTATCTGGCGCGGAGCTCGTTGATGGGCTCGCTCAGAGGGTGCCCCGCTGCTTGAAGGCACTCCAAGATGCGCCCGTCCTCGTACGGGTCGTCGGACATCCCCAACACGGATTCGATCTTGTCTGCCTCGGACATCTCGCCCCAGCATTGAGCACAGGGATCGTAGAAGCCGTCTTCCCGGGTGTGATTGAACGAAGGCATAGGCACCTCGGCGTAGATTACGCCCGGGGCCGCAGCAGGGCCGTCAGCAAAGATCGCATCGGGCCTTCATCCCCGCCGTCCTCTAGCACACGCGCCCGGTCGAACGCCTCCCAAAGCTTCAGCACCCGTGGAAGGGGCTCCGTGCGCTCGATGGTGAGGGCTCGTAGCACCCTCTCGGTGCGGACCCGTACCGGGTCTGCGTGCGGGGCGTCGAGCACCGCCGCTACGGGATCGGCAGGGGTGGTGTCGTCATCGCCCTCTTCCCACGGGAGAGAAGGTAGCCCGTACCGTTGTTCCAGCGCGTCGAGGGCCGCGTGGAAGGACAACCCCTCCTTCTCGCGCGCCGTGGCAAGAGAGTCCCGGGACCGGGCACAGGCCCAGCAGTACCACTGGTTGGTGCTCGGGTAGACGCGGGCAGAGGGTTTGCCATCCGTCCCGTCACCGTGGAGGTCGCACTGGAACTGCTGCTCCCGGTCAACGTCCTGCACCCGGTAGCCGTAGTCCTCCAGCACACGGGTGATGGGGATGTCCGTGCGGATGCGCGCGGCGCGGCGCTCAGACCTTGTCACTGCCCCACGCTTCCAGCACGGCGAGGATGCGGTTCAGCCACTTTACCTCTTGGCCGTCCAGCACCTTCTCCGTGGCCTTCTTACGAAGGCGAAGGCACTTGTCGCTGCAAATCTTGGAACAGTACGGGCTGTTCCGGCGGGACACCTTTCGGCACTTCGGGCCGGGACACAGGTGTGCCTTGGACTTCTCGGTGACCGGGATGTCCTTGGGGCGCTTCGACACGGGTGCCACGTCAACGGGGTCTTCCACCACGGGCTTGGGTGCGGGAGGGGTCGGTGCTTTGACCCGTGACTTCTTGAGCTTTTCCGACGCTGCGACGAGATCCGCGATGACGGTCTCGTCCAGATCCCGTTGCGCTTGACCCAAGGACATATCCTCGGAAAACGCCTTCGCGGGGGGTGGCGGTACCGTCACGGGCGCTGGCGGTTTCACCCCCACTGGGGGCACCCGCCACACGACGGGCTTGGGCTCCTCGGGGTTCATCGGCGGGCGGTATGCCTCGGCGGGGCGGGGGAACCCGCACGCGGGGCACTTGAGGGTGAGGGCGGGGTACCTCTTCGACGTGGGGATGTGTCGCTCGCACTTCCATATGAAGTAGTTGATCCAAGCAGAGGAAGTTCTCACAGCATCCCTTCGATTTCTTTCAGAGCCGCGTCCACCTTCATATCGTCCTTCTTGCCCTGCATCATCGGGACTTCTTGCGAGGTTAGGATACGTCGGCAGTGCCACTCGACCCGCGCAAAGTGGTTCTGGAAAGGCGCTTGGTCGCGGGACTTGAGGCACTGGAACAGCACTTTGTTCTGCGCCCGGAGGTCGTTGTCAACGTAGCTGGCCGTCACGATGTCGGAGCTACGTTCGCATTCGTTGGCGTAACTCAAATGGGTTAGGTTGTACGGGCCGTTGGCGTAGTTGCCGCCGTTCGCCGCCGCTTTCTCGGCGGACTTCTCCGCAGCCTTAAAACCCTCACGGCTGATCTGGAAGAGGTTGACTACCGCCATCCCCGCGCCGCGGTTGAAGTTCATCGCCAACCGTTTGAGGTCGCGCAGCACTTCGTTGAGGCGCTCCGTGGTGCTAGGCACCCACTGGCGCGGGGCGAGCAACCCCGCGTGATCGACGAACAACAGGTTGAACGGTGACTTCGAGTAGATGAGTTCCGCCTTCGCTCGGAGGTCGGCCACGTTGAAGTCGGACTTGTCCGGGTCGCTCACCTCGATGTGGATCTTCCCGTACGACCCGCTGTTGAAGTCCGGGATGACGTAATCCATCAGGAACGTCTTTTCCGTCTCGGTCAGCCCGCCGTCGCGGATCTTCCCGTAGTCCAGCCCCACGTTCGGGCCGGGGGACTTCTGAATGCCCAGACGGATGCGGTCATCGCGGAACTTCCCGTGGAGGCTATGCATCGCGTAGAGAATTCTACGGCACTGGGAGTACGGCATCTCCAGCGAGAAGATCAGCCCGTCGTACTTGTAGTACACCGCTTGGTTGTACAGCCAGTTCAGGGCGAGGGTGGACTTCAGACCGCCCGTGAACGCCGCGTGCGTCCAGAGCTCGTACTTCTTCGCCCCGCCCAGGGCTTCGTCCATCTGCTGGATGCCCGTGTACTGGCCGACGCCCGCCAACGGGTCGTTCTCGACCTTCTCGTACTCGCGCTTGAAGTCCTCGCCATCGAGGGTGATCTCGCCCGACAACCGCGCACCCGTCGTGGGCATCACGATGTCGTGAGACTTGTTGACGAGGTACCGCACGGCGTCTACGGGGCCGCGAAGATGCCGTGACTTCTTGCCCTCCTTGATCTCAACGCCCGTCTGAAGGATCTGCGCGGCTTCTCGGAGGATGTCCCCTACCATTCGGGAACGGCGCTCCTCCGCCCGCTCCTCCAGCCGCTTGATGAAGTCTCCCTTGAAGACGGGCTTCAGCGGAGCGAGCACCTCCAGACGGTCACCCGCCTCGGGATTCTTCAGCGTCTCGAAGTGAGAACGGACGGTGCGAATGTCTGGGGCGTGGTTGTGCGTTCGGGCGAAGTCGCGCACGAACTCCCACAGCACCGTGTCCTCTGGAACGTCGAAGCCCAGCCCGCTCTCGGACAGAGCGAGATAGTTACGAAACGCGAGCTCTTTGTCGTCGGAGGGGAGCGCGATGAAACACGAGCGCAGTAGAAATTTCACTTACCAAACCCCTTCGGGTTACGCTTCCGGGGCATAGGATCGGGACGCTCAATTCGCGTCGTCTGTGCGACCGAAGCCCCCGGAGAAGAGTACCCCGCCGAAAGGGTGAGGGATGTTCCGGCCTTCGGGGCGGGAACCTCCGTCTCGGTATCCCCGGATACCATCTCGATGGAAAGCCCCGGCTGAAGATCGTCCAGCACAACGCGAGGGAACTGCTGAATGTGATGCAGACCGTCCTCACTGAACGCGAGGTGCGACGGGTCGAACCGTCGGGCGGGCTGATCGACAACCCACGTAGGCTTCCCGACGTGCGAACGGTGGTACAAGGCTTCGAGGAAAACTTCCCCCATCGCGCTGTTGCGAGCGGACTTCACCCCTAGACGGATTACCAAAAGCTCGGGCGGGTCTACGAGGTCTACCAGAGTGGCCTTCTCGATAGACACGCTGGCAGAGTCGGGGTCGAGAATCTCCTTCCCGACAAGGCCGATAGGGGACAACCACGCCGTCATCATGTCGCTGTCTGTCACCACCTTGAACCCCCAGTAGGGGCCATTGCGTAGCCCGACGTGACGTAGGTGCGCCCGAAGGGTCGCGTCCGTCGCCGTGATGTACACGTTCTTTCCCGCGTACCGAGTGAGGGGGCTACGATCCAACCGCGGGGCGGAGGTCAGCCCCGCCCACGCACGGTTGACGTTTCGCACCGTGTCCTTGGCGATCTGGCACGGGCATGGCTTGGTGAGCGGGATACCCCGCGCGTCTGTGCCCGCGTCGAGGTAGCCCGTACCGTAGCACTTGTCGCAGGGATTGTCCGTCACTTGTGCCTCGCGCGGGCGTCCGAGATGAGCTCGGAGAACAGGTCGGAGAGGTCGTTCGTCGCGTCTACGGTTACGCCCGCGTCGTCCTCGCCCTTGATGCGCTTGCCCAGAACGCTCTCCACCAACCCCATCTTCTTGGTGAGAACTTTCACCACCCGGTCGTCGATGGTCCCCTCGGTCACAAGGTGAATCGCGTAGCAGCGGTCATGGGTGCTACCGATGCGAATCATCCGCCCGAGAATTTGCAGGTAGTCCCCGGCGCTCCACGGCGTGTCATAGAAGATGAGGGCCTTGGCGGCTTGGAGGTTGATGGCTTCCGCAGCGGCGGTCGTGATCGCCACCACCCTCGCGTCGCTCTTAGGGTCTTGGAAGGCGTCCTGCGAGGTCTTTCGCTCCCGCTCGTCCTCCGCGCCCGTGATCCGCACCGCCCGCACACCCTTCTTCTTGAGGGCCGGAACGATGATGTCCACCATCTTGCGGAACCGGGTGAACACGATCACCTTCTCGCCGTCGAGCTCCCCGTCCGTGATGAGGTCGAGCAGGGCGTCGAGCTTCTCGCTCTCACCGTCGATCCCAATGAGCTCTGGGTGGTTCACGATCTGCTGGCAGTAAGTGACGGCGGTGAGCTTGGTGACTTCTTTCTCCTCGGTCTGCCCGGTCTTCTCGCCCACCAGCAGAAGACCCTCCAGTGCCTCTTGGTACTTGGTTTCCTGCAACTTGGTCATCCCGACCTTGACGTGACGGGTGACGAGGGGAGGAAGCTCGCTCGCAACCTCGAACTTCGGACGACCGAGAAAGTACGGGTCGATGCGCTTGCGGAACTCCTCGATGTCCCGCTGGCGGTACCCGACAATCACGGGCACCTGCCTACGGGTGCCGGGGAGAATCTGCATCCGGGTGATGCAGTATTCGTTCATGAAGTGGTTTTTGGACCCGAAGAGCCCCGGCACCAGCACGTTGTACACGCCCCACCCCTCGATGAGGTTGTTCTTGATGAGCGTGGCGGTCAACGCCCACGTTCGCTCTGCCTTGCTCGACAGGTATTTGCAGACTTGGTGAACCTGCGTCTCGCTGTTCTTGTACGCGGAGCAGTTCGACACGAGCGTACCGTTGGAGAAGTAGTTATGGTTCCCCTCCACCTCGATGTCGTAGACATACTTGTGGTTGGGTTGGGGTGACCATCGCTCGATGGCTGTGATGGAGTCCTCTACGAGACCCCAGACGGGAGTCGAACTCCCAGACACGTCTACAGTCGGCATTCCGGCGGGGAACTTGTGCTCAACGCCCGGAATCGACCCCGGCAGGATGGAAAAGAACCGCTCTGTTTCTTTACGGTTGAGATACAGGTACGAGTAAGGCTTTCGACCCGCCCCGGTGGCACGAGCGGTCTTGACTTCAGCACGCACGCCCCACTTCCACCGGAGCCAACCCACCATCAGTTCGTGGTCCTCGCGGGTGAACCCGTGAGTACTGATGCTCACAACGTGACTCACGGTTCCATTTGAATCTACATGGGTGTTGAGGCTTCCGTCATCCGCGTGCCAGACAGCCAGCCCGAGAGGTCCGATACGATCCAACCATTCCGCCGTAACTCTTTTCTTGCCTTCCCGCCAGATGCCCGACTTGTCGATGAAGCTAGAGAGGGCAGGGTTTCCGTTCACAAAGAACCTGCCGTGCAGCTTCTCCGTGCCATCTTTCTTGGGGTACCCACCATTAGCCCCCCATCGGATATCGGACACCCCTAGTTGTGAGAGCACGGAGTGCTTGAACTCCAGAAGTTTCCTCTGTGCCTCGCAGTGCCCGAAGGCCATCCCTTGAAGATTTCGGTCTGGGGACGTGATGCTGGAGTCCCCGAGAAGCGAACCCAAGAGAACCTGCCACTGAACCTCGTTGGGGATCTTGTTCGAGTAGTGGTACACAGGGCTCCCCACTCGGAGTCTGTACAACGGGACCTTCCCGCTCGGCGTGTAGAACTCATGGCTCCCAGTCACCCGGACGTTCCCCGAGTAACCGAAGGAGACTTTTGACAAATCTTTCCGCTTGCCCGCGTTCAGCGGGTTGCGGAACCAGTTGATCACGGGCTTGGGCTCGACCGCCCCCGTATCCGGGTTCCAAGACATCACCGACACGGGCAACCTCTTGGATACGATCTTTCCGATGAGCTCCGTCGTACCATCCGCCAGCACCACCGGGGTGTGGTAGTCGAAGCACTCGTCGGTGATGAGGACGTACCCATCTCGGTCTTGCAGTTCCGCGAAGTCCTGCACCGCCGTGCGGTAGCCCATCACCAGCACCGTCGGCCCCGTCTCCGCCCAGAACGCTTCCCGCACCTTGCGGCGCTGAACGGGCGTGCCCCGGCTCACGAAGGGGGTGACCCCGTTCGTGAATTTGCGAAACTCCCCCGCCCACTGCTCCACCGAGGACTTGCTCGTGAGGATCAGCACCTTCTGGTCGGGCGTGCGCTCCCAGAGGTAGCACAGGGCCGAGATGGACTGAAGGGTCTTCCCAAGCCCGGTGTCGTCCCCGAGCAGAAACCGCTTCATCGCGAGAAGGTGCATCACCCCCTGCACTTGATAGTAACGGAGCTTCAGCGGGCGGGGGGTGCCGTCCAACGCCGTGAAGGCGTCCCGCATATACGCGGAGGGACGCGCTTCGAGGTCCGTGCGCTCGCGGATCTTCTTGAGCTTCTCGTATGCGGGGTTGGGGGGAAGGGAATCGGCGGGCGTTTCGTCGATGGGGAGCAGGTCGTCGGTGGACATAGCTCCCGACGTTACGCCCGCCGACCGTCAGGTGCCCGGATAGTACGGGGCGGGGGTGGCGTTCGGATCGCGGGTGCTACGGGTGCGCCCCCGATCCATCGGGCGACCGGGGATGAGGTAGCGGTCTGCCGCCGCGTAGCCTTGACCGTAGCCCGAGGGGGAGATCACCCCCGAGAGGGTCACCCCATCCCCCGTCGTCGTGGGCGTTCCGTAGACGGCTTGGGTGAGCACCACCATCTGGATTTCGTCGCCTTCGGTGCGGACGGAGGAAACCCCAAAGGCTTTCTCCCGGTAGTTCCGCACGAGGATCGCCTTGCACGCGAGGGCCGCGCCCTTGAGGACGGGCTGCACGCTGGCCGCGAACGAATCGCTGACCCATGTAATAGGCCCGCCGGGGGCCGCGCCCGAAAGCACAAATCCCGCGCCGCCGCCCCTGTAGATGCGGTACTTCTTCGTGCCCGACGGATAGAGAGTCGGGTCGTACGCGAAGTATTCGAGGATCGACCCGTCGCACATCGAGAGAACCGTTCCCGGCTCTCCGATGAACCGAGTGTACTCTTTCCCGCCGCTGGTGAGGGGGACGTTCTCGTACACGGCCCGAAGGCTCCCTTGGTACGAACGGAGGGAGGTAGCCCCGTCCCCGAGGAGGTTCTCAGCCGCGAAGTCGCTGTCCGAAACGAGGATGCCCAGCGGGAGTCGTTCGGTCATGCCCGTGAGGGAGATCACCGAGCTACCGTCCCCCGCGTTCGCCGGGTAATCCACACCTCCCGCGAAGTTGGTAGACGTACGGGGGAGGGACTGCGCGTTCTGGACCGTGGCGAGGTTCAGGATGTTCGTCCCCGCCGAGGGAGAGCCCAGCGACAGGCTGATCGTAGCGGCGTTACCGCGCGCTCCGGGGAACCGCGAGATCACCGTGACGGTGGGACCCACGGCGACCGCTTGCACATACGGAGTGAGACCGTTGACGGCGAGATTGATCGCCGTGGCAAGCCCCGTGGCCGTGTCCGTGTTGTTCGACCCCACGGCAAAGAATCCCGGCGAGCTCGCCCCCGCCGCGGTGAGGGACTTCGTGACGCCCGAGACGGTGAACGTCACCGTGAGGTCCATAGCGTCGAAGAAGGTGAAGTCCACGACGTTGACCGAGGCGCGGGCGTACGTCTCGTTGTTCGTCTGCCCCGCCGTGAACGCGCTCGGGATCACTCTCCAGGTATAGTCCGAAGAGGTGGCGGGGACGCGCTGGCCGTAGCTACTGAAAGACGCGGGGGAGGTAATCCCGCAGTCCGTCACCGTGTCTTGGTACAGCATCCCACCGATCTTGCCGGTACCCAGCGTGGTGTAGAAGTCCATCGTAGCGAGGACTTCCACGGCGCGCGGGTTCGGCACTTCGACTTCCGACTGCGGGGTGACGGAGGTCTGAAGGCCCACGGCATCCGTCTGTGCGATCTGCCCGTACCGGGTGCCGTAGTCCGCCGCCTGGGGCGTAGAGCCGTCCCGCGTCATGTACGGGTCGCCCTGGTACACCGTGCGGTCGAACACCTCGTACGGCTGAACTCCCGGCGGGGGCGGGGAGGGCAGCATCACGTCCACGGACGTGAGCTCCAAGTTGGATGTGGAGGTGACGGAAGTCCCGTTACCCGCATGGGCGCGGGCGAGGATGTAGGAGTTCTTGTTGATGAACCCTTCCGCGAAACCAAACACCACGCACTCGACGACGTAGTTGTAGCTGTTGAACGTCGCACTCGGGACCGTGTAGGCGGCGGGGACGCGAGTGATGTCGATGGCCGAATCGGGCACCAAGTAGGTGTGCGAGTCGTCCAACTGCGTCACGTCGTTCCCCCCGCCTTGACGGATGAACAGGGTCTGCTTCGTCGCGTCCGTGCGAAGAAGGTTCGTGGGCGGGGTCGCGCTGATCGGGGCCGTGCGGTCCGTGTTGAGGAACGCGCCGACGTTCGTGCCGTCTTGGTGGGCGAGGAAGTCGGCGCGCTCGTACACGCCGTACAACCGCGCGATTCCGAGGTACGGGGGAAGTTCGATCCCCCACATACCTTCACCGAGATCCGAGCTCACCACGTCCGGTAGGTACGTCTTGCGGGCCGCGTAGGAGAGGTGAGGGCTACCCCCCGTGTTCGTAGCCCCCCCGTAAACCCCCGCGTTGGTGTCGAACAGAAGGGACACCACTACGGCACTACCCCCGTTGTCCGCGCCGCCGATGACGTAGAACACGTCGGCGGACGTTCCCGGTTGATCGAGGAACAAGTGGTTGATGCCCGGGTAGATCGGATCGCTGGCACCCGTGTAGTAGTGGTACGGGATGTCCTGCCGCCCGAAGCGGGGGACGAACTCCGGGGGCAGGATGTACGCCTGGGTAATGCCCGAGGCGAAGAGCCCGTGACCGTCCTTGGCGAAGTTGTACGGGGCGACGGGCTGGTAGTTCAGCGGGCCGATGAGGGTGGTAGACACCGAGAAGGGCTGCGCCGTGCTGCTGTACCAAGCGTCGGTGACGTTCAGACCCTTGAGAATCAGGGTCTTCTTGGTGAGGGGGCGGAACACCGCCGTCTTGCTGCCGAGGTCTACGAACAGTTCCGCCTCGCGGTCCTGCTCCGTGAGGCCCACCACCGCGCCGCCGAAGGCGGGAGCGAACGGACCCGATAGACCTTCCGAGGGGAGGCGGTTCCAGAGTTGTACCTGGGTCGCCTCGTACACCACGTCACCGCTGGGGTAGCCCGTGTCGGTGACGAACCCGGGATCTTGCACCGACACGGGGCTACGGGCGAACGAAGCGATGGGGTTGCGAACCCCGAAGCGGTCCAGGCGGTCGGGCACCCGCTCGCTCGCCCCGCGGGACGGGGACCAAAGCAGGTCCGTCGTCAGCGTGGCCTTGCTCTTGACCGGGACGAGCTTGCCGCCGGTCTCCAAAAGCCGGTACCCCACGTCCACGGTGCCCCAGGGGAGCCCCGCTGCCTTGAGGTCGGTGAGCACAACGGCGACGCCGTGGGGCTGGTTGGAAGATCCCGCGTCGTCTTCGAGGTTGATCTCCTGCGAGCGGAACTCGATGGTGACCTTCTGGGTGAGGCTGCTCACGAAGGCGCTGAAGTCCGCCGATAGGGGTCGAACCACCAAGTGGTGAATGTCGGAGGATACGTTCTGCGTGTACTGCCCGTCTGTCGCCGCAGTGGTGCCCGCGCCGATGACCTGAAACGCGCCGTTGTTGTCGCGGTCGTCCGGGTCCCCGTAGACCACAAGGTACAGCTTAGAAGACCGACCCGTGTAATCAGCCCCGTCGTTGGTGAGGTAGTCCCGAAGGGTCTTCTGACCCCTACCGAGGAGGGGCGTGTACGTGTTCCAGTTGATCGAGGAGATGTTGATCTCGTACTGAGGACCCGCAGCGTTCACGAGGTTTGTGCTGTTCGCTAGCACCCCCGTGAACCGAAGGTCGGAACGCACCAGACCGCCGAGGACGATGAAAGGTCGCTCGAAGTTCGTGCTAGCCACCGGGAACATGGGGCCGGGGTGGTTCAGCACCGCGCCCGAAGGAGCAGAGAGCGCCGAGGCGGTGACGTACCCCACCCGGTAGGCGTTCTGGTTCGCGGACGTGCCCAAAGCGGGAAGGTTGCCGTTCGCCCCGCCGAGGAATCGAAGCTGCCACGGCTGGTGGGAATACAGGTCCACCTCACCCGGCTTCCACACCTCGTACGGGGCGACGAAACGGGCGTTCTTCTGACCGTTGAGGGAGCCGTAGAACGCGCCGGAAACTCCGTCCACGCCGCCGATGTCCACGAAGATCACCGAGCCGTTCGCCCAGCCCTGGTCCCCGGTAGCCCCGAAATTCATGAACCCGTTGGGCTTGAAGTCTGCACCCGGAGTCCATGCGACGCCCGCGCTGAGGTTGTCGAAGGTCGTCGCCGTGTAGTGAGTCCCGTCCAACGACGCTTGGTCGTTGAGGATCATCGTGACATCCGTCTGGAGCGCCGCGCTATCGCTCCACACCGTACGGATGCCGTTCGGGGCGTCCACCGGACTGGTGTGGTTCGGCGTCGGAAGGGTGTTCGAGAAGATCGAGACTTCCGTGGTGACGGGTCCCGCGCTATCGCCCCCCGTGCCCGAGGTCTTGAAGGTGGTACGGAGGTTGTTCTGGATGAGCGCCGCGACGCCCTTTTGGAGCAATCGGGTGTAATCCCAGTCCCCGAAGTTCACCGAGCGCCGCATATCCAGAATGTCCGTCACGGCGATCTGATCGGCGTACAGGCCATCGGGGCGGGCGCTATACAGAGACACCTTCGTGCCCGCTGGGTGGAACCGGGCCTGGGTTCCCGCGCGACCACGCCCCAGTAGGTCGATGAGGATGTGCGAGGGGTAGGTAACGGTGTCGAGGTTCTGGTCGATGGCGATGACTTCGCGGTCGATGCCCTCCCCGATGGTCAGGTACCTACGGGTGGTCCCCACGGGGAACAGGTTGGGGTCGTTCAGCGCCGAAGCGACGTAGTTCGCCACCTCGACCCAACTGACGGTCGTTTCCAACAGGTCGTTCTTCAGCGTAGCCTGAAACAGCAGCCGCGAGTTCAGGTAGCTGGTCGAACTGGGTGTGCGGGTCACCCCACCGTTCTGGTTCGGCGTGCCGCCCGTGGCGACCGCCGTGAACTCCGTGGAGTTGCGCCGGAACACCGCACACACCGGCACGGCATACACATACCCGTCTACGGTCCCCAAGGCGTTCGAGGGAACTCCGTTGCCCGAGCGCCAGAGAGAAGGATCGCCTAGCTCATCCCTCATGTTCGTGAAGGTGAATCCCGCAACGGGTGAAGCAGCCGTGCCCTGCGCGAGCACCACCGGATCGGTCATCCCATCGGGGAAGGTTTTGAGGTCCACCGAGGTGCCGAGCCCGCCGCCGCTACCCACCACCCGGAAGCGGTACTGAATCTGGACCCGCTTGGTGGTCTCGAAGCCCACGGCGGGGTCTTCGATCTGATCCGCGAGATTCGTCCCGCCGTACTGGGTGTTCCCGTATTTGAAGACGGTGCTGGCGGTGGGTTTGTTGGTAGTGGACGGGTTCGGGGACACCAACGCACGCCACACTTCGAGGAACACGAAGTCCGTACGTCCGTCCGTGCTGGGCGGCGGGTTCAGAAGAATCCTGTTCGATACCCCGTCGGGACCGCCGCTCTCAGGCATATACGCGCCCGTGATCGGGATGACCCAGCCGTTCACCGTTGCGTACAGGGCGGGGGCGTTCTCGTAGTCCCCATCCGGGAGGGCGGGCGGGGAGAGGATGAACTGGTTGCTGTTCAGCGGGTTGGCGATGTAGTCTTCCTCGCACCGCGTGGGGTCGAGAAAGAACCCCGAGTGAACCTGCGCCCGCACCAACTGAGAGAGATTCTCCCAGTCCACCTGCGACATGAGGTTGAGCTCGCTGTCCAGCGGAGGCTTGTCTGCTTGCCAAACGACGGTCGTGAACTGCTGCGCGAGTGCGGTCAGAACGCGAGAAACGCCGGGGCCGAAGCTCTCAGACATGGGGCACCTTTCAGAACAACACCGCGTAGGCGGTGAGGTAGACCTTGTACGGGTTGTGATTCACGAACGCCAACCGAAGTAGCGTACCGGGGTCACACGTTACGCAGGGGGATAGACGGGATACGGGCGTGTAGCCCGCGCCGTCATTGACCGACAGGAAAACTTCTACGATGTCTTGCGGGGCTTCGACGAGGTTCTTGATCGCCGGGGTGTTCGTGCCCGCCCCGTAGTCCATCACGTCGTCGGTCACCGTCATCGTGTACACCTTCCAGTACACGATGAAGTTGTTGGCGCCCACACCGCCCGTCACAGGGCCAATGTCAATCGTGTCCGTGATGAGCACCCCCGGCCTAGGGGGCGTGGTGTACGGGTTCTCCGCCAGCACCGCCACCGAGTTCGGGGCGACGCCCGCCGGGGCCGCTGCCCTACCTAGCTGGCACCGGGACGGCCACGATTGCGCCGGGGGTCCGGGGTCGAAGGGAAACGTCGCCGTGGGGTCGAGAAGGCCCACGTCCGCCGACGTGAGCAGCGGGTTCGATACGACATGGCGGTAGCCCGCGAACGCACGCCGAAGGTTCTCGAAGATCTCTCCGGTGATGTAGTTAGGGGCGGCGGTGTTGATCAGCCGCGAGGCTTCCGTGATGCGCGGCGGGTACACCCCGTCGGGGATGTCTACCACGAATTTGCCGTTGATCGGGGTGGAGACGCCCGCGGCGGGTGACGGCGCGACCTGAATGATGACCGAGCTCGTCTCGTTGACCGGGAGGTCCGGGAGACGGTTCACGTCCGCGTAGATTCTCATGGGCGTCCTACTCTACGGGGGGTTCAGTCTTGCCGGGGGGCGTCAATCGACGCGGGCGGGATGGTTTCCCGGCCCTCGCTGTCGTCGCGGGCGGGCGCGGGTGCCGCTTCTTCCGCGGGGGGTGTCACGGAGTAGGTGCCCGTTGCTACCGGGGGCGCGGTGGGCTGCGCCGGGAGCATCCGCTTGAACCGCTGATACAGGTAGTCCGAGAACTGCCCGATGGCCGCGCCCCACATGGCGTAGGCGAGGCGGGAACCACCACCGTGCTCGTTGACGTACTGCACGAGCACCTCCGGGCGCATCGGGACGAACGCGCCCATGATCGCGCCCGAGAGGAGCGGCACGAGGGGGAGCACCGCCCGGTCGATCACGGCGACCTCGCCCCGAAGTTCCTTCCCGGTCTTGGGGGTGCCCGCGTTCTTGAGAACGAGGTACGCCTCGATGCCCGCTTTCACCGCTTGGGTGAGGCCGACGATCACCACGGCGAGAAGGGCCGACTGCCAAGCGTACAGGATGTCCAGCGGGTTCATTGATGGGTCCTTTGGTCAGTAGTTCTTGGGGCCGGGGTCGGTGTAGACCATAGAAACACCGTAGATGCGGTCGTTTGTGCCCGTGTTGTTGCTCGATGTGATCGTGAGGTAGTAGTAGTCCGTCGAAGTGTTATCGACGTAGACGGGGACCGTGCCCGCGTTGTCGGCCCACACACCAATGGTGTATTGGGTGTCACCGAGGGCGGCGAGGTTGTACGTCGTTGCGATGGGAGTCACGGCAGGACCGAGATAGATAGGCGTAGACGTGGGCACGGCGGCGGGGTTCACCGTGATCTTGTGAAGCTCCGCGTAGGCCGGGGTCACTCCCGCGCCGAAGGTGCCCGTCACGATCACGGACGTGAGACGGGTGCGGTGTGTGAGTGCCGCCGCGCTGTTTGTACGGGTGCTGGACCGAGGGAGGTCTAGGGGGAACTTGATCTTCTTGACGTTGCCCGCCCCCTGCCAGTAATGGCTCCCGTCGATCCAGTGCCACTCTGGGTTGTTCGTGGACCCGAAGCTCTGCCCTAGCTGGCTGTTGATCTGCTTGGTGATGGTCCGCGACGACAGGTACAGGTAGTCGTAAGCTTTGTGGTAGCCCTCCACGTCGAGCGCCGCCGTCTCGACGTTCGACGGTGACAGCCCGGTCCCGAGGGTGGCTTGCGTCACCCGGTAGGCGTGGCGATCTTCGTTGATCGCTCCGAAGTAACGGATGGGGGCGCTGATGGCGAGCCCCACCGCATTGGTCTCAAGGCCCACGCCGAGGGACTGGGAAGGGGTGTGGGACACTGCCGCGAGTGCCGTGTCGAGGTACAGGGTGTTCTTGCGCTTCCCGATGGAGGTCGAGAAGTGCAGCCGGAAGGTGAGGGTGTCCCCGTTGACCACGGACAACGGGGGGTTGGCGAGCGTGCCCACGGTGCCGTTGAGGTCACGCAGCCAGAAATACACGTCGGGAAACACGGTTACACCGTCGCCCGAAGTGATGAGGAACAGCCCCCGCTTGGTGGTATTGCCGTTGACGCTGGTGAGCTCAAAGATCGCGGAGCCGTAAGGGATTAGATTCGCCAAGAGCGATGGCGACACGCGGACTTGTCCCGTCGCGACGTTCGTCGCCGTGGCGTTGTAGGTGGCACCACCGGGGATGAGAGGGACGAGGGACAGGTAGTCGTACCGAGCTTCTACGTCGGAATACTCCTCGACGATGTGCCCGAAGGCGGGCGCGGTCGGGAAGATCGTGTCCTTTACCGCGCGCGTCGCGAAGTCCCCCCGGTACAGGTAGTCGGGGTAGGCACCGCCCGTCATGAACGTGGGGTTCATGATGGAGTTGAAGCGCCCGAAGGTGTCGTGCCAGTTGAGTGTGGCGTTCACCTCAACGCCCAAGAAGTTGTACCGGGACCAGAAGGCCAGCGCCGCCGTGCTCCCACCCTCGTCACCGGGGGCGAGGGCGGTAGACGAACCCGCGAAGAGGTTCAGTGCGCCGTAGGGCTGACCCGCGACCGCCTCGCTCTGCTCCTGTGCCGTGATCCAAGTGTTGAAGTTGTCGGCGGGGGTGCCCGTCGCACCACGGTTCGTGATCAGCCTTGGGCGGTAGACCGTGGCCGTGACGCCCGTGAGAGTGAGCACAGGGATGGTCCCGTCGAGTTTGCGGATGACGACTTGGGTTCCCGACCCACCGTAGGTTTCAATGACGTAGGTGACGCCCTCGATTTCGATGAGGTCGAGACGGAACACCAGCAGGGTGCTCGCGTAAGTCCCCGCGAGCCAGAAGAACACGCCCGTCGCTGTCACTACATCCCCCGCCACATTCACGGTGAAGCTGGGGGTGAGCGTCGTGCTCGTAGAGGTCGGGGCGAACACACGTCGGTCGCTGAACCCCGCGTAGGGGTCAGCCAACGCAGCGGTAGAGGCGTCCGACTTGAAGTCGAAGCCCGTGAGGGACTTCGCCCCGAAAACGTCTGCCACGGACACCCGGAAGCTGGACCGGAAGGTGTCGTTGTAGGCCGCAGCATCGGGCTGGGCCTCGACCGCTGCCCCGTCCACGGTGATGACCCGTCCCGCACCGGGGGTGAAGGGGTCCCCGGCCCGGTAGGCTTCGTCGAGGGTGGCAACGGTCTGCACCGTGACCGAGCCGTCCGCACCGAGGGAGACGTTTGCTCCCTTGAAGTTGACGGTGTCGGCCCGCTTGGAAGCGCCTCGCGTGGTGCCCGCGTACCAGAGGTCCGTCGTCGGGACTTGGTTCCACGGCCCCTTGATGAACACCACCTTGGTGTCCGCCGTGATGGTGTACGATCCGGTAGCTACCGACACCGTGTTCAGGAGGGCAGAACCGTCGAAGTAGGGATAGTAGTTCGGCGCGGACACCGAGGAGATGGTCCCCGCCGTCACCTCTGCAAAGTAGAACCAACCTGTCTCCGGGGGGAGCTCCGACGTGGGAAAAATAACGGCGAGGTCGGTGCCCGAATTGAACACACCCGGCGAGGACGGGATGGCGATGCATCGCTTCCCATACACGTCGAAGGCATCGTGCTCCCCGAAAGGGTTGAGGTCACTCACCGGGCGCGTGGCCTTCACCCGGAGGCCGCCGCCGCGCTGCGTCTCCTCACGGGAGTACGGCACGCACGAGGCGAACAGGACGATCTCACCCCGAGGGTTGTTCCCGCTCGTGCCGACGATGCCGTTCGGGGCCACCGTGCAGCCCGGTCCCGGCACGGGCTGGTGCGACAGGTACAGAACTCCCGCCGAGTAGTCGATCTCGATGGTCTGCGCCGTCGTTGCGGGCAACGTGGGGTCCAGCACCACCCGCTCGCTGGTGATCGGGTTGTCGAAGTCGGGGACGGCAACCCCCGCTTCGTCCTTCGCCGGGAACAGCACCACCCGGAACCCGAGCTCCGTGAGGTTGCCGGGGTTGGGTGAACCCGTCACCGTGTCAAAGATCGAAGCCCCCGGCGGGGTGGTGGTACCCACGGGCGAGTCAGTCCCAGAGAACCGCTGAAACGTGTACGGGGCGTTGCGGGGGTCAATGAGGTGGTCGAGCCTTGTCGCCGCCACCTTCGCGACGTTCAGCACCGGGTCGGTGAAGACCGTGCTGATCGGGTCGTACACCTCGACAGACACGAGCTCGTTCGCCCCACCCGAAGGTCCGGGGCCGTAGAAGACGGCTCCCGTGGCGGGATTCACCTCTGGTATGCGACGGAGGTTGAGAGTTCCAGAGACACCGATGAGGGCGGTGAGGGACTCGAAGTAGCCGAAGACGCTGGGCTCTTGGACGGATGTGATCGTATCGATCGCGTGAGAGGTGACGCGAACGATCTGCCCTTGGGTGATGGACTGACCCGCACCAAGGGTGACGTTCACCTGCATCTGGTTGAGGACGTTCAACGAGGCGTCGATGTACCCGTCGAGTCGGTACAGGGGCAGCGGCACGGGGAGAGGTGTGTCTTCCCCGTAGTTCCCGTCACTCACGATGGTGCCGATGCCGTTCACCGACCAATCGGGACAGGAGCCCGCGCCCACATACGGGGGGAGAAGTTCCGAGCGCGCCGCCGTCTCGGGCGGGAGAAACACATACACTTGGTTGCGCTGTGCCCCGCTGACGGACAGGGGGAACGCCGCGAGGCGCGTAACCTTGGGGCGGATGAGGGTGATCGATTTGATCTTGGGATTCAGTACCGGCACCGTGAAGTAGCCCGAGAGGAGCTTGCTGGACTCCAGAACGATGTCCTGCCCCGCGTAGCTCTTGACACGGAACACCTCAAACGAGGAAGTGCCGAGGTTGGTCGGGGTGAGAGGGCTGGCGGGGACAAGGAGCGCGCCCGCCCCCGTGGAGTCTGCCTCGCCGCCCGTGAGGGTCACGAGGACGTAGAGACCCCCGTTGTAGTCACCGATGCCACCAACGGACAGCCCGTAGCCCTGCTCCACCGTGGGGACGAGAGCGCCGCCCGTGAAGGTGTTGGTGAGCACACCGGGCTCAAGAGAGATAGTGTTGAGCGTCCCGTCCACCGCCCACTGCCAGTGGAGGTACGGGGACTTCGCCGTGGGGCCGACCACCTCCCAAGAAATCGGGTGCCCGAGGAGCGCGCCGCCCTTGTTGCCGAAGCGGTTGGTTCCCCAGTTGTACGGGACAAAGTCCACGTCCGGGTAGCCCGCCGCACCGGGGTTCGTCTCGCTGTACCCCCGGGCCGGGGGCATTGCTCCCGTCTGAATCGGATAGGCGGTGGAACCCGCGAGGTACTCCGTGGACTGGTACGGGAACCCGCCCGAGGCCACCCACCCGCCCACGTCGTTCGGGAGCGCGGGGGCACCCAGTACCTGTTCGGCCTGTACGGACTCCCGACGGGTGAGGGGCTCGTTCCCCGGCGACACCGACTCGTAGGTGGCGGTGGCGTTCTGGAAAGCCTTCTTGAGAATGTTCAGGTCCGTGGGCATCGCTACACCGTGGGGGATAGAAGGGATAGGGTCGCGGGCGTAAGGTTCACCGATGCCGCCCGCGAAATTGATCGTCGAACTCGTCCCGCAATCGACTTGGGGCTGGAACCTCCGCTCCGAGTTGCGCCCCTCGGAATGGGACCGGCTCCGTAAGGCTACCTACGCGCGGGCGGGTCACAAGTGCGAGGTCTGCGGCGGGCGGGGGCGAAAGCACCCCGTGGAGTGCCACGAGCGGTGGGAGTACGATGACGTGAACCACGTCCAGAAGCTCGTCGGGCTGGAAGCCCTATGCCCCTACTGCCACGAAGTGAGACACCTCGGTCGGGCTATGTCCGTGGGCAACGGTGATCGGGCGATGATTCACCTAGACCGGGTGAACGAATGGTCTCCCGAGCAGACCACGGCGCACGTCACGGAGGCGTTTCGCGTGTGGCGCGAGCGGTCGCAGCACCCATGGACCCTTGACCTGTCGTGGCTAGACGATGCCCAAGTATGACTTCGACCCGGAGTTCATCCGGGACATCGTGTTCGGGGACGTTCGCGCGGAGGATTACCCGCACATCGCCGTGACCGTCCACCACGAGCCCGTGCCCTTCAAGGACGAGGTGATGGTTGGGTTGACGGTGACGGTGCCGGATAGCGCCCCGGTGGTGGCGAAGGAGGTGTTGAACCTGAAGCGCATCGCGCAGGAAGACCTAGAGCGAACGGTGTGGGCGACCTACCACGGCATCGCCCGGAAGATGTCGTTCAAGCTCTTCGAGCACGACCCGCGTATCGGGCTCTCGCTCGCTGAAGGGTTCCCCAACTGCCCGCTGTTCGACCCCCCGTACATTCACGCCCCGATTCGCAATTATCTGATGAGGGGTGGGGACGGGATCTGGAAAAAGAGGCCAGAGACCATCGAGGTCAAAAAGACCCTCACTACGTGCCCCTTCTGCGAATCTTCCATTCACCCGTACGAGGGTTCCCGGCGTTTGGGAGTCTGGTGCGGAGGGAACCTCGGGTTTGCCCACGAGGAGTGCGCCCCGTGGGTTACTCCACGTCACTGACCGCGGTTCGGCACCAACGGACGGGTGAATAGCTGCTGGGTTCGCTCCGCTACCGCGTTGGCGCTTCCTACGGTCTGATTCACCCCGGCGACGTTCTGTTGGTTCGTAGTGCGGAAGTCGTTGACCATCCCCTTCCAACCTTCGACCGTATCGAGGACGGATCGCCGTCCCTGATCGGCGGACATCCCGCGCATACGGGACTGCGCCTCCGACCACGATTGCGCCGCCTGTTGCATCTGCGCGGATACCCAGATGGAAGCCTCGTCCGCCGAAGTGATCAAGGCGTAGCTTTCCGTGCCCGCCATGTACGCGGCAAGGAGAAGGTCGGCCTCTGCGCCCCGGCATTCGCAGGTGTCCTGTTGTCCCATCGGGCGAAGGTCGGCCATTTGATAAGCGACGTTGTTGATCGGCATCTTCATCGTCGCATCGCGTTCGGAAGCGATGTAGTTACGCAGCCCGTTGGCGATCATCGTCGTGCGGTCGCCGTTGCGCTGATCGTTCTCCAAGTAGTCGAGGGCCGCTTGCGCGCCGGGGCTATTGGAGAAACGAGGGTCCCGAGAGAACTCCTCGAAGAGCGCGCGAATACGTCCCCCGCGCCCATCTGGAGGGCTCCGCAACTCCCGAAGGAACCGCTCCCGTTGCGAGTCTTCGAGGTACTGCAAGGGGTCCGTGGACATGAGCCGTTCGTAGTTACCGCCCGGTTCGATGGACAGCCCGCGCCCGTATTGGAACGACCCGTAGTGGTCGTATCCGAGGGCATCGGAGACGGGGAACACCGGGGAGAAGTCCGACGATTCACTCTCCGTGAACTCAACGGAGTTCTGAGCGCGGAACGGCCCCGCGCTCGGTAGGGGCCTCCCCCGGTACAGCCTCTGGAGGCACCGTTCCCAGGGCTGGAGAAGGTCTTGAATCTCCGTGGTGAGAACCTCGTTCGGCCCGAGCCTACTAATCAGATCCTTGGCCTGTTGCAACTGGACCTGATTCGCTACGGTGACATCGTGAAGGAGCGCCGCCGCCTTCGCCCGGAGAACGGTCTCGGCATTGTTCGGAGGGGTGATGGAATACAAGCCCGAGGGGTTGTAGTTGCCCGGAACTCCGTTCGACGGAATGTTCAGGGTGTTCTCGATGGGACCCGTAGCCGTACGCAAGTCCGTGATCCCTTCCACGGCAAAGGTGATCAGCTCCCGCACGCTATCGAAAGTAGTCCTCTGAACGGACAGAGCGGAGGTACCTACCTGCTGCTTGAAGAGGTCGGTGAGCCCCGTAAGAATCGGCCCCGTCGGACCCGAAGGCTGAAGGCACAGGTCGATGAAAACTGACACGTCCCTCGGGTTGAACGGGTTGTTCCGGGGAACCGCCGTGCGCGTGTATATCCGCCGTTTGCGGGATTCTATGGTCATCGCGTAGATGAGGTTCGTCGGAAGAACCACGGTCCCTTCGCGGTCGGGAACGCGAACCCTCAAGCCATTCGTGGGCCGGTGGTTCGGAAACAGCTCGACGTACTGACCGATACGGTCCGGGGGCAACCCTTGACCGTCCGTGATCGGTCGAATCCCGTAGGTGGTGATCGGGGGTTCCGAGGTCGTACTTTGATTCGCCGCGGTGCCCGCAGCGGGGGGTGACTGCACCGGGTCGGGGGCGGGGGGGAGGTTCGGAATGCTGTCGAGGAGCCCCGAGCGGCGAATGCCGTTCACGCGACCCTGAAGGTCGCGCCCGTACACATCGAATTCGCTCGTGAAGTAACGCGCTCGCTTTAGCTCCCGCGCGTACGCCGTCGCGTTACCGGGATTCGCTAGGTACTGCTGAATCGCGGAGACTCGTTCCCGGTCCGTTAGGAAGGTTACGAAGTGCGCCGCCCCGGTTTGGGCGTTGGGGTACGCCTGAAACGCCGCACCGCGCAGTTCCACCCGCTGCCCGTTCACGACCTCGTGAGTGAGGTTGTAGACGGCGGCAAGACCCCCGCCGCCGTACTTCAACCCGCCGAAGTTCCAGTTGTTCATGGACCGCCCACTCCCCGTTTCGTGGGACCACTGGGCGACGAGAATCTCCAGAATGGATCGGTTCAGCGGAGGCGAACGAACGACCCTCCGCCATGCTTCCGCTAGGTACCCCGCCGCCTGAAGGGGGGTCAAGGGGGTGGTCTGGGTAAGAACGTCTTGACGCGGCCCAGAGATGTACCCCCCGGCGCGGGCGATGTTGCGTCCGGGGCGGCGCACAATGGGAGTCAAACCCGTCGAGTTCTCCGCGTCGGGTGCGGCGGTGCTTCCCGAAGCGGGGCTCGGAGTACCCGTAGTGTCGATCCTCTCGTAGCCCTGCATGGCCACGTTCGGATGCGAGGCGGAGTAGTAACGGTAGTACCCCGGAACGGTGAGGGACAGGCTCGCCTTGCGGTCAGAGAGGTTCTCCAACAGGGTAGCCGACTGGTTCGTCGTCCCCGAGGGGTCCGTGACCGTATCCCCAGACTGAGCCCCCTCCGTTCGGTAGGTACCAATCAGGTACGACATGAGAATCGTGTCGTTCGGGTTGGCCCCGGCTTCTTGCGGAGGTAGGTGCGGGGGGTTTCTCCCGCCGACGGTGTCCCCGACGCTGTTCGTGATGTTCGTGAGGGTTTCGTACTGGGCCGCGTATTCGGCGAAATCGTTGTTCGGCGGGACCGCGTCGAAGTTATCGTCGAACTGTTTTAGTTGTTGTTGTAATTGGGTGATTCGTTCGGTTTGGGTGGAAGTGCTCGGGGGCTGGGGAACCGTCGTAGCGGGTTGACCTTGATTCTCCCGTGCATCCGCTTGGCGCTGCGCTTGCTGGTACTGACGCTGAGAGTTGTTGATCGAGTTTTGTTGCTCGACGATCTGGTCCACCAGCAACGCCCGCGCCCGCTTGAGCGTGGCACGCGAAGAGATGTACGTCTCCAGCGCCTGTTCGATTTTCCCCACGGTGACCGTGAGGGGCCGTCCGTTCGGCCCCGGAACCCCCACCACCTCGTACTGACGGTTCACGTCGGCGGAGAAGTCGTCGTCCGTCGGAAGCGTCCCGTTCGCGCTCGTAGGCTGACCATAGGGGTTCAGCATACGGGGGGTTCGCGTGAGCATCATTCGGAGGAACTGCCAGACGAAAGCGATCCGACGACCTTCGAGGCTCGTCCCCTCTCTCGCGTTCCGAGTGGTGGGCTCTCTCTCCACCGCTTGGAATCCGAGAACCTGGAACAAGGGGCTGATCCGCGTCGGGTCGATGGCCATGACCACGTTCGGAAAACCCGTGATCCGGGGCACCCGGTTTCCGTCGAGCGTCTGCAACGGGCGAACGGGGTTCGAGGTAGCCGCGAGGTCGATCTGCGTGAGGTTCTGATCGAACGCGACGTTCGCATTTCCCGAAGCTCCGGGGGGAAGAAACTTCCGTCGCCGCGCCGTGAGAGTGAGAGAGGTCGTACACTCGCTGCCGAGGTTGAAGGAGTGCGATACCTGCGTGACGTAGTAGAAACAGTCGATGTGCGGGATGTATACGGGGTATCCCGGGCGAATCTCTGGACGCAGGGGGATGGTAACGGTGCAGCCGTTCGTCCCGGCGTTCTGACGGTCGAGATAGTTGATCGCGAAGAAGAACGCGCTCTTGGCATTGGTGTAGTAGGTGCTCTCGATGCTGGCTTCTTTCCAGCCGTACTGAGCCACGAGCTTGTAATCGACGTAGGTAGACCGGCACCCCCACTCGCTCTCGTCAACCACCCCACGCATATTTTGGAATGCGCCGCCCTTGACGATGCAGTACGTCGCGTTGGGTTCCGCCTCGGTGAAGTTGATCGAAACGATGTCCTCGGGCTCAATGCGGTAGACCCGAGACGAGCTCGTGTCGAGGTTGTACAGCGGCGGCTTGAAAACCAGATCGCCGTCGGCGTCTTGGTAGAACTCGTAGCCGCAGACGTTGGTCACCGCCGTGGCGACATCCATCTTAGACTCGTAGGTGCTCTCCCAAAGGTTTACCTGCCCGTAGCTCCCGATGTCCGTGGGGAATGCCTGGAGTTTCATCACATCCAGGCCCAGACGCCCACGGTTGTCTACGGCCCCGGCAAGGCGCGTATCGGGCTGGCGAAGGACTTTCCCATCCGCCCCGCGAACCCTCATCCCGAGAAGGGTCGTGGGGTCTTGGGCGAAAACGTCCCAGCCTCCGGGGTTTGCCGTGCTGTTGTTGACGTTCCCGGTGCTGTGGGCGCTACCGCCCCCGTACGCCGCCGTCCCGTACATCGACAGGTAGGCTTGCTGCGACGAGGTGAACAACTGACCGGAGGCACCGTGCATCCGTAGCCCGTAAATCTTCCCTCGGAACCGCTGCTCCCAGTATCGCAGCGTCATCGCATACAGGGAGTCTCCCGTGGTCGCGTTGACCGCCCCGTAGTTCGTTCGGGAGGACAGCGCGAAGCCCACCCCGTCTGCCACGCCCGCCGTATCCCGATACAGGGAGTAGATGATCGAGTACGGGGACTTGCCCGACATGGGGTGGCCCGTGAGGGTTGTTCGCACGCCCGAGTTCACCGGGCGTGCCCCGAAGAACGAGCCCCCCGAAGCGCCCGAGAGCTTCTGGGTTTCCCAGAAATGCAGCATCCCCGCGCACGTCATGTTCGCCGTGTAGAAGCCGCCCGAGTACTCGTGCGTCACCTGCGTCACCACCCCGTGGAACACCGGGTAGTACGGGTGCTGGGGGATGTCCGAGAGGTTGATCCCCGCGACGGGCTGGGAGTTCGGGGACGTGAGCCCCCGCATGGGGAAGTAGCCCCGAAAATAGACGTGGATCTCCAGCGCGGGACGGAGAAGGGTGTTGCCGTCCCGGAACAGCGTATCCCCGTAGTGCCGGGGGATCGCCATGCCAATAGAGCAGTTCGACGCACCGGGCTCGACGCCGAAGTCCACCGAGATGCTGTTCACAAACTCGTTGAGGTCGATTTGTCTCCGACAGGTTTGACACCCGGGGAGAGACGTATCCCCGTTGACGTACACCAAGAAATCGGGGGTCCAGGCTACCACAGACCGCTTGTTGGCCTGCCAAGTTCCTGCGTAGGGGCGATTGAGGATCGACATCAGCGCCTCCGAGTATCCGACACGGCGACCACACTAGATCCCGCCGTAGCTCCCGCCGCGCTCTCCCAAGCCCGGTTCACCGTGCCTGATACGGGGCTCGTGCCGCCGACGCCCGGAAGCGTGAAGAACGAAGCACTCGTACCGGAGCCCCCCCGAAGAAGAGTCCCGCGCGAACGGGTACGGGTTTCCGGCCCGCTCATCGCGGTTATCTCTCCGGGGGTATCCGCCGCGTCGTAGATGCGGTTGGCCACGAAGTCGATGGAGATTTCCAGACCGCCGTGCGGGTGCTGCTCATCATCCGTGAAGCTGAAGTTCTCCATGTGCCCGACGTACACCATCTGGTCGTACTCGATAGCGAGGTTGCCGACCATCCAGAACGCACGGGTGTTCGTGACGGTGTCCTGGATGTACGTTGCTCCTTGGAACATCGTAAGAAGGGTCATCAGTTGTTGGTACGCCGCACTGTCGTTGCGCGAAGCCCGCTGCACCCCGGACACCGCGGTTCCCTGTTGGGAGACGTTCTGAAGGCCCGCCGTGTACGCGCCGATTTTGAAGGTGAACGAGAGCTTGGGCATCTCCTCGCCCCACGCTTCGTAGACGTACCCGAAGCGGTTGCGGTTCTGAAACTGCGCCACCTTCGTGTAGTCGATCTTCATCGACGACGGGTTGATGAGCATGAGCAACGGGGGCACTTCCGACAGTTGTTTCAACTGCAACGCCATGGATAGCGCCGTCGTGTCGTTGGTGATCGCCGGGGTGACGTTGTTGGTACGGGTGTTAGCCGGGGCGCGGGTGACGTTCTGAACCTCTCCGCCGAAGACCTGCTGAAACGTGGCCTGGTTGTAAGCGTCCTCCAGGGACCGGGATGACGCCTCGGTCAACCCCGGCACGGCTTCCCCGGTATTCACCAGACGGGCATACGCAGGGGCTCCCGAGGGGTTCACGCGGGCGCTGTTCTGACCTTGAGAGTAGGTATACCCGTCGCGGTTGTCCGAGCGAACGGTCGAACTCGGAGGAGCCCGGTCGGGATTTCTCTGCGTCGAGATGGTCGTGTTCTGGTCGCCCCCGATAGCGTCTGGGAGAAGAACCCGAATGAGAAACGGCGAGTAGGTACGGGGCGTCCGGTCGGAGCCGTCGATAGCGACCCCTTCTTGAATCTCGATCTCGCGGGCGAAGTTCGGGCCGACCGGGCCGCTCAACACGTTCGGGATTCCCGCGAACGAAGCGGGAGCTTGTACGGGCTTCGGCGGCATCGTTACCTCCTCCTAGGGCTTCTCGGTGCCGGGGCGCGGATGGGGCCTTCGGACGTTGTTTCGAGCGTGAACTCGATGTCCCGTGCGGACTGCTTGGAGGAAATCCAAGCGTCCTCGGCTGTGAACGGTGGGGGTTCACGAACGGGGTTCGTACTGGCCCCCGGGGTGCCCGCCGTCGCCGCCGCGCCGTTCGCCGCAGTCGTACCATTCCCCGTAGGTCCGGTGCTGGACGGCCCGCGCGCGGTGGCGGGCGGAACGTACATGGACTTCACCCGATGGAGCTCTCGCTCGACCGTGAAGCTGGCATTGAGGGTGAACTGATAGGGCTTCTCGGCGGACTCCTCGACCGAGAAGGTCGTGAACCAGCCCCACCATGAACCCCCATCGTAGGTGCAGAGAATCTGTCCCTGGAAGGCGATGACGCCGTTACTGTCGTAGATGGCCCCGTTGTTGTGAAACAGGGCCAGCATATCTAGGTACTTGTCGTACGCGATGGTCTCTCGGCGCGTGCCGCCCGTAGACACCGCCTGCATATTCTTGGGAAGATCGCCGTTCGACGGGGTAGGCCCGGTGACGTTCGACAGCCCCGAGTACAAGCGGACGAACCCGCCCGTGGCCATCGAGAAGGCGATCTCCGTGGGGTTGCTTCCCCAGTGGTACTCAACGAAGCCCCGCATGGTCTGTTGCCGCGAGATGGTCTTCGCGTAGGTGAACCCCATGGAGGTGGGGTTGACGTGCAGCACCATTTTCAAATCGGGCGGGAGAAGAGAGGTCACTCGGTCCGGGCCGATGATGTCAAACACGACGGGACGTTTCCCGCTGCCGTCGAACTCGTCGAGGGGAGACTGAAACGCCGACTTGATCTGGTACTGGCTGGGCATCAGGTAGCCCCAGACGGTACGCGGTTAGGGGTGATGCCAGCTTGCTGAATCGCGCGGCGCACCACCTCGAACACCCGGCGCTCGTCACCACCGTTGATCGAGATGTTCACGTTCCCGCCCGTGCCGCGCCCCGTCGCGTTGGCGATGGGGCCACCGGGCTTCATCCCGACTAGTTGGTCCTCGCGGTTGATCGGGGTGAGGGAAGACTGACCCCCGCTGCTCCGATAGACGAAATCGTCCGCGCCCGCCGTGAGGTTGAGGTATCGCAAAGCCTTAGCCGCATTTGACCCCTCCCCCGCTAGGGTTGTTTGAGCCGAGGTAGCCGTACCCGCCATAAGGGCCTCGACCACAGTGTTGTCCACACGCCCGCCCGCCTTGTAGATTCCCTCAAGAACTCGCATCTTCGCGTCAGCCTCAGCGATGGCCATGGGTAGGGCGCTTATCGCAAGCTGATCACCGAGTTTTCTGCCCGTCAACTCCTTCAGCAACGCCTGACTTTCTTGGTGCCGCTGGCGCGTTTCTCGGCGTTGACGTTGGTTGTTAGCTTGCGCGTCCTCGTGGGCCTCGACCACGGCTTCCACAGTGGGCGCGTTCGCCGCCTCTGCGTGTTGGGGCGTCGGGGGTGCCGGGGTGGCCGTAGCGGCAGGGGCCGCGCCACCTGCACCGGGGGCGGCACCCGGTGCTAGAACGCCTTGACCAACGGTACGTGCGGGAGCGGTACCCGCTGCGGGAGCGGTACCGACCGCGCGCTGAAGGATACGAGCGACCGTTTGTTCTGCGGTCATTTGCACCTCTCTTACAGCATGACCCGCAGCCCCTACTGAACCTAGGGTTCCCGCACGGTTTCTCCTAGCCTCTTCGGCCAAAGCCTCTTCTCTGGTATTGAAGAAAGCCCCACGCACCTCAAATCGCCTTGTGTCGTAGGTGTTAGTGCCAGAACGAACCCGACCCCGAGCTTCGGTCAAGGCTTGAATTCTAACGTCGTCTTGACGACCGGCGGCTTCCTGTTGCAAGCGTTGTATTTCTTGACGCGCCGCGACCTTCTGATCAGGCGTAGCGGTCTCACTTTGGATAATTCCCCGCTGTCTCGCGATATTAGATGCGGTACGCTTCTTCGCGTCTTGGATCTCTTGAATTCTCTCGTCGATGGCGCGGGAGGTGTCCCTCCGTTCGCGAAGGGTTTGCCCCTTCGTCCCTGTGGTGATGCCCATCTTGTCCATAATCCAAGTTAGAGCATCTATGAGCGGACCCTCGACCAACTCGTACAGGCTCTGCATCACGCGGGCGATCTTGTTCTCCAGGATGTCTGCGACCGACACGGTCGCGTTCATCGTGTCCTGCGCTATGTCCTGCGCCGTGCGCGTGGCCTCGCCATCGGCGGCGAGGGCCGTGTTCTGATTGGAAAACATCTCCTGGGCGTTACGGAGCTCTGCCCCGGTGATCAATCTTCCCATGGAATCGACGCTGGCTTGAAAGATATGGCCGTTGTCCACGATGGCCCCGTTGGCCCGGGCAGACGCGATTTTCTCCTCGGCAGTCTGCGCGCGGCCTTGAGCCTGAATACTTTTCATCGTGCGCCAGGTTGCCTCGTTCGCGCTTAGGACCGCGCGCATCGACTGAACCTGCTCGCGGCTGTACCCGGATACGTTTTCCAACGCTATTAGGTTAGCTTCGCTGATCTCGCCGTCCTGGTTCATCAAGTCCCCGATAGTGCCCCTCGTAGCCGCGAGGACGGCCATGATGGACCCGCGGGGACCGAAGTTAGCCATCGCCTCGGTCTGTGCCCCGATGCCTCCGGTCATGCCGCGAACATTCCTAACCAACTGCTGCAACTGTTGGCCCGTTTGCTGAACCCCCAGGTCGGAGCTACTGGTCATCGCGGTGATGGCGTCCGCTTGGGCTTGAGGGTTCATATCCTTGATGAGGTTGATCAATTGCGAGCTATCCCCGGAAATACCGGCCTGTTCCATCGCACGGGCGATATCCGTCCCCAAGTGGGCCGCTTTCAAGGCCCGGGCGACGGCGGAACCCTCCCCCCCGGCGGCGGCTCCGCTACCCCCGCCGTACGCTTGACGGGAGAGGTTCCCTGCCGAGGTCCGGGCTTCTTGTTCGATGACGCGGCGCATCCCGCCCTTGGACTGAATGACCATCTTGGTGAGGTCCGCCGTGGACTTGTCCGACAACTTGGCCCCGGCGACCACTTCTGTAGCCTTCTTCGCCCCTAGAATCTTGGACATCCGCAGGAGGAGGTCTCCCGTGTCCTCTAGGCGGGTGTTCAGCGAGGCTTGACCCGCCGTAGCTTGCACCACCATGGAGTAAAAACGGCGGGTACCGAAGGCGCTTTCGCTAGCCATGGAGGCGATGGACGCGAAGCTGTCGTTCACCGTCTGGGTGGACATTGCCAGGTCGTTGACGTAGTTCGTGAGGTTGTCCGTGTATTCCGAGAGGCTCACCCCCGACGCGCCCGCGATTGCGTTGATATCCCGCAAAGACTGGGTCAGCATCTCCTGCTGTTGCGTCGCGTTTCGAGCCCCCTGCGTAAGACGGCTAAAGGTGAGGCCCCCCTTGTCGAGAGTGTCGAGAAGGTCGGTAGCTTCTTGCTCGCTGAGACCGAGAGTCCCCGTGAGGTCCATCACCGTGTGCTTGACAACCTGGAGACCCTTGTTGAGGTCACCGCCGCCCAAGCGCATCAGGGATAGCGCGCCGTGGGACCTGATGATGCCCTTGTTGAACTCCTTGACCTTCTTGTCCACGGCGATGAACGCCGCGAGAAGAATCCCCAACCCCGCGACGACCCCCGCGATGGCACCGCCCACCGCCATGATCGCGCCGCTGCCACCCGACATGGCCTTCGTGGCCGTGCTGATCCCCTTCGCCAGCCCCTTTCCCAGATCGCGGGAAAGGGCCTGAACGTCGATGCCGTCCTTGAACGCCTCCCCCATGCGTTCCGCAGCACCCTCCATGCCCTCGGCGAGCTTCGAGGGGTCTTTCAGACTGTTGAAAGCGTCGCGGATTTCCTTCGCGGACTCGGCAGAGACGGCGATATTCCTCGCCATCTTCTCGTAGTTCTTGGTGTCCTTTACGAGATCCTTGGCGAGCCTTTGGTGAGTAGCCTCGAAGTCCTCGAAGTTGTCGCGGATCTGCTCGGACAGATTCTTCTGCTCTTCGAGCTCGTCCTTCTGCTTCTTGAGCTCCTTGTAGGCCAGAGAGCTCGTGTCGCGGACCCCGGATAGCCCCGCGTCGACCTCACCGATCTTCTTGATAAGGTCTTTGTAGTGAGAGGTGAGCTCTCCGGCGTCCCTCTTCTGACGGATGGCCTCCTGGAGCGCGTACTGCTTCTGCTTCTTGTGGAATTTCTCTTGTTTCTCGTTGATATTATTGAAGCCCTGAATCAGCCCCGTGAAGCCACGGTTCTGCTTCAGCGCGTCGGAGATCGCGCTGTCGAGCTTCGACGCGAACTCGTCAGCCGCCTTCGTGGCGTTCTTGAAGTTCAGGTCTACGGTGTAGATGGTCTTGTTAGCCATCGAGAACCACCCTTCGGGATGCTACTTGGTCCGATAGAGAGCCCCCTTCCCGTTCGGGAATGGCGGGGGGCTTCTCCACGATTCTTCCAGCGGCGTCTACGCTGAGGTTTCCGGGTTGCACGTCGGGCCGTAGATAGCGGTTGAAAGTACGGGATACCGGATCAGCCTCGACGATGTGCTTCGCCCCCGTGGTGGGAGATTCCTGCCGTATGCGGGCCATCTCCTCTGGGGTGATGCCGCGGAGGACGGGCTTCGGAACGCCTAGGTCCCGCTCCTGTTGTTCGCGCTGTGCCCGAAGTTCGGCCATGATAGCCTCCTTCTGGCGCTCGCGTTCCTCTTGCTGCTCTCGGATGCGGTTCTTGTAGTTCTCCACGATCTGGTCGTGCCAGTCTAGCTCGCCCGCGACCCAGCGGCGCATCTCGTCTTCTAGCTCGTCGTTCGTGCGCGCCCGCCGCACCGTCTCCGCCGGGGGCTTCGTCGGGTCCTCCTCGGGATCGCCGTATTGGAACCTATGGGCGGCGCGCTCCTGCACGGCCACGCGGCGCTCTTCTTCCGTCTGGTGCCGTTGGCGGTCACGGTTGTTGAGGCTCTCGTAGCCCTTGTGGGACTGAAGGGACACGAGCACCTTCGTGTTCGACCAGAGGTACTCTTGGTGGTCGCGCTCGTCTTCTAGGCGGTTCCACGCCACCCACGAAGTCTGCCACTGGTTCATCCCGAGAGACTCGACCCCCGGTATCGAAGCCATCTTTTGCAGGGAATACAAACCGCTTCCCGTATTCTTCCAAAGGCGGCGCGAATCGTCCTCATACAAGTAGGCTTCGAGGTATCGGTTCGCCTCCCGCATCCGAGAGAAGAACCCGTAAGCCGCCCCGAGCATCGCCCATAGAAGAGGGCGGTTGCTGCGAAGGATGAGGTCATAGGCGACGCGATGGGAGAACGGATTGCCTAGAAACGGCAACCCGTCCACCATCCACAGGCTGTGGGCGGCGAGGTGTACTCTCCAACTGTGATCGTCGTCGCGGACGAACTGCCGAAGGTACTGAAGGTCGCCTTGGGAGAGGGACCGGAGGGTGAAACGATGCCCGTCCTGCTCAATTGAACAGGTGAGAAACCCCGGCACCAGGAGGCGCACGAGGTCGTCGTACATCGCCGTGCGTTCGGTCACGGCTTATCATCCCCCTACTTCGCGGGACGGAAGTTGGGGTTGATGTTCGACTTCGCTACGGGCGGGGGCGTGCGAGCGGGCCTCTGGGCCGTGTCAGGGTTGAGCTCCTGAACGGGCATCTTGAACACGGGCACGCCGTCGATTGACCCTGCTTGCTCCACCGCCTTGGCGACTTCGCGCGCGGCCATGTGGGGCGGTACGGGGGCGAGGCGCTTCGCCCGCTCCGCCATCAACCGGCGATTCTCCGCGTCGATCACGGCGGGGTCGCTGGTATCCACCAGAGAAGACTGAACCCCCTCCAAGGGGTCCGTTTCCTCCGTGGCCGGGGAAACCTCGCGGGGCTTCGGGCGATCCCCGAAAACAGGCTTTCGGGCCGCTGGGGTAGGGGCTTCTGCTCTCGCCGGGGCGGTTTCGTCGTCGGAAGCAAGGGACCGGGGGATGTCCGCCGGGGGCTCCAGAACCTCCGGGCTCTCGGTTGCGGCGCGGTTCCCGTGCGCCGTCTCCCACGTCTCCTTCGGGGCCGGGGCTTCGGGCTCCGAGGGCTTCGGGGAAGCCTTGAGGGGCTTCTCGGAGGCGACGTTGAGGGCGTTGTCGCGGGGGTCCGACTTCGATACGTCACGCTTCGACTTCGCGGACTTGAGCTCGTTGAGCTTCTCCTCCAGCCGGGAAATCTCCGCGTCGATGTGATCGTCGTCGTACTTCAGGGTCTTCTCGATCCCCGACTCCACCTTCTCCATCAAGGAGGTGAACCGCTGGAAGAGAGTGGTAACCATCACGCGGGACCAGGACTCGGTCACCTTCATGAGAGCTTCGTGCTTCTTCACCTTGACGGCCACGCCGTTCGGGAGCTTCTCACCCGTCTCGATGGTGGTCACCCCCCGGAAGTCCGTGTCCCCGATCTGTACGATTGAGTACCCGAGACACGACGCCCGAAAACGGTCGAGGTAGTCCAGGGCGTTGATCTGATCGTTGGAATCCCCGTCCGTGAGAGCGCCGCGCGCGTACCGCTGAGTCGCGATCTCCTCCTCGGGGGTGAGGGTACGAAGGGTGATCGAGAGACCCCCCACCTCGAACGTAGCCTCGCCGCGACCGAGTTCCGTCAGCGGGGCCATGATGCTCTGAAGGTCTTTGATCGAAAGGGTCACGGCGGTGTCTCCAATAGGAAAGGCGCGGGCGGGAACCCTCCCGCACCGCGCCTCACCTTACCGTCAGAAGGGGCGATCCAGGATCAGACGAAGGCCCCGCCAGTGGAGGCAGCGACGCGGGGAGCACTCCCGTACCGGATCGAACCAAGCTGGCCCGCCGTGGGGTCATTGCCCGTGGGCAGGAACTCGCCGTACTGCGAGGCGAAGTCGTGAACGTCGGACACCATGACTTCAGCGGTTTCCATGATCTGGCCCGAGTCCTTGGAGTAGCCCGACACGCCCCACGAGGTCATCCAGCACGCCTCGTACATCGTGATGATGGCCGAGTGACCGGGAGGGTTCGGATACGGACCCGTGCTGTAACCGAGGTTCGGGTACTGAACGCGCTTGGTTCCTTGACCCCCGGTGGAGGGGAGGCCCGGAGGTTCCACGCCCGCGTTCGCAACGCCGAGGTCTTGGTCCGCGAGGGACGAGAACACCAACTGCATCTCGATGTCGAACGGCCAGCGGTGATGGGCGAGGGAGCGCACCGGGCCGTCCACGCCCCCCGCGTAGCCCACGGCTTGGCAGATGTTCGACAGATACAACAGGGCGCGCTCCAGGCTCGCCGTCACCTCAGCGGTGATGCTGGGCACGAGCTCCGCGATCTTGTCGCCGTAGCCGATACCACGGATTGATTCCACCGTGCGGCTGTTCGACGGGCTGAACGAACTCACCACGCCCATCTGGTAGAGGGCGGGCTCCCGAGCCCCGAAGACGGGCGCGAGAATGCGGACCTTCTGGGACACCGCCGTACGAGTGTTCGGAGAGGTGCCGTAGTTGTACAGGTACGAACTGCCCTGCGAGCCGTTCGATACGTTTGTGTCTTGGTTGGTTGCCATAGGTCTACCTCTCTTGGGGCGATAGGGCGGCTAACGCCCCGTCAAGGTAGCCGAGGGTATAGGTGGGGAAACGCGGCGGGCGGTCACGCGAAGACGCCGAGAGCGCGAAGGCGTCTAGCGTTCGGGCCACGCCACGGATCGCCGCCTTGTCCCTCACCGGGCTGCGAAGGGCCACGAGCTCCGCGCCGGGGTAGGTGTCACGGTAGGTGCCGATGAGGGTGGGGTGTTCGTTCTGAACGTGGGATGTGAGGTTCTCGGCCCGGTAGCCACACACCCGGCACGTTACGAAGTCGGCGGGCTCGGACTTCCCCTCCCAATCTCGCTCCCGGCACGGGGCACACCGGAGGTCGTGGATCGTCCCGAGGTACTTGGACCCCTCCCACGTTCCGCCGCACGTCGGGCAGACGACGGACTTCTGCTCGCCCTTGGTAATGGGCCGCGCCGAGATTGCCGCGCCGCGCTTTGCCTTGAGGGCCTCGCAACGGATAGGCACCCCCTCCCCGTACTTCGCCCGGTACTGGTCGGCGGTGATGCCGTGCTCGCCCTTGAGATGCCGAGCTAGGGTCACCGTGCGATGTCCGCACTCTAAGCAGCGAACGTAGTCCGCGCCTTCCGTGAGGTCGGACCAACGGGCGTCCTCCCGAGCCGTCTCGTAGGCGATGTGGGATGCGTCGCCGTCCTTCCGACGGTGCTGGAAGTGGTGGGACAGACCTTGGGGGGTGGTGAAGGTGCGCGTGCAAACGGGGCAGGTGGGGTTCATAGTTCGGTGGTATCACATTACTACGAACCCCACCTCCCGTCAACCGTGATCGAAGAGGTGGTCTAAACCCGCGAAATCTCAGCTAGAAGCGGAGACGCGCAGGGTAATCTGCACATAGAGAAGCGGGAAAACGGGCTGGTAGTAGGCAGAAACGAGGATCGCCGTGGGGTCGGTGGGGTCCGCCGTCACCGCGACGTTCGTGAAGCTGGTGATGATCTGCTCGTTCACCGCCACCTTGAACATCTCCGAGAGGCGTCCTTCGATCTGCCCCAGTAGCTGGGGCAGGAACTTCGCGCCGATGAAGGGGTTGCAGACCGCGCGAACGCGCTTCTGAATCTCGTCCGCGATCTGGATGACGGTCGGGGTCTTGGTGAGCACGTTGCTCACGTCGGACGTGAGTCCGTGACGGATGCGGATGAACGGCGGGCGGTTCTCCAGCACCGTGATGCCGCCCACCGCGAGTTGGTTCATGCGAACCGCGTCGAGGCGACGGTTGAGGGAGGTGAACCCGGTGAGGGAGCGGGACTCCCACGGGGTCGCAGGGTCGATGATCGGGGAGGTCGTCGAAGCAGCGACCGCAACCGCGAGGTAGCGCCCGTCCACGAGGTAGCTCCGGGTCGTGCCCAGCGCGTCGGTCAGCGAGATGCTGGCGATGTCTGGGTACACGAAGCGCACGCGGGTATCGCCCGCCGACTGAGCGAGGGTGAGGGCCTGGTCAATGCGGGTGCCCGCTGCGAATCCGAAGATCGCCGTGCGTTCCGCCTTGAAGCGGATGGACGACTGCGTATCGCAGTGGATCGTCATGTACCGCACGAGGTTCGCCGTTGCCGGGGTGAGAAGCACCAGCACCGCCGGGGCGACAAAGCCCGGAAGGCTCTCGCCCGAGGACACGTCGATGGCCGCTTGGTACGCGGCTTCGCTCGCCGTAGCGGAACCCGGAGTCTTCGGCACCTGGATGCACCCGACGACCGACGACCCGTTGAGGAAGGCGATGTACGCCGCGAGGGACAGGGGGTTGTCGGGGGAGACGACCCCGTACTCGTTCACTACGTCCTGAAGACGGGCGAACAGCTTGGGGCTGAAGTCCGTCTTGGCGTAGTTGTAGCTGACGTAGTAGAGCTCCCCGATGCCGGGTTCCGCCCCACCGCGTTTGAACGTCTCCACCAGCGCCGTGTCGCCCACCGCGACGCCCGCCGTGTTGCTCACGGTGAGATCAAGGCCGGGGATGGCCAGCGTCGGGATGTTGGCGTCCGTCACGAAGGTCGTGCTCGAACGGAACGTGAGGGTGGCCGACCCTCCCGTGGGGTACTGGAGCCCCCCCGCACGCGGGAGCACCGTGAAGGTGAGGCCCGTCGCGTCATCGACGTAGGTCTGGCCGATGATGCCGTCCTGACCGACGCCCGAGTTGAACACCGAGGTGTTCGCGCTACCCGAGCCCGAGGTGGGATCGGAGGAGGTGACGAAGAAGCCGTTGATGGCCGCTTCGCCGCTCGAACCGTCGCCCGCGACCACGCCGAGGCCGCTGCCCGTGCGAAGGGCGTTGCTCGCGGCGGCATCTTGGAACTGGATGCTGGACGCCGTGCCCAGACCTGCGTTGGCGCGGCTCTGAACGTACAGGTACGACTGATTCGTGGCGCTCGTCACCGTGCTGGCGAGGGCTTCCCCTTGGAAGTACCCCGTCGAGGAAACCGTGGGGTCGTGCAGCCAGTTCACGAAGTCCGTGTTGTTGACGTTCGACATGAGTGCCGACGCAAGCTGCTTCGCCGTGATCGGGTTCACCGAGGCGATGGTGCCCGACGAGAATCCGAGGACCGAGTTCGCGTTGCCGTCACCGACGATGAGCGCCGCGCTCTGCGAGAGGTTCGCCGTGCCCGAGGCGTAGATGCGGATGCTCGCGCCTTCTTGGGTCGCGCTCACCGAGCCGGGGGCAGAACCGAGCGCCGTGTTGAGGGCGTCGAGGACCGAGCCCGCGATGTTCGGACCCACCGCCGTCACCGTGCCCGTGGCGGAGGCCGCGAACACCACCGTGATGAGGGTGCCGTTCACCGTGAGCTTGAACACGTTGTTGGCGGGATAGAGAGGGTCCGTCCCGTCGTAGAAAGTCACCGAGGGCTGACCGTCACGGGCGTCGCCGAAAGTCGCCGCCGCGATCTGACCCGACCAACCCGTGTTGCCCAAGAGGTTCGGGCCGAGAGCGCAGCCCGTGTACGCCGCCGAGCCAGACAGGGTCGAGGGCAGACCCGCGAGCGCCGAGCCATTGCCGCCCTGCGATTGCAGGACGCACTGCGACAGGGCGTTGAACGGAGCGAGGGAGCCCGCACCGGGGAAGATGCGGTTGCGGAGGGCAATCCGGTCGTAGGGGATGCGGCCCGCCGCAGTCGTCACCGTGTAGTGAACGGCGATAGGACCGTGGTAGAGCTTGGTCCCGTCGCCGCTTGCCGCCGCCGTGCTGATGCCCGCGACGATGCAGAAGTCCCGCGCCGGGGTGCCCCCCGTCACGAACTCCAAGTAGCCCGAGGCATCGCCCGTGGCCTTGGTGAGCGTGAAGCGCAGGGCGCTCGTCGCCGTGGCGTCCACCGCCACCGCGAGTCCCGCGAACGCCCCGCCGAGAGTCCCGATCTGCGCCGCAAGCTGGGCCTCGACTTCCGTTGCGAGAGTCGCCGCCGTGTACGCTCCGGGGATGGGGGTGAGGGTCGCCGTGAGGCTACCCGAGGAGCCCGACACGTCGCCCGTGTAACGAAACACGATCCGGTCGTACAGGCCCAACGTGACGGTGAAGCCCGAGGGGAACGCGCCCGCCGAGTCGAAGTAGGGCTCGTTGCCGCCCGCGACCGACTCCGCGTTGATGGCGTTCACGAAGTCGGCAGCGTCTTGGGTGCCGCCCGCGCCCGCCGTGGCCGTGAGGCTCACGCCGTCCACGAGAAGGGACACGGTGTCGTTGACCCCTGCCGTGATGACGTAGGATGTGCCGCCCGACGCCGCCGTGTAGGGGATCTCGTCGCTGACGATGCTGGCGAACGCTCCGCCACGGGTGCCGCCCGAGGGCACGGTGAGGTTGAGGGCGCTGCCCGCGAGGAGCGAGCCGTCGATCTTCAGCGCGAGGTTGCTGGACTCCCCCGCGATGGTGTTGTACGAACCCGCGCCGGAAAGGGTGAACCGGGCGGGGGTTTCGTCCGTCGAGGCGAACTCGACCGTGACCGTCTCCAGCGTCGGGGTGCCGTTCTCCAGACGGGCATCGGAGAGGAACTCCGAGCCCGAGGGAAACACCACTTCGATGGAGTTGAGGGAAGTACCCTTGCCGAGATACGTCACCCCGTACACGGGGAGGTTGTTGCCATCGGTGATCGAGTAGGTGCCTACGCCCGACGTGCCCGCGGACACGTTGGTGAGGGTGAATCCGCGCGACGATCCGATGAAGGCTTGGTCGGTGAGGGTGTTGTAATAGAAGCTGGCGTAGACAGTCGCGCCTTCCGGCACCTCACCCGCGAGAGTGATCGTGCTGGAGTCGCTATCCACCTTGATGACCGTGACAGGGCCGCGTTCCATCGCGTCCGCGACGCCGAACCCCCAGTACGCCGTCACGAGTTCCGGCTGGTCCGTAGGGAGGTCGATGCGACCGTTGGAGATGATCTGGTATTGGGTGCTCCCGAGCGGGTTGCCGCGCCCGTTGCCCGTCGTGGGCTGGTACGGAAGCTGGAACTGCGTACGGGACTCGACGGAGACGGTCCCCGTCGTGTTCACCACGGCGCTACACTCCGCCATGAACGCCTGGTTGTCCACCAGCATAGCGGAGATTTGCGAACTACCGAAGGTAGCGAAGCCCTCCGTGTGGAGGCCCGAGTTGACGAGGACCGCAGTGCCCCAGACGATGGTGTCGTTCTTTAGGACGTAGTCCGCGCCCTGAACGTACACGCCCGCGCCGTTGCTGTTGGGGGTGACGGCTGCACGGGTGATGGCAGTCACGCCCGTGTTGGCGAGGTAATCGAACGTATCCTGCCATGCGTTGAAGTAATACTGAATGGTGACGGTGCTTCCCTTTGCCGGGGCGTAGGGAAGCGTCACCGCACGGGTGCGACCGTTGACCGACGAGGGGGTCACAACCACGCCGTTCACCTTCACCACCACGTCTGACGGGTTGGTGGTGGTGATACCGCCGTTGTTCCCGTTCACGATGGGGCCGTTGAACGTGTAGAACGTGCGGTTGCGGGTGGTCGCGTCGCCTGCAACGAAACCGATCACGCCGTTGGCGTTGCCGCTGCCGATGGTGAGGGACTTGTCGGCAGAGAGACGGACACACACCGCCCCGAGGTTGTTCACGAAGGTTGAGGCCACGAGCGAACCGAGGCCCGCCGTCCCGTTCAGCGTCGCCGCAACCACCGCAGCGGCGAACGTGCCGACGGGAAAGGGCACCGTCACCGAAGCGAGGCCGTCCACGGAGAGGGTGAACTGGTTGGAGCCCGAGGCGAAGGTGAAGCTCTCTCCGACGCGCCCGTTGAGAATCGCAGCGGTAGATGTCACCTGCGCCGACACGTCGTCGGTCACCCGCGTGTCCGTGCGCTTGAAGTAGTAGGTGCAGAGAACGAGGTCCGTGGGGGCGGGGTAGTCGGAAATCTCCACCACGCCCGTCGTGCCGTTGAGGCCGAGCACAACCGTGGGCTCGCCGTTGATGGTCACGGAGAGAGAAGAGGTGTCCGTCGTTGTCGTGCCCGAACCGTCCCCGTTGACCACGGGGTAGTTCTTGACCTGAAACTTGTTGACGGTTCCGTCGAAGGCTCCGAGGGTGATCGCGCCGCTGGGAGCAACGTACACCACGGCGCGGCCCGCTTCGTCCTCGTTGACGATCTGTTGATCGACCGAGGCCGAACTACCGCGCACCACGGCGAGGTTCGTCTGGGAGAGAATCTCCGAGCCCGTCCCGATGAACAGCGGGACCAGCGGAGGAACGACCGGGATCTGAGGAGGGGTGCCGAAGAAGGTCTGAGTGTACACGCCGGGGGGCGCGTATCCGCCCGTGAGAACGCTAGGCATGAAAGTCTCCGCGTACCGCCCCCCGAAGCTGAAGAACACGCCGAGAACACCCCGGCGAGAAAGCTCACGGAAGATTAGGAGGCGTTACACGAAGGCTCCCGTTATAGGTAGGGAACCGCCGGAAACTACTTCAGTAGGCCCTTGTCTTTGCCGTGCTTCAAAACCTTGAAGTGAAACTCGCGCGACCGTTCGCTGGACGCGCGCTCCTCCGGGGTCATCACCCGGTACGTCCCGTCGGGATTGCGGGAAAGATCCCAGCCCGTCACGCCGTGGGACTGAACTACGTCGATCTTGTCCCGTTGCCGGTTGGCGATACCTTGCCAGTTCTTCTTGGAAGACTCGCCCACCGCCCGGTCGAAGTTGTAGTCCACACCGGAGAATCCCGTGTCCTTCGTCAAGTCCGACCCCCCGCCAGAGGTCGCGGCGTAGAGCGTCTTGGGAAGGGCGCGATGGACGATATACCCGCACTCGGAGCAAGGGGCGCTGGCCATGTCCGCGGGGCCGCGAGCCGTGAAACTCAGGCCGCAGGACTCGCACTGGAAGCGGTAGGTTGGCATCAGGAAACCGTCTCGTAGGATGCGAACCGAGCCCCGAAGAACGGGTCCCGCACCGCGTCGATCTGCAACCCCTGGGTCAACCCCGTTACCGTCTGAGCGATGGAGAGGACGCGAGGGATGATCGGAACGAAGGTGAACCAGTCCGTCTGGACGGTCATGGAGATGGATGAATTGTAGAAGTAGTCGTCGGCGTTCTCGTCGAACACTTCTTCCGTCTCCCCGCCCATGGAGATTTCCGTGACATCAATGCCTTCGTCGATGAGGCTAGGGCGCAGGATGGCCCACAGGAACATCGCCGTGAGGTCTGCGATCTCCCGCTGCGCGTACACGTCACGGGCCACGATGTCGATGTCCAAGGTGAGGTCCCACCTACCGCCGTACTCCAGATAGGCGTCTTCGCGAGCGTCGGTGACCACCACGGCGAATCGGTCACCCTTCTTTGCCCTCCGCCCGAACACCAGAACACAGCCGGGAATGGCCTTGTTGTACCCGTACAGGGACTTCGCCTCCCACGGACCCGTAGTCTCCCCCGCATAGCGGTAGTTCGCCCGGAGGGCCGTTCCCGTTGGGAGGGGCGAACGAAGGTAGACGGTGGTCCCCTCTTCCCCTCCCAAAGTGTAGTCCCGCCCTTCGACGTACAGCTTCCCGCCCGGAAGCTCTACCAGACGTAGGGAGCCCTCGTACGGAACCTGTTGAAGTACACCTTCACTGGGGGCCGTCATCGTGAGGCGTTCGTTGCGGACTTCCAGCAGCGGATCGACGTAGAACTGATCGTCCTCGGTCATCTCGCAGTAATAGATCCCAGCGGGCGTTGGAAACCGCCCACCGTTGGACTGGACGGCGAGGGAGTCCTCTCGCACCCACTCGCAGGAGTGGCCCGTGTAACCGGGAATGCGGGCGAGGGCGACGTAGCTCTGCACGGTGCCCATGAAGTTGTCGGCGGATAGCTGAACCTTGTTCGCGCTGCCCGTCTTGACGATGATTCCGTACTGCGGGCGCTGCTCGAACGAGTACTTCCCTTGCACGTTGTCAATGAGGTCTTGGTACCGAGGGTGAGTACCCCAGTAGTTACGGAGCTCTTGGATGAAGCGCCGTTGGACCGCAGCCGTCAAAAAGTAGTACATGAGCCCTCAGAGGTCGGTGAAGAAACTGTTGGGAACGGCATCCCACAGGGCGGCTAACTCTTCGGGCACCTCCCCCTCCTCGGGCGGTACGGGGGCTCCTTCCTCAAGGTAGCCCCCGTGCTCAGGGATTCCACGGTGCCCGCCACAAGCGTATACGGCTACACGATCGCCGCCCGACATCTCAATCTCTTCGATGAGGGTGACCTCACCCCAGCATGGGGGGGTGTCGCCACGGTCGGACAGGGCCGAGTAGTCGCACGGGGCGGGCTCCATCACTCGCTCTCCTGCATCGCTTGGATGAGCAACCCGTTCGCGACCGCGTTGAGCGGGTCGGTAGAGGCGCGGATCTCACTCACCTCGATGGGGAACTTCTTGCGCTTCTTCTCGAACACCGCCTTGAACAGATCGAGGAACCCGCCCGCCTTGGAAGTACCCCCCGACACCACGATGGGCACGGGCTTCGGGAGAGTGAACTTGCCTTGAATCGACATGAACTGAAGGGCGATATGGTCGATGGAGTACTCGATCAAGTTGCGACAGTAAAATTCCAAGGCTTCTTGTTCCCGCCCCACCGGGGCACCGAGGGCGATACCCTTCTCTTTGATAGCGCACATCCGAGACGCGGTAGACCCCAGAGCCTTTGCGGACCCCTGGTCGATCCAGTCACCGCCGCGCCCCACGGAGAACGACAGCCCCTCGATGGTGTTCACCGCGAGGGCGATGTTCGTCATTCCGCTGCCGAACGAGATGCCGATGCCCGAGAAGCCCTCCTTGGCGGTCTCGGCGTAGACAATCGCCATCGCCTCGTTGCCCGCCGTGGGGGTGTACCCGCACTCACGGACAATCTTCTCCAGCACCCCACGGTGGTAGATCACGTCCTGCCCGGGCTTGTCCACGGGAGCGGCGGGAACGCTGAAGTAGCAGTGCTCGCCGGGAACCTTGGGCTCACCGAGGACGTTCTTGATGAGCAGCCCGAGGATCTCCATCGCGTCGATGTCCGAGGAGGACACCAAGCCCGCCGACAACGGACGGCGGGCTTCGCGCCCGAAGATGTTGGCCGTGTCCATCGCGGCGTCACCGAGGATGAGAAGTTCGTCGGCGCGCTCCACAAAGCTCACGTTCGAGAGCTTGAGCATCTTCTTAGAATCAATCGGCAGCTCCAGAAAGGCGTCTCGCACGCGACGGGTTTCAACTCCCGACGAGGACTTCCTCGCGGCGACCACATTCATGGTGCCCACGTCCAGACCACACCCGAGCGCAACTTCAGTCTGCTTTGCCATGCTTGTACCCTACCGATTCTTTCGTGCCGCTTTGAGAGCTTGCATTGCGTCTGCGAGTCCGGGGTCGTCCGTGCTCTCCGACGACACGTTGAGCTTCGCGGACAGATCGCCCCCCGTGAGGTTCGACGGGATGAACACCGCTTCGGGAGAGGCGGGCGGGGAAACCGCCACGGGGGCGGGGACCCCGCCCGCCTGGGGGGTAGCCGACAGAGCCCGAAGCAACGGGGAGAAGTCTACGGAAGGAGGCGGGGATACGGGCCGGGAAGATAGGTCCGATCGCAGACCCCGAACCTCGTCCGTCAGCCTTTGTAGAGCCGTCAGGACGGGGGCGATGTCCAGCGGGGCGGCGCGGGGGGACTGAGACGTAACCGTGTCCGAGGAGACGTGTTCCTGCACCCGAATCACCGATGACCGAAGGGTCTGGGTGCTGACCGTGCCGTCTACCTTCGCCTTCGAGAGATCCCGTGACTTCATCGCAGCAGACATCGCGACAGTGGCTTGAGCCCCCCGAGTGAGTCTCAACCCGAGGTCGGTGAGATGGATCGAGTCCACCAAACAGATGATCTTGACCTCGCCCTCGTTCATCGTTTCTTCTTATCCACAGCTTTCTGTATCGCGGAGCCCACCACCTCATCGGCATGGTCCTGAAAAGCTCTCTCGTAGGCCCTGTTGATGAACGTGTGCTTCGCGATTTTTGGGTGAACCCACGCCTCCCCGAAGGTCAACGGGGCGGTTCTAAAGTGAACGCTACCGTCCCGCTGAACCAACGGAACGACGTTCACCCCGGCTTGTTGGGTGAGCCGCGCCATCTTGTACTTTCCGCGCGTGCCGTTGGTGATGACCTCTAGCCACGGCCACGTCGAGTACAGGGACACGATTCCGCCGGGTTCGACGGTGTAGCTGAAGCTCTTGAGGAACTCGGGGTCGCGCGGGATGAAGGTGCTCTTCGCCGCGTCCTTCGCGATTTCTTCCTTCAGGTACTTCAGCCACTTCTTGCCTAGTGCGTCCAGCGCCTTCCGGTCAAACTTCATGCGCCTCCATCTCGGATACCAATGCATCCGACACGGCGGAGACGACGAGGGGAACCCCCATCGCTTCGTCGAGGATAGAGAAGAAACGCTCGATGTCGGCGTCCTCTAGGAACGCCGCCGTGTCGAGGAAATCCTGATGGTAGATCACCTGTAGGTCTTCGGGCGAAGACAACAGGGTGTAGAACACCTCATCGTCGTCCACCCCCACCACCAGCCCGTCCCCTAGAGACGCCGACCAGAAAGGAATCGGATCGAACCCGGCAAACGACGCCGTGCGCCGCATGAACCTCTGAGGATTCATGCGGTAGAGACGCTGGCGGCGCTTGAACGCCGGGTTGTTCCGCATACGTTTGTACCGCTTCCGCGCCCGCATCTTGTTCTGCGCGCGGTGCTTCATGTAGTAGCGGTGGGACTTGACCTTCGCCAAACCGCGCTGGCGGCGTTGGCGTTGGTAGGCGGTACGGGAAGGGATCACACCCGAGAGGGTGCGATAGAAGGGCTACGGCGCGAGGGGTTGGCCCGTCTTCGGGTCGATGAGAACGATGCTTCCGTCCGGGGTGATGTGCCACGGCACGCCCTGCGGAAGACCCAGACGGGCACCCACCGAGTTCATCGTCCCCTGCGCCCGCTCCTCAACGTCCGACAACTGAGAGAGGAGCTTCGCCTTGCGAACCTCCGTCTGGCCGATGGCGTGGACGATCTCCTGAGCCTGACGGTGGAGGCCCTGAATCTCCTTGGACTCGTCGTCGGTCAGCTTCTTCGCGATGTCACTGGCTGCACTCATACTCTTCGTTCTCCGGTTGAATCCCTGTACGGGGCGCGTGTGACGCTACCGTACCGCCGTCGGACCGGATCGGTTGAGTGCGTAGGAGGTTCGAGAGCTCCCGCGTCTCGCGGGAGAGGCTAGAGACGCTTTCCTTCTGGGCCAGAGATTCCCGGTGAAGGTACTCCAACCTGGTAAGGTCGAGCCGGGGCCTCGCGGGGATAACAACCGCGGGAGGGCTTCTTCGGGGAACGGGCACGGAAACGACGGAAACCAGGGTGACGACCCCGAAGAACACTTCCAGCGCGCGAGAAGAACTCATGGCCTACCCACCTCTGAAGTACGAGTTACTTGGGTACGGATGATGTCCAGCACCGTACGCAGCTCCCGAATCTGACCGTTGGTGTCTTGAACGGTGAGGGAAATCTGGTTGATCCGTGCGTTCACGGACTCGATCTGAGTGCGGTCCTCGTCGAGACGGCGCTGGATCTGAGTGACCCTCTCGCGGGTTACAGAAGCGTCCGTGTACATGGACACGCCCAACCCAAGGAGCGGGATGACCAGAACGGCCAGCACCTTCCACCCTGTCTCCAACCAATCTACGGCTTTGCTCGTTGCCATGTCCACCTTCCACGGGTGATAGGCGCGTCACCGCGCACGGCGCTTCCGTCGCCCCTCCGTCCCGATGCAGGGCTGGCCCGCGTGAATCCGGGCGGCAAGTACGGCAGCAGGGTAGGACCGATGCCACGAGTACCACCCACACGGGTGGTCGATGCTCTCGTGGCGCGTGACCCAACGGCACCCCGACGCGCGAATGGACGGATCGAGGGTGTTTTCGTCGTGCTCTCGCACGACGAAACCTTCTGGAATGCGCGGATCGGTGGTGTGGGTCTTGTACTTCACTGAAGACCGCTAGGAAGGATCAGAGAATCTCGATCTCAAGCTCTTGCTTCATCTCTTCGTACAACCATTCACCGCCGGGTCGATTGAATTCCTCGGTGATCTCCCTCTCCAGCAGACGCTCTGCCCTGTAGAGGACTGCCTCTTCATCTTCCTCCGTAACAGGAGGGGGGGAAGCCTCAAGGACCACGACGAGCTTCCCGCGCGTGGCCTCGATACGCTTGACCTTGAGGACGGACCCTTGGACGCGCTCGCCGTCCAGCGAGTTCTCGACCCGGTTGAGGGAAGATCGAAGGAGATCGACGTAGCTCTCGGTGAGCTCTTCGTCCCGATCCATCCGCACGGCGTCTGCCATGTCATGGTTCATCGCCATCGACATGAGGAACTCAAACGAGCTCCGCGCCGACTTGAGAAGGGGCAGAAGGTGGGGTCGCAGCGCGGGCTGCTGGTGGGCCAGACGGATGAGACGGGTACGAAGGGTGGCCATATCCCGTGCTAGGGATAGGGGGATCACCGAAGGCTAGTTGCCCGTCGAGAAGTGCTCGCCCTTGACGTACACGGTCAGCACCGTGTTGTCGGGGAGGGTGAAGAACGTGCCCTCCTCCTTCTCGGCCTTCGACAGCTTCGCCTCCGGGTGCGCCGTGGCGAACTCGTCGGCAGTCAGGGCCTTCGCGCCGAGGGTATCGGGCACAAGGCCCGTCGCACCGATGTAGAAGGCCAGCGGTCGAACCGTCTCGTACACGGCCTCGATGGCATCGTCCACGAACCGAATCGCCGTCTTGATCTCGTCGCGGGCGTTCGCCCCCTTGATGTCCGCGATGAACCGCGCCGGGTCCACGCACCCCACTCCCTTCAGAAGATCCTTCAGCACCGTGCCGTCGCCCAGACCGAGGATGCCCTCGTAGATGGGGTAAGAGAGGTCGTCCACGGCGTCGAGGGCGGTGCGGGCCGAGAGCTTCTTGACCGCCCACTCGGAACTGGGAAGCGGGATGTAATCCAGCGTGGGCTTCTCGATGTCCGCCCCGTTGGCCTTCAAGGTGAAGCGCCGCTGGAGGTACTCGTTGCCCGACTTCAGCTTGTCCAGCCCCGTGATGGAAGGCGTGCCGACGTTCACCTTGTAGGACAGCTTCGTGTCCACTTTGCCCGTGGCGATGGCGTCCGCGAGGTCCGCGTACTCCGTGGTGGTGGGCGGCGAGAAGTACATCGCCGGGGTGAGGTAGTGGGCCTTGAGGTCGTTCACCTGTTCCGAAGTGAACCCGCTGGCGTCGCCCTTCACCATGCCGTTGAGGATCTTGGAGAGAACCGTGAGCCGCGCGAGGCGCGTAGCCGTAGTGTTGTCCACCGCGCTCACGTTGAGGTCGTAGTCCACCAGCGGGAGGCCCGACAGGTCGAGCGTGAAGGGCTGGCCCGCCTTGGCATTGGCGAGGTGGAGCCCGAGGGAAGCGAGCCCGACGATCACCTTCTGATCCGACGTGCGGAGGTTGAGGGAAGCCACGTTCAGCATTCCATCACCGACGAGGGTGTAGTTGTTGTAGCTCTTGAGGTCGTCGAGGGACACCCCCGCCACGCTCGCCACCCGCTGGGACGACCCCTTCGGGAACAGGTCGATGGGTTGGCTCACCAGCATATTGATGCTGGCCGTGTTGCGGTTGAGGTCGAAGCTGTTGACCCGCACCCATCCGTCCCCGCCCTCGCGCACCTTGGAGCTAACCTTGGGCTCCTCCACCGTGCCGTCCGCGAGGCGCGTGCCGGGGATGCGCTTCACGCCCCGCCGCTTGTAGCTCTTGGCGAAAGTCGGGAGGTCCACCGAGAGGGTGTCCGTGTGCCCGTTGAGGTAGGTGAGCACCGTGAGCACCGACGGACCCGTGGAGGGCAACCCGTAGACGGGGGCGGGGGTGAAGGCGCGGTCGAAGGTGTAGCCCTCGATGGCGTCGGCCATCGCCGCGATGTCCGAGGACACCAGCGCGCGGGCGTGGCCTTCCAGAAGCTCCCCGCACCGAGTGGCCACCATCGCGTACTTCGCCGCATTGAGCTCACCTTCCGAAACCAGCGCGCGGGCGTAGGCGAGGACGGGCTGCACGTCCGCGCCGTCGCCGTTCACCGGAACGTCCAGCGCCGCGTAGTCCTGCCCGTTGATCTCGAACAGGCGGTAGGAGGTCTTGTCGTCGGTCGGAGCGAGGCCACGCACCAGCATCGTGTCGTCGCGGGAACCCAGCACCTTGCGGCCCGCCTTCGACACGAACAGCGTGTACGCCGCTTTGCCGCGCGACACCTCGACGGCGGTCGACATCGTGCCCGCCAGCAGCTTGGTGGTGTTGTAGACCGCTTCGTACACGGCCTTGATGCCCTTGGCCTGCACGCACACGCCCGAGAGGGCGTTGCTGATGCTGGCGAGGAGGTTGTAATCGCACCAGTCGCGATACCCGATGGTGTTGGCGAACAGGTTGGGATGCTTCTTGAGCTTCTCGACCGCCGCCTTGATGTCGCGGGCCTCCGCCGTGGGGCTCCGGTCGTTGGCGAAACCGTCCGTGTGAAGCGTCACGCACGTCGTATCGGCATCGTCCACGATGGTCTCTGCCATCGCGAGGCCCTGCGAGATGCAGGTGAGGGCCGTGGCGTGAATGCTGCGGATCTCACCGAGGTACGGGGAGCCCGCCCGCATCACGTCCTCCACCGTCACCTTGCTGAAGTGCAGCTTCACGTCGCCCCGCGACGAGTAGGAGATGAGGGACACCTTCAGCGTCGGATCGCGGAACTCGGAGAGGGTGAGGAGCTTCTCGACGGTGCCCTTCACGTCCCCGATGTCCCCGTACATCGAGCCCGAACGGTCGATCACGAGGATGTGGTGCGAAGGCTTGCGAACCTCGACGGTCGCCTTCGCGGTGAGGTCTTCCGCCTCGCAGCGGAAGTAGCGGGTGGGGGTGCCCTTGAAGTTACGGAGAGCGAACTTGGTGATGTTGGTCTGGGTCTTTGACTTCGTTGCCATTGTGGCCTCCGGGGGCTATTACGCCCGGAGGGGGTCACCGCCCCAGAAATCGGGAGGCAACCCTCCGGGCGGAAGGCTCCCCGCCGCCGTCGCGGAGCACGTCCAGCACCGTCGCCGGTACGGGCTCGCGCTTCACCGAAGGGAGGGTGAACAGTTCCTTCATAGCCCGCTCCGGGTCTTGAGGTCCCACGGGCCGTAGTGCCCAAACTGAAGCATCTTCTTCTTGGCCTCGTCCCAGGTGTAGGTGTGCAGGTTCCCGATGCGCTCGATGGAACCCAGCGCGTAGTACACGACCTTGGGAATCCGCAAGCTCCGACCGTTCGAGCGGTCAATCACCGTGTCGCCGTCCAGAACCCAAGCGTGCCCGAAGGTGACGCCTTTTAGCGGCCCCTGCCCAGCGACCTCTCCGTGAACGACCCGCAGCCCGCACTGGGGGTCCATCAGACAGTTCTCGAACATATACTTCCCAGCCGCTTCGTAGCAGTCGCCTCTCGCGGCGGTGGACGGCTTCTTCTTTCGAGGGGGCATTAGAGCCTCGTTCCGACGTAGTCCCAGTCCACCAGATGGTCGAGGAAGGTGTTGGCCCAGCCCTCCCGGTCGTTCTGGTGGTCGAGGTAGTAGGCGTGCTCCCACACGTCCATCGGGAGCAGCACCTGTGACTGCCACAGGGCGCGGTTCTCGTGATTGTGAACGGGTGCCACCTCTAGGCGTCCACCGCGCATCCCGCGCTTGAGTACGAGAACCGCCCAGCCCGACCCCTCGACGCCCTTGGCCGTGGCGACGAACTCACGGCGGAACGCCTTGTACCCGCCGAAGTCCCGGTCAATCAGGGTGGCTAGGTTGCCCGCGGGAAGCCCGCCGCCGTCGGGCGACATACAATGCCAGAAGATCGAGTGCAGAACGTGCCCGCCCTCATTGAACGCTCGCCGGGTCTGCCAGTACGGGACGAGCTTGATGTCGCCCGAAGCCCTCGCCTTGGCGAGCTCGACTTCAGCTTCGTTCAACCCGTCAACGTAGGCTTGGTGGTGTTTGCCGTGGTGCAGCCGCGCCGTCTCCGCGCCCATCCACGGCTCAAGGGCATCGTAGGCGTAGGGCAGGGGCGGGAGCTTGTGCGTGCCGGGGGTCATCGCATGGCCTCTTGGATCACGTCGGAGAAAGGGTATCCGAACATCTTACGGCCCTCGACGATCATCCGCAGGTACTCTTCCGAGGGCTGGTGGTACGGGGTGCCCGAGTTCTGGCGGTACATGAAGGCTTCGTAGCGGGTGCCGTCCCAGCCGTAGACGTACTCGTTGTGGCGGTGGTTGCCCGTGGGGGTGCCCTCCATGTGGTCCAGTAGGTGAAGGTCATCGCGAGTCACCGAGTACAAGGCACCGGGCACGAGGGACATCGCGGGCACCAGCGTCGCTTTACCGCCACCGCCGCTGATCGGGTGATCGCCCGCGAAGGTGAGCTTGTGGTAGGGGAGGTACGCACCGAACAGCAACTTGGCGTGGGGCACCCGCGATAGCATCACGGGCACGTTCAGGTTCGACCCGTACCCGAAGTACAGGACCGGGCGGGCGGGTTCCATCTACGGACCGTTAGGATAATAGAGGCGTAACCGCCCGCGTGAACGTCTTCGCCCTCCACTACGATCCCCGCCAAGCCGCACGGTGGCACTGCGATGCCCACGTCGTGAAGATGGTGCTGGAAACGGCGCAGCTACTCTGCACCGCCCATCACCTCACGGGGAGTACCGCCCCGTACCGACCGACGCACGCGAACCACCCTTGCGCCGTGTGGGCGAGAGACTCACAAGCAAACTACCTGTGGCTGTGCGAGCTAGGTCTGGAACTGTGCCGCGAGTACACGGCCCGGTACGGGAAGACGCACGCCACGGAGGCCGTGCTGCTCCACCTCGCAGAGAACGTCCCCTCCCTCCCCGACCGAATGATGACCCCGTTCGCCCAAGCGATGCCCGTGGAACTGAGAGGTCACGAATCGGTGGGCGCGTATCGGAGGTACTACCAGACGAAGCGAGGGGGGAGGTTGGGGACTTGGCGGAGGAATCGCCCGGAGTGGTGGGTGGGGTGACTACTCTTCTCCGCTCAGCCCGAGGATTTCGGACATGGTCGTGGGGAGGGGAGCGGGGGCCGGGGTGTTGATCACGGGGAGCGAACGCTTCCGCGAAGCGGGAACGTCATCGTACACCCCGACCTTCAAGTCCGGTAGGCGAAGCGCCGCTGCCGCGCCGTACAACTCGGAACCGCAGCGGGCCTTCCCGCCGTTGTCGTCCGAACAGGAGAGGCATCCCGTCGGCGGGCAGTGTGAAACTTCGCGGAAGGGCTCCTTCTGATCGGACCGGGTGAACATCGGCACCTTGTGTCCGTGGCACTGATCCGCCGTGAGGAATTCTTTTCCCACGGACACGCCCGTCTTGTTCGTGACCCTTCCGGCGGCATCCCGCTCCATCCGGTACTCGTAGCAGGTCGCGTACGTCATCCCGAGACGGGTAGCCGCCTTCTGGTATCGGCGGTGACCTTCCATCCGGTATTCCTCCACGATGGTTCGCTGACCCCCGATGTTCTCGGTGAAGAGGCTCTCGAACTTACTTCCGCGCTCTTTCCCGAAGCGGAAACGGATCTTCTCCGCCATCGCGGGAGCCCAAGAGTAGCTGGCCTCGACGAACTTCACGATGACGTGGTTCGCCCCGGCTTCCGCAAGCATCTCGAACACCTGCTCTACGTCGTCATGATTCACGACTCCGGGGATGATGGGATTGACTTGGATGCTGACGTAGATGCCCGCCTTGCGAAGCTCGCGGATGTCCTCCATGTGAGTAGCGAGGGATGCCGCGCCGGGGGACAGGCGCTTCCAGTCTTCCTGGTTCGCGCAGTTGATGCTCTTCTGAGCGTAGCTATACGGATTCTGCCGCAGAAGATCGAACGCCCAGGAAGGGTATTTGATGCGGGAGAGGAAGAAGATGGGGAGCCCCTCATCCACGAACGCCTGAGCGCCTTCCTGCGTGTTGTGGTAAACGTCCTCCAAGGGAAGGAACGGGTCGGTGAAAGAGCTGAAGTACCCCGCTGCCGAGGTCTTCATCTTCTTCAGGGACTCCCGGACCTGCTTCCCGTACCCCATCGGAACGGAGATAAGGCCCGATCCCCGGTAGCCCTTGAACCCGCTATTGATGTAACAGAAAGCACAACCCACCGCGCAGAACCCTCCGTACGGCTGGGTGAGGATCGCTTCGGTAAAGCACGGGCGGTTGCGGACACCGGGCTCTTCGTGCTTCGATTTGTACCAAGCCTGAAGAGGCTTGCCCTCGTCGATGCGGATGTGGGGAATCGGGTCAAGATACACCCGATAGGTCTTCTTGTCCTCGTCCTTCATGCCCCGAAGCATTCCGATACGCATGAGCCGGGAACGGATGCCCGTCTCCGGGTCCGTCTCCAAGTCCCCGGCGATGTCGCGGGGCTCGGGCTTCATGAAATACTGGTAGGCTTGTTTCGTCTCCTCCGAGGTGAGGTCTTCTTCGAGCCATGCGTCGAGATCCATCGCGTGCCTTTCAGTTTCAGAGTTTTGGGGACTTACGCCCCGACGTTCCAGAACAAAATTTCGCCCGTCATTCGATCTTCCGCCCCGCTCTTCAGCCACTTCCACGCCTTCAGGTCGTAGTAGGGGTTGCAGGGGAAGGGGGGCGGGTCGTCGATCTTCGCGGCGTCCTTGTATCCGTAGCCCTCGTCGATGAGGTTCACTTCTGAAGGCCAGAAAGACAACTTCGGAACCTTCGCCGTGATGTATCGGCGGAGCTCGGATTCGGAACGCGAGTACCCGGCGTGGAGCCAGACAGTCGGGTAAATCTTGGCTTTCGCGAAACCAAGAAGCACCCCTGACGCTATCGTCCCCGACGAGACGCTGATCACTAGATTCGCGTACTTGTGAAGGTCTGGGGTACGGAGAACCTCCTCGGCACACTCCCCCACGGTTTCCGGCAGCTTCAGGGCGTTGGGCATGAGGTACGCTTCGCGCCGTACGCACTCCTTACGCGCTTGGTGATAGAGAATCGCGCTACGTCCCGCCGGAAGCTCGAAAAGCTCCGCGCCATACTCCCGCGCCATCTTCTGCTGATCCCGCACCTCGGGTCCGTCCCCTTTGTATCGGGGGTAAAAGTCCAGAGCCTTCTTACCCAGGTGGTGGGAGACGTAGGACACGGCCCAACCCGCTTTGGAGTGGTAGGTGTCCAGAACCCCGATTTCGGTTTCCGGGCGCTTCTCGATGTGCTTCAGCACGCCCCGGATCTTACTGAAAGAGGGTCCAGGGAAGGGGGAGCACATATCCTCCCGCTTCACGGAGACGCGATCAGTTACCCGTTCGACGGGTGTTCCTTCGATGAGAAGACTCACAGATTTCCTTGCGGGACTTCGATGAATTGGGAAGGTAGGCGGAGAACCTCTCTCCGTCGGTCACATTCCAGATCTCGACCTCTCGGAGAGCCCCGCCGCTTCCAGAAGCGCCGGATCCGTTGTCGCGCTACCGGAATAGTTGAGATTGGCATCTGTGACGTGACAGCAGAGAATCTTCCCTGTCCTCAACCTATTTGAGGCGCGTCTCATTTCCATTCGCCCCTAGATCTGCACCAGATCGCCGTTGAAATGAAACTTGTCCTTGAGGGATTTTCTTACGCCGAACCACCCGTTCACCTCTCCGAGATAACGAACCGGGAACGTCTTTCTGCGGGCGGTCCAGAAGTCCTCGGCGGCGCTCGCGCTACGGAGGTGCTCCATTTGCTGGTCGAGGTCGTGCCCGACGTAGTACCTACCCTTGCAGAGAGAGTTGAAGTCGCACAGGGAGGTTTCTAGTTGGTCGAGGCCAGAGAAGGGTACGCCCCGGTCGCGGCTGCGGGCCAAAAGCTCCCGCTGGAGTCCGAGGTCCGTCGCGCACTTCTTCCAGTCGTACCCGGTGAGCTTGACCATACCGGGAATCGGACCCGCTGTCTCACTCGCCCCCCCGATACCGAGGTCCGAAGCTGTGATGGGGAAGTCGTGAACGTGGGCGAGGAGGTCAGCGAGCTTGTAGCTGCTCCAAGGACCCGCGTATTTCACGCTCTGGAACTCCGTCCGTATCCCGTCCCAGCCCGCTTCCCCGCCCTTCTCCGTTGCGGCTTCCGCCCAACGTGAAAGGGATCCGTGGGGGCGAGCCCTCTCCAGAAGAGCGTTGAGGTGAGTGCGGGCCAGATCGTTACCGCGAAACGAACGGCGCTCCGTGCCCGTCGGAAGGGTCAGAGGCTCTTCGAGCCTTGACGGGGCATTGGGGTATCGGGCGAACGCTTCCTCGGCGGACCCGACGTTGTACCAAGTGACGTACAGAAGAGTGTGCCAGAGGGCAGTCTCGCGGGAGTATCCCCGCATCCGGTAGACCTCCTTCAAGACCGGGTAAGCCGGGTCGATGTCGCCGCTCTCGATATGGGCCTTCGCGAACTTCACGAACGAATCGAACAAGGGGCGTTCGTAGTAAGGGGCGGTCTCGGAAGGGGCTGGCGCAGAGGCTTCACCGAACCAAGAGAGAAGATCGCTCACGATCCCAACCAAGAGAGAAGACCGTCGGAGTTGTCCCGCCCAGAGCCGTTCTGCAACAGGTCCCTCACCCGTTCCACAATCTGTTCAACCGGGAGCGAGGCGTCGATTTGAAGGGCGTGGGAGTTATCGAAACCCTCGAAGAAACGGGCGGACTTCGTTTTCCGCCCCGCCACCCAGGAAGCAGATTGATTCGACCCGCGCTCCTGTCTGCGGGCGGAGACGACTTCCGAAGGGGCCGTCAGTAGAACCGCGAACGTAGACGCGAGGGGCGAAAAAAACCGCCGAGCACCGTCGTGAGAGAAACGGTCACCGTCCAGAATCGTCACCGGGTACTTGCCCCGAAGGTTCTGCTCCCAGTAGATCAGTGCGGCGTCAGCCCCGTTGTAGGGAACCGTGTCCGCGCCGTCGAACGTCCCGCCCTTGTAGTGACCAGCGAGAGCGAACCCTTCCCCGGCAAAGGTCCACTTCGGGTTCTCGACGAATGAAAACAGAGTTCCCTTCGTGAGCTCACGGACCAGAGTTGTCTTCCCCACCCCAGGCTCACCGAGCACCCAGAGAACCTTCGGACCTTCTGTACTCATTCTTCCTCCGAAGAGAACAATACGCCCATGGCGTTGGCGAGACCCTCTTGCTGATGTCGATCCTCTTCGAGACGGAAGGCGTGCTGCTCGACCGGGTTCCTCCAGGTCTTGGTCCACTCCTCTCGCTTCCGCTCTTCTTCAGAGCGGGTGCCGCACCGGGTCATGTCCACCCGAACGTAGCAGACGAGGGAAACCCGCTCCCAGTCATCCTCTCCCGGGACCGCCGCCGTCATCTCCGTGTTCCCGTGCCACTCGTGAACGTCCATCCCGATGAAGTCCCCCTCGCGGAGATCCACGGCGCAGCGGAACTTCGGGAACACCGTGTACCCGCCCGCGTAGCGGTGGGCGGAACCCTCGAAAACGGTGAGGTTGCCGAACCCGGGGTGGTAGTCCCCGGCGTCTTGGTGGCAACCCGTGCGGTAGTTCTTGTTGACGGTGACCGTCGAGAACACCGTGTCCCCGAGAAGCCAGCCCTTCTCGCGGAGGTCCGTCTCCTCCGAGACGTAACGGTTCTGAGCCCCCCACCGCGCCGGGGACACGTCTCGAAACGCCCGGTTGACTTCTTCGAGGAAGGGCATCGCCGCCGCGAACTTGTCCGCGTTGTCGCGGGTGTACGCGGTCTGACGGCAGTAGGGGTTCCGGGACGTGGCGTTGAAGTACCCTACGATCCCAGAATTCACCCAGTTGCTCTCGGTGGTGTTCGAGAGCAATCCGTCCTTGGTGTAGTATTTCGCCGTGTTCCCCCGGGAGAGAACCAACGACGAATCACGCTTCATCTTCTCCGGGTCTGCCTTCCCCGCTGCCGCACCTCGGTTGCGCGACGGAAAGGCTGCGGCGCGAAGAGAATCACGGGCAACGGAGCACAGACCCGCCGGGAACCTCTTGCGACGGATAGAAAGGAGGAGACGAGACTCGGAAAGCTCTCCCGCGCTCTCCCCCTCGCCCATGAGCATATCCAACGCCCCGACAACCCGGGGCTTGTACACGTCCACGTCTCCGTCCTCGGGGCGTAGAAGCACCTCGTAGTGAGAGTCCGTAAGGAACTCCCCGGCGAGGGATTCGGTATGGGCGTCGGACAGACAACCCTCTCCCGTGAGGACGATCTGACGAACGCCGTCCTCGGGGCGGACCCAATCCCACCATCCGAGACCGTTCTTGTTGTTGAGCTTCGCGAGGGGGTGCGGCTGATTCATGAGAGACTCCTTCGGCAGAGTACCAGTAAAGGCACTCTACCAACATCGGGCGGTCCACCTTACGCCCCGCTAGAGGTTCTCCCCCACAGTGCGGGCGTAACACCCCGCATGAAGATCACCACCGTCCCCGCGGACGCCCTCCGTCCCGACCTATCTCTGTCCCCCCAACACTACATACAGAGCGACATCGACAAGATGTCCGAGACGTGGAAAGCCCGGTGCCCCGGTAAGGCCGTCCGCATCCACCGCCGACCTAACGGATTCACCGTCACGATCACCGAGACGTTCCACGTCAACGGGAACGGTGACCGAATCTAAAAGTCCATCACCCCGTACTCGCCGGGGCCGATGGTGTAGTAGACCCGCCGCACCCGGCGAGCCCCCAGCGCCAGACGGCATCGCTCACACGGGCGAGACATCGCCCACTGCCCGTTCCACAGAACTCGCGCGACGTACACCTCCGCACTCGCGTCGAGCTTGCGGCACAGTCGCGCCTCCGCGTGAGTAGACGGCACCGGGAGGTACCCGTTCGCCAGCTTGGCCTTGTTGGTGGCGCGCACGAGGGCACCGTCCCGACGCACCCCCACGGCGGCGAGGTAGTACCCCTGCCGCTGCTTCCCGCGAAGGTCCGTGGCGATGCGCGCGGCGACGTGAAGGAGGTTCACCGGGGCACGTTACGCCCCAGCGAGGTGCGCCGCGAGACGAGACCGCACGCCCTCGGGGTCGGTCTTCACCTACAGCCCGCACCCGGAGGGACCCACAACCCGACGTGACCCTCTACCACACCACCCGGTAACTCCGTGGCCGCTTCACAAGCAGACCCCGCTGAGTCAAGATGTGGATGCTCTCCGTGTCACCCCCATCAAGGGCGCGCATCACATAGCGCCGGTATTCCAGACCGAGGATCTCCCCCGCCATGAAACCACCCAATGTGGATGCGAGAGACTCCTCCTCTAAGGCGACTTCATAGTCCACCGTGCGGGGGGCTTTGTCGTCGTAGTCGGGGAAATCCCCCAGACCCCAGTTGGGGAGGTTCCTACGCTCAACGGGGGCCACCCGCCAGTGTGCTAAATCGTGGAGGGCGATAGCGGGGTCGTTGCCCTTCACATCGGTGAAGAGCGATGCCTCACCCTCTGAGTAGACGTAACCCTGAAAATTAACACGGTGGGAGGGGTCCGCAATGACCTTGACCCCGTACCGAGCATACGCCCGAAACACCCTCCGCCAGTTCTTTCGAGATGAGTCGGGGAGGGTGCCCCACCACGCCTCGGACACCGTGACACCAGTTGGGAACCTTGTGGGCATCGGTAGACGTTACGCCCGTGGGCGTACAGGGTTGGACCATCGCCCACACCCTCGGGGTCGGTCTTCACCTCGCAGGACGAGGCACGCTCTACTAGATGATCTCGGCACGAATCCGGTACTTGAGAAGCTCGCCCTCCGTGCCCGCGTCGGCCACCTTGACCGAACTGACGTACGGGTGCTTCGCGTCCCTCTCGTGCGGGATGTCCCCGAGAACGAGGTTCGTCCACCCCTTTGATAGCTTCCCCCCAGACCCGTAGTGCAGGGGCTTCTCCGGGCCTACCGCGAACAAGGTGACTCCGCGCTGCGGAGCCCGGTCCCGTTCGACCGTCACCCGGTACGACGGGAACTCGTGGGCAACAAACCGCAACAGGGCCGTCTCAACCACCCCTTGAAGGTACTCCACCTCGTCCCGGTCACGGATCAAGGTGATCCGGGCGCGACACCGACGAGCCCGAAGATCGCTCTCGCTGCCCTCGATCACCAACCACCAAGTCACCCTTTCACTGGGCCGCACCACCAACGGGTCGCCCACCTTGACGCCGGATGGGATCTGCCCTTGGTACATCACCCCCCCCTCGTCCCACTCCTCCCGAAGTGTCTCCGTGACGTTCTGCTTGGCGAAGTGAACCGCGCGAATCGGTGACGGACGGATGAATGAACTCATGTCTCAAGCCCCTCGAAAAAAATCCAGAACAGACGGGTCACCCCCGCCGCCAGAAGGTGTTACGTCCCCCGCCACGTCGGACAGGAACCGCCGAAGCTGATCGGCCACCTCGCCCGGTTGCCCGTCTACGTCGTGCTCCCACAAGATCAAGCACCGAAGTCCGCACCGGGCATAGTAGTCCATGACCTCGTTGTAGTGGTCGTCGCGGGACACCCCCGTCATTTCCGGGCCGTGCCAGTACGAACCAAACGCCTCGCAGACAGCCTCGATCCGAAGGGACTTCAAGGGCGTCCCAGATTGGTAGGCCAGCAACTGATCCGGGGCCAGCACCACGAAGTCGGGGTACTTGTCCCGTGAAGTACCGGGCAACCTCACGTTGTACGTCTTGTCCCCCGTGTAGAGGACGTACACGGGGAGCATCGCTTGAACCTTCCGCTCCAGCCCGTTGGGAGACGAGTGCGTCTGGTTCAGCCACAAGCTCTGCGGCGGAAACGGAACCCCGTACTTCCCCTCCCACACGTCCTTGATCTTCTGCTTGACGGCCTCGACCCTCGACGGGTTGTCCGTGTTGTACTTCTCCCGCCACGTCTCCCGCGCCTTCTCCAGCACCTCGGGGCACTGCTGCGAGTGCTTCCCGCCGTGGTTTGCAAGGTTGGACTCGTAGGCCCGCTTCTGGACTTCAGGCAAACTGAATACGGTATCAACCCCGTGGTTTGCTTGTACCCCATCAAAACAAAGCTGCTTACCCTCTTCCGATTGCATCGGATGGTCCGCCTTGAACCGCTCTTGGCTCGCCGCCTTGAACTTCCCCTTGAAATCGTCGGTCTCGACGTAGTGATCCGCACCGTGCGTCTTGCGGTTCGTCGCAATACGCTTCGCCATGATCTCAGGAGACTGGTTAGGGTTGTCGCACTGGTACTTCTCCCGCCACGTCGCCCGAATCTTCTCCTGCACCTCGTCGGACCCGAACGGGTTGGCACTCCCGTACCGCGCCTCGTTGGTCTGCTCAATCTTCGCCCGTAGCTCGGGAGACCCAACCCCGGTCCCACCGTACTTCTCGGCCATCACGTCCCGAATGCGATCCTTCACGTCGGGCACTTGGAACACATTGGTCGCCCCGTCGTACCGCTCCGACACCGTAGCCTTGCGGCGCTCTAAGGTGGCGGGGACGTTGAGAAGGGCACCCGGATGCCGCTCTAGGTACGTCTCTTTCGTCAAGCCGTGAACCTTCTTGACGTGATCCATCAGACGGAGGCCGCGATCCCCCCGCGCCCCGTCCGGGCACTCCTGACACCGAACGTAGTCGGTGCCCTCCGTCAACCCGTCCGCATAGGGGCCGCGCTTGAAGTACCCGTCCCAGTTGAACAGGGACGCGGGAACACCCAGCGTGCCCCATTTTGGGCACCCCGAGGCGTGCTTCGCGAGACCCTTGAGGGGGACGGATTGTTGACAGGCGGGACACGGGGCTTCAGGTCGGTATTCCATGACCCGAATCGTAAGCCCCGTATTGGGGAAGTCAACCCCTGCACCGTACTTTTTATTGAGGGCGGGGGCGGTGGGACTCCGGTTCGAGGAGTCAATACCCCGCTGCCTACACGAGGTTCAAAGGAAATTACGGGGACTTAGCACACCTCTACCTACATTTGGTCCGAAGGAACTGCGAATACCCACCCCGTACTTGGGCTGCTGAATGCCCCGGATGAACTTGACGGTGCGGGCCTTGGCTTCCGCCGCCTTGTCGAACTGGGACTCAGCGTTTTGCTTGAGGCTCTCGTACTTGCTGGCCTTTTCGATGTCCAACGAGACGCCACCGATGGAGTACGAGTTGTGGGCGAGGATTCCGTTGGCGAGGACGAAGTTCTCGGGTCCCGGCACGGACAGGTCGTAGGTGTGTTCCTCGGGGGGTAGGGACACGACGGAGGCCACCTCGACACCCTTGGCTACCCCGCCCTCGACCGTGGCGATGAAGGCCCCGGCGTGGAGCTCCCCGGCGGGAACGGGCGTGACGCCTTCCCCGGCCATGGTGAAGAGGCTGTGGTCCACGGTGCATTCCACCCATCGACCGTCCGTCAGCGTCACCCGGACCATGTCTTTGTGGGGGGTGCGGTGCCGCAGGACGGCGGTGACGGTCTGAAGAGAAGCTGCCCCCGTCGCCGGGTCTACGGCTTCGACCTTGAGTTTTCCAGCCCGGTAGGCTTCACGGATTGCGGCTCGGGTTGCTTCATCCAACATGGTTCTCACGTTCCTTGTCCGCGACGAGTTGACGAATACGATCTAGGCACCCCATAGGGTCGCGGTTGATGTCGTGCTCCCAGAGGCGGAGCACCGTCCACCCACGATTGGTCAAGTAGGCGGTCTTGGTCTTGTCCGTGCGGAGGGTGCTCCGGGGTCCGGTGAGCCCGCACTGGGGGCAAGAGTGCCAGTAGCAGCCGTCTATTTCGACTGCGATCTTCAAGTCGGGGCGGGTTTCGTCCACGGCGTGGTACCCGACCTCGTACTCGGTGACGAACCCGTGGAGCCCGTTGCTCTCCATGAGGGCCTTGAACTTGAGGTGGAGGCCCGTGCGTTTCCGTTGAATGTAGCGCCTAGCTTGAAGGGCGGACGACAGGGACTCGTCCCGGTGTTCCCGGTGCCACCCTTCGACGGCTTCACGAAGGGCACCCGACTCCCATCGGGCTTTGGTGTCGGCCCTACGTTGTGCTTTCACGGCGGGGTCCGAGTTCATCTTGCGGAGGTGATCCTTGCAACGTTGCCCGGACTCCGACGCTTGCATCCGTCGCGAGGAGTCCGCGATTTGTCGGCGGGTTGCATCACCTTCGGCGGTCTGGAAGCGGGCCTTGAGCTTCTGCGACTGAGCTTCCCGCTGTGAGGGGGTCTTGGCTTTCCGGGCCTTGTTCCGCTCCGACATCACGGGCGCACCGGGATGCTTCGCTAGGTACTCGCCCAGAGAGGCCAAGCCGGAACACGCCTTCAGATGTGCCGAGTGGATCATCGCGGCGAACGCCCCGCACTCCCGACACCGAACGTAATGCACCCCTTCGACGAGGGCGGATAGGCTTGCGGCGGTGACCTTCCGGCCCCTCAACACGAGGGTTCCATCGGAAACAAGATCCATCACGGCGCGGGAGTTGAACCCGTACCGAACGGACACTTGACGGGGAGACAGGTCACTCGTCGGTGCAGATGTCGTAGAGCTCGCCAATGGGTACCTCGACCTTCCTACCATCGGGCAGGGATAGGTGAAGTAGTGTAACCGAACTCACCGAGAACTCGTCAACGACCCAATTGCACGCGAGGGCGAAGCAAGCGTGGGTGATGGCGTCCCAGAGGACCGCCGTGCGCCATTCGGGCTTCTGCTGGACCATCTGGTCGAGGGTGAAGCCGCCCGTGTTGGGCGGCATCATGTTCCACCAGTCCATCCCGCGCTCTAGGTACTCGAAGAGCTCGTTGTCCTGCCAGACGTAACCGAAGACGCGGTTGTACGCGCCGATGTTCCCCTCGGCCTCCGGGGGCCGGAAGTGGTAGAACTTGTCCGGGTTCTGGTCTCGGAGGAGCAACCGCAACTTGTCGATCATCCCTTGGGTGAGGGTGCTGTACGCACCCACGGCGATGAGCCCTGCCGAGACGACGCCCCACTCCATCACCACTTGTTGCGGGGGCGAACCCGCGAACTGCTGGAACGTCCACCGGATGCGATAGTCACCGGGCGTCGCCATCGCGGGCACGGTGAGGGAGGCGTAGTACTCGCCCACCGTGGGGTTGACGGGCGTGCGGGTGGCGGACCCGATGAGCACCTCCGTCTCAGGCGGTCCGGGGGAGACGTAGTACAGGGCGTAGGTTATCGACGCCGCATTGGCAGGAAACCCGCCCGCGTTGGTCAGGAAGATGTCTAGATCACCCTGCCCGATGGTCTGTCCGGGGTTGAAGACTACTGACATGGGTTCCTCCTACAGGGGCTCTGCGGTGTTTTCGGGCGGGCACGTCGGGCACGCGGGGCACGCGGGGCACGCGGGGCACGGGGGCACCGCAGGGCACGGGGGCACGGCGGGGCAGGTAGGGCAGGGGTGCTCCGTGGTGGGCGCGCGGGTGGACGTGGGGTGGCGGAAGTGCAACGCAAGGGCGACGACCGCGACGACCGCGACGACTGCGAGGGCCGCTACCAAGAGGGCTTCGCGGCGGTCTTGCAGCACGTCGTAGGGGAGTCGCGTTTCGTGCGCTGAGGGGACGGGCGTCGTTCGCCCTTCCATCGGCAGGCTGGGGGTCATGGCAGTCTCTCAGAACTGAATGCGGGTGTCGGTGGCGATGACGATGCGGGTTCCGTCGAGGGCGTATCCGATCCGCAGGTACGCCGATCCTTCGGTTTCCATCTCGTACCCTTGGGTGACGTAGCCGGGTACGAGAGACAGAAACACGTCTTTCCCCGGTTCAAGGGGTCCTTCGTCCTTGGACAGCGGGGTGACGATGGAACCCCGCCCCGTGGCGACGATGATTCCCGACCCGCCCATGCCCGTGAGGAACCCGTAGAACATCAGCGGGTTGTCTTCCGTGCGGGAGCCCACGGGGAACAGGTTGAGTTGTCCCGTTGCGAGGTCCATGAGGGCACCGACGGCCATCCCCAGATACCGAAGGGTTCCCGTGCCGCCCGAGATAGGGGGTTCGCCGGGGGGCGTGAACACGGCCCCGTCGATGACGACGTTCGTCGAGGTAGACGTAGACGGGTTACGGGGGATGATGACGAGGGGCACGAGGCTACTTAGTCTCCAAGCGTCGCACGGCGGTGTCCACGGAGTAGCTGAAGGCCGACGAGGCGAACGCCCACACCAAGGCGGCGACGAGGGACCACCTTGTCAGGTGCGAGTGTTCTAGCGGGACGGACGCGAGGTAGGTGACCCACCCTGCGTGGAACCCCGTGCAATAGCTGCACTTCAGCAGAGCATCGGTGAACCGAAACTTCCCGCGAAGGAACGGAGCCTTGTTTTGCAGGCCGAACGTGAGCCCGTAGGCTGCGAGGAGGTAGGGGATCGAGGGGGTCATTTCTTCTTACCTGTTCCGAACAGTCGGGCGAATAGACCTTCAGACTCCGCGACGGTTTCGACCGTCGCGGGGGGGTCGGGCGACCGCGAGGAATCGAGAACGATGAGGGACTCCCCCTTGGGGGAGGGCGCGGCGGGAGGGTCGAACGAGGTGATACGGCAGCAGGAGGTTTCCGCAGCTTGCTGGAAAATCTCCACAGTGTCGGGCACCCCATCGGAGTTGCAATCGAACCCTAGCTGAAGCTCGACCCGGTTCAGGGCCGATAGAATCAGGTCGCGTTCTTTCACGAGGGCTTCCCCCCGCTGGCCGTGCCGGTACTGGATCTCAACGTCGAGGAGCCTACGCACGGCTTCCCCGAGGCCCATGTGAAGGTACTTGTTGACTTGCGGGGCGCTCTCGTCGGACATCGAACACCCCGCCCTATAGAAAGAAAACCCCCCCGAGGGCGACGCCTCTGGGGGGTTTTCCGGCGGGGGAGTGTCGGTAGCGCGAGGGCTACCGGGTCACTCAGTTGTTGTAGAGGAACTGGCGGTGCAGCGCGATGCTGACCTTGCCCGCGACGGGGGCCTGGAGGGCCTTGCCCATGAGGTACGCGGTGCTGTCCGCGTCAACCGGGACGACGTTCGTGACCTTGCCCGCCTCGCTGGCCGACAGGTACAGAAGGTCGCCAATGGCGATGCTGGCCCCGCCTTCGACGGCGATGTCCACCTTGCCGAACTCGGCAACCTTGCCCTTGGCCGAGGTCGAACCAGCGATGCTGGCGAGCGACACGCCGAGGACGAGGGCGTTCTTCTCGTTGGCGCGCACGGCGACGAAGTCCCCCGTGGCGTTGATGGAAACGGCGAGGTTCGCCGCCACCGCGCCCGAGGCGTTCGCGGTGTGGTTCGTCGCGATGCCCTGAGCCGCCGAGAGACGGAGGATCTTGGCAGCGTCGAGGTGGATGTGGCCGTCCGTGCCCGTCGAGAACGAGATGGCGTCGCCCGACACGTTGGCGACGGTGATCGAGGCAGCGGCCCCGCTGTCCACCACGAAGCCCGAGTTGAACCGGGCGTGACCAACCACCATGAAGTCGGGGTTCGACGCCGAGCCCGAGTGCAGACGCGCGGCGAAGACCGACTTGCCATCGACCATGAAGTCGGGGGTGACGGGAGAACTGCTCAGGTCGAGCGAGCCGCCCGTTTTGGCGAGGTAGAGGTGGCCGTCCATGTGGACGCCGCCCTCGACTTCGAGAGCGTAGTTCTCGGTGACCGCCATCGCGGGGATGGTGATGGAGAGGGCATCGTCAGTCGCCGTGAAGTGAACCGCGCCCGAAGCGGTGAGGGCGTCGAGGTCCGCCGCACCCGCGACCGTGAGGTCGCCCGAGAGGGTCGCGTCAACCGCCGCGAGGTCGCCCGAGAGGGTCGCGTCAACCGCCGCGATGTTGGCGCTGAACGAGGCCGAAGAGCCCGAGAGGGCTCCCGTCACGCCGAGCGTACCCGCGATGGTGGCGTTGCCCGAGAGGGCCGCGTCCATAGCCGAGAGGTCACCCGAGAGGGTCGCGTCCACAGCCGCGATGTTGCCCGAGAACGTGCCGTCAACCGCAGCGAGGTCACCCGACAGGGTGGCGTCAACCGCAGCGATGTTGCCCGACAGGGTGGCGTCAACCGCCGCGAGGTCACCCGACAGGGTGGCGTCAACCGCGGCGATGTTGCCCGAGAACGTGCCGCCTACGGCGGCGAGGTCGCCCGAGAGGGTCGCGTCAACCGCAGCGAGGTCGCCCGAGAGGGTGGCGTCCACGGCGGTGATGTTCCCACCCACCGAGGCGTTGCCGTCCACCGAGAGGCTGTCCACGTCCGTCGCGCCCGCCGAGAGCGTACCGGCAACGGTGGCCGAGCCCGAGGCGGTGAGGTTCCCCGTCGAGACGGAGCCCGAAGACATCGCGCCCGTGATGCTGGCCGAAGCCGCCGAGAGGGCACCCGTCACGTCGAGCGTAGAGCCGATGGTGGCCGCGCCAGAGATCGAGGCCGAAGCCGCCGAGAGGGCACCCGAGAGGGTCGCCGTCGCCGCCGAGATGTCGTCCGCCGAGATGTCGCCCGAGAACGTGCCGTCCACCGCGGAGATGTTGCCCGAGAGGGTCGCGTTGACCGCTGCGATGTTGCCCGAGAACGTGCCGTCCTCAGCCGTCAGGTCGGCAACGGTGGTGTTGCCCGCCGAGAGGGTGCCCGAGATCGACACGTTCGCCGAGAAGTCCGCGCTGGCCGCAGCGAGGTCCGCGATGTGGAGGTCCATGTAGGACGCCACGGTGAGGGACTGGTAGTTGTTGCTGCCGTCCTGACCGTAGGTCGTGCCGACGTTGGCGACGGCGAACTCGCCCGCCGACTGGTCGTAGAAGAACGACACGTTCTCGAAGGCCGCGCCGACCTTGCGCTTGCCCACGAAACCGATGTCGAAGGTGTCCGCCGTGTTGCCGTCGGCCAGCACCATGATCGGATCGTGGACCATGATCTGGTCCGAGTTGATCGTGGTGACCTTGCCGTTGACCGTCAGGTTGCCCGAGACGGACACGTCACCCGAGAACGAAGCCGCCGCCGCGTACAGGTCCGCGAGGTTCGAGTCGCCGCTGACCGTGAGCTCGCCGCCCACCGAGGCGTTCACGTCCACCGAGAGGCTGTCCACGTCCGTCGCGCCCGCCGAGAGCACGCCGAGGGTGGACGCCCCGGTCACGCCGAGCGTGCCCGAGAACGAGGCGTTCGTGGCCGAGAGGGCCGCGAGGATGGTGTCGCCGCTGACCGTGAGGTCCTGCGAGAAGCTCGCGTCCGGGGCGAACGAGATGGCCGAGTTCTGGGCGTTGAGGAGGTCCGCGCCCGCGCTGTCGAGCAGCTTGAAAAAGCCGCTCGCGCCGAGTTGAATGCTCGTCTGAGCGAGAGACAGGGCGAGGCTGTCAACGGCCTTGGGAGCCGCCGGGTTCTTGAGGCCCGAAGAGGGAACTGCGAGGATCTTGTTGTACTGAATCGAGGCCATGATGGACCATCCTAGACCCGCGAAGGGGTCGTAGTCGGATCAGTTACCAGCCCCACCCGAAGCATTCGGGCGATGGGGGATACTGATAGGATGGTCCCGGCCTGATAGGAGAAGAGGCGCGGGGGGTCGGATCTACACTAGGGGGGCTTGTATAGGCGCGGAACCGAAAGAATCAGAACTGGGGGCGTTCGAGCTTTCGGGCGACGACAGGGGCGGGTGCCTCGGGAGCGGGTGCCGTCTTCTTCTTGCGGGTCTTCTTCTCGGCGGCGGGCTCTTCGACGAGGGTGACTTCCGGGGCGTCCTCGTGGGCTTCCTCGGAGACTTCCTCGTGGGCGGGGGCTTCGGGAGCGGGGGCTTCGGGAGCGGGGGCCGCGAGGTAAGAACGTACCTTCTGAAGCTCTGAGATCTTCGCGTTGACCCCTTCGATCTTGGCTTGAAGTTCTTTGCGGACTTCCAGTCGATCCATCTCAAGGGCATTGATCGCATCGAACAGGCCCGCTTGGCGAAGCAGGTTGTGTACTTCTTCGGTCACCGACTTCGCGTAGTCGTTGTACTTGGCGATGGCGGCTTTGCCCTCTTCTTGAGCGGCGAGGATGTCGGCTTCGATGCGAGCGAGAGACATGACTTTTCTTTCCCCTGTGCGTTGCGTTTTGAATGGATACCGGCGAGCGGACTTTTCCGCCGCGCGGCGCTGTTTGCGGTTCATCGCCCATTCCTGAGTTTGAGACGAATGAGGTCGTGGACGACCTTGCAAGACGTGTCGTACTTGAACTCCACGGATTGCGGATACTCGCGAAGGGAGTCGGAAACCTTGCGGTCCTCGTCGTTGAAGGAAATCTCAACGTCCCCACGCGCGTCCAGCCTCATGTCGGACATGGGGAACCCGCGAGAAATGAGAAACCCTGCCATACGAAAGTCTTTGAGCCAGATCACGGGGTTCACCTCACGAACCGGGAGCGTAGGCCGAGGTCTGATGGCTTCGCGTGTAGGTTCAGCGTATCTGAAACCACCACGTCGAATCCCGTGAGAACGCTCGTAGCTCGGTACTCCGCGTAGAGCGGGGTGCCGTCTTCCAACGTAGGCGGGATCGTATAGGCGTAGTAGTAGCGGCTGGGCATCGGCGGCACGATAGGAGCCATAGGTGCCGCCGAAACCAGAGTGGTGCGAACGCCTGTGTTCGCGTCGAACACGAACAGGGTGAGGTTCACGCCCGTAACGGTGATGGGTTGACCCGTGTCGTCCAAGTACCCGACTTGGAACACGAAAGGGCTCCCGATGTAGGCATCGGTGGACATCGCGGTAGGCGGGTAAAAGCCTTCCTACCGCGATGCGGGGGGGATCAGGTGGTGGTTTGGATCTCGACCGAGATGGCCGCATCCACCGTGGTGGCCGACCAGCCCGAGCCCGTGCGGATGCGAACGTCGATCACGTCGTTCGCCGCGAAGGCATAGCGACCCTCTGGATAGGTGGCGAAGTTCTGGCCCCCCGTGATGCCGATGTTCAATGAGGCGACGATGGTGCCGTTCTTATAGACACCGAAGATCGCCACGCTGCCCGCTGCCGCGCCCGAGAGCCGGATGCCCAGCCCCGTGACGAAACCGGGACGGATCATGGGGACGCCAACGACGATGGTTGACGCGCCGCAGAAGCCCGATTGCACCGGGGTCGAGCTCGCGGGGGTGGCGTTGTCACCCGCCGCGATGTTCGCAGTTCCGAAGAAGAGAAGCGAGCGAGGCCCCGTCACCGCCCCGGCGCTGCCGAGGGCTGTGGCGTCGGTCGCGCCAATTGCTGCTACGATGGTCATGGTCTAGTTCCCTTCTATGGGGGTTGGCTCAGTACACCCCGCCCGCGTCGTCATACACGGTGATCGCCGCACCCGTCACGCCGACGTACGAGAAGGTCGCGGCCTTGAAGCCAGCGATCTTGCCGTAGGCGAGGCTCTGGTAGAACGACGAGTCCGTCGGAAGGATGTCCTTGTGGTCCGCGAAGTTCGCCGCGTTCCACGCCGCCGCACCCGCCTGCGCGGTGAAGATCGGACCCGCGCCCTGAATCTGCGTGCCCGCCGGGACGGTGTAGGTGATGCCGCCGAGGATGCGGAGAACGTCCGACACGGCACCCGTCGAGAGCGAGCCGCCCGCCGTGGTGAGCTCCGTGCCCGCGCCCGCCGCCGCCACGAGGAGGGCGTTGATCGCCGCGAGGGAGAGGGCCGAGCCCGCCCGCATGGCCGCGATGATCGCCGCCGCCGCCGCGTTGGCTTGAGCCGGGGTGAGGGCGATGCCGCCCGCGCCCGCCGCTTGGACGTTGGCGAGGAGGTACGCCGCGAGGCCCGACGCCGCGATGGTGAAGGTCTTGACCGCGCCCACCGTGGTGAGGGTCACGGTGGCCGTCGTCGGCGCGTTGATGTACAGCGGGCCGACCGCCGGGGGGTCGATCACGGGGTTGGTCTGGCTCTTGTTGGGCCAGAGGTCGGTGACCTGAAGGGTCGAGTTCGGGATGTCGGTACGAGCGAGGCAGATGAACGGCATTGGTTTGCTCCTGTTTTCGTTTCCACCGGGTGTCGGTGGCAGAGTCCACGGGGTCCGGGGGAACGAAATCCGCCCTACCTACCCGCCGAGGAATAGAACGGAAAACGGCGCGGGGAGGGCTTACTCGTAGATGATGGTGAGGTGATACGGTCTCACCGTAGGGCCGTTAGGCGCTGTTCACCACGGCGATGCGGAGGGTGAACCAGATGTTTCCGTCCGGGCACCCGACGAAGTATTCAGGGACGCCTGAGCCCGTGAGACCGAGGTCGGTCTTGGGCATGATGACCGTGGGCGGCATACCGGGGTGAAACGAAACGAACAGGACCTTGCCCGAGTCGAGGTTCCCGACCGAGATGGTCTGGGAGTACGCGGGCAGGAGGAAGTTCATGGTGGCGGGCCGCATGAAGTCAGGCAACCCCGCTGGCCAAGCGCCCAGCGCCATGTTGGGGGCCAACCCCGTCACCGTGAACACGGGCTCCTTCGTCGTGAAAAAGTCGTAGGGCGGGATGATGATGATCGGCCCCGGTGGGTTCCATGCCGAAGTCACCGGGTTCCACGTCTCGATCCGCAGGTAGAGCGTCTGATCGTCCGTGGGGAGGTAGCTCGTGCCGGGTGGTTGTGCCGGGGTGGCGAAGTCATCCGGGTCGAAGATCATCCGGGTCACGCCCCGGTTCGTGTCCTCAAACGGGACCTTCTTGGCGCGCACGCTGGGCGAAGCGAAGGTGGCTCCCGAGAGCACCTCAAACATGGGGAGGACCCCGCCGCCACCGACACCCGCCACGTTGCCGTAGGCGTCGTTCAGACGCGCCGCCCCAGACACCCGGATCTTGGGCACCCCGGGGAGGATCGGGAACGTCATGTTGATGTAGTTGGGCTGTCGGTACAGGACCGAAGGGATTTCTCGCTGACGGGTCACTTGGCCTTCTCCTCACGCACCTTGGCGTCGTAGCTCTCGGTGTTCTTGCCCTTCGACGCCGCGAGCTTCTGGGCGTCGGCCCAGTTGTCCACCCGCTCTCCGTCCACGTTGGGCGCGAGGCGCACACCGGGAGCGTCCCGCTTGCGCTCGTCTTGCTTCTTGTCGAGGGTGCGATTCTTCGCGGCCATCTGACCCGCGATCTTGATGTTCTTGCCCGTCCAGCCATCCCCCTTCAAGATGAAGTTGGGCATCGAGATGGTCTTCTTGCCGAGAGAACCGCACTCTTCGCAGTATTGAGGGTCGTCGCATCGGGTGATGGACATGAACCGCTCGAAGGAGGCTCGGCACTCGGTGCAAACGTAGGTGTACGTGGGCATGGGAAAACCTTACCGCTTCCCCGCTGCGGGCCACTTGCTGATCATGTTCAGAACCGCCAAGGCGTGCTTGCACACGCGGTTGTGGCCCTTCGGGTCTTTCACGTCGGGTCGGTCCGCCGTGCCACCGGGTTTGCCGAACAGGTAGTCATTTGCCTTCGCCCAGTGTTCTGGGCCTTGGTAGCGCCAGAAGTCACAGGTGCAGGACAGCTTCAGGTCCATCTTGCCGAGGGTGCGGATGTTCTTGCTGGGTAGCCCCTTCACCTTCACGGTGTAGGACTCTCCCTTGCTCCCCGGCACGGCGAACGAGTAGGCCACGTTGCCGGGGTCACGGCGCTTCACCTTGGGTGAAATACCCCGCGCGCGTGATTGGATGCTGGGGTCGATCCCTTGGATGATCTCGGCCATCTTCGCGGCGACACGCACGGCGCTGGCCTTGCGGTTCTCGAAGTCGTGCCCCTCGGGGATCACTTTGGCAGAGCCCGGGTTGTTGTCGGTCGGGCCGAGGTTGTTCATCACCTCGCCCGGTTTGCGGCTGTTGTGATCCGTGTCGAAATACGGAAGGATAGGGTTCACGGGGGAGGGCTCGCCCAGGTCCCGCACGCCGTCTCCCGGGTCGAGGTTGTCACCGGGCCGGAACGTCTCGCGGTAGAAAGACGCCAGCCGTTGGGCTTCGTCGTCAAGGTCGAAGTCGGAGTCCGCGAGGTCGAAGAAGGCGTCGATACTCGTTTCGTCGTCGAACTCGACGCCGCGCAGAAACGTGAAAAACGGGACGGTTCCCGTGCCGAGGGATTCACCGCCCAGGGAGTTCGTCTGCTCGATGACAACCTCTTGGTCGCGCACGTCGAGAACGTACCCCATCCCGTAGTTGGGGTGGTAGAACGGGATGGAAACCTCTGCCTTCTTGTTGCGGTGGTCCCGAGTGCGATCAGCGGGACGGCGATACCCGCCCGAAGGAAGACGGTTGAACCGCCATCCGTACTTCTGGCTGTTGCGATACGTCCGCTGCTTTTTGAAGGTCGGGCTGTTCTTTTTGTGGAGATAGTCGATCTTCGCGCGCGAGCGAATTTTGCTGCGGTGCCGCTGGTAGTATCGGCGTTGATACAACCGGGCTTCCCCGCGTTGCTTTCGCTGTCTCTGGTTGTACGAGGGGTAGATCGCCGCTTCCGTACGGCGCGGCATGATGTTCTCTTTGAAGGGGTGCCCGTACTCCTCGCCGGGGGTGCCGGGGGAGCGAACGTGGATCTTCGTTCCTTCTTCCTTAGAGGAAGGCCCGGGGGCGTTGAATACCACGTTCGCGGGCGTCTTCTGAAGAAGCTCGTCCTTCTGCCCCGGACGCATCGGGGCCGCGCGATCCCGGTCCGAACGAGGGGACTCGCCGGGGGAGTGGCGGATGCTATCCCCGCTGGGCTCGTCAATGCCCTTGCTGGGCTTTTCGCTCGGGTAGGTGCGGTATCCCGAAAGCTCACCCGCGGGGGCCTGGTATCCCTTCGCCGTCTTCCCGGGCTTCGAGCACCCGCCCGGAGGGGCTTTCGGATCGCTTCCGCTCTTTGGGTACGCGGTGACTACCGTCACGAGGTCGCCGCTGAGGCTGAAAGTGACCGAGATGTCCGAATCGTCAACCCGGATCGTTTTGCCGCGGCGTTCGTAGCCCGCTCGGACGGGTTCGTCGTCGATCTTCAGCACGTCACTAGAGGCTTCGTAGTTCAACTGAAGGTTATTCGCCTCGTTGAGCTTCTGAAGCATCGCACGATGCTTGGGGTTGCCGAATACCCCGCCCAACTTCAGAAGCGCCTTCTGCACCTGCGCGACGGTGATCCCGCGTAGGACCATGCGGTACTGAGCGTGCGGAGAGATAGCGAACTGACGAAAATTCGACGCGGAAGGGTTCTTGTCGAACCCGTTGTAGATGGTGACGGCCTGTGCGTTCGTGAGGTTGCGGTTCCCCTCGACCGTATTGACGAGCTCCTTCTGCTCGATGGGGCTACGCACCCGCTGGTAGATGCGGTCCACCACCTTGCACGGGCCGGGGTTCTTGCCCAGAATCGGAAACAGGTCTGCACGCAAGCCGCGCATGGTCAAACGCCCACGTTGGACTGAAAAAGTATCCGGCCATCGGTGAGGGTGCTGGGGGGCACCGAACACAGACCGAAGTAGAGAAACGGAACGAGAATGGGATCGCCGTTGGGGAACGTGTGGCCGGGGTTCACCAGCACGTTGCTCTCGTCCTGGTTGGTGATCAGCCCGTTCTCACTGACGTACAGGAAGTCCTGCGGGGCGTACACCAGCGGGACCAACGGGCCACCGCCGTTCCGGGAGATGTACGTGTACTTCTCGAACGACGTAGTCGCCGCGAAGTTTCCCCCGAAGAACATCGTGATGTATTTGTAGGTGGGGTTCGTCTGGGTGAGGGACGTGTACTGATCGGCGGGCTCATTCGAGCCCCACGGGGTGAACCCGCAGTAGCGCCCGTCCGCGATGGTAACGCACGGTTCGCCCGAACCGTCGTCGATCCAACGCACGAAGGTGCCCCCCACCCAACCGCGCGCCGCCATCGTGGCGTCGATCTTCATGGGCATGGAATCGCCCTTGTGGAAAATCGAAAGCTGGCGCTGAACCGTGTACTGGTTGAGGTTGGCGAAGAACGTCTGGCGCGGCATTACAGGTTTCCTTTCGGCTTCTCGCTCTTCGGTAGGTCTTCGCGACTGACCGGGACGCCTTTCACCTTGGGTTGCTCGGTCACGATGACGTGGCGGTTCAAGGTGCTGAACTGCTTGCCCCCCGGTTCCTTACGGATCTCCGCTGGCGTCGGCGGGGCTTTGTTCGCCTCGCTTCGGGCCTTGGCCACGGTCTTGTCCGGGTTGTCCATCTCCTTGATGGCCTTCACCGCCGTGGGAACCTCGTTGGACAGAGCCTTGGTCTGGGCGAACTCGCGCGTTTCCCGCTTCTTGGGGTTGTCGAAGAAGTGGTGCTCGGCACTAGGGGCCGCACCGTTGAACTTCGCCTGTAGGTGCCGATGGGCGACCCGCTCCGCCAACGAGTCCTTCTGGCGCACGCCCGCGTACGGGTGGGCCTTCGTGGCCTCGTCCACGACGTAGCGGTCATCAGCGGGGATGCGCCCGCGTAGAAAATCCTCCCCCATCACCACCAAAGCGTAGCTGGTGCGGTCGAGGGACCGTTCGAGGTCGGAGAGGCGCTCTGGAAACCCTTGAATAAGGTCCCCGCTGACTTGCCACAGATGCTCCCGCGCCGGGGACGTGTTCACTAGGGCCAAGGCACGATCCAGCATCAGACGGAGGCGGTGTGCTTCGACGCGAGCCTGAGTGACCCCTTCGGTTAGAAGGGACCACGAGACTTGACTGGAGGCTTTGCGGGGATCGCGCATCGCAAAGGTGCGCGCGAAAGGCTAGAAAACGCCGCTCGACTAGGGCGACGAGAGGGCCTCGTCGATGGAGTTCACGACGGAGGGAACCTCGTAGCCGCGAATGAGGTTGAGGATCTCGGGGCGGTCCCGGTACTGGAGGGCTTGCTTCACGCGGGTCTTCCAGTGGAGCTTCTTGTTCCAGCGGACACCGGGGGCGAGCTCCAGTTCGTCGCCGTTCACGGCGAAATCCTCCACCGACTTCGGCTGCTTCGCCGTGACTTTCACCGGGGGGGTCGCGTTCGCCGCCTTCTCGGGGGTCTTCCAGTGGTTCTCGGGGATGTCACCCCCCTCGGGAGCCTCAGCTTCAATCTCCGCGACGGGGAGGGCCTCCTTGGCCTTGAGGGCCGCGAGACGCTTGGCCTTGGCTTGCTCGGCCAACATACGCCCGCGGTTCTCGGGCTCGTTCGCAGGGACGATCTCCTCAAGCGTATCACCCGCGAGGGCCGCGATGTCTCGCTTGCCCCGGGGGGCGAGGGCAGAGCGGGTGCTGTTGTCCAGCTTGCTGATCTCTTGGTCCGCGGAGTTGGCGTCCGTGAGGACGACCTTGCGCTTCGCGGCTGTCTTCACGTTGGCGATGACTTTTCCGCCGTCGCTGGACTGACCTTCGCGGGTGATCTCCTCTGCCTCGCCTCCGGGGGCCACCCTCGGGGTCACCCCCTTGATGTGTTCGACCACGCCCGTCACGTCGGAACCCGCGTCCGCGTCCGCGTTCATGCTGGTGCTGCCGTCCACGGAGAAGCTCCGCCTCGCGGCGGTCTTGATCTTCGCCACGGGCTCACCTTCCGTGGCGTCGCCCCCCGCGGGCACGGACTTCTTGGTGGCGGCACCGACAGTGCGACCGTCGCCCTCGGTATCCCGAACCAGAGTCGCATTGAAAGCCTTGGACTCGATTCGCACACCATCCGTCGTGCTCGCCTTGCGGGCGCTTCCGACGAACGTCTCGTCCTGCTGGACCTCGGTGGAGACCGTCTTGCCCTTGTCCTTGTCCATCGCGGCGCGAACCTTCACGTTCGCGGACTGAGGAACGTAGTCGTTAACCGTCGAACCCGTCGGAGAGAGCCAACCGGCCTTGATCGCACTCCGAAGCTCGGGAAGGGCGTGGGTGGTCCCGTTCAGCTTCAAGGTGGTGCCGTCGAACTCGACGACATCATCTTTCAGAACGTCTTGCTGGATCTTTCCGAGATGGAAGCGGACGGCGGCGCGGAACGAACGAAAGGAACCTGCGGTGAACAGTAGATCGGCCATGGGGACTCCTTGGGCAGAACCTTACCGCCCAAGAAACTTTCAAGACTCGACGGCGGGAGACTCGACGGCGGGAGACTCGACGGCGGGAGACTCGACGGCGGGAGCCTCGGCGGCTTCGGCCTTGCGCTTGCGGGCGCGCTTCGCCGGGGCGGGAGCTTCCGCTACGGGAGCTTCCGCTACGGGAGCTTCCGCTACGGGAGCTTCCGCTACGGGAACTTCCGCTACGGGAACTTCCGCTACGGGAACTTCCGCTACGGGAACTTCCGCTACGGGAACTTCCGCTACGGGAACTTCCGCTACGGAAACTTCCGCTACGGAAACTTCCGCTACGGGAGCGGCGGTTTCAACAGCCACGGAGGCAGGCTCGGGTGCCTTCAACCTCACCTTGAGAGGGGGGAGGTGAAAAGTCTTGACGGGCACTGAAGCCGCCTTTACCGGGACGGATTCCTCAACCACCGGCACCGGGGCGGATTCCTCAACCACCGGAGGGACGCGGTTGAACGTAGCCCGAGCCGACCGAATAGAAGAGAGGTGGGCGTTACGATGTACTCGCATGAGGCACCTTTCAGGGAACTCGAAGGCCGAGCTTCACAGCCTCTTCCATCCACCCGCCGGGGCGCTTGCCCGCGACGCCGATGTAGAGAAGCTGACCCTTCTTCGGGTTGATGAAGGTGGGGACATCGCGCTGCTGGGCGACCAGGCCGAAGTAGACCTCGCCCTGCTGGTTCTCCGCGAAGCGCCCGACGAGACCCGTGTAGTACACGGTGCTTCGGGACTCTCCCTTGAGAACGCCCTGCTCGACGTACTGCTCGATCTGCTCCATACGGCGGGTATCCACGGACGTACCGCCACGGAGGTATACGCACTCGAACAAGATCTTCTTGTCCGTGCTGTTCTCGACGATGGCCGACTTCGGGGTCCAGCGATACAGGCCCGACTTCTGACCCGACTGGAAGCCGTTGAATAGCTGCTTCTCGCCCGTGAGCTCGTCGGCCCACGAGTCCATGTTTCCGCGGTAGAACTGAACGATCAGACCCTCGTTGGTCACTTCCGCGATCTGAGCCACGCGGTTGTGATACTGCTCGCAAGCATCCGTGTTGAGGGGGTTCGCGTTCTTGGTCTTGTCCACCATCACCTTCTCGCCCACAGAGAGCGGGGTGGTGGGGCTCTTACGGCCCGACTGACCCTTCGCCGGGGCGGGGTCCGGGGTACGACCGAGCTTCGCTTCGAGGAAGCGGACCATCTCAGACTCGCTCATGGGCTTCTGTGTGGCGAGAACCCACTCCACGAAGTCCTCAGTGTCCGGGGCGATAGCGACCTTGATCGCCGCGAGAAGTGCGCGGCGGTCGGCGCTGCCCTCGGGAAGCGCCGCCGCTGTGCGGATCATGTGTTCGAGGTTCATGGCGTCGGGAGGTTCCTTTAGTCGCGCGAGTCGGAGCGGGCGTCCATAATAGAAGCGTCCGTGAGAGCGTCCATCGAGGCGTCGCGGGGGGCTTCCATCGAGGCGTCCGCCGGGGCGTCCGCGTCAGAGAAAACCTCCGACGCCGCGTCGCTAGCGTCCGCGTGATCGAGAGTGGCGTCGAAGGTCGAGGGGGTAGATTCACCGCATCCGACGAAGCACAGAGCAAGGATGAAGAGGGATCGGTTCATGCACCTAGGGGACGTATAGAAAAACTAAGGCGCCTTGCAGAGGATGCCTTCGGGATCTTCCTCGACTATCAAACCTTCTTGAACACCAAAATAGGCTCATAAGAACGAGAACTCGATGACGGGTGCTTCTCCATGCGAAGCTCCGTATCGAAAACGAAACCGGAACGGTAGGCCCCCTCCTTAGAATCCCGTACGAGCGGGACGGTGCTCCCCCCGTCTTGGTAATCGCTCACGTTCAAAGCGAAGTAGGAACCGGGCTTGAGACAGCGGTAGACCTTCTCGAAGAGGTTTCCGAGAAACGATTTCCGCCAGTCTTCGTAGGTTCGTTCCTCTGCTACATCGTACTGCTCTCTCCCCCAATACGGCGGGGAGGTAACAGCGAAGTCGAACGCTTCAGTGGGGGCTTCAAACTTCTCGATATCACCACACGCGACGGATACCGTTTCGGGCGGGAGACCGAGATAATCTCGAACTCGTGTGCCGAGAACTCCGAGAGCGTTCGCGGTACGGGCGCTCACATCCAAACCGTAGTACCGGGCACCCGCCACAAGCGTCCCTACCAGACGCCCGCCCCAACCAGCGCACGGATCGAATACAATCCCCCCAGACGGACAGAACCTTCGTACCAACTCCTTCGCTACGCCGGGAGAGAACTGACCCGGCGTGCGGTTCAAGGCGGTGAGGACCCCGCGAACCGATCCCCTTGTGAAAGACGGGGAAGGGCCGTTTGCCGTGTACGCGAGAGCTCTTTTGAACCTCTCGTCATCCCAGAATGCCCCCACGGCGGAAAAATCGGAGTTTTCATTGCGAGACTCGAACCGATGCGGGAAGTAACCCGAGAGGGCCGACAAACCCGCCGTTGTAGGGGGGAAATCCGTTGCGGTCTGGTAGGTACGAATCGCAGATAGGGCGTCTCCGAGCTCTACGTCAGATGGAATCTCAGGGTACGGAAAACCTTGTTCTCTGTGGTATCGAAGAGCGCGGGAAACTACCTCAGACTTGGGGTATGAGGCGATCTCTCGGGAACTGAGAAAAAGCTGATCTTGTTCCGACTCAGACATCTCCACCAGAGACGAAACCGGCACCGGGAATCCTCCCTGAGCGTACGCGACCCAAGAATCAGTCAAGCAAACCGAGGCGATCCCAGACTCCACGTCCCGTACGGGAACTCGGTACGCGGCTTCTGCCTCTGACCCCTCTGCGTTCAAGGCCAGAAAATAGAACACGTCGGACCCCCCCTCATGCGGCACGGCAAATTTCCACGAACCGTCCTCCTCGGGGCGACGAGTGCGGACGTTTACCTTGGTCCCTCCCTCGTCCAAGAAGTCATAACGAGAGGTAGGCTCCCTCAAGGCAACGTGGTCAGACCGGGGATGAAGAGATGCGTAGACTCTCTCCCCAAGACGCCCTACCACAGTGTGATCCGAAACTCTCTTCGTAGGGGATGCGAGGGGTGAGGGGAGATCACGGAGGATGACCCGAAACTTTCGATCCATCACGGCCACATCGGTCTGAGGTAGCTCCCCGTCTGGGATGTACTCCTTGGAATCCGGGCTCATCACCTTCAACCGATCCGGTAACTCTGAGAACGGTAGGAACCAAGCCCGTTCCAGCCGTTGCCGATCCTCAGAAAAACCCAACATGAACGCTGCGTCGCACCTACGAGAGTCGGAACCGAACTGGAACTTCCAGCACTTCCGACCGTGCGATGTGTAGTACGCACCAGCCGTCTTAACGGCGATCTTCCCCCGCTCTCGGTCGTACAGATCGTAAGGCGTGAGATTCCCGTACATCTTCACGGCATCGAAAAACTCCGGGTGGAGATGAAGAACAAGAACCTCCCCCACCCTCCCCCACCATGTGGTGGTGAAGGGAGTAAGCGACTTCAAATCCCCCCCCTCAGATTTCGACCGGCTCGGAGCAACGTATACGTTGCGAGCGGCTCCTACGATGGAATGCCCGTCACAGTAACGGCGAGTGTTCTTGAGAGAATCGTCTCGAAATCGAGTGCCGCAAATGAGGCACTCTTTGTTGCGAAGAGACTCCCTGCACGCCTCACATCTGCCTGTTTTCTCCTCGCCCGGAGAAGGCACGAAGACTTTTTCGCACGCCGTACAATTTCGTTTCCCGGTCCCCCCTGGAATGCGGAAGTAGGACTCGTCCCCGGCTTTTCCTGACCGAAACATCTTCTCCCGTCGAGCGCACTCGGGAGTACAGAACTTCATAGAGTTCTGAGACGACTCATCGGAGAACGGTTTACCACAGTGACGGTAAACACAAACCTTCGCACGAGACTCTCGAATCTTCCGTTCTTTGCACGGATCGCAGGTAGTGAACCTACCCGGCAAATCTGTGCGGAACGAAACCCCACACTCCTTACACACGAACGTCCGCATAGTCATGCTTGAAGCATAACCTAACACAGAAACGAACGGTATCGGAAACTTTGAGAATCTAACCTATGGGAGAGATTCCCGACGAGGGAGAGTAAAAAAGCACTAGGCCCGGACCCTTTTCGAGATCCGGGCCTAGTGCTTTTACCTAGTTTTACCCAGGATTTCGCTTCAGCGGGTGATCGTCAGGCGGGCGAGACCACGGGGGTTGTAGGCGCCAATGCCCAAATTCTCGAACACCGAGAAGCCGATGGTGCGGGCCTTGGGGTCGTCGGCGCTGAGGACCGTGAGCTCGGTACGGACCGGAATCCGACCGAACATTTCCGGTTCGCAGCAAACGTACACCGTGCCAGCGGGGACGAGACGGCTCGTGATGACCTGAGCGCCCCAGAGGGTCGCCTGGAGGCCGGTCTTGAGCAGGGTCGCCTGAGACTCGATGTCGAGGATGTCGCGACCGAACTTGCGAACGTCCGCGTAGTCACGGGCGTTCATGTACACGCGGGCGACGCGGAGGTCGTGGCGCTCGATGAGGGCGAACGCATCCGCGAGGACCGCGCCGTTGAGCGGGGCGACCACGGGGATGTCGGGGTTGGTGCCGCCGGGGATCGAGTCGAACCCGTTGACGGCGATGGCGTCGAGAACGGCGAAGACGCGCTCGTCTTCCGCCGCCTGAATCATCGCGCGGGCGAGGTCCTGCGAACGCTCGATGAGGTCGAAGCGACGCTCCTTGATCTGCGTGAGCGGGATCTCGGGGTTGCTGGCGATCTCGAAGAGGGGGAAGATCACGCGGCGGGGCTTGGTGATAGCGAGGATGTTCTCGCCTTCCTCACCCACCACGTACGCGGTCACGTCCGGGTCCTTGTCGTAGATCGGAAGCGCGCCGTCCGGGAGCTGCTCCACGAGGAAGGTCTTGCGACCGACGCTCATGTAGTCGCGGCGGGTACGGAGCGGCTGCGTCATGCTGGCGGCGAGCTTCGCGCGGCCAGCGGCGGTCTTGATGTAGTCCCCGATGATCTTCTGCTTGATCTCGGTGCTGACGTTCGGCGTAGTCATGTTCGTGTTCCTTCCCTTCGATCAGATGCGCTGGTCGAACACGATCTCGTTCTGGACCGAGTCGGGAGCGAGCTTGAGGATGCCGATGGTCGTCGCCGTGCCGCCGTTCACGCCCTCAAGCGTGTTGAAGGCCGCGCCCGCATCGACCGGATCGAGAACACCGCCCGCGAACACGACGCTGGGCATGAGGTAGCCGTTCTGGCTCGCCACGAGGCGCATACCAGCGACGTAGGTGAGGGCCGTGCCCGCCGCCGTACCGCCGTTGGTGGTCACGAGAACCTGCGTCTCGAACAGGCGCGAACCGTAGGTGCCCATCGCGGCCACGTACGGACCCTTGCCCGACGCGACCGCCGGGAGGTTCTCGTAGGGGTTGCCCGCCGCCGAGTTGATGAAGCAGCCCAGCGGGAGGACCTGAGTCACGCTGGCCGGGAGGGCCATCGCGGTCTTGGTCGGTCCACCGATGAAGTTGCTTCCCGCGTCCGGGCGGGTGAAGGCCACGGAGCCCGAGAGGACGCCGAGAACTTCGGTGAGAGCGCCGGGGGAGGTCGAAACCGTCCCAGCAGTCTTGATGATCGGAGGGTTGGTCTGGGTGAAAGCATCGTCAGTCAGGACGCCCACGGTGTTACGAACACCAACGTGGAGAATCCGTAGAGCCGACGACGACTCCGTCCAGCCACCGCTCGCCTGTCCAGTCAAAGGCATGATGTGCTCCTTTGACCCCTGTTTACAGGGGTGCGGGGTCTACTCTTGCGGCCCTCCCAACACCATTGCCGGGATAACCTCAAGTGAAATGGAAGCAAGGCGCTTCCGTACTACGGGGGGAACTATCGGCTAACAAACGAAAACCCCCGCAAGATTTCTCTTGCGGGGGTTCTAGAAGGCGCGAGTCTCGGTCAGATCAACCGAAAATCTTGCTCACGTCGGGAGCCGACTCCCACAGCTTCGACAGGTCGTTCACGTCGCCGGAAGCGACCTTGGCGACCGCTCCGACCGACTTGATGCCGTTCGACGCCTTGCGGGGCTGCGGGCGAACCGCCGCCTTCTTCTCGGCCTTGGGCTCTTCGGCCTTGGGCTCCTCTTCGGCCTCGGTGGCCTCATCCTCTTCGGACTTCTTGGCTTGCCTCATGCCGTAGAGCATCGAAAGCTCGTCCACGCCCATGTCGTCCATGAGCATCGGGTCTTCGAGGCCCATGTCGTCCATCATGAAGTCGTCCGCCGTGGGATCTTCGCCCGCAACGGGAAGGTCCTCACCCATGATCTCGTCGGCCACGGGCTCCTGGGCATCGGCCTTCAGAAGAGCGGCGATAGCCTGCTGGGCCTCCGCCGAGAGCTCCAGGCCAGCGAGACGGCGAATCGCGGCCTTGCGGGCAGCGGCCTTCTTGTCGGCCTTGGGCTCCTCTTCGGCCTTGGGCTCCTCTTCGGCCTTGGGCTCCTCTTCGGCCTTGGGCTCCTCTTCGGCCTTCTTGGCGACGCGCTCCCAGTACGCCGCGAGGCGCTTGAAGTGAGCGGCCTTCTTCTCGGCCTTGGGCTCCTCTTCGCCCGCCGTCTCGGCTTCGGGGGCCTCTTCGGCGGTCTCGTCCTCGGACTTCTTGGCCTGACGGCGAAGGGAAGCCTTCTTCTCCTCCTTCACCATTTCGGAGAGCATCTCCTCGGCCTCGGCGTCTTCCGACTTCTTGGCCGAAGCGAGAACGCCCTCAGCGCGGAAGTTGTAGTGAGCCGGGTCGTTCTGGTCACCGGGCATCTTGTCGTACGCACCGAAGGCGCGCTTGCGCGACGCCATGTGCATACCCGACATCTTGGCCTTCTGCTCCGCGATCATCCCCGCGAGGATCTGCTCATCGGACATAGGGCCTTCGTCACCGCCCGCTTGAAGCATCTCCGCGAGAAGATCCTCGTCGCTCGTGCGCTCCGGGGTGAGGGTCATGTTCTCGACGGCGAGGAGGTCCATGCTGGCCTCGGTCGGAACGTCCTGCGCCATGCCGTCATCCGCGATGCGCGAAAGCGCAGCGGCGATCTGACGCTCGGTGAGGTTCATCAGGTCGAGGGCCTGATCCTCGATGGCGCTGACCGACGCCTTGCGACCCAGCATCGACTGCGCGATGCGGATGCACTTCGCGGCCTTGACTTCCATCGCGGCGCGAAGCTGGCGGCTCGCCTGCTTCGTCACGCCCGCCGGGAAGTAGTGCTTCGGGTCCGTCGCCGGGTGCCCCATGGGCTCCTCGGTGCCCGGAAGCGCCGGGTGGAACGTGTTCGGGTAGGGGCCGGGGTGCGGGTCCTCGGCCCACGACGACGTGTCACCGTTCTCGTAGGCGTCGGCCTCGGGATCGGGGTACGCGGCGGGGTGAACGCTGGGCTCCTGGTACCCCGGCATCGCGGGGGGCGCGCTGGCCATACGGCCATTCCACGTCAGTCGGCGTCGAGTCATTGATTTCTCCTGTTAGGGCTTCTTCGGCGTGACGCCGACAGAACGGGTTGTGATCAGCTTGGCCAAACGAATCAGCGTACGGGCTTCCCCAACCGTGGGGTATCGGCCAAGACACTTCTGGCACCCGCCGATGAAAGAGGAAAGGCTCGCGTAACGGTGCGAACCCCCGACCTTTAGGGCTGTGCGATAGAGAATTACGGGAACAAAAATCGCGTGTTCTCGATTCAGGCGGGCGATTTTCTGTACCAAATCCCGGTCGGTGCTGGCCGTGCGGACGATGCTACGCACCTGTGACAGGTACGCGGCCCGCTTCGCGCGAGCTTGCTTCACCACCGTGTCGTTGGGTGCGGTAGACGGTTCCGGGGGGAGGAGAGCCTTGGTGAGGTCCGACTTCGACAGGTCTTCCTTCAGCGACTTCGCTAGGTTGTCGAGGACGTACTTCTTGAGTTCGTCCGTGATGCCCTTCAAAGGGTCGGCGGGCCCGGGGGGGGCCTCGGGTTCCTTCGCGGCATCTTCGCCCGCGTCGTCCAGCCCAAACTCGTCAGCGTGAATTCGACGAGCCGCCTTCAAGTACCCGTCGGCGGGAACCTTCGGAGCCGGGGTGCCCACCACTTTCTGGATGCGCTTGGCGGTCTTGCCCTTGTCGTCGCTGGACAGGGTGATGAGGTTACGAGCAACCGCGCCCTTGAACGCCGGGACCTTCACCCAGCTAGCTTCGATGAACTGCACCCCGCCCGTAGGATCTAGGGTCACGTCGCCGCACAGTTCCGCGATGCGGTGCTTCACACCCTTCTCGTCGTAGAAGGTGTTGCCCTTCATGTACTTGACATGGTCGCAAAACTCAGTCTCGTCAGCGGCCCAATGTCCGCACTTGGTGCAGGTGCTGCCGTCGATCGAGCAGTTGTGTACGGCCACACCCTCCACGACGTAGGAGTGGTCTTCCTCGACTTCCATGTCGTGAACCCAGCCCTCGTAGGTCTGGGCCTCGATGGAGGTGATCGGGAACATCACCACGTCATCCTGCACGCGACAGGCTTGCGTCTGGAACTTGGGGTCAAGCCTGACCTTATCACACCGTCCGCGAAGGGCTTGTGATTGGGTCTGCCCCAAGTCTAGTTGGAACGACGGACGGCGGTAAGAGCCGTCGTCACAGAGGGTCTGCACGAGCCCCCCGTTCACCACCTCCGCGACATCGACCGACTTACCCTGCACCAACCCGTACATTCGGGCGTAGATGCCGCAGCGCGCCATGATCGCGTGCATCTGGCAGACGAGGTCGTAGGACACGGTAGTGACAGAAGTGGCACCCCCCTTCTGGAGGTTCCCGTCACCATTGACCCACGCACCGAGAAGGTGGAGTTGGTTCTCGACGCTCCACGCCATCACGTCGGGATGAAGGCGCTTCCCGTGGCTGTACTCCCCGCCGTGCTTAAGGAACCACGCCGCGATGTCGGAGCCCGCGACGACCACGGTCGCCGCGCACCCATCTGACTCGCCCGCCGTGTAGAGCCGGGGGTTGCATCCGGGGAACTCTTCGGTCAGCAGCCTCATCACCTCGGCGGCGTAGGTGTCCCGCTCGTGGAGTGAGAAGTTGAACTCGACGGTGTGGTGCTTCCCGTCCCGCTTCTGGAAGTTTCCCTCCGCGAGGAAATACCCCAAGAGGCGAGCTCGACCAGGGGGGGTGTCCACCCCTGTGCCGAACTGCGATCTCGGGAAACACAGGAAGTCCCCGACCTTGAGATCCGCCGCCTTCACCTCTTCCATACGGGGGGAGAAGAGGGCATCGAGACGGTCCTGTCGTGCGGCCCGCTCCTCCAGCGAGTACGTCCCGTTAGGATTGAGTATGCGGAGGTTGTGGCCGTCCTTGAACCGCCGCGAGAGGCGATTGGGTAGTGCCGTCCTCTTGCCCGACGAGTAGGACGCCGGTAGGGACTCGCCACATCCGCACGCGCACACGTCGGGTAGACGAAAGACGAAGAACGGGTGTATGTCCGTCGCCGTGATGGCGGACGGTACACCTACCGCTTCGATACGCCTCACGCCCCACTTGCCGCCTCGGATCTGCTTGTTCAGAACCTCGCGGGAACGGCCTTTGTGGGTGAGCACCATGTCCCCGACTTGCACGTCCTCGATGGCAACGCGGGTGCCGTCTGCGAGAGACACCTGCGTGCCGGGGAGGAAACAGCCCATCGAGAGGGTAGAAAGCTCACCGCTCTCGATGTCCTTGATGAGCTCCGTGTGCTTGCGATCCGTGGCGATGAGGATGTCAACGTAAACGCTGTCCCCGATGTCCCGGGCAACGGCGTCCAGGATGCGACCCTTGGACAAGTCCTCGATCTGGACGTGCTCCAAAAAGTTGAACGCCCCCGTGAACGTCTTGTACGACTTCAGCAGCACGGGCCGCGCCCAGCTATCGAAGTTGTTGTTCACATAGCACTCGGTCGAAGGGGTAATGCGGTAGGCGGTCGTCTTACGAACGACCTTCTTACCATCCACCATCGAAGACCCGAGGCGGGAGGAGGGTACCTCTACGGTATCCACCGAGGCTACGATCGTACAATGGCTGAGGAGGTACTTCGACGGATCGAAGGTCTCCTTCAGAATCTTGGAGGCTTGATCGGAAAGGTTGCGGTCAAGTCGGGTTTGGGAAGCTGCAACTCGGACGTTATCCCAACCCCCGCCGTACAGGCTTGCGGAAAGGGTAGGGGCCTTTATCGCTTTGGCGTACTTCATCAGAGGCATGGTCAGATCACTCCCCGAATCCTGCAACGTCGTCGCGACGAACGATGAAAAGGCACGAGGGACATACGAACAGCTTGACCTGAGTCCCCTCCTCCATCTTGTAGGTGGACCTCCTCAGATAGCTCTCGTCGCAGCGGGGGCAGCACAGCTTGTTTGTGACGAGCTCTTGCTTCGTGGGGCGGTACTGACGGTTGGGCGCTGCCCAATACACGGCTCTCTTGAGGTGCCGGGAGGCGACCCGGTGAGTGGAGTCCGTTCTCTCGGGGCCGGGACCGCCCGACACGGGCACCGTGTGGGTGCCCCCCGGAACGGTATCCGATTGGATGTCTACCTCGGACTCGATGGTGGTTCCACGGTCGATGAGGAGGTCTTCCACCGGGGCACGAGCCGTCCCGTGGGGGTACTGAACGTCCACCATCCCGATAGCGGGCCACACCGCAACGACGGTTCCGCCGTTACTCGGGTTGCCCTTGAGGATCGGGTACACCCGGTCCCCCACCTTGAAGGCGCTGGCACGGGCTTGGTAGTTGACGTAAGTGGCCCTACGGGACGGCTTCATGGGGGTCACCGTTCAGCGAAACAGGCCGAAGAGGCTGGCCGTCTTGGCGGGTTCCTCACCCTCGTCGTCGGCCTCCTTCGCGGGGGCTTCCTCGGACTTCTTGGCCTGACGGCGGATGCGGTTGTAGAGCTGGGCCATCATGGCCGTCTTCTGCGCCGCTTCGTCCTTCTCGCTCTCGTCCTCGGCGTCCTTCTCGCTCTCGTCCTCGGCGTCCTTCTCGCTCTCGTCGGCCTTCTTGGCCTTGCGGAGAGCGGCGAGGGCAGCGTCGTACGCGGCCTTCTTGATGTCCGAAGCGAGCTTCGGGTCCGCGACGTGCTTCGCCGCGTTCGCCGCGAGCTCGCCCGCCATCTGCTTCTCGCTGAGGTCGCGCTTCTCCTCCTGCGTGAACTCACCCTCCATGAAGGGGTTGTTCTCGTCGAACATCATCGGACCGGGCTGCTCCTCACCGATCTCGGCGGGGTTGAAGTAGCCCGCCTGCTTGCGGCGGTCGATGCTGTCCGACAGAAGGTCACAACGAAGCGCGAAGTCCATCGCCACCTTGCTCGGGATGCCGAGCGAGGCGTGGTGGTTCTGGAACAGAGAAGCGAGGGAATCGAGGGTCGCCGTGACGCGACGAGCACCCGTCTTGGAAGCCTTCTTCGTGGTCATGAGATTGAGTCTCCTTCTGGTCCCGCCGGGGTCACCGTGGGCGCTCTTGAACTGGAACGGGGGGAGGCCCCGGCGGGATTCTCCCACTACCTACCCCGCCGCGAATAAGAGAGAAAACGGCGGGCAACCGACTCCGGGAGGGGGGCACCAGCGGTCTTTCCGGCTTTGTATGACTCCCAACGCTTTTTAAGATCCTCGGAGCTCATCTCCTGGGTCTTTCGGCGAGCGTCGGCGTCTTTGGCTCCGTCGAGAAGCATCTGACGGTACTCCGGCAGGCTCAACGTCTGTTTTTGTTTCCCGCCTTCTGACGTAGACGTACTGGAGGCGTCTGGGATGTCCAGATCGACGATGTCCTCGACGGTCTCGCGGTCCGCGGCGGGGAGGTCCTTGGCTTTTTCACGGACGACCTTCTTGACGGTCTCCCGGTCCTTCTCGGGCAGGTCCTTAGCCGCTTCCGCGAGCTCCTTCACCTTCTCGGCGTCCCGGGGCTTACCCTTGTCGGACTTACCCTTCGCGCGCCCCTTCTGGAACTCCCCCACCATCTCCTCGACGATCATCTCTCGGAGCATCTGGGCGAGGAAGGGGGAATCCTTGAGACTCTCATAGGCGTGACCGAGGGTTGAAGACTTCTTGGACAGTTCCGAGAGTTCCTCGTCGGATAGTTCTGTGGAGAGATTGCGTACAGCTTTCGCCGCGTCTGCTTGGTTGGCCTTCTCATGGAGCAACGTCTGTACGTGGGGGTCGTTGACCCCGATACCCCGGTCATTCAGCGAACGGAAGAGGGACGCCTTCGGGTCTTCGTCCGCTTCCCTCTCGTCCATTCGCAGGTACTTGTCGTGGGTCCCCGCTGCGAGCTCGGCGTCGGCCAGATCGACTTCCTTCTGCAACGCCGCCCGTTCCTCGTCCGACGAGGCGTTGTCCAGCTCCTTCTTCTTCTCGTCCCGCCGTGCCTTCGACCGTTCGATGGACTTGTCCCGCATCTCAGGGGGCAGCGCCTGCAAGTGCTTGGAGGCTTCGGAAAGGCGCTCCGAGGGGGAGTCCGACTTCAACGACGACATATCGGTCAAACGCGACGACAGGTGCTCCTGCGAGACGTGATACGCCGTCATCGCGTTGAGTTCGCTCGTCTCCTTGTCCAGAGACGCCTTCAGTGCCGGAAGGAGCTTTTCGTCGGCATCCCTCTTCTTGGTGCCGCCCGTTATCGAAACGTCCAGCTTTTCGATAGCCGCCTGAAGCGTGGACACTCTCGACTTCCGGCGTGCGTGCTCCGGGGTGCCCTCTTTCAAACCTTTCAGCTTGGTTTGTTCGCCCTTGAGTTCTTGTTCCTTGACCTTCTTCTCATATTTCGCCCGCTCGATTTCAGACGGAAGGCTCTCCCCGTCCCGCTTGGCTTGTTCGAGGTCCTTCTGGATCTTGTCGCGGGCCTTCTGCTTCTTGGCGATGGCGTCGCCCGACTTCTTCGAGTCGAACGTGGTCATCTTCACGCCCTTGCCGTAGAGCCCCTCGGGCACCTTTCGCAGAGCGTCCACCGTCTTGCGGTCCGTTCCGCCCTTGAGCTTCTCGACGGATTCCGCGTTGTACTTCTCGATACGAGCGTTCAGCTTCTCGTTGGAATTGCCGCTCTGACCGTCCATGACGGAAGAGATCAGGTTCGATACGTTTTCGCGGTCCCCCTCGGTCATAGCCTTGGCGGATTCCGAAGACTGGATTTCCTCTACCAGCTTCTGGATTTGTTCGGGGGAAGAGGGCTTCGACAGTTCCTTTTGCTTCTTCTCCCGATTTTTAAGGGAGTCTTGAGGGGTGTCCTGGGTTCTCTTCTTGCCCCAATCCTTTCGGACCTTCTTGGCCGCTTGGGGGTCGATCTTTTCCAGGTAGGAGAAAGACACGCCTTCTTCTCGGTCCGACTTGTTCGTGCGAAATTTCTCACCTTCGACGTATTTCTGAAACTCCGACTCTTCTTGAACGGCCTTCGCATCAACTGCGGGGAACTCTTGTACTCGGTGCCGGGTGTCCGCCCGAGTGGGAAACTTCTTGAACTCTTGTACTTTGCTCTGAGATCTCGACAACACGCGGCGAGACATTCCCGCAAACAGCGCCGCACGAACGATCCCCGCGACCTTCTTGAAGTTCAGCGACAGGTCGTCGTCGGTGTCGTCGAGGTCGGGGTCGCCCTCAGCTTCCACCCGTTCGTTCCGTAGATCGTGGCGCGGGGGCTTTGCCTTCGGCGCGGGCTTCACCAACTTCTCCGTGGCCTCGTCCTCGCGCTGGGCTTCGGTCTTGGTGCCTACCTTGAGGGACTTCAGCACCGTCCCGTCGTGTACGTACTGGTCTTCCAGCCCCGGCACGAGGTACTGGGAGCGTAGGGTGGCGGCTTCGTGGCCCACCACCTCCGCGACCGTCTCCAGCGCCCGCTTGAACTCGGCCTTGAGGATCTCGTCCTTCTCCTTGCGGGCGCGGGGGAGCTCTTTCGGTCCCTTGGCGCGTTCCGCCCGTAGGGCCTTGCACATCTCGTCGTTGGCGCGAAAGCCCCGGATGTCCTTGGCGGTGACATCGAACTCCGCGAGGTAGTCGTTCACCTCGTCGGCGCTGACCTTCGCGTCGTCCGTGTCGAAGATGGCGTCTTCCTTCCCAAGCCCTTCGCACAGTTCCTTCAGGGCGGTGACCGTGGGGCCGTCGTCCACGGTCTTTTCGTGATCGACCCCGGACTTGCCGACGTACTTGATCGTGGCCTTGCCGTCCCGGATGGTGATGTGCTTCTTCAGCCAGCCCGTGACGCCGTAGTGGCCGTCGTCTGCGCTGTCGTCGTTCCCCACCCGCTCACAGGTGTGGTCCATGAGAGACACGGCGAGGGCCGTCATCCGGGTCATGGGGTCGTCGGACTTCAGATCGTCCTTCACCCGCGCGCGGAGGTCCGTGATGTGGTTTCGCAGGTGCTCGACCCGCTCGGCCTTTTCACGGTGACGGTTGGCGACCTGACGGTCGCTGTACTCGTACACCGTGGCTTCGTCGCCGTCCTTGGTTTCGATCTTCTTCTTGGACTTGTAACGGGCGGCGACGCGGGTAACGGATACACCGCCCAGCGGTAGCACCACCGGGTCATCCTCCAGACCCCAGACTTCCACCTCGTCGAAGGTCCATGAACCCACGGGCACCGGACCCCCGTACGCACCTACGCTGTTAGGCGGTAGGTAGGCCAGCGTGACGTGGGGGAAGTAGCGGACGGGAGACCTATCCGTCGAGGGGAACCCGTTGTCCGACAGGTGCGCGATGAGGGAAGAACGCAGACCCGCCACATCGGCGTCGAAGCGCACGCTGTCGTAGGCCACCGTGGCATCGGCGTTGTCGAAGTGACGGAGCCCGCGAAGTGTCGCGGTGATTTTCCCCGGCCATTGGCTCAGGTGCGAACGGATGACCGCGAGAAACCGCTCCCGGTCCTCGGGGGCGTCCCCGAAGTACAGAAGGGTCGCGTGCGGGGGCGACGTGTCATGATCCCCTAGCGAGGGGAATTTTGACGCGAGCTTCTCGGGAAGGGGTAGGAACAGTCCGACCGACATCACTGCCTCCGCGACAGGTATAAGCTCGCCACCTTCGCGGCGCTGGGCAACCCTTCGGGCTTCTGGGCCGACACGGTGATAAGGTGCGGGAACGCCGCACGGCCCTTCGACTCCACGAAATCCGAGAACTTCGCAAGGTGCGGGGCGCGGTCTTCCCAGAGGTCCACGCCCGTGACGGTGGGAAACTCCTTGATGAGATCACCGATCACCCGCAGCTTGTACGACTCCGTGTCGCCGCCGGGGGCTAGGTAGATTCGGTCGAACTTCAGACCCGCGTGCGCCAGCAAGTCCTTCACGCGCGCGGTGAACTTCTTGGCCAGCCGCCCCGTGACCATCACGGCGAAGACCTCGTCGCTAGCGATGTCCTCCTTCGCCCGCTGCACCACGGAAGCGTTCCACCAACCCACACCGGGGGCTTCCGGCACCACGGGCGGGTTCAGGGAAACGGGGTTGCCCCACCACCCTTCGGCCCAGCTATCGGGCTTCTCGGGACTGCGGAACAGCGTCCCGTCGAAGTCAAATACCGCGATCTTCGTGGGGGTCATACGTCACCGACAGAAGTGGAATCCGCGCGAAAGGTACCGGCCCGCGACCTGACGGTATAGGGGCGACCGGGAGCTAGCCAGCCGAGACTCGGAGGTCATCTCTCGGAGGTCGAAGCACTCTGGGGTGAGCTCCTTGCGGACCACGCGGAGGTCTTGGGCGATGTCGCAAGGCTCCTCGCCGTCGATCCAGCGGGCTTGGCATTCCCGCACGAGCTCGACCTTGCCGCCGAGGAGGTCGGCCCACTTGGCCTTGTTGTCGAGGCTGACCGCCTCTTCCAGCAGGGCTTCGATGGTGAGGAAGTGCTTACGAATGCAGTCCGTACACCGCTTGCGCTCGTTGTTGAGGTGGTCCTCAAGCAACGCCGTCTGCTTGCACACCTCCCTCATGTTGTAGAGGGGGTGCATGATCGGTAGGAGGTCAGGCGTCTCGTCGGCGCGGCGGTTCATCGGGGCTGTCTCACTTACCGCCGGGGGATAGAGGGGGAAACGGATTACTCCGTTACCTTGCTTATATTGACTTCATGTTATATGTCAGCGAAGGTTCAAGTGCTTGTTGGGTTTGACCCGGACCAAATCGAATGGCTCAAAGCCGAGAGTATTCGGCGTCGGGTGCCTCGCGCCCAAGTCATTCGCGAGCTCGTCCTCCGCGAGATGGCCTCGCAACCGAAGGCACCTGTCGAGTGATCCTGCGGGCCTACAGGGTGGAGTTGGACCCCAACGACCGGCAGCGGACTGCCTTCGTCCGTCATGCCGGGGCGGTGAGGTTCGTCTACAACTGGGGCCTCGCTACCTTGACGAAGGACTACGCGGATCGAAAGGCCGCGACCCCCGAAGGCGAGAAGGTGAAGGGAGCCCTACGTCCCCTCGATCTTCAAGCCCGCCTCCCGGCATTGAAGGTCGAGCGTCCTTGGCTCGCGGAGGTGACCGCTCAATCCCTCCAGATGTCCGTTCGTAATCTCGACCGGGCGTTTCAAGGATTTTTCCGCCGGGTGAAGGCGGGACAGACCCCCGGCTACCCAAAGTTCAAGAAGCGCGGGGTGTCCAAACCGTCGTTTCAATTTCCGCAAAAGGCTTCGGTCACCCAGACGCACGTTCGACTTCCGAAGATCGGCCCCGTGCGGTTGAAGCAGCGGGGCTACGTCCCCACGGACGTACCCCTCAAGACCGTCACCGTGAGCGAGGTCGCAGGGCGGTGGTTCGCAACCGTTCTGGTTGAAGTACCCGACCCTCCGAAGGTCGAAACGACTGGGGAGGTTCTCGGAATCGACCTCGGCATCAAGACCCTCGCGACGCTATCGGACGGAACGGACTACCAGAACCCGAAGCACCTTGAACGGTCGCAAGCGTCCCTAGCACGCCTTCAACGGAAGCTATCGCGACAACAGAAAGGATCGCAACGGAGGGCCGAGACCAAGGACCGCTTCGCCCGCGCTCACGCACGGATCAGCAATCAACGGGCGGACGCCCTCCACAAAATGACCAGCGAGATCGTGAAAACCAAGCGGCCCGCTGCTATCGTCATCGAGGACTTGAACGTGACGGGTATGACCCGGAACCTCAGCCTAGCCCGGTCTGTAAGCTCCGCATCGTTCGCGGAGATTCGCCGTCAACTGACGTACAAGTGTGAGTGGTACGGGGTGAAGCTCGTTGTATCAGACCGCTTCTATCCGTCCAGCAAGACCTGTAACGGCTGCGGGGACGTGAAGTCGTCGCTACCCCTATCGGAGCGCATCTACGTTTGCGACTGTTGTGGGTACGCCCAAGACCGCGACGTGAACGCGGCACTCAACCTTCGGGGTTGGGGTCTAAACTTTCTGGCCGGGGGAACCCCGGTTACTGCTCGTGGAGGAAACGTAAGACCCGGAGCGATCCGGGCAGATTCCGTTGAAACGAGAACCGATCAGGGGACGGCCCCGTAAGTATCGGAGTTCAGAAACGCCCCTCCTCGGTCTGGGGCTTCGCGTACTTCAACCCCAAGGTTTCCGCGATCTTCGCCACCACGTCGCTGTTCTCCGCGAGGGCGCGGCCCGCCTCGGAGTAGATCCCCCCCAGCACGTCGTTGAACTTGCTGTCGTTGAACGTGAACACGTCGCGCTTGAGCCGCTCGCGGGTGGTGTACGGGTCGATGTTCAGCAGCTCCAGAATCACGTCCACGTCCAGCGAGCCCTTCTGGTAGAGGTTGAACAGGGCGTCGAACGTGTCCGCGTTGTCCCGGAGTGCGAGGCGCGTGAACGACAGGGAAGGGCAGATGACCGTCTCGTTACCGTCTTCGTCGGTCTCGATGAACCCCATGCGGCGGCACATCGGGCGAAGCATCTTGTCCTCGACCATGTCCTGCAAGACTTCTCGCAGGAGCATATACCGGGTGTTGATGACTTCGAGGTTGATGCGGTCGCCCGAGTACGAGCTCTCGCCCGACAGTAGGGACTCCGTCACACCGAGCCCCGCGTACATCTGGCGGTCGGTCATGTCGTACTCGCTGGAGAGCTCTAGGAGCCTCCCCTGCGATCCCATCTCGTTCCAGTTCACCTCGAAGTTCGTGATGATCGAGTAATCCGGGTCTTGAAGGGCGAGGTCCACCTGGTCGCGCAGGGCGTCCGTATCCGTCGCGGACATATCCGCCGCCGTCACGATGCGAATGGGCGTCATGTGGCGCGAAGCGATGCTGGTCTGCGCTTGGCGCAGCTTGTCCCGGTACACGAGGGTGCGGAGGCACCTTTGCAGAATCGAGTGCCCGCGAGGCTCGTACTGCGACTTCTTCTGGGCCATGTAGTGGACGAACGACCCGGCGTCGGGGTCCGTGTTCAACGGGATGTTCGTGCCTTCTCGGATGGCGTTGACCACACCCTCGGGCATGGACTTGACGATCCGCATGGCGGACTCGTCGCCCATGTCGGCGCGGTTCACGATGTCCTTGGTCTTGCTGTCCGGGATGAGCTCAATCATCTTCTCGTCGGTGAACGGGAAGCTCTCCATGTGGACCTGCTCCGGGGGGAGCACACGGATCGCCGTCCAACCTCTGTAGTTGCGCTTCAACCACTTCTCGGCGCGGGCGTCGGCGTCCTCCCGGCGCACCGTGCGCTCGGTGGGATTGCCGTCCTCGTCAAGCTCGCGAATCACCTCGTGGGTGACCTCCTCGGGCATATCGGGCGAGGTGTCTTCTGCGAAGACAAAGACTTCCCCCAGGAGGTTGTACTCGTGGACCATTTCGAGAAGACGGTGAAGGAGCCCGATCTCGCGCGACCACCGGGTGCAGAAGTTCAGTGATTTCTGCGCGAGCTCGGGATCTTTCGCCTTCGGCGTGGTCAGCCGGGTCTTTGACAGCGGGAGGATGGTGTGAAGGTCGATAGCCTGACCGACGAAGGGATCGTTCTGGTAGAAGAACCGAAAGTAGTTGCGCTTCTCGTCGAGCGACTGCGGGAGCTCTAGGAAGTCGGTCGAGAGCTCGGGCGAGTAGAAGTTGCCCCCCGTGCCGCCCACGGTGCCGCCCGACGCGGGGAAAGCCACCTTCGACCGCATGGACGACGTGACGATCTTTCCGGGCTTGCCGACCTTCGCGCCCTTCTCCTTGGGCGCGACGCGCTTCACCTCAACCGCATCTTCGTTTGTCTTGGGCATGGGGGCTATTCTCCGTCAACCGTAGGCGGGGCTGGGGTGGGGGGAGCTTCCCGCTTCGGTTGGGATGCCCTCGGGGTGTCCATGAGGTCCGGGTCATTCAGGTCGTACGGGGAACCGACCCGACGTACTGAAGTCAGGGCACCGAGAATGTTCTCAAGGTCACGACGCACCGCCGCCACACGCCGACGCTGAACGGGGCTAACCTCAATCCCTTCGCACGCCCGAAGCGCGGCACGGATAGACCGCTGGGCGGTATCGACGTGACCCGCGATCTGACGGTCGATAGGGAGCGATGAAAGGGTCGCGCGCAACCGGGTCAAGGGGGGTCATCTCCAGTCCGGGGCTTTGGGAAGGTGTCCCTCCTTGAACGCTACCTTCAGAACCTTCTTCAGAAGGCTCATATCATCGGACGATCCGAGAAACAGCTTCTCCCACGACCCGCCCGCCTTCTGGAAGACACGGACGAGAAGCTCGTAACTGTCCTCCGTGTGCAGCACCTTCCCCGGAAAAGAGCTGTCGAGGATCTTTCGGATCAAGCGGTAGTCCGCTCGACTAGGTTTTAGGGGGTCGAATTTTGCCGTCTTCATCGTGGACCCCACTTTCGCAGACCCCCCGACCCATGACGAGGGATCTGACGAGACTCGTGCGACCCGCTCTGGAGTAGCTTCGCGCGCATAACTACGCGGGAGTATCCGGGGATTACCGGACCGTTCTGACGTTGAACCCCAGAGAGGTGAATGTTCTTGGAGAGGCGGTTCGACGCCAGCCACACCATGCGAACAAGGGCGTCGGACATATCGTCGTGCTTTCCGTCGATGTTCGGCGCTTCCACGGTCGTCACGAACTTGCTGTGGTACTCGGCCTGTAGCTCTAGAAGCTCCGCGATGTATGGGCAGTGACCCTCGTTCGGGGCGATAGGGAAGTCGTAGAGAACCAGCTTCTTGTCCCACATCATGTCCTTGAAGTTCTGGAACATCTGGGACGTGAGTTGTTTCGTCATGGGATGCGACTTCATCTGGCTCAGCCCCCTCTTGGAGAGAGCTTGCTCGAACGGAATGCCCGACCACTGGTCGAACATTCCTTCCTGAATGTAGAACCGCTTCGACAGGTCCAGAACCCAGTCGGCCACGTCGTCGAACTCCAGCCGTTCCTTTCCGACGTATTTCCCGGCACCCGCCTTGATCTGGTCTACGAGGTCTACGACGATGTGCCCGTTCGGGTCTAGGTGACCGATGGATACCGCCGTACCGTCCCCAACGAGGCCCAAGTCCAGGCCGAGAAAGTACGCAACGCGGGGGATTCCCCTCTGCTGAGGGCGCGCAGACGTTTCCACGCACGCCACGAGGTCGTCGCCCCGCTCGATCCACCCACGGGTGCGGTCGCTGAACTCGCCGCCGTACTCCGTGAAGAAGACCGCTTGGTCCTTCAGGTAGTGCTTCTCAAATTCGTGCGCCGGGACCGTGGGGTTCACCTCCCACGTCGGCGCTTGGATGCAGAGCATATTCTCTGCGGCCATTCCGCCGCCCATGCCGATCTGGAACATCTTGTAGAACAGCCCCTGCCTACCCAGTGGGCTGGAGATCAGGATGATTCGGCCCTCTACCTGACCGATGGGCTTGCGGCGGTCCTTGGGATCTTTGGCCGAGTACGCGGAGGTAGACGGGACGACGGCGTTGTACACGGCGTCGGCGGAGGACTGCCCCGCGTCGGTGAAGTGCGCCACCTCGTCGAGAATCACGACGATGTTGCCCGCGCCACGGAGACCTTTAGCGACGCAGCTACGGAAGGTGACCTTGACGGTGGCCTTCGCGCTCGGATCGTCTGAGTAGGCCCCGTACCGCTCTACGTCCTTCGGCGTCTGGAAGCGCGCATAGGACATGGTGTTGTTGGCGGTGTACGGGCCGAAGAACGCACAGTTCCGAAAGTGCCCGGACACCTCTTGGTAGAGCAGACCCGCCTGATCTTTGTCGGTGGCGACCGAGATCAACTGGATCATGTTGCTCTGCGGAAGCCCGTAGTACGCCTGGGGGTCGCCCTTCGAGATGAGCTTGTACGTCTCGTAGGCGGAGATGCACGCGCTGATTGTGGTCTTGCCAGAACGGCGACCGATGGAGAGGATCATCTCCCGGCGCTCGTGCCCCGGCACCACCTCTTTGATGTTCGACCGCCCCTCGCTGTACAGGTAGGCGAGGTACTCCTTCTCGGTCATCTGGCGGGGGTTCTGCCGCCGCCAATCGGTCACCGTGAAGGTCTGCGTGTCATCGAGAGGGAGTCCATAGTGAGCCTTGAGGATGATCTTCTGGATCGGGAACAGTTGCATCCCGAGGCCCCAAGGCTCCTCAACGAACTCGATGATGTTCGCGACAGAAGTAGAGGCGTTCGCGGGAGAAACCGCACGCGCACCAGAGAGAACGAGGTTGGCAAGGGTCATGGGAGTGCCGTCAATCCTTCATGCGGGACTTCGCCTCGTTTTTCCAAGAGTCGTCCAGTTGCTTCGCAAACTGGGCGATCACCGTGTCGGAGAGTTCCTGGCGAACGCCCGCGCTTTGCATCGCCCGCACGAACGTCTCGCTGATGAACTGAAACAGGGCTTGGAACGACGGGGACTCCAGGTCGATCATTCGGCTCTGGATCTGTTCTTTCCTCTTGATCCAGGTGTCTCCGATGGCCTTCAGGGCCGCGACGCGGCGCATGGATAGCTGGGAGGTGTCCGTGCCCTTGCGCTCGGCCTCCATGCGCTCGAAGCGTAGGGATGCCGCTTCCTCACCGATGGCCAGAACCACTTGGTTCAGAACCTCGGCGGATTCGGGTGCTGACTCGGCGGCTTGAAGGATGGGATCGTTCCGTAGCTGCCCCTGCTTGATTCGGAGAAGATCCCCGACCAGAGGCGACGCCGGGGGAAGAAGCCCGTCGTCCTCCTTCTTGGGTTTACCGATCTGGCCCTCAAGAAAAATCGGGAGCCCCGAGTCGTTGAGGGACGGAGTGTCCCCTTTCTGAAGGTCCTCGAACTTCCGAAGGCGAATTTTTCCGAGCTCGTCCACGACTTTGATTCGGACGGCCTCTGGAGGGATGACGTACCCTTTGTATCGACGAACGCCCTTCTCATCCACCTTGATAAAAGGGGAGGGGGACTTCGTTTCCCGCTTCACCGAAACGGGAGGTAGCTCTTCGTCGAGAATCTCGTCTACGTCGTCAGACATATAAAACCCTACCTTCAGGGCAGGATCGTCGGAGCGGACTGGCTCTTCACCGTCTTCGGTAGGAAGAACGAACGCCGCCTCTGACCCGCCACGTTGAGAGTAGTCCCCGCCCCGTCCTTGACGTTGAACGTGACCCCTCCGAGAAGGGCGGACATATCGTTCGTGGCCTGTACCGGAAACAAGGGGTCCACCCGGTTCGTACTGAGGTACACAGTGTCGCCCACGGAGGTCGCGCTAACCCCCGGAACGGAAGCATTGAACCAGTCGGAAAGGTCGCTGGCGATGGTGTTGACAGGGCCTGCGCCGCTACCGTTACCCACGCCGAAATCCGTCGCGGCTAGAGGGTACTGGTCGAACGCGCGGCACTCCTCCTGGTAGTAGAACGGGCCGGGGGGAGCCACTGACGGGTCCCAGTACGTCGCCGCGGCGACTTGAATCCGGGCCATGTTGTTGACCGCGCTGACGGGCGGGGGCTGCTGCGTAGTCCCGCCCGTCCGCACGTTTCCCGCAGGGGTGTGGAGCATCTGTAGAACGAAGCCCGTGCGGAGCTTCACGGGGTTGCCGCCCGTATTACGGGCAGGGTCGGAGCTTCCCGATAGGTTCGCGACAAGCACCTTGAACTTGGGCGGGGCGGCAACGCGCATGGGGTCACTCCTCGGGAAGTGTCATCCCCTCGAACAGAATCCCGTGAAGGGTTCCGTGATCGGGGAGGTTGTCGTAGTTGAATGTGTCGAGAGAGTCGTTCTGAAGGTCGAACTCGCCGGGGTCGTAGTTGTTGAACATCGCCGCCGTTCGCTCGCTGTCGTCGGCATTCGCGAGTCGGATGGTCTCCCGCTGGTACTTCGCGGGGTTAGCCACCGGGGCGGCGGACACCAGTTGCTTCGCGTACTTCTGGCAGTGACCCTCGGTGTTGTGGGTGCAGCTACCGCAGCGTTCCATCTGGAGGACGGCCTTCACTTGGTTCGCCCGGTGGATCAGAGAGCCCTGGTCGCACCCGGTCGTCCCCATCTTGCTGGCATATGCATCCGCCGCAACGTAGACGTGACCCGCCAGACCTTCGTGCTTCCGGCGAAGCTGCACCAACTGTTCGCCCGCGCCCTTGAGGTACCCCTGCGAGAAGTGCGAGTTCAGAAGAACGTCCAGGTCGTTACCTGCCGCCCCCTCGTTCATCTTCTGCATCGCGTACTTCAGCACCGGGCGGGTATCCCCACCTTCGCTAGCCTTGCGGATGCCCGTGTGAACGCTGGACCCGACGCCTTCTCCCGCGTACTGGGCGATGCGAGCCTTGGAAGCGAGGGCTGCGCCCGCTCTCACACGGTCGATGGCCGGGGCGTCGCGACCGATCAGGTCTGCCGCCTGCCCTTCCGTAAGCATCCCCGCCTTCACCCAGCTAGCGAACCGGGCTGCGACCTTCGCTTCCACCGCACGGGTGCGGCGAGCCTCTACGTCAGCCGCGAGGCGCTGCGCGTCGAGGTCCGCGTCGAGGGCGGTCTTCGACGCCCGTTCCGGGGACTTCGCCCCTACGCCCTGCCCGTCATACTTCGACGACTTTGTCGCACGGGCAACAATCGCCGCGCCGTTCCGCAGCTTGTCCTCGACAGACAAGTCGGAAGCGAGAACCTTCCGCGCCATGTCTTCGGAGAGCATCCCGGCCCGTACCCAGCTAGCGAACCGCTGCCGAGCTTGATCGAGGGTGACCCTCACCGAGTCTTTCTGGAGGATCTCCCGCTTGGGGGGCGCGGCACTCGCAAACACCCGCCACGCCTCGCGCGAGGTCACCGTTTCGGACGGGGTGAGGTGATAGGTGTGATGGGTTTCCCGTGCGACACGGGTTGCTTCTGCCCGTAGCGCGGAGACGAGCACCGTCTTGGCGTTTCCCGAAGCGAGGCGTTTGCCGGATGCTTCCAACGTCGGGCGGTAGTGAGAGAGAGCCTCGTTCCAAGGAATCTCTGTCACCACCTGCTTGCCGAGGTAGTTCTGGTACGCGGCCAGCTTCGATCCCGGACGGGTCAGCCAGTAGCGGGCGCTGGCGCACCGCTTCTTGATCTCCCGATCCCACTTACCCGAGAGAAGCCCGGGGAACGCGCTATCCCGCAGGTACAGGGTGCCCGAGATGCCGTGTTCGGCCTTGACCGAGCGCACCGCCGCTGCGAACCGCTGAAACCGGGGGTCGGTTTCCACGAGGGACAGGGCGTTCGGCCCTAGATGGGCGGCGAGGTCGGACAAGATGTTCCCGAAGGGGACCCCGAAGGCCGACTTCCGCATCGCGCTGGCAACCATTTGACGCATCGCGTCGTCGCCGGGAAGAAGTGCCACCTGCGACCGGGACGCGGGAGGAACCACGACGTTGGGAATGACCTCTACCCCGTCCGTGCGCTTGTTGGTGCCCCACGCTTCCACCAGGCCCTGAAGGGCCTTGTCGTTGTGCTGCTGGGGAAGGCGGTCGGGGTCCTGTTCCGCGAGTTCTAGCCACGACAGGTCGGTGATGTGGTTGGCCTCTCGGACCATGCCCGACAGGTCTCCCAAGTTTGTGCCCTCCGCACCCGCGAACACGTTGAGCCCCATCGGGTACTGCTCGGCGGACTCGCGATCTTGGTCGTCGGCGGTGACGATCCCGTCTGGGAGCTTCGCCATGCCCGCTTCGGAACGGGCGGCAGCAGGCATACCCGTCGTACGGGACGTGGTAGGAACCTTGTGGTTCATCAGCGGCCCTTCTCCGTACTCCTCGGAGAAATCGAAGCCGTCGAGCATATAGTTGCTCGCGAAAGTAGGCATATAGCCGCCATCGGGCGTGCGGGAGCTCATGCCATCACCCATTGCGTTAGGATGGAATCCATAATCCAGTCTTTCCCGCCGTCGTCCAGATCGAGTTCATAGGCCAGAGTCGAAGCTCTGGCCCTTGCGGCTCTAGAAACGTCTGGGCCTTTAGGATCGAAGGGACCGACGTACAGAACGTAGAAGTCCCCGTCGTATTCGCCATAGGCCAGCCCAAACTCCACCCCTTTCAACTGAGGGGACGAAGCCAAGATTCTCTCAACCGAGGCCACCAAGGCGTTCGGAGAAGAAGTCGCCCCCGTATAGAACTCCCCCGAAACCCGGGCGAACGCCTTTTTTTGCTGCGGGGTGAGAACGGTATCCATAGAGGACACCAACGAACGGTGAGACGCGAGCTTGACGGCCTTCGCCATCTCTTCCTCGTTCTCCTCGTCCATCTCTTCTTCTTGGTCCTCGGCCCATCCCTCGGGGTCTTGTTTGATCTCGATGGCATCCTCGACGATCTGCTCGACCTCGGCGCGCTCCTCGGGATCTTCCTGCCGGGACACCGCCGCCCAGTGAGGCGCACGGATCTCGTCGTACAGGGTGTCGGACAGGGCACTCATGGCTTCCACCACGTTCATGTAAGCCCGTCGCATCTCCGCGATCTTCTGGATGTACCCTTTGCCACCCAAGCTGCCGTCGGGAGAGACATCCGCCGACTTGATCTTCGTGAAGATGGCGTAGGCCGACATGGCATGGCCCAGTGCCGCGTTGGTGGACCGCAGCACCTTGGCGAGGGGCTTGGTGTTCCTCGGGTCGAACGCGAAGTCCGGGGTGATCTTCCGCTCTTGGGGACCGGAGTCGTTCCACGCCCACTGGTTGGCGTCGTTCGACTTGTCCTTGATGAAGCGGACCTCACCCGCCGTGCGGATCATGGCGCGGCGCGCGATGTTTTTGGGGTCGGGCTTGCGGTCGGTCATCTCACACCTTCAGGGGCTTGCCCGTCTCGTCGAACAGTCGCTCGATCACGAACTCGCCGTCTGACTTCGACAGCTTCCACAAGTCCTTGGAGCTCTTGTGGATAAGGTCATCCCCACCCCCCGCACTCTTCAAAAAGTCCGTGAGATCTCCCATCGCCGTGACCGTCCTTCGGTAGGCGTTCGCGGTGCGGGTAACGGTCGGGGCAGAGACGAGGTGTGCCCGGTGAACGCCCATGAACCGGCCACCGTCAAACTTCACGAACACCATGCCGTTGTGTTCGGTGGTGTCGCCCATCGCCGTGCGGACCCTCACCACGGTCCCGATGTCACCCCGCTCCGGGGGCACGGGGTAGGCGAGCAAGGAGGACAGCTTGCCGTCGAACGCCACGCGGGTTCCCGAGGGGACTGACCCCACGGAAGCCGTACGGCCCCGGGCGTAGTCCCGCACCGTCGAGTTTCCCGACAGGTGGGCGTCTAGCGAACCCGCCGTAGCCGGGACGAAGAAACCGCCGCTTTCCCAGAAGTTGCTCACCATTCACCTCAGCGGCGAAACCCAAGGCTGGGGTCCGCCTAGTGAACGGGCCGCGATAGGGTATCTATCGCTATGAGAGAACGGTCCAGTAGACGGTGGTGTTGACGGGGGCGGTGAACACGATGTCGAAGCTGGTGGCGAGCTTGTTCGTGACCCGCGACACGGTGTTCAGCCCCGTGTCGAAGGCGACCGTGTAGTTGGCGTTCGGTCGGGCGACAGGGAAGGTCACTGTCTCCGTGGCGCTTGCCGCGAACACCGTCGAGCCCGACAGTTGGGACTCCAGCAAGGTGCCCGCGCCCGCAGCCGTGCCCCGCGTCGAGTTCCGAAGCGCCGCCGCTGTGCTTCCGTTGACCGTGACGTTTCCGACGCTGGAGGTGGTTACAGCGAGGGTGCGGTTTCCGTTGAGGGTCAGATTCCCCACGGAGGGGCACCCGCTGATGACCAGCGACCCGGCGTTGGTGAGTGTCGAAAGGACGTTCCCAACGGAGGGACATCCCGACAGGTAGTAGGCACTGCCCACCACCGAAGGGATGCTGCCCGCCGTGGTGTAGTCCGCTTGGACGGCGGGGAGGGCGCTGTTGAGGGCGGTGAAACCCGCACACTGGTTCACCCGAAGGCTCGCCGTGCCGGGAGCACCCGTGGCTTGGCACCCCGTGAGGGTGACGTAGTTCACCGTGTCGGCGTAGACCGTGTACCCGCCCACGCCCGTGGGACGGAGATCGCACCCGTCGAGGGTGATCCCGTCTGCGCCCACGGTGCTACCCGCGCCGCCGACGATGTCCACGCACGCCTCGCCGTTGTTGGCGTTGACGAGCACGAGGTTTCGCAGGGTAAGGGAGGTCGGGACGGAAGCGACGGCTTCCTGCACCGTGAGGGTGCCCGCCACGGCGGCGGCTTGGATCACCGCGCGCCCGATGCCCTGCACGGTGATCCCGGCCTTCTCGATGGTGACATTCTCGCTGTACACACCGGGCATCACGAGGACGACGTAGGGGTTCGTGAGGCTGGCATTCGCCGGGACGGCATTGATGGCCGACTGAAGGGTCGTGTACTGCGCGCCCGTGCCCGAAGCGCCCACGACCAGCACGCCCGAGATGGTGCCCAGCCCCGCGAGCGACGACAGGTTGATGCCGCCTGGGACCGCGTTGTCCACAAAGCGCAGGGAGCCCGTGGAGGCGTCCCGGGTGATGGTGAGGGTCTGGCCGGAACCCGGCTCGATTCTCACCCCGTCCGCTTGGATGTTGGGCTGGGTCATTGGTCAAGCCTTAGACGAACACGTCATAGCCGATGGTGCCGGAATAGGTCACGCCCACCGACACGGTGAAGCCCGTGGTGAGCTTGTTGGTGACCCGCACGGGCACGAAGTCCTGCACCGAGAACACCACCCGGTAGGACGTGCCCGAGAAGGGCGTCACGAAGGCCACCGTCTTGGTGGTTTCCCCGGCGAAGGTGAGTTGGCCATTCACGGCGCTGGTCTGGGCCACGAGGTTCTCCACTTGGGCGATGGCCGACTGGATGTCGTCGGTCACGGACTGCGGGATGGAAGTCTGTGAGTCAACGATCCGACCCTGCGGGCTCTCGATGTTCTTGACCGAGACGAGTCCGCCTTGGTCGAGGCAGATCGTGAAGTAGTAGTAGTTCGGGGCGACCCCGCTACGGTAAGTGAACGCCGAGAGTGTTCGCTGGTAGGCCACGGTTCACCAGATGAAGTCGGTGTTCATTCCCGCGGACTCCGCCCAGCGGGCGATCTTTCGCAGGGCCTCTACGTTGGAAGACCAGAGCTCGACAGCGTCCCCCTTCTCTTTGACCCCAAGATCCGCAATCACGGGCAGATGGGTGGGGTGCGAGGAGACGCGAAGCTGACGGTCCCGAATGGACCGAAGGCTCGAAGCGAACCTTTTGGCCTTCGCGGGGCTCTGAAACCCGAAGACCGTGAAGCGGTACTCGCTACGGGTGTGTCCCCGAAGCCAGCGATCCGCGACGGATCGGGCCATAACCACCCGCACGGTAAGGGGATTGTCGTCAGGTTCCATCTACCTACCGCGGAAAGATAAGGAAGGTAGCGGCGGGTCAAGAGTCCAAGACGTACCCCCCGCGAACGGCGGGAAGGGTGCGCTGGACCTCGCGAAGTAGGTTCAGGTTGTCGGAAACGACAGTGAACACCTCGCCGTAGAACCTCATGGCGGGGTGAGAGTTCATACGCTTCGTGGATCTCACGAAACGGTGTCGGACGAACCCCTGCGTGACCCCCAGACGCTTCGCCGTCTCACTCTGGCACGTCGTCTCGTACATGAGAACGAGAATTTCGATGTCCGTGGGGTCGGTGAAGAATCTCCGAAGGTCCGAGCGAAGCGTTACCGCATTCACCTTCGGGACTTCGAGTAGGTACTTGATGCGCTGGATGCCCCTCTGTAGGCGGTAACACACCGTGGGCTGAGACACCCCGAAAATCGCGGCGATGTCCGTTTGACGGAGGTGACGGAAAAAGTACAAGTCGATGAAGTCGGCCTCGATCACCGGGAGACGGTCTAGGATCTTGCGAACCCTCTCGATGACCCGAAGGTCATCCTCGTCCGGGTCCGTGAAGATGCTTCCGAAGCTGGTGATCACGTCCTCTTCGGACAGGTTCGTCAACCATTCCGTCATAGCTGGGAGCCCCCCTCCAGTAGTTCTTCCAGGGATACCGTAATCTCAGATTCCGAATCTGAGGTCTGGAAAACTTCCGGGCTTGAGAAGGTGACCAAATTCCTCGGTACCACCGCTATCGCCGTGAGGGATCGAAATACGACCTGAACAGCGGCGCGCTTCTCGTACAGATCCATGACGACCCCCTCCAGGTCGCGGTAATTCCCGCCCGTGATACGAACCTTCGCCCCGACCTCCAGGTCTGCCCCCAGAGAATCCGCCAAGCGTTCCCGCATCGACTCCACTTCGCCGTTCGGCAAGGAGTGAAGAACCCGCATCCCGTTCCGTTGCTGGGAGCTGAAGACCCGCGATACGAGCTGGGATCGTTCGAGGCGAAAGTAAGAAGTCTCGGGCAACCCCGTCGCGATGAAGGCATAGCCCTCGATCAAACGGACGCTAACCGTCCTCCCCCCTTTAGTGTACGTCGCGTAGGGGACGAATATAGGAAAGGAGGAGTCTACAGAAAGTAGGGAGCGAAGAGACGCTTCCAGCTTCCCCTCTATGGCCTTCTGCTCACCGAGTTTCGTGAGTTCCAGAGTCGCCCATGTCGTCTCGTCCCGTTGATCCGCCATTCGATCCGCCCTGCTGTTCTAGTTCCTGTACGCGGCGCTTGACGAGTTGAAAAAACTCCAACGGCGTGTACCCAGACGAAGCGGACACAGCAGACGAAGAAGGCTCGACCCGGTCGCGATTCGCGTTGACGGCGCGGGGGTGGAGGTAGACCGAATCGACAATAGAAGGTTTATCCGCATTGGGCGGCTTGACGTTACCCTCCTTCTTTGAAAGGGGGGCGGGGGTCGGAGAGGATTCAGGTACGAGGGAGAACCGCCGAGGCCCCCGGTGCAACTGGGATAGGTCACACAGAAGCATCGCCGCCGTCGGACGGCCCGGACGGGAAGACAGTTTCTCCGAGTAGTCGAGAAGTTCGGTTCCTACCGTTCGGCCAAGGCTTTCAACGGCTTCCCGACTCAAGTAGGTCGGGATCGTAGCGGACCCCAGAGAAGAACGATAGGACAACATCGCCATGTCCGAGAGTCTCTCGTACAAGGTGATAGGGCTCATGGTCTTGAGCAACCCCTCGGCGCGGGAAAGGGCGGAGGGGAGGTCCGTCTTGATGAGAGACAGAACCTCCAGAGCCGACTCCGCATAGTCGAGGTGGAGGTATTGGGCCACGTTGGCGACGGTGATCCCCCCCAGCATCGAGACCCCCTCCACGGCCTTGAGTGCGTCGCGGATGTGGCACTCGGTGATTTCACCGATCAGATCGAGGGCGGGGCGCTCGTACGGGATGCCTTCGGACTCGCAGACCGCGGCGAGGCGCTCGCCCACTTGGGCAGGGAGTACCGGGCGAACAACGAACGCCGGGGCGCATCGGGAGAGGATGGTGTTTCGCATCCGCTCGGGCTCGGTCGTGCAGAAGATACAGACGAGGAGCTTGTCCTGCGTGCCGGGGTAGTTGTCCTCCAAGGGTTTGAGAAGGGCGTCGAGGGCGTCGGTGGACAAGCGGTGAGACTCGTCGAGGAGGTACAGCTTCCGCTTCCCGCTGAAGGTGCTGTACTGAATCTCGTCCACGATGCGGCGGACGGAATCTTTGCCGCTGTTCGTCGCCGCGTCGATCTCGGAGAAGTCGGGCGAAGAGCCCCCTTCCAAGAGAGACTTGCACGAGGTGCAACGGTCGCAGGGCTCGCCTTCTACGGGCGCGGAGCACAGAAGGGAGCGGGCGAGCACCCGTGCGAGGGTCGTCTTGCCGCTCCCGAACGGCCCCGCGAACAGGTAGGACTGATGAAAGCCCGCGCCCGTCGAGACGTACTGCTTGAGGATCGTGATCGTTTCGCGCTGGCCGAGAACGTCGGCGTAGGTGCGGGGGCGGTGCTTCGTGTCTAGCGACATGTCTATCCCCCCTTACGCTGTGCTGCACGGACACGGGCGGCTTCTTTGCGCTCAGGTGTCCAGGGTCGCCCCTTGAGTGCCGCACTCACTTTTGCTCCAACCTCGGGGGGTCTCGGGACACCCTTGCGGGCAGCAGACAATTTCGCTTTGGCATCTTCTGTCATGGGGGTACGTGACGGCTTGGGTCACCGCCCAAACGAGGGCGGCACTGACCAGAAGGTAGAAGAACTGTTGAGGAGTAACCACCGTAGGCATAAGCCGACAGATTTACAGTCTGCTCCCTTTGGCCGCTCGGGCACCCGTCCGTGTTGACCTACCCCCGCGAGGGGAGGCCGAGATTGGAAAGTATCTTCGCAAGGATCGCGCTCCGCACACGGTCCACCGTGTCTCTCACGATCAGGTCGTAGTCATTGCTCGGTTGCCCTGAAGGCTTGCGAACGGAGCGGCGAAGCCTTCGGCGTTCCAACTCCGCCTTGACCTCGGGTGCGTGTGAGATGGCGGCGAGTCGGGCGTAGGACATCTTGCGAAGGTTGCGGATCATCGAAGTCGGTCCTCACGGATGCGGGCCTTGAGGGCCTCGTGAGCCTCGTCCAGCTTCGACAGGTCGCCGTCCGACAGGGCAAGCGAAAGCGCCTCCCGGTATCCGACGAAGAGGTCGGAGAGGGCTCCCTTACGCGACGGGGAGGGGGTAGGAGCAGGGGTGTGGTGTTGAGAGCCCTCGATGGGCGATCCGTTCGCGTCCCAAGCCATGTGCTTTTCCATCAGTTTTCGGTCACACTCGAAGGTCGAAGTCGGCAGGGCACGGCTTCCAAGCGACCACCTTCTCATGGTCGCCGTGGATGTACTTCTCGCCGTGGTCCGAAAAGTTGCCGTTCGCGTCTACCCACCCGTATAGCAACGAACCGTCTTCGTCGTCGCGGGCCGTGTAGGGCTTCATCTTGGCGATCCTACCATGCACGGAAAACCTGCAATCTACGAGAACCACGACGTGGTAGGCGTCGCCGGAAGAATCCATGACCTCGGGCTCCCGCGAGTTGGGGAGGGTGCAGAGGTGCCCGGGGAACGGGTCGCGCCCGACGTGATAGAAGCCTTGAAGCAGGGTGTGCATTGCCGTCTCCAGTGCGAGCGAGAGGGGTCGAACCTCCACGCCTTGCGGCACCGGAGCCTAAATCCGGCGCGTCTGCCATTCCGCCACGCTCGCGTGCCCTACCTTACGCCCTCGGAAACAGATTGGGCCACCGGGCGACACACAGCTTCTGCCACCGGAGGGCGAGGCGCTGAAACTCCGCGTCGGAGGTTTCGTCCGTGCGTTCCGCAAACATCTTGGCGAGGCTCACCGGGTTGGCCGTCCACACGAGAGACGTGGCAGATTGCATCGGTAGCAACCCCGCCGCCGCCTCGTAGATGCGCTTGCGGGACAGCCCCTTGGGCTCCTCTCCCGACGCCGCACGATAGGCTTCCGTCTCCCGGTCGATGTACTCGTGGTACGCGGTGTACGCGGAGCTCATCGACGCCATGAACTGCTCCACGGCGTTACCGTCCCCCATCATCTTCGGGGGGACGACAAAGTGCCCCGGGTGGTGCGTGTACCGGGTGGACTCCTGCGACGGTGAACCTTCCTCGCTACGGTCTGCACCGACGTAGTGCCGGATGAGCTCGTGACTGACCCGCCGTGAGATGCCGCCGACGAAGAAGGTCATCTTGGCGTGGTACATGATCGAACGGTGCGGGACGCTCCCGCTCTGGGTGTGGGCGATGTAGTCCGCGTTGGACTTCTTGCCCGCCTTGGCCCCGTAGGAGTGGTAGCAATTTGCACACACCACCACCTTCTGGTCACGGCGGACGAGAAGGGTTCGATTGGGCACCGTCACGCAGTAGACATCCTCATCTGATGTCTCCTCCCACCCGTCATGGGCCACACCGTGCTTGTTGAGGGTGACTTCGTTCCGTCCACACTCCCGAACAGTGTAGCTCGGGTGACGCGACGAGAACCCGGTCTCCCGTTGCACCCTCTGGACGTTGTGCAGAGACCCCGGTTTCCCGGAGAGAGTGATGAGGCGCTGCATGTCTTCAGCGAGCCCCGGTGAAGACGTGTAGAAGACCCGGTGCCCATTGGTGACGGTCCCATCACCAGCCATCATGGCGTTGACCAGCGCAGCCCGAACACCCATCGGCCAGTTGAAAACATGGTTGGGGAGACGCTTGTGATGAGACAGCACCCCCGCCCAAGGGAGGAGTGCCTGTGCGAGTTTGGTGTTCCCCACAGTGATCTGGAGAACACCATTCCGCGCATCGGTCTGGACACGGGGGGTGAAACCCAGTTCTGCCAGACACGCGAGAATGGGACCTGCCTTCGCAGGCTTCTGGAAAAGAGTGACCCTTGATCCAGTGCCCCTCCCGCGCCCGTCGAACACATAACCCTCGGTCACGAGATACCCGAGAAACGTAGCCCATGCCAGAGACTTGTCAGTGGGAACCTCCCAGAAGGGCTCCACGAACCCATCCCCTGCATAGGGTGCCGTACGGAGGAGCCTGTAGGAATGGCCAGCCACCTCGCGAGCCGGTGAGAAGCTCCACCAGCGGCTCCGATCCCCATGCCAGATGTCATGGTCTTCGGTCACACGAAGAGAGACTGACCGGGAATCCACCCGATACATCGCCCCGGTGTACTTCTTCTGGATGTAGTCCGTCGGTACTTGATACTCGACCATCCCGGTACCCTGGTTGTACGTGGCGATGGGCACACCTTGGGGGAGGTCCGGGAACTTCACCCACCCAGTTTCCGTGAGTACCTCGGTCTCCTTGTCATAACAATTTCGGCCCGCGAGCTCGACCAAGAGCTCATTGCCCGTGAGCACACCCCCGTCGTCGCGCGCACCACCGTGGGGGAACAGGTCCATGCCCGTGGGGCTCTCACCGGGGAGGCACTCCGGGCGGTAGTCCCCGACCCACTCCACGAGGTCATCGAGCCCTTGAGGGACGAGGGACATTTCTGCGAGGAGAATGACGGTGGGCTGAAACAACGTGGTGATGGGGCGGGCCATGCCGTTACCTTACCTTCGCGGGCGTAAAAAGAGGGAGGTAGGCATGAACGCGAACCCTCTTCAATCTACATCCTCCGCCCTTCTGGGCCTCTCGAAGACCCTGGGGAACCTTCAGACGGCGAACGAACTGCTAAACCGTCTGGAACGAGCGGTCCCCCCTTCGAGGGCGCAACGCGCCCCGAACGTCCCCGTGTCCCACGTCATCATCACTACCCAGATGCTCCCGGACGGCAGCGGAGTTCCCGCGACGGCATCGGCCAGCACCGGGTCGGCGGGATACAAAACCCGCCTCACCTTCCAACCGAAGCCGGGGTTCAACTGCACCTGCCCCGACCTTCAGCAACGGCGGGCGGCGTGTAAGCACGTCGCCGCGCTCGCCGTGGAGTGCCGCAAACGGTTCTGGGTCCTTGCAGACCAGATAGAAGGGAACGTCGAGAGGTTCTCGGCTCAGCTCGGTGAGCTGGAGTCTTCGGCGGGGAAGCTCTCCGCTGATTCGCTCCGCTCCCTCGGAGACTCCCTCAAGGCTCTGGATTCTTGACCGATCCGTCCGTCTGGACGGAATCCGCCGAGATGAACCGAAAGCCCGCGGGATCGCACCACGTCCGAAACAGGGCGATGTAGAACGGGCTCAGCCAAACCACGAAAACCATTTGGTTCCCAAGTTGGCTCTTCTTCGGGGAGCTGGATACCTTCGCGCTCGTCTTAGACAACGCGCGGACGAACCGCACCATGCCGGGAACGGTTCCGTCGATCACCACCTCGAACGGGGTCATCCCGGCGGTGCTGATTATCTTCGCCACAACGGACCTACCCTAGAAACGGGATAGCGCGTCAGAACGCTTCCAACCACAGCGTCAGCGACCCGCCTTCGATCAGGAACCAGACGAGCTCCTGAATCTCGGGTCCGTAGGTGAACCACTCGCCCCGGATGCGGTGCTGGGAGAACAATCGGTGCAGCTTCGCCTCATCGGCGGGCGTACCGGGGGCTTCTACCAGCACCGTGAGCTCCTCCGGGGCGAAGGTTTGCCCCTCGGCCAGCCGTTGGGACACCCTTCGCCCCGTGTAGCCGATCTTCACGGGGCCGCTGGGGCCGTTGGCCTGTATGAAGTAAACGGTGGGAAGGGGCACGATGGAAACGCTATCCCCGCAGTAACCGTCAGTTCTCTTCGGATGCGTCGTCGTTCATCATCCCCAGCACGCCCTCGACGTTGGTCGAGTCGCCAGCTTCCTGCTGCGGGCGCGTGCGCCAGTCGCCGTGGCGCTTGAGCTCATCCCAGAAGAAGCTCACCTCGGGCGATGCGATGCTGAACTTGAGGTCGCCCGTCTTCTCGTCCTCCTCCACCTTGCACGCGCAGAGGAGGTGGTCGATCAGCGCGCTGCGCTGGGGATCGCCCATCTTGCCCCACTCATCGCCCGCGATCTCCAAGATGAACTTGTAGTCCGCCTTGCCCAGCACCTTGAAGATCGCCCCGGCCTTGCGGGACTTGCCCAGCACCACCTGCCCGCCCGACTTGCTAGCCTTCGCCCGGAAGATCACGGCGATCTCCTTGTCCACCAGAGCGAGGTTGGGGTGATTGTTGCTGATGTGGTACTGCACGAGCTCCCACACGTCCTTGCCAGCTTCCCACGTATCCGTTGCCATCGTCGTCTGTCCTTTCAGCGTTCCGTCAGAATGTCCTCGGGCTTCATCGCCCGCACGTCGTCCGCCGCACCGTAGCGGTGAAGGCAGAAACCTTCCCATGCCGTCCTGTCCCACCCGATGGGCACGATACGGTCGTTGCAGGACTCCAGCATCGCGATCACGGCGGCGAGGGCCTTCCGGGCACCCGCGATCTCGGCGCGGTAGGCCGCTTCGTTGTCGCCGTTCACGACTAGGGATGCTTCCCCGCCGCCCGCGCACAAGAGCGGCACGCATACGTCTGCACGCACGTCATGGGGCACGGCCCCAACGGGTGCCCCTTGTGCTCCGGGGGGAGGCTGCACACGCGGCGCAGACCCCAACTTGGGTCCCGTATCTCTTCTCCGCAGAAATCGCAACGGTGGCCCGTCGAGACCCCAACGTTCACATACTGGTACCGGGGCTCGCTCACGTCGGCACCTTCGCCATGTCCCGCACCTTGTCCGCGATGTAGCCCACCAACGTGTAAAAGTGACGGGGGCGATCCTTCCGGCCCCGTGCAAGGCGGTCCAGTTCGTCCGCGATGGCCCCGATGGCGGGGCGCGTTTCACCGATGCCGCCGACGAACCGCGACAGGTGCTTCCCAGCTTCCAACGCCACGGTGGCGTTGAACTCGTCTCGCTGCTTGCGGAGGTCCACGCCCGTGCGGGATTCGTCGCCCGTGCCCCAGCACACGTCGCACACGTCCCACTCGTAGGATGCCGTGCCCATGCCGCCGCGCCACGTCGCCCCGCTGCTGTACTGGTAGCAGCCGCGCCCGTTGCACTTGGGGCAGGGGTTGCGGACACCGCGCCATCGGAGGAACTGCTTGAGAGTGTCGTCGTCCATATAGGTACTTACGCCCGTGGTTCCCTTCCCCGCAGCGCGCACCGAAACCCCAGGTTGTCGTCACGGTACGCAGGCTCGTCCGCGTTGCGAATGGCCGCGCGCACCCTCGACGGCCCACAGCTGTACCAGCTACCGCCGCCGCGGAAGACGAGGTAACGGGTGTCGGTCTTGGACTCACTCACGGCTTCACCTTCCTCTCACATCCCCGCAGCGCGCAACGGAAGCCGATGATGCTGTACCGGAACGCAGGCACGACCGCGCTGCGAGCCGCGCGTACCAACGACGGTCCGCTGCACCAACTGCCGCCGCGGTAGACGCGGTGAAGGGTGTCGGAGGTGGGTTTGGTGGTGGGGGGGTTCATACGGGTACTTACGCCCGTGGCTGACGGGCTGGAAGGGGGGTGCGGAACCCGAAGCACTCGTAGCGGGTCACGGGCGAGTACGCGGAATCGAAGGTCGCACGGGCGAAGATTTCCGGGGAATCCCCCCAGCTACCGCCTCGGATGACGACCATAGTCTTGTCGAAGCTCACGGTTTAGCCCCCACGGGTTGTCTGCCCCGCAACCCACACCGAAACCCGACGCTGTCGTACAAAACCAAAGGCCCGACCGTGTAGCGAGTCGCCGCGCGAACGGGCACCGTCTCTAGGCTGAACCCGCTGCCGCCCCGGAGGATACGCGGAAGGTTGTTCCGGGTCACTCGCCGTGTACTTCTTCGGCGTGCCGACGAACCCGCTCCACGATGCGGTGAATCACCCGGAGGTAGTGCGCGCCCTGCTCGCGTACCCGCTCCGACGGGCTGCGCCGGGGGTTGCAGAGCCCCGTGCGGAACCGAAGGATGGCCCCGTCCCAATCCCCGCACCGCTGGTAGCCACGGGACAGGGCGCGGACGGCGTGCATATGCGTCCCGGCGGTGTGACGGTGCTGCGGGTCGATGGGCGCACCCCAGTTGCCCCCTTCGTTGATGTCGCACCCAAGGTGTGTCTCCGCGAAGGCAACGGCAGCGGTGAGCTCCACCGGGGGCACGGGCGCACCGGGCTCGTAGGGCTGGGATACCTCACGAAGCTGTTGGACGATGCGGTCTTGCTGCGTCTCGATGCAGCGGCGGTTGTTCCCGCTCATGTGGGGGAACAGGGCGAGGATGGCGATGACGATAGCTTCGGGGCTCATGCGGGACGTTACGCCCGCCCGAACGTCTCCCGCAACTTGGACAGCCCGCCCGCTCGCCACACCTCACCGGGGTCTTTCCCCCGGTAGCGGAAGTCCACCGCCCTCACGCCAGCCCGCTTGAGGAGGTCGAGAGCGCCGGGGCGGTACTTCCCCGTGGCGGGGTCTTTCCAGCCGTGGGTGGCCCGCCGCCCGGTGTCATCGTTGTCGTACACCATGTACACGGTGTTGGTGCAGAACCGGGCCAAAAACTCCAGCACGTCTTTGCCCAGACCCGCTCGCAGGGTCGAGATCACCGCGTCGGTCTTGGGGATGCACCAATCCAAGGCGCACAGGTCGTACACGCCCTCGACCACCCACACGGACCCGCCCGCCCACATGGCTTCCGCCGCCCTCGGTAGGTCGAGAGCGACGGGGTTCCACTCGGCCTCGGGTACCCGGAAGTCCGTCACCCGCTTCTCGTGCCACGAACGGGCTTCGATCCCCGTGAGCGTGCCCGTGGGGCCACGCAGGGGGATCGTGACCATCTCGGTCAGCTTCTCGCCGTGCCGACCGTAGCGGGACGTGAAGTGCTCGCTGGGAGCGGGGGTAGATGCTGGCTCCCACTCGCGGATGCCCAACCGCTCGATGGTGTCGGGGCTCGCGCCTCGCCCCAGCAGGTAGCCTTCGCAGTCTTCGGAGAGGGAGAGGGTGGTGAGATGGGCTTCCAGCCACTCACCGATGGGGGAGTTCACGGGGGACGTTACGCCCGTCACCACGCGCCCAGCACGGCCATGCCACGGGAAGGGTTGTGGACCATGACCGTGTGTGCCCCGTCGCCCAGCGTCCCGACGATGCCGAGGTACGAACGGTCGCGGGGCACGAGCACGGCACAGCCCTCGGGAACCCAAAGGCACCCCATGCCCTCACCCAAGGCCACGCCCTTCCCGGTCAGCAGATCGCAGTCCACCAAGTCGTAGGACCTCAGGTACTCACGGGCACCACGAAGTCCTACCGCCGTCGCCGGGAACTGGTTGCCCCACGAGAGTTCTCGACCCCGCTGGACGATGCACCGCACAATGGCCTCGTAGGTGACGTGACCCACGGAGTCCCCCCATCGCTCACGGAGGACAGCGGAACGGACAAAGCTCCCGCTGAAGCTGTTGTCGATCCACAACATCCCCTTGTTGCTGGTGACGAGGTACGGGGCCGTGTCCGGGTGGACGGGCAACTCCACGAACAATGGGGCACCCTTGCCGGGGGCCGGGACGGACACGACGTGGAGTAGACTCACGACCCGGCTCCGAACGTGACATTGTAGGTGACGGCGCGGTGACCCGTGAACGGCCCCACAGCGGGGACGGAAATCGCCCCTCCCCCCGTGAAGTAGATGATGTTGTAGGGGGGAGGGGGTGGTTCCGGCGCTAGGGGCTCCTCGATGGGCACCGGGGCGGTGTCATCGAGGGCCCACAGAAGCGCGGCGATGTCCGGGTACTGGGCGGCGATGGTCGCCACGTCGGACGTACTCAAGAATTCCGAGAAGTCGGCCTTCACGGACTCCTTGGTGGAAGCGCACGCGAACTGCGGGCACTTGGCGGCACGGTCCAAACCCCCGTGCCGTTCGTCGCACGGCACGAAGTCACCGTCCACGTCCTCGATCACGGTGCAGAACCGAACTTCGGAACCCAACACCGGGAGCTTCACGCGGCGGTTGTTCTCGCAATTCTCGGGGCGACGGGAGAGGGCCGTGCGAATGGCCCGCTGGATGTGGCGGTAGGTCACCTGCTGGAGCTTGTGCCGTACCTGCCCTTCGGTCTTCATTGGGTGATCCTGTGGAACGTGCAGAACCCCTTGTCCCGCCGAATACGGTACGCGCGGTCCCCGGCATCTACCAACGCCGGGTTGTGCGTCACCAGCAGGATGTCCACACCCATGCGCTTGCAAAGGGTCTTGAGGAACGCGGCCATCGCGTGGACGTAGCGGTCGTCGAAGGCTGGGAGTGTCTCGTCTAGAAACAACACGGGTCGCAACCCGCGCCGGAAAATGATCGCGAGGCGCAGAAGAATACTCTGCACGGTGCTGACCGCACCGCCGAACCCGTCGAGGGCAAGCCCTTCGATCAGGTCGCCGTTCTCCTTACGCTGGGAGGTGACGAGGGAGACGTTCACCTTTCCGCGAGATACCTCTACGTCGGCCCGCACCGTGATGTCTTGGTCGTTGAACACCGCACGCACCCCTTCGGATTGAAGGGACTCGATGGCCTTGACGCCCTCGGTGATTTCCCCGTCGATGAGGGTGTGAAGTAAGACCGCGACGTGATCCAGGAGTTGGGATTCGTTTTCGAGGCGGGTAACAGACCCGCGCGCATCGCTCAGGGAGAGCCGTACTTCTTCACGGCGACCCTGCGCGATACGCAGCGAGTTGTTGAGGGACTTCAGGCGTTCTTCAACCATGCGACCGTGGTGAGGTAGGTATCGGGGCCGCGGTCGTCCCGAACGCGCACCCAGCCGCCAGCGCCCTTCTTGGAAACGCCGAGGCGGACCTTGGTGTTGCCGTTGCCGTTGAGAATCTTGGAGACGTAGGCATCGGTGACGGCGAACACCGGCATCTCCGTTACGCCCCCCTCCTTCTGCTTGAACTCGACGAGGGGGATGGTGAGGGGAAGGGCCTTCCCGCTGACCGAGGTCATCGAGAGATTCACCCGATTCTCGTCGCGCTGGAAACGGACGCGGGGCTCGTCGAGCTTCGCGCCCGACTGAAGGAACCCGATGCCCGCGAGGAGCTCCTCTTGGAAGATGTCCCATGACTGGTCATCCTCCAGGGCCCAGTCCACGTTGATGTCGGGAAACCGGTGCGCGAACACCGCCTCACCGAACACCGCGCCCGACGGGCGGCGGAGGAAGCTCGCCCGGTCGGACTCCAGAATCTCGACATCTTCCCCCTTCGCCGTAACGAGGAAGGAGAGCACGTTGGGAAGATCCTTCACGAACACGCGGAGCTTGCACGCCTCCATCCCCGGCATCTTCACGAGGGAGACGGCCATCTGGTCGGTGGAGTGAAGCACCCCGTTGCGGAACTCCGCGACGCAGAGAGCCGGGTTCTTGGACTCCTGGTCGTAGATGAACTGCCGAGCGTTCGAGAGCGCGGAATGAAGGCGGTCCGCCCCCACCGTCGCGGTAGACGCCGCACCCGTCAGAACGTCATCCCAGTACGGGAACAGCGACGGGTCGAGAGAAGAGAACGTCACCTTGCCGCGCGAAGCCTTGACGGTGACCTCCCCGCCCTCCGAGTAGGAGAGTTCGAGGGGCTGGTTCGCGCCGACGTTGTCGAGGAGAACGTGAATACGCCGCGCCTCCACCGTGAAAGAGAGCTCCTCGGTCGTCGTCGTGTTGGGGACGAAGCACGAAGAGAACGTGCGCCCGTCGTAAGAGAGAACCTCCAGCTTTCCCCCGCGCGAACGGAAGACGTAGTGGGAAGCGATGTCGCTGGAGGTTCCCACGGTGACGCGGACAACCTTCAGGGCGATTTCGAGGTCAGTGCTGTTGATGTTCACGGGTTACTTCCTGTTGAGATAGGGTTCGAGGGATTTCTCGGCGTCAGTTAGCTTGGCTTCTAAGTCGAGGAGGGACTTCTCCAGAGCGGTTTCCAGTTTGGCGATTACGCTCTCAAGGTTGTCCGGGTCAATCCCCTTCGCGCGGCACTTCGCCCGAAGTTCCTCGGCGGTTCGTTCCGCCTCTTCGAGACGGCCCAGCAACCTCTGCCGCTTCGCGGTGAGGTCGTCACGCCTCTTGACCGCCGCGTCGAGGCGAGTCTTTAGGTCTGAGCTCATGGTTTCACTTTTACGCCCGCGACCGACTCGTTCCCGAACCCGAACTCAACGATCCCGTCAGAAGTTGAGATCGCGTGCTCTACCGTGCCCTCGGTGACCACGGGAAGGGCCTTGGGCTTTCGCGGCGTGGGTTGGTGAGCGGCGTCGCACACGGTTTTGTAGTCACAAAAACGGCAGTTCTTCGACGACGGCACCGGGTCGAAGAGCTCCTTTTGCATCGCGCGGTGAGTCTCCTTGGCGCGAACCCCCAGCGTTTTGAGGTCCTCCCGGTCGAAGGGAACCTCCACCAACCCCGTCCACGGGGTGCCCTCGGGGTGATCCTTGGGAGGTGTCCCCTCGGGGTAACGGAAGTACGCGAAGGCCAGACGGGACGGCAGCACGTTGTACGCGAGGTAGAAGCAGAGGGCGTACCACCGAAGCTGGTCCGGGTTCGTGTACTTGCCGGGAGTCAGGGCGTTCTTCCCGTCGAGGATCGTGACCCCAGAGTCCTCGCGGCGGATGATCACGTCGGGACGCCCGCCCACGGGCGTGTACTGATCCACCCATGCGGTCAGGTCCACCTCGCTCTTGGCGTAGGGGCCCAGCAGCTTGTTGGCCTTCATCGTTTTGAGGTAGCCCAGCGCACCTTTGACGCACACGTCGAGCATCTCGGACTTCGGCGGAGCCTCGTTCCAGTCGATGTAGTTCTCGTTCAGGGCGAACGTGAACTCGCGGGTCACGAGGTCCGTGAGATTCTGAGAGAGCGCCGCGGGCTCTCGCCAGAGCTCGTCGTTGTAGAGGTGCTCGATGGCGCGAGCGAGCACAATGCCCATGACCGCATGGTGCTTGCTGTCCCGCACGGGTTTCGCCTTCGACCGACCCGGCCCCCGACCAAGGTCAATCGCCCCCCACCCGTGCCCCCAGAGAAAGGAACGAGGGCAAGCCTCATAGGCTTCGATGTTGCTCCAATACAGATAAAAGGTACGGCTCACGGTATCGGCACTCTACCGCCCGCCCGCTTTTTCGATGTAGTTGAGGGTCCGCTCGCGCACGGCATCGGGCACACCGGGGATATCCCGCACGGCATCGGTGAGGGGTTTCTGGGTGGACGGGGAGAACGTCTGCGACAGGTGATCGACGAACTCCTCGATCATTGTCTGCCGGATCGCGTCCTTGTCCTTGGCTACGAGGTCGAATACCTCGCTCGCTGGGGCGTGTGGGACCACCACCTTCGTAGCCGTGACACCCTCAAGGCCGAATCGCAGAGCGGTGACCGTGGGGATACGGTCGAGGGAGTCTTGGGAGAGAGCCCCCCGAGTGAGGCTTCCCGTGTTGACCACCAGTTTGCCGCCGGGTGTGCGTTCGATTCCCTGGTCCATGTGCCAGTGACCGAACGCCCATACGTCCACGTCCGGGTACTGATCCAGAACGTCGTACCGAATCACGTCCTCGGCGTCGAACATGGTGGATTGCTTCGGGCTGGCGAGCAGGTGCCCCACCACCATCAGGTAGTCCTCGTCGCCTTTCTTGATACGGGCGAGGCGGTCGAGGTCGTACTGGGTGCCGTGATAGGGCACCCCCACCACCCGAACCTTCAAAGGCACCCGTAGGGCCTCGGTGGAACTGAAGACGGCTTCGTGTTCGTCGTACAGGCGGCGGAACGTACCCGCTTCGTACAGCACTCCCAAGGGTTGCTGCGGGAGGTAGCTGTAGTCCCCGTACACGCAGTCGTGGTTGCCGACGTTCGCGTACACCGGGCAGGGGTAGTCACGGTGGACCTCGATGGCGCGACGAATCAGCGCGTGCGAGTTCCGGCCCGGTGCCTTGATGTCGAAGAAGTCTCCGCCGTCGATCACGGCGTTCGCACCCACGTTGCGGGCGATCTCACCTACCGCCGCGAGCTTGCGGAGAACCGTGTCAGTCCAGTTGTCGGTGCGGGAGCGGGGCGTGTGGTCCGACAGGTGAACGTCGGTCCTCCAGACGAGGGTGACGGGCATGGTGGACGTTACGCCCGCGAAGCGGGGTTCACGTCGGCCACTTCAAGTTGTTGACGGCGGCGGTCACCGCTGCGAGAACTTGCGCCTTGGTCGGTGCAGCCACGGGGGCTGGGGGGGCGGGCGGGACGGGAGCCGGTGCCGGAATGTTCCCGCCGATGGCGTTGAAGTCCGCGACGAGTTGCGACCAGTTCAGACCCGCCGGGGTCTTGGTGGTAGCCCGGTTGAGGCAGTCCTGCGAGATCACGCAGTAGAGCTCGCCGCCCGACTGTGCGATCACGTCACGGGCAAGTGCCGCCCACGTCATCGTTCCGACCATGCCCCACGTCGAGACTTGGATTCCCTGCGCGTTGTAGCCACATCCGACGACACAATGGCCGTTGTTGGGGTTGGGCGCACCTGCATCCCACACGAAGCCCGAGGCGTTGACGTTCAGCCATGCGTCGGGGAGTTCGATGCCGAACACGAGGTTCTCGAAGAGCCAAAGGGCCGTCTTGACCTCGTTCACGTCAGCGGGGTTCACGGCGAGCCACCCGGCGATCTGGTGCGAACCATTGGGTGCGCCGTGCTGCTTCCAGTAGTTGAGGGCGTCCTGCTCGTTGCACCCACCGTCCGTGGAGGCGTCACCCGGGACGTAGCCGCCGATGGCCGAATAGAGCGCCGTGATCTGGGCGTCCGTGAAGGTCACCGGGGTCTGTCCCGCGTTGCCCGTGAACAGACCGACCAAGTGGGCCATGCCCGCGATCACGCAGTCGCCCAGTTGATCGTTGAGGTACATCTTGGAGAGCGCCGTGGCAGCGGCGTGGGCGTAGTCCACCGACGCCGGGGGGGCGGGCAGAGCCGCCATGTACCGGGACAGACGGAGGACGGGGGCGTGGGCAACGGGACGCTTGCGACCGAGCTTGCGGATAGTGGTAGTCATCGAATGGCACCCTTGAGGTCGGGGAAGTTCTGCGAGAGGAACTCGATGGCCGTGCGGGCCGAACGGGTCATGTAGATACCCGAGTTGAGGCTGGCGACGTGGGACTTCAGCGCGGCCTCCGCGTAGGTCTTGTCCTCCGGGCGAAGGTGGTAGCCCTTCACCAGCGACTCCAGCACCCACGAGATGTTGCCCTCGGGCTTCTCGCCCGTGAGCCAGCACCGCACGGCGATCCCGCTGGCGTAGGCGTCGGCCTCGAACTGCGCACGCGCCGACGCATCCGTCAGGTAGAACCACGCGAACTCGACATTCGTGGCGTCGAACTGCACGACGTGCTGGGCTTCGTGCGTGACCACTTCCAGCACCGACAGGGGGTTGTCCCGGATGGACTGAGGGAGGAACACGTCCTTCCCCGCGGTCGTCGCGAACCGGGTCATGAAGTCACCCCCCTTGGGAAGCCCGGACGAGAACGCCGATCCCACGTCCATCCCGAACGCGATGGCCTTCATCAGCGTCGATGTTTCCTTGTCGTGGACAGTGAGACCGAACTGGGCGGCGAGGTGAGCCTGAAGGGCCTGTGCGGCGGTAGCTAGGTCGCTCATGATCAGTTACCTCCCGACGAGGTGGCGGCGCAGCGGTCTTGCGGAAGGCACGCATGAACGCCCGTCTCGGCGCTGGGGCAGCACACTTGCGTGCAGCGCACGTCTCCCACCGGACGCCACACCCCTCCCCCACAGGCGTAGGGGTGGCCACCGATGCAGGTGGTAGAGCCGTTGGTGCAAGCGTTGGTGGGGTAGACGACGCCCGTCTGTCGGCACTTGCACGACGAGACGAGGGTCAAGAACACGAACAGCGGAAACAGCCTTCGCATAGCGGGCACCTCTAGGGGTGACCGCATATAGGGCAGCTACCCGCGTCCCCGATGATCTCCTGAACTTCGTGGGAGGCTAGGTCCAGAGCCCCGGAGGTTTCCCCGAGTTCCCGACGGAGGTCCGCGAGGGCGGTGTCGCGGGAGGACAACTCCTTCTGAATCTGACGATAGGCTTCCGCCTGTTTCGCTTGTTCCAGAAGGTCCACGGCTTCGGGAAAAGAAGACGATGCGGAAGCCCTGATCCCCTCCGAGTCCCCGAGAATCCCCAGCAACGGGGTCCTCTGATCCCGCATCCCCCGGACCAGCGAGAGGGCTTCTAGAACCTTCGCTGCCCGCGCCGTATCGGCCTCGCTGGGGATGATGAGAGAGGATACGGGGGAAAGGGCCTCGCGAGCGGCGACGGCCCCCGAGAGCTCTTCAGAGAGCTCCCTCAGTGATGCTAGCTCGGTTAGCCCCTCGCGTACTTCCGAACCGTCGCCCGGAAGGGCGAGGTTCCGAACTGGTAGAAGCCCCAAAACGAGAGACTCGTAGGAGGACAGGGCGTCCCGAAGAAGTCCGAGGTCGCTACGCTCCGATGACAGGTCGTCGCAAGAAGACTTCAGGTCTTCAGCCTCTTGGGCGAGGGCTTCCACGGCGTCCAGACCCGTGAAAAAGGCTTCTTGCGCCTCGTACCTGGACACGTCACCGAGTCGCACCTTGAGTTCCGAGGAGAGGGATCGTTTGTCGGACTGGGTGTTCCGCAGGGCCTCGTTCAGCACCCCAACGCGGGACACATCCGCGATAGACTCCGCGAGCACCGACCCCGGCTGGTCGAGAAGGAACACCTGCCCGGTGAACTGCTGGGCGAACTGCGGCCAGAGCTCCCGGCCCGCTGCCGTGATCTGGACCACCCCGAGGGCTTCCACCTCGACGGGGACGCCCGCGCCCACCTTGTCGAGAACCTTCCCGTCCACGGTGTAGCGGTTGACCTTCTCGCCCTTCTCCCATGTGACCGTGCGCCCGTCACCGAACGTGACGGTGACGGCGCACTGATCTTTCCCGTGGCGGACGTACTTGGTGCCGCGCGCGTTGGTGAACGCCCCGTAGACGGCCCGGAGCATGGCGGACTTTCCGGTGTTGTTCGCACCCGTGATGACGGTCAGACCCGAGACTTCGATCTCCGCATCCTCGATGGACTGGTAATCTCGGACTCGAATCTTGACCGTCATTCGGGGCTCCCGGTCAGCCTTCGTCTTCGACGGCTGCGACCGCCGACTTTACGCCGGGAACGGCGGAAAGAATCTCATCCAGATCATCCGATGAAGCCTCTTCTGTTTCCGTCTCCGCGGGCGTGGCGGGAGTCTGCATGAGCTTCGGGGTGACCTGTGAGAAGAGGGCGGTGAGAAGTTTCGGGTCCTCGTTCAGCGCCTTGAGCATTGCGTCGGTGCCCTGCACCTTGATTTCGCCCTTGGGACTGTTGCCCCACAGGAGCCACGCCCCGGACTTGTTCACGATCTTGTACGCGATGGCGAGGTCGAGAACCGAGCGGGTGTTGTCGATGCCGTAGCCCGACTTGAGGTAGAACTTGAACTCGTTGTTCACCGAGTCGCTGACCTTGCACTTGTCGAGCTTGAGGACGACGATGGTTCCCACCACCTTCTCCTCCAGCTTGCCCGTGAGGGCGTCGAACTGGCGGGCCTTCTCCTTCTGCATCACGCGCAGCGACATACGGACGCTGGTGTAGAACTTCCACGCCTCGCCGCCCTGCGGGGCGCTATCCGGCCCGCCCGTCATGGCCGAGATGGTCTTGCGAAGCTGCGAGATGGCGAGGATGGTCGTGCCCGACTTCGAGATCATCGACTTCACTGTAGGAAGGAACTCAGACCACTTCTGGGCGATGATGCCCACACGGGTCTGGTCACCGATTTCGCTCACGTCCCGGTTCACCTGAACCTCGGGCTTGCCCGCCCCCACCGAGTCGAGAACCACGAGGTCCACGCCTTCGGAGATGAACACGGCCATCGCCTTCATCCCTTCCTCCAGCGTGTTGGGCTGCATGAGGATGAAGCGAGATTCGTCGCCGATGGGCACGCCAAGGGTGCTGGCGTAGCGGGGCTCGACCTCGTGTTCCCAGTCGATGTACGCGACCGTCCCCCCCGCCGCGCACACGCTGGCGGCAATGGTCAGGGCGAGGGTGGTCTTCCCGGCGCTGTTCTGCCCGTAGAGCTGAGTGATGCGCCCACGGGGGATGCCGGGGCACGGGGCGATCCCGTACTTGTTGACCTTCCCGCCGATGGCGTAGTCCACGATGATCGAGCCCGTGGGGATGTGCGGGGTGGACTGCTTGAGGAGGTCTTCGGACAGGGGGACGACGTGGTCTTCTTTCAGGACGGTGGTGATCGCCGTACGGGCGCGGGTGAGGGCGGACACCTTGGGGGCGGGGGCGGCGGTTTTCTTTGGGGCCATTCGGCTTACTCCTTGGAGTTGAGAGATAGAGGCGAGGGTATTACGCCCGCTGCGGCGGTAGCGCGTAGCCAATCACGGAAATCCAACCAGCCCTTGGTATCGAAGTCCATGCCGAGTTTCCCGCCGCGAGCGTCGTGCTCGCTCTGAATCTCGTCCGCGAGTTGCCCGAGCATCTCGTTGGTGAACACCTCACGGTGCTGCTTGATGAGGTCCTGCACCATCGCGGGCATATAGGTCATGCGCCCGAGGGAGTACCGCATCGTGGAGTGCAGGAGGATCTGAAGGTCAGGGGGCCTCACTTGAACCATCCTGCGACCAGCGGAAGAACCTGTCTTCTTCACGGTAGACCAATCCCTTTCTCTCTGTTTTCCCAGCCTTCTTGCCCCGCTGGTAGGTGTGAACCTCTGCGAAGAGCTTACGCTCCTCCGGGGTGAGGTCCGCGTCCGTGAGCTCGCCGTCGAGGTAGCGCCAGAACCGCCCCGCTAGCCTCCCCACCAAGTAGGCGTCGGCCTCGTTGTGGTTGACGTTCTTGCCGCCACCGCCGAGGTCGTGCTTCATCGCCGCGACCATGTCGGGCTTCTGCATCTTCCACTTGTCGGGGCGACCGAGAGACTCCCGCGCGTGCGCCTTCACCTGCAACGGCGAGAAGTACACCACGTCGCGGCGCTCCAGCTTGAGAGCCTCGTTGGAGTAGACGAACAGCGCGTACATCCCCTCGCTGAACGTCCCCCCGAAGAACGGGCTCTCGATCCCCACCTTGTCGGGTTGGTGCCTCTGAATGAGCTCCCGCAACGAATCCCGCATGAACGTGTAGCGGTCCACGAAGGTCATGTCGGCGGGGGTGGAATGCCTACCGCGCGCGATGCACCGGGCCGCGCCCGTGGCCGTGGTGTCGTGAAGTGCCCATCCGAAATTAGAAAGTGAGGGGTCGAGTCCGATGACCTTCATGGAGGGGTCTCCGAAATAGGCGAGGGGCACACCGGGTGGGGGGAGATCCCGGTGTGCCCCTCTAGTAGGCGCGGGCGGCTTGGGTCGGTGGTGAGGGGGGAATCACCCCGAGGTGCCTGTCCGCGCCGTGATTTACGATACCCTCACTTGAGGATGTCGTCGAGCATCCCGTCGAAGTCGGAGCTGTTGTTGGAAACGGGGCCGCTGTTCGATACCGGGGACGGACCGCCGCCCTTGCCGAGCTTCTCACGGATCTGGTCGAGGGTGAGGTCTTGCGCGAGGTCGCGGGGGACCTCCTTCGCCGCCGCCTGGATGGCTTCGATGATCGAACGGGCGCGTTCCTGGTCCTTCTCCAGGATCTTGCGGAACAGGGACTCGCGGCACGGGCTGATGTCGATCTTCTGGTACTGGGTGTCGGTGCAGGACAGGGTCACGTCGTGCTGACCGAGGGGGAACTCCTTGTGACGCGCCTCGATGGAGCGGTACTTGTCCACCGACATCACCCACGAGTTGATCTCGAACTCCCCCGCCGCGAAGCGGGACTTGTCGAGGTTGCCACGCGAGTCCGTGGGCCACTTGCAGATGATCGTGGCGGCGTACATCTTCGCGGGACCGCCGCCCGCGATCTTGACGTACTCGGGACCCTTGTCCGTGAAGTACCCGACGCCCGCGAGGTACAGGCGCTTGCAGCCGAGGAAGCGAGGGGTTTGCGCGTCGAGGTTGGGCTTGCCCTCCTCGATCCCCGGCCACCAGACGAACGAGACGCGGTACGTCTCGCCCTCCTTGGCCTTGAAACGCTTGCCCTTCGCGCCGATGTTGCCGTCATCCTGACCGAAACCGAATTCCAGGTATCCGTTGCTCATCTTGGTCTTTCCTTTGTTGCGAACGGGTCGATTGATTGGGACAGTGTTCGCGGGGGTTATTACGCCCGCCCCCAACGGGAGGCGGGAAATTTTTCAGAGCGAAGAGAGAATTTCGTCGATCCCTTCGTCGGTGAAGATACCCTCATCCGGGTGACGGACAGAGGGAACCTCGTCAGGAACGGGCTCCAAGGGAATGTCCTCATCACCAACAAGTGCCTTCGCCGGGGGGCGGACCAACACGTTCTCGATGAGGTCGGTCACGCTATCGCCCGCCGGGTCGAGGATACGCCCGGTGGCGATCAGAGACTTCCCCCAGCGCCCGCCGAGGGAGATTTCCTCTTGGCACACCTTGAGCTGATCCTTGAGGCGTCCCTGAATATCCTTCAGGTCCGCGCGCTTCGTTCGCACCACGGTAAGAACCGCTTCGAGGTCTTCGACGTTCGCCGTCAAACGGTCGATTTCTTCAGCTTCCGGGCGCATCTTGTTCGCCGCGATAGCTTCACGGTCCGTCACATTGCGACCCATACGAACTTCCGGGTCGTTGGTGAACATATCCCGCATACGGAGCTTGAAGTCCGCGCTCGCCGCCCGGTGAAGGCGCTTGTAGCGGTGAAGGGACTGCGACACGTCGAGAAAAATCTTCTCGCACCGGGAGAGCATCCCCCGGCACTCAGCGATCTTCCCGTTCAGACGCTTCGGGCCGAGCTCCAGAGGGTCTGCGTCCAGATCAACCTGCATCGCTCCGAGCGAGTTGTACAACCCCTCAATGTGCGAGGGGTCGAGCATCGGGTCACTTGTCAGAACCATTGTTCCCCGCTCCGAGGGCGCTCACCAGAAGCTTGCTGTAGTTCGACTTGATTGCCGTGATGGCCCCGTCCGCTTGAGACTGGGAGATGTTTCCCCCCGCCGCCGCGTTGCGGTAGGCGGCGGTGTCGGCTTCGCGGGCAATAAGGATGCTGGCGACGAGGGCCTCTTGCATGGTCATACCGTTGAGGTTGTTCCCCTCGTCGGAGTCCTCCCCAGCGGTAATGACTCCCTGCCCGCCGTCCTCCTGAACGCTGTTCCACGCGGCGGAGAAACCTACGAAGGTGTCTCCGCCCCGGCCCTTTACCGAACGGGTCGCGACCACCTTGGTGATCTTCAGACCCGCCTTGACCCGTTGAACCAGCGCCCGAAGTTCGTCGTTGCTCATGTCCGTGTGTGTCCCTTCCCGAACCTTTACGCCCTCAGGCGCGCTGCGAACAGAGTGTTCCGCGCGTCCTCTCGATTGTTGCTCACCGCCCGTTCCATAGCGCGGTGGGTTCCTACCAGCAGGACCTTCTTCTTGGCGCGGGTGATGGCCGTGTAGAACAGGTTGCGCTGTAGCTGGTGAGCGAACCCGTCTACAATCGGCATCACCACCGCGTCGTACTCCAGTCCTTGGCAGCGGTGGACCGTCACGGCGTAGGCGAGACGGAGAAGGGTTCCGGCTGAAGCTCGGGGGATACGCACAAGCACGACGGGCGGGCCGTGGATCTTGATTTCGATCTCTTTGGCGTTCTTGTCGATGAAGTTCACCTTGGCCACGTCGCCGTTGAACACCCCCAGCTTGTAGTCGTTCTTGCAGACGATCACACGGTCCCCTTCCCGAAGCGTCTCCCCTCCGAGAGTGACCTCGTTCAGACCGGGCTGCGCCGGGTTGAGGATCGCACGCAACCGGGTGTTGAGGTTGGTAACGCCCAGCGTGCCCGCGTGCCGGGGGGAGAGCACCTGAAAATTCGCCCGCTGCCCGTACAGCTTCTCCGACACGGACAGGATCGTTTTCAGTACCTCTTCATCGTCCGCTAGCGAAAGCAGGGAGAAGTCGGACTTCACCGGGGCCTCGGGCACTCGACCGTGAAAAATGTCGTGTGCAGCCGTAACGATGGGGCTGGTGTCGGCTTGACGAAAAATCTCCGTCAAGGACACGGTAGGGAAACGGCCCGATTCGATGAGGTCGCGCAGGACGTTGCCCGCCCCCACGGACGGTAACTGAGCGGCGTCTCCGACGAACACGATTCGGCAGTCCGGGCGGGTACACGACAGCACCCGGTACAGCACGGCTTGGTCTACCATGCTGGACTCGTCGATCACTACTACTTCAGCAGGGTGAGGCTTTCCCGGCCCGTAGCCCCACTCCTCATCCGAACCGTCCGAGAGCGACCCGTCCCCCCGTTCACCGACGACGCCCGCGTAGGTAGATTCTCGCCCCCCCTCGCTCTCGATCCCCTTGGCCTTGAAGGCGCGGTGGATCGTACTGGCGGTGACCCCAGTGACGGAAGCGACCCGTTTCGCCGCGATTCCCGTGGGGGCCACCACCAAAGGTTGCACGCCCGCCTCGTGCAAAAGGGTCAGGGCCATGCGGAGAGAGGTCGTCTTGCCCGAGCCCGGAAGACCCGTGATGATAGACACGCTCTCGGTGAGCGCGTTCAGCACGGCTTCTGTCTGCTTGGTGGAGAGGGCGATGCCCAGGTTGGACCCCACCCGCGATAGGTACTTCTCCCCGGCTTCGCGCAGGGTGCCCGGAACTTCCTCGCCCAGAATAGACTTCGCGTACCGAGCAGCGCGGTCGGTCGGAATCGCCGCCGTCGTGAGCCGTTCCCGAAGGAGCGCCGCCGAGCCGTTCTCCGTCTCGTAGGACCACGGGTCGTAGATAGCCGTGATGCCCGGTGCCGTCACCCGGTCCACCGCCACCCGCTTCTCGTCCATCAGGGCCTTCAAGCCCGTGGCGATGTCCCGGTCGGTCATCAGAGGATCGAGGGGTCGGACGGAACCGAGGAGCTCACCCGAAGAGAGGTACAGGTGGCCGAGGCGCTTCGAGAACTTCGAGGCGTGAAGAACCGCCCCTTTCACGCGGTTGAGGTTCGACGGGGAGCAGTCCAGACCGAGGCGCTGGGCGACAAGGTCGCAGTCCGAGAAAGCGATTCCGTCGATCTCCAGAAGGGACCACGGGTCCGTCGCCAGTACATCCTGAGCACGATCCCCGAAGGTGGACCACACCTGACGGATCTTCCCTTGCGGCAACCCGAGGTCCCCGAGGAAATCCAGGGTGAGGAATTGGCTGCGGGCGACCTTCCACTTGTGAGCGATGTGCTCCGCAACGAACGAGGTGATACCCGGAACGGCCTTCAATCGCTCCGGGTCTGCCAGAGCGGCGGGCATATCTCCCTTGAAAGCCTCGCGGAGCTTTACGGCGATGGCGGAACCGATACCGTGGGAGGTGAGGATCTTCTCACAGGTGTCGTCATCCCACCCGTTCTTGAGGACGGGGGCGCGGGTGATCTTCAGTTGCCGCCCGTACTTGGGGTGATCGTCCCACGCGGCCTCGAAACCGAACCAAGTCCCCACGGCGATCTTCACGCCGGGGATTTCCCCGCGCGCGGTAACGATGTTGGAGGGGAGGTTGCCGGTCAAGTTCTCCGCGTCCAGCGCGACGCGCAGAACGTAGAACGCCTTGGACTCGTCCGAGAAGTTGACCGAGTGAACCCGCCCTGAGTAGTAGGCAGAGGGAGACTTGGGGATGGGGGGCATAACGTCGATACGTTACGCCCCCGGCACCCTTTCACGGGGTCAAACCTCGCACGCCCCACCCACGCACGCGGCTTCACGGGCACCGTCGCCCATGTCGCCCGTCTCGTAACGGTGGAGGAGGTCGAACCGCACGCGCGGCATCTCCGCCGAGGACTTGAGATACTCCTCTTCGGTGATCTCGACGTAGGGGGCGAGACGGTACGCCCCGCCGTCGTAGTTCAGGAACGACAGCCCGGTCACCTCGTCGAAGTGCTTCCAGAGCCACTCGCCCACCTCCTGCCATTCTTCGTCGCGGACGTAGACGGTTGCGCTCTGGTTGTGGCCCTTCGTCCCGCACCACGTCCGCATGATCTGTCGGTACCGCTCCAACTGCTGGAGGGCGCGCTCGTGGTCGCGGAGCTTCGCCCCGTCGGGAGACTTCACCGGGAACCGTGCCACCCACACGTCCACCTTGTCGTCGTCGAGGTGTTCTTGCCCGTTCTCCTTGAACAGCGGCACGCCTTGGTCGCGGACGAGGTGGTACAGCGGGTCCTTGGACGAGATGCGAACGTGACGGTGGTAATACTTCGCGTACCGGGTGTGAAACCCGCTGGCGCAGTCCACGAACTGCGACGAGTTCCCGCTGGGCTTGCCGCAGGTGATCGCCGCAGGGCGGTTAACCTTGAGGGTTGCCGCCGCGATGATCGCCGTCGAACGTGCGAGGGCGTTCAGGTACGTCATCGCTTCCTCGTCGCCCGAGAGCGCCGGGTTGTCGCACTGGCCCGTGATGTCCACGCCCACGAGGCGGTCCTCGTCGCAAAGCTCCTTCCACGCGGGGCGAAGGTAGGGGAAGTGCGTGTAAGAGGACTGAATCACCCCCAGCCACGTCGCCGCGTGAACCTTCTCGGCCATCGTTTCAAGGGTGTCGTGCGGGCGCATCACCGCCGCCGTGAGGTTGCAGAACTGCCCACCGCCGCCCGCGCCCGTCCACGGGTCGGTCGCGCGCTTGAAGCGGAGCAAAATCTCGCCGCAGTTGTGGACCACCATCCCGTTCGCGACGAACGAGTGAGTCGTCGGCTCCGTGAGGTCGTACACGTCTTCGGTGCCGCAGGACTCGACCGAAGCCACCCGAGCGACAAACTTCTCAGCGTAGGGGCCGCGAACGAAACCGTCCACGACGGACTTCAGCTTGGCGTCCTTGGACGCCAGCATGAAACCCACGTTGCGGTGGAACACGACGAGGCTAGCCTTGCTCACCATGAGCTCATGGTCGGCTTGGCAGGGGTACGGGGACAGACCACCATTGCCATCGGGCAGTAGACGGGTCCCCGCCTCGCGACGGTCAAGGTAGAGCTTCGACGCCACGCCGAAGTTCAGCAGGAGCATCTGCACGTCACGGAGAAGGTCGGCCTCCACGGACGATAGACGCACCGAGGCACCCGTCTCACGAGTGCCCTGCACGGAACCATCGGCGCTGAACAGCGCCGAGAGGTAGCTCCGCTGGCAGTCTTTGGAGCCCTGCCAGACGAACTCTGGCACGCGCCCCTTGGTCATCCCCCCGAGGTACTCGCGAAGGTCCGCGCTCTGGAAGGTGTCCCGATCAGCCGGGGCGTAGGTGTGAGCCACCGGGAGCGGTCCTCCGGTGACGGCTTGCGCTGCCACGGCCATGCGAGCCGTGAGCTCACGCTTCTCGCCGTAGAAGTAGAAGCGGGGGACCCCGTTGTCGAGGACGCAGCCGTCCCCGGCGAGCCATCCGGCCAGCATCCCGAGATTCTCGTCCCCCTTGGTGCCGAAACCGCCGCCATTGTTGGTGACGTGAATGCGGTCGGCGGGGGTGAGGTGACGGGCCTCGACCCACCCGCGAGAAGTCATCACCCGGTGGTCAGCCGTGAGGCGCAGGGTGTACCCCTCCTCCGTGGTGAGGCGGTACACCTCCTTGGTGCCCGTCTTGAACGCCCCAGCCTCCGTGGTGTGTCCGAAGCCGCCCGTGCCAAACCGCTGGTCGAGCAGGAGCTTGGTGGGCTTGCCGACGAGGTCGCGGATTTGGACCATGCCACGGTCGGTCATCACGCGGGTGTCCCCGGTGACGCAGGGGTTACTGCGAAACTCTCCGCCGCGCTTGGCGACGTTGCTGGGGCTGACGATGTAGAAACCCCGCTCGCCCGAGCCCGACTTGGCGAGGGAGTTCCACTCGCGCCAGAACACCTCCTCCGTGGGGCGGTCCGTGTACACGGCGCTGTTGTTCGCCATGTAACGGATGGAAGGGAACGTGCCCTTCGACCAGTCCTTGGCGTCGCGCATCTCTGTGTCTTCTACGTCGCTGAACGAGATGAGGCTCGCCCGACGGAACCCACCCACCATCACGATCTCCGCGATCATGCACATGATGTCATGCGCTTCGATGGGCTTGAGCTTCCGGCCCGCCGCCCCGGCGATGGTCTCCCCGGCGAAGTCCAGCACGCGCTTGAGGGGTTCCGGCCCGCTAGCCCGACCGCCCTTGGTGTGGAGCCTTTCGCCCTTCGCGCGGATGAGGGAGTAGTTCCAGTTCACACGGTGCCCGAGGTGGTATTGCACCATCCCGAAGTACACGGCGTCCGCCCAGCCTTCGGTCGAGTCTTGGATGATGTAGTCGATGGCGTCGCCCGTGGGGTGCGCGATCACCGGGAGGTTGTCGGTGAACGTGCGCTCGACGCTGAACCCCACGCCCGTCCCTGCCATGAGAATCGCCAAAGCCTCGCTGAACGCCCGGAGGTTGTCCACGGGCAAGAACGAGCAGTTGTAGCCGCACACGTTATCGCGGTCCATCGCGGGACCCGCGCACCACAGCGCCCGCATCGAACCGAGCACGTCGAAGTTGAGGATGAGCTTCTCAGTGCTCTCGCGCAACCCGTGGGGCGCGGGCTTGTCCTTGAAAATGTAGCTGACGTAACGGTGGACGGTCTCGGGCCACGTTTCGCGGCGCTTGGCGTCCTCCAGCCATCGCGCGTAGGTGCGCGTGTACACGAACTCACTGAGCAAATTGGGGAAATGGTTCCCGTCGAGCATGGTTGACTCCTCACTCGTCATCAAGGCGCTAGGGTTTCGGGGGTTCCCGGACGTTAGCCCCCGTCCGGGGGTAAGGGGCGGGGGCTATCGAAAAGCAAACGGGGGGGGCCGTCACCGTTGAACGAGGCGAAGCAATCCCGACTCTAGGATTACCCATGGGCGTACATACCCCTCAAACACGGCGCTCTGAGAACGGGCGACCACGGAGAGAATACCCCGGCAACCATCTACTCCCCACGCCCTCGCCGCCGGAAGTATTTTGTTCTCCCAGTACCACGGCGATGCTCCGACCCTACCGGCAGCGGCGGTGATCGACCACCCGCGCGCGTGCAGCGTAGCCGCTTGGAGCCAACGAAACACCGCGGGGGTGAGGGTCCTCCCGCAAAGCTCGATGGTAGGGTCGCCCTTCTTGGAGTTCTTGTACCGGGCGAGATCGTCCGCGAGGGTTCTCGCGTTGCGGGTCCCAAGAGCCTCTACCACAGTGCTCCCGTCGAGCTCGGTCAACGGCGCGAGAGTTCCCTTGAGATGTACGGGCTCCAGTACCTTCACCCCCAGGGCTAGGGCAAGCCGAGAGGCTTTCTCGGCTTCGTACGAGATCACCCCCAGATCGTTACCCACCCGCTTCACCATCGCCCGCGCGAGCGCGTCGGGAAGGTCTACGCCTCGGGACTTCGCGCACTCCCGCGCGAAGTCCGCCGCGTACTCGTCCAGCTTGTAGAACGGGGGGAGGGAGAAAGTCTTGGTGTGAGCCGGGGGGAACCCGTCTAGCACCCCCCCTGCGGGCTTGTCTTCCTCGGACACGAGAAGGAGGGTGAGAAGGGGGTCGGGATCGCGAAAGTGATCCCCCACGTCCTGGGGGTGGACCTTCTCCGGGCGGGAAATCAACGCCACCGTCGGGTTCGGAAACAGAACCCCCACCGTGCTGAGGAGGTTCTGCAAAGCCCCCCGGTCTGCCCCGTCCATGGGCTGGATCACGTACCCGTTGGCGGAGCACTTGGAGAGGAAGTCCCGGAGGAACACCCTCCGTCGATGGGCGTCCGACCCGGCGACCAAAAGCGCGGGCGGGAGCTTCATCGCTCCCCAACTACGGTTCGGTGTTCAGCGAGAAGAAACGCCGAGACAACCCGCGCCGGGGTCAGCGTCGTCCCGTCGAACAGGTCCCGCAAACACTCCCAAAGGTTCGCGTACCGGGGCTCCGGGTTCATCACCCGAAGCTTCGGGGGGAGAAGGTCCGCAACGGATCGCATCAGAGATGCGAGGTCCTCGTACCCCTTCGCCTCTTCGGTCACCGTCACCCAGTCCCCGCCCTCATAGGCGGAGAGAAGCGCCCGGGCGGTGGACTCGTGAGCTTCGCCGCGAAGGTCCGTGCCCGCGCAGAACTTCAAGATGCACCGGGAACGCAAGGTGAGGGAGACGCCCCCGAGGTCCCACGCCCAGAGAAACGGACGGGTGCCATCCGGGTCGAACTCCTCGATGGTCTTGAGGAGTACGTCGCTGGTAGCGGGGTTCACCTCATCTACGGGTCCGACGAAGACAGCCGCCCGACCCCCGCCTACGGGACGGTGAGAGAGAAGCGATACGAGCTCCCGAGCCCCCTCCTTCTTCAACTCCGAGCCCGTGAAGGGGAGGAGCCTGCCGTAAGCCTTCGCGGAGGCGTAGCCCTCCGCTTCCGCTCCCGGTCCGTGAAACAAGATACAGGAGGTGATTTCGTAGGAAGGGGGTTTCATCGGCGGAGACGTTACGCCCCCAGAGAAAGGTCAACGGGCGAAGTCGATCCAGACCTCCCAAGGGGAGGTCTTGAGGTTCTTCCGTAGGTAGGACTCTACGAGAGCCCTCGCCATCGGGTTCGCCCAACCCCCCGAGTAGGACGGCGACACCCCGATCAGTTCCGAGAGAGTCGGAACCGCTACCCCCTGCCAGAAGTCTCCCGGATAAGATCCCTCGCCCCGTCCTACCCGTACCCACTCAGAGGGATTCGACCGAGAGGTCGAGGGGAAGGCTAGGTAGGAAGTCCGCTTCAAGAGTCCCCAGCACTGATCTACCAGAGGCTGAAAAGGAATCAGAGCTTGTAAGAGAGCACTCACTCTCTTCCCCGCCGATAAGAAAGGAAACCGTTTCACGGTTCCCAAGCAAGGCTTCGCCCTTCCGATCCCTTCATAGGGATCAGATTCTCAGCTACAAGGCTTCAATCCTTCGCGATCAGTCTTCGAGTTCGTATCGGTTCTACTACGAGTAGTTCTACTAGTACGAGTACAGAGAGTAGTAGGAGAAGTAGGAGTAGGAGTTCGAGAAGTAGTAGGAGTAGGAGTTCGAGAAGTACGGGTTCGAGAAGTGTTTCTATTATTGTTGGATCTAACTACCTTCACCCTCTATCCCTTTTACTACCCTTCCCTTACGGGTCTAGGGTTCGTTCCCTCTCTCCCCTTGTAGGGGAAGACCAACGGGAACCGGGAGGCTTGAAGGAAGTGGAGAGCGAGTCTTTCGTACCTCTCTCCGGGGCCTCTTGCGTAGGCACCTAGCTGTGGAACCTTTGAGAATCCTTCGGGATGAAGTTGAAACCCTTACTCGCCGGGAGGGGGGACTGTCAGACCTGTTCCAGCCTTCTCAGGGGCTTGCGGGTCTACCTCGTCGGCGTCTACGGGAGGACTTCGTATCCGAGGATGTCGTCGGCAGCGTCCACCTTCGAGGGGTGATTAGCCCCCACTTCTGCGACCTTTCGGTCTGGAATCCGTCGAACCCCCCTGTTGGGGTAGGGGGTCCGTATTTCCCCGGGCTATTGTTCGAGAGGCCGCTCCGTTCCACGGGAGAAGCGTTCGCGAGGTCCAGACCGGGAGGGTTTTCCACGTCCCGATCCCCACCTACAGAGGAGAAGACGGGCGACGATCCGGGTGACGGGTACTACGAGACGGGGGGGAAGTCTAGTTTAAAAGAGAGAGCACGAACAGGTGCCAGAGGAACACCGTGAGAAACACCATGAAGATCCCCTTCAAGATCGTTTCCCGGACGTTCTGGGATCCTTTGCTGAGGACCGCGACGCGCTCCAGGCACTTCAGCCCGAACCAGAACAACCAGAACTTCAGCGTCCCGTAGATCAACGGTGACGCATCCCAAGCCTTCCGCATCAAGAAGTTGAGCTCGGTAGACCGCCCCCCGGTGAGGGCGTGGGCGGTGAGTATCCCGTCGAGGAAGTTCAACCACTGGCACCACTCCTCCAACCCGTTCGCACCCGTAGGGCGCGGCACCCAGTGAAAGCTCGCCCGGGGGATCGCGGGGGGAGGGGGAAGCGGCGAGTCTTCGAGGTTCATGCCCTACCGAGAACGATAAGACGTTTCGGAAAACCGCTACGAGGCGATTCTAGGGCCGCGCGCCCTCCGGGGGGTACGTTACCTCTACCCGGCCCCGTAGAGGGGCCAGAAGCGGCCCCCCCGTTCGACGGCGGGGGTGTTACGGTAGATCGACCCGCTGAAGGGTCGTGGCGCTGTTCACGAAGGTGATGCCCATGTGCTCGACGCTCTTGCCGCCGTCTTCGTGGCTGTGCCCGAAGAAGTGATGGGTCACCCGATGCGGGCGGTAGGTGAGGGCGGTGGTGAGCGGCCCGATGCCGGGGTAGCGCCCGTTGAGGATGCCGTCGGGCGGGGCGTGGGTGAGCAGCACGTCCGGGTCGCAGTCGAGGGTGCGGTGCGTGAGGTCGTAGAGCTCCTGCGTGGTGCTCTCTCGGTTCCACTCGCCCGCGATGATCGGGATGTGCCCGAAGCCCGCGAACCTCAACCCCCCGAAGGTGCAGCCCTCGGGGGCGACCTCACGGGCGTCCACCCCGTCGCGGCGCAGGAGCCCCGCGAGGTTGGCGTAGTCGTGGTTGCCGGGTACCAAGAGCACGGGAGCGCCCAGCAACCGCCGCCGGATGCTGAACGACTTGTAGCCGAACCAGTTGGTCTGCCAGCGGGTTTCGGTCGGGACGTGGCCACGGGTCTTGTTGGGGAAGAAGTCACCCGTGATTACCCAAAGGTCGGGCGCGTCCCCCCCCAGCCGGTCGAGGGTGCTGTAGTGACCGTGAATGTCAGAAACGTGTGCGATCCTCACGGTGTCACAGCCCGAGAGCTTGGAGGTACCGGGTGATCTGCCCCCGGCCCGTGGGGGACACCAAGTGCGCGGCGACGTGCGGGCGGTTCGACCCGTCGCCCTGTTCGACGGTGAGGTCGAGGGTGCGTTGCCACACCATCTGGGCGTCGAGCGGGACGGTGAACCCAAGGCGGATGAACACCTCTTGAAGACAGATCGCGACCTTCTGCCCCTCGTAGTGCTGGCCCGCCACCAGCACCCCCGCCAGCTTCCCGGTGAGAGGGTTGGGCTCGCCGTACACGGATGCGCGGTTCTCCAACGTGTTCATGCGCTCGATTACGCGCTGGAGGAGGGATGAGTGAGACATCCACCGGACGCTCGTCGCCCACACCACCACGTCGGCGTCTGCGATTCCGTCGTACAACACGGGCATCTCGTCCACGCCCCCGTACTTGTCCGAGTCGTCCGCGGAGTTCTTGTGCGCCCAGCAGCGGTACGGACCCGCGTCGGGGTGGGCACAATTGCGACCCCCGCCCGCGTAGCAGGACAGGTTCTGGACCACATGGAGCTTGGCCGCGTCGATGACCGTCGCCGTGTGGCCGCGCGCCGCCGCTACCCGCAACACCGCTTCCAGCATCACGCCGCTGGCGGACTCCCCGTAGGCGTGTGTCGTGGTGGAAATTCCTAGTACCTTCACCGTAGTACCTCGAAGATAGGCGCGGCAATAGGCGCGGCGTTACGAACTCTCTCGTCCGCCGCCCGGGCGTCTGCCTCGATGGCCTCGCAGCCGATAAAGCGCCGACCGAGGGCGACGGCGCTCACCCCCGTGCTGCCCCACCCGGAGAACGGGTCCACCACCAAGTCACCCTCGTTGCTGTGCGCCGCCACCAAGCGGTCCATGAGCCGTTGGGGCTTCTGGCACGACCGCTCGGGGCGCATGAGCTCCGGGCAATCGTCGATCACCGGGTCGATGTCCGTCCACACGTTCCCCACGCGCTTGAACTCGGACAGGGCGGGGTACTTCAAGTTGAACCCCTCGTAGCCCCTTCGCTCTTCGGTGTACGGCTTGTTGAACGTCACCCCCGTACGTTCCGGCGACTTGGAGAACCAGAGGATCTCCTCGCGGACGTACAGGTAATCGTGAGATTTGCCGTAGGCGCGGCGCTTCCGCCACGTCAGCCAGTTTCGGAACGTGTAGCCCCCGTCTTCGAGGGCCGTCACCACCCGGAACAGCGGGTGGCTCCCGTGCCGACCCAGCCCGCCGAAGAACACGAGGGAGCCCGTGGGGGTGAGTTTCGGGAGGGCGCGGAGGAGGATGCCCGACAGCCAATCTGCAAACTCACGGTCGTTCGACCACTGTCGGTCCCATGCGTTTTCTACGATGCCGTAGTACGGGGGGTCCGTGAGGAGCAGGTGAACGGTGCCGTCGGGGATTCGGTCGAGAAGGGCGTCAGCGGTGCAGGGGAGAACGTAGGTCATGAGGCACCCTACGGCTCGTCCTCCTCCCAAGATTGTTTTTTCACGGCCCCCGCCACCACGGGGGCCAACGCGGCGTGAAGCGCCGCTTGCGTATCCCACGCGCCGTCCTGCGGCCCCCCGTAGGTCGGGACCGGGGGGATGCACGCACCGAGCATCACGTAGCGCACGACGATGAACTCGGACAGCTTCGTGAGGGCGTGCCCGTAGGTTTTCGCCGTCACCTTCCCGTCCCGCGTCTGCTTCGCGAGCTCCGCGACCTCGTCCGCGATCCCTTGGACGAAGGGCGGCGTGGTCTTGAGATCGTGGAGGTCGTTTTCGAGGAGGTACCCGACGCCGATGATCTGACCCACGGGGCTCTTGATCGCCTTTTCGATCCCCGCCTTCAACCGGGCCTTCGTCTGCTTCACGGAAGGGGTGGGGAACCAGTCCAGCTCCCGGCCCCCGAGGGAGAGCGTCGCTTGCCACACGTCCTCGCGGACGAACGCCCAAGCGACGGGAATGGGGGCGTGGGGATCGTGCCGCACGGGTCCTTCGAGGGACTTCAAGAACCGCTGCTCACGCCGTTCCCGGTGGGGGTTCGTCGGGGGGAAGGGTCCCTCCTTCGGTGCGAGGATGTACTCGACGTCCGTGTACGGGCTCGGATCGGGGCTCTTCTCCATGTGCTCCCGGTGCCACTCAAGTCCGTAGCGGTGCCGCACCTCGACCCGGTACTTCCGCTCCAGAATCGGACGGAGCTTCTCGCACCACTCGGTCTTCTTCTCCCACTGGCCGTTGAATACGACCTTGACCACCCCGTAGGCGAGGCGCGTCGCCGTTCCCCCCGGCGGGAGCTCCCCCTTTGCTTCCGCACGGAGGAGGGCCTTCAACACCCGCCGCCATGTCGGCACGCCCGCCGGGACCTTCACCTTCTCGTAGGTATCCGACGAACGGACGCGAAGGCGTCCCTCCGTCAGCGCCTCCCACCACCTTTCCGCTGGCATCCCCTTCGTAACGGGCGGGTCGTGGTACTGGTTCTCCCCCAAGGGGAGCTCCACGGCATCGCGGTCGAACTGGGCGAGAGCGAGGTCCACGAGCACCCGGTCCTCGGGGGGCACGTCCTCGATGGAACCGTAGTCGTTGTATACGGCCCGAAACGGGATGGACCGGAACGACCACTCGTCCCCGAATCGGAACCCCCTGCCGTCCTTGTAGGGAGGGCCGGAAAGGAGGCAGACGCGAATCGGCGTGCCCCCGGTGATGGGGAGGCGGGAGATCATGCAAGTCTGGCTGAAGTGACCCATGCCCACCGTTACGCCCGCGTAAGGTGCGCTCACGATGTCCGATCCCAAAACCACCTCCACCGTGTTCGTGCCCGACGTGGCCAAGGTGAAGCCGTGCCCCCGGTGCGGGGGAACGAAGATCACCGTGGGGACCGTGACGTGGGAGCGGGGACGGGACCGGATGGAAGTGAAGCGGTCGGTGTGTGCGGGGTGCGGCGAGGAGTTCCTGCCGATCTACCTTTACACCGATTGGCACTACTTCGTGTGCGGCGGGCGTAGGCCGGGGTAGCGGTTTACAGACCGCAACCCGTGCCGTGCTTGGAAGGGCAGACGTTCTCGCGGTACCACTTGTTGTACTCCGCGCGCTCGGTGCTGCCGTTGGAACCCGCGGGGGGGGAATCCTCGTGCGAAGCATACTCGGGCTTGTTCCAGTCCCAGTCACGGCCCGCGCCCGGACCGCCCCACGTCCGCCCCGCCAGCGTTCCTTCTTCCCCCGCCGCCGTGCGAACCAGCAGCGGGAGAAGGTGCGGGCGCATCGCCGGGTTCTGGTGCGCCAGACGGATGATTTTGGAGCGCAGGGCGCGCTCCTCGGCGGCGACCTTCTGAGCGGCGAACTTCCCGCGACCCTTCTGCGCGTTCATCAGGAACAACTGGTCCTCTGCGTCCAGCTTCCACTCGGGGGCTTCGTCGTGAAGACGCTTCGCAACTTCCGCCCCGTCCTTTCCAAAATACTTGTTTTTGACGACGCCGAAGTAGTTGGGGGTGAGGGTGGCGTCGGGGTTCCGGCGGTTGTAGTCCTCGATGAAGCCCCGGTCAGCGCCACGACCCGCGCTCGCCCCCTCGGCGCTCATGAAGCCCGACAGCCGCCCGTCGATCACGGCCTGGACGTACGCGGTCATCACCTGCTTCTCTTTGTCGTTGAGGGAAGGGTGGAACTTCACGTCGTCCAGCATCCAGTCGAACACTTCCTGCGAGAAGTGGCTGTTCGGGTCCCCGAGGACGGCCTGGATGACGTAACCCCAACCCGTGGGGGTGAGCTCTCCCAGGTCGAAGTCGGCCCGCTCCTCGTTAGCGCCGGGGAGCATATCCAACTTCAGCGCGCGGGCCAGTGCGCGGGATTCCGTCTCCAGCTTCTCCACGAGCTTGCTCGCGTCGTTGAAGGCGTACCGGGCGACGATTCCACCGAGACGGTCGATGCCGATATCCTCGGAGAGGATCTTCGCCTTGGCCGCTTGCATCTTCTTTCCGGCCATCCAGAAGAAGTTGCCCATGTTGGCGGCTTCTTCCAGAACGCCGTCCCGAAGGGCCTTCTCTTGGTTCTCAAGAACCTCTTGCTTCTCCCCCATGCTCGCGGATTGGGCGAACTCTTCGAGAGCAGCCTCGTCCATCGCGGGCTCCCCCGAAGAAGGGTCGATGAAGCGAAGCATATTCGCCGTGAGGACATCCGTCGCCTCAAGACCCGAGCCCGTCGGCCCGCGAGTACGGGCCAGTGCGCGGTTCGCCCCGAGCCATGCGGAACGGTAGAGGCCGGAAGCCCCGGCGTCGCTGACCCATTCGTTCAGCTTGCTGCCCGTCATTCCGGGACCCGCCGGAATTTTTTCGACTTCTTTCTCGTGCTTCGGTTCGAGGTCCGCAGGGTTGAGAGTCGGATCGAGAAGGAGAAGCAACTTCCCGATGACCTTCTTGGCCACCGGCCTCCCGCCCCCCGCCTTGGAGGAGATTGAACCGAAAGGCTTACCCGCCAGACCCTCCAGGAACTGGGCGCGTGCCAGCATATCCAACCCCGTCAGCACGTTCCCCGTCGGGAGAGACGCCTTCTTGGGGAGGGGGGCTTGATTCGCCTGATGCTTCGCGATCATGGCGAACAGCACCCTGCGAACGATGTTCCGAGCGGCGATACGATCCATGGCAGAGAGTTCCTTCACTTCGGGGGTTCCGCCCCCGTAGGCAGGGGAGGTCAACCCTTCGCGCGTAATAGAACGCCTAACGGCGTTGGCCGCCCGAGCGGTCGTACGAATTTAGTAGACCCCCGGACCACCCTACGTTAAGATCTCCCCCCTGTAACCCCAAGGGTCTTGACCCCCGGGACTAACCAACGGAGACTCTAATGTCCTTGTACACCACCGTTTCGCCGTTCGCTGTTGGGGGATCTGCTGTAATCGTCGCCGCCCGCGAGGTGGAAGTAGCTGATCGCGCCGTGCGAGCTTTCGGGGGTTGCCGCAGCCCGTTGGCTCTCGCCGCCCTCGCGGTCGCGCGTGGGGACTTCGCGGAAGGTACCGTCGCTCAGAAGCCCGGGGCGTGCCGCACTACCCTCGCCGTAGTTCGAGGCGAGGAACCCCTCCCCCGCACGGAAACGAAGGTTAGCTTGACCGCACGCTGGGTGCGGGACAACTACGCGAAGGTATATCCCGCTCTGGTGGCGCATCTGGCGTCGAAGATGCCCTTGTCGCGGGAGCTCTCCGTCGTCGAGGATCATGTCCAGACGGTTCTTGCCCGCTTCGTTGAGCGGGACACTCTCGCCCCGTTTCTCCGCGACGGCAAAGAAGTGAAGTTGTCGGTGTTGCGCGTCTGGGCCTACCAGAGCGCCAGCACTGAGCTTCGCCGCTGGGGCGTAGACGCTTCCACCCGTATGACCCGTGGGGCGAAGACCGCCCGTGAGGTGCAAGCTGGGAAGGCGTGGCGGGTGGTTCAGTCCGCCGACACCGCACGGGAAGTAGTGCGGGACCGTGAAGACACCCTCTCCACCCCGGACCTTCACGATCCTGCGGCCCCTTCTCCCGAAGACGCTCTCGCCCGCAAATCGCGGGTGGACATGGTGCGTAGGCACCTCACCCGTATCGGGCAACCCCACCTCGCGTCCGCCGTCGAACACGTCCTGAACGGCGGCGCGGTGGCGGATCTCCCCGGCGGCATCGCGGCTAAACTCACCGCCGTTCTGCGCGACCTGCGGGCGTAACATCCCGCATGACCGTCTGGATCGTAACGGCGGGTTGGGTCCACGGGGACCGTTTCATCCGTGGCGTGTTCGCCACGGAGGAGGGGGCGAACGCCTACGTCCAAACCCTCCGCGTGGACTCGCGCGGTCGAATCGACGACTACGATTACGTCCTGGTCCACCCCTACGAGGTGACGCTGTGAGGATCGACAACCGGCTTCGCGTGATTCGTGGCGGGTCTTGGTACCACCTCGCGGCCTTCCTACCCGCCGCGTCGTTTCAAGAGTACAAGCCCACAATTTTTTTCCGCGACCACGGGTTCCGAACCCACCTGCCGGGAAGGAGCCCCCGAGTATGAACCCCACCACCAAGCCCACTGACACCCGCCTTCGCGTCCAACGCGGCGGCTGTTGGTACAGCAACGTACCGTCGAGGGTGCGCGCCGCGTCTCGCGGCGCGGACGTGCCTGCGTGCCGTCTCGACGATGCCGGGTTTCGGTGCGCCCTTCGGGGAAGGGAACCGCGAACGATACTCCGCTGACGCACGCCAAAAACTTGGTAAAGCTCCGCGGCGGGACGGTAGACGACTACCTTCCGGTCCACCCGCACGGCCCGGACATCTTCAAAACTTTCCGGGTCGTCGAGGTCGTCTAGGTCAGGTAGGCAACGACCTTCACGGTTCCGTCGTCCGCCGTGACCCACTGAAGGGTCAGCTTCGAGGTGGTCAGCATCGCCATCCCCTCGGCGTTCCGGGACACCAACCTCGCGGAAGCCTCTCCTTCGCTTCCCCGCACCGATGCCGCGTTCAGCCCCGAGAGACCCAGGGAGTGAGACGACAGAACCTCTCCGATGCGGTTGACCGCGAGGGAGGTGCTTCGGAACGGGCTGTTCCCGTCCATCCCCGCCTTCACCAAGGCTAGGTCCACCGTTCTCGTCACCGCTGGGTCTAGGCGAAGGGGGGCGGCGGATAGGTAGCGTGCAACAACCCTACGGGCGCTGGCGGTCATGTAGACTCCTCACCCTTGCGGGCCGATAGGAAACCTACCCTATGGAAACCATCGTTCGCATCTACCTCGACACCGAGACCACCGGGCTCGACCCCACCGTCAACGAGGTGATCGAGGTCGCCATCGTGCGCGAAGAGGTCGAGTACCCGTACACGGGGCCGGGGAAGATCACTCTCATGTGGTCACGGAAGGTCGCCCCGCAGCACATCGAGACGGCTGAACCCGTCGCGTTGAAGGTCAACGGGTACACGCCCGAAGCGTGGGCGAACGCCCCACCCTTCAGCGCCATCGCCGGGGAACTGGTCGAGCACCTGAAGGGTGGAACGATCATCGGTCACAACCCGAAGTTCGACACGGGGTTCATCGCGGCGGAACTGAAGCGCGCGGGGGTGGACGCCCGGATTTCACACCGCACCATCGACACCACCACGGTGGCGTACATGGCGTGGGGGCTGGACGGGAACCTCAAGCTCTCGCTGGACAGCCTTCGAGATCATCTGGGCCTGTCGCGGGAGGGTGCCCACACGGCCCTCCAAGACGCCCTCGACTGCCGCGAGGTGTTCTACCGTGCGCTCGCCGCCCGAGGGACGCCGACCGATTACAGCCGCGAAGACGACTGACCGGGATCAGTCACCGGGGCGGGTGACCATCAGCCCGTGTTTGTAGCCCGCCGCGATGAGGGCTTGCTGCGTGCCGCGACCGGGAATGCCGTCCGCCGGGGACAGGTTCAGACGGGTCTGAATGTCCTTCCAGAACCTTACGTCGTCGTTCGCGTCGAGGTTGAATCCCTTGTACCCCGCCTTCAACAGCGCGTTGAAGATATGATCGCCGGGATCGCCGGGTCCACGGTTCGTGGTCTGATTGCGATGGCCCACCACACCAGAGAAGTTCTTGGCTTGGGACGAGTCCTCGATGCGCTTCACGATCCCCTTCACGGGCTTCCCGTCCATCGTCATCGGCACCTGTCGCTGGATCGGGTGACCCCGGTCCGCGAGCTCGCGGGTGAGTAGGTCGAGGAACCGCACGGCCACGTCCATTTGGCCTTCGTACAGGTCGCCGTTGTCCTCCTGCACGAGTTCGATCCCGAGGGTGAAGGGGTTCACCGACGTGGCTTGCCAGGTGTAGAACTTGAGCGGGTCGTTGCTAGCGATGATGGTTCCGTCCGTGTCGATGGTGTAGTCCCACGACACGTCGCGGCTGGTGTTCGCTTGGTACTTGGCGTAGGACTCCGCGCGCGACGACGGCGCGGACAGACCGGGCTTCAAGCCCCCGACCTTGCCCGATACCGTGTGCATCACGATGGCCCGAAGCCACTGCGTGCGCGGGTTCACGTCCGTGGTCTTGGGGACGTTGTGGTCGTCGAGCCACGAGAAGGTTTCAAGGCCGGGGGTGGCGATCTTCTCGCCGTTCAGCACGATGGACATACGGGCACCTCTACAGGTGCAACCCTATAGGCGGGCTAGGCCGGGGCGAGGGTCTGGTTACGGGGCGCGATGAACGTCGCGTAGGGGATACCCGTGAGCGGGTCGAGGTCGCTCCCAGCCAAGATTCCTCCATTGGCGGGGCCGGGACTGACGAGCCGCACGCCCGTCGCGCCCGCTACCGTGGCCGTCCCCGTGATGGCCCGGAGGGTGGCATCCGTCTGCCCGGTGATAGAAACGCCCCCGACGCTGGCGGTGACGGATACGTTCCCGACCGCGACCGTGGCCGTGATGCCGCTGGTGCTGTCAACGTCTATTTGGTTGGTGCCCGCCCGCGCCCGGAACCTACCGAGGTTGGTCTCGTAGGTGAGGTTCCCCTGCCCGATGATGCTGGTGCTGTGGTTGCCCCTTGTCTCGAACACTTCCTCGCGGTCGCCGTACACCATCCGGTAGCGGTCCACGGTGCCGCCGAGGTTCCCCGTTCCCGGCGTGCTAGCGAGGCGCACAGAGCGGGTGGGGCCGTTCGCGGGGTTCGCGCCTTCGGGGCCGCTGTAGTTGACGGTTTCGTTGCCGGTGATGACGACGCTGTGCGTTTGCGCGGACAGGCTGACGTTTCCGCCGGAACGGATGCTGATTTGGTTCTGGGCTCTAAAGTTGATGTTGCCCGTGTTGGCGATGTTCACCGACTGCGAGGCGCTGATGTTCACCTGCGCGTCGGACTGCACTTGGACGCCCTGAGCGCCGTCCACCACCACCGAAGGGGTGACGTTCCCGAGGGAGTTCGGGGCTGTGGCCTGGGCTGCGACGTTCGCGTTGAGGGCTCCCCCGCCCGAGATCACCACTGCACCCGTGGCGCTTCCGAGGTTCAGACCGACGTTCCCCGGACCCGTCGCGCCGTTGATGTTGATTCCGCCCGCTAGCTTGAGGTTGAGAACCCCGCCCACGGTGAGGGATAGGTCCCGTTCCGTGGCTACTTCCGCGCTGACAGGCCCGCCAGCTAGGTACGCGCGGAACCTTCCGTCCTTCGTGAAGCTGGTGAAACTGCTCTGGGTCGATCCGTTCGGGCCTGGAACTGGGGATACGAGGCGGAACAAAGTCGCCGCGTGGTCACCAAGAGGAGACGTAAGGGCGGAGATCATCGCGGGAGACACATTTCCCGACGGGTCTTGTATCTGCGCCTTCAGAGGCAACCCGTAGAGAGGGCGACCCTGGAGGGAGAACGGATCGTTGCCGACGACAGACCCGAGGACCCATTCGATGAACGGTAGACGGCCCTGACCCGTGGGGGAACCCGCCGTGGGTACGGAGGCCGGGAGTCTCTCCGCGTCGAAACCGTCCGTCTGTTCCGTGACCGGAAGAAGCCCGTTGCTGGTGTGCGTTACCTCAACTCGGTACTCGGTCAGGGAATCAACCGGGGTCGTGTTCTGCTGATCCGTCCGCGCGACGGCATTGTCCACCCCTCCGTTCGGGCGCAGTCCGATCCGATACAGAGGTTTCCCGCCGTAGGTGGTGTTGGATACCCCTCCACCCCCGCTGGGAAAGGAGTTGTCGATTCGGTACCCGTTCGCGTCGATCAATCCCCCCCACTGGAGGAATACGAAGGGGTCCAGGCGTGCGGGGAAAGTCCCGTTAGCTAGAGCGAAGCCCGAAGACGACGCCCCGACGTTTCGCTCGAAAATCTCCCCCGGCGTCAAGTACCTCTCGGGGAAGGGGGAAGAACCGAGGGCGCTACGCGGGGCGTTGTCTCCGACCGTCTGAGGGCTGTTATCCCAGTACACCCCGTCGCTGAATAGCGTGCTGGGTAGTAGCCGGGACTCGCGGTGGACCATCCCGGAGTAGATTCGAGCCCCCGCCATCGCGTGATACTGCTGAAGCGACCGTGTGACCAGTGCTTGATCGCTGTCGCGGAGACGAATCTCGTTTCCGCGGCGGTTCGAGATCGACACCCCTTCGTCCATCACCAAGTCACTGCCCTGGGAGGAACTTGCGAACACGTTGCCGGGGGCGAGGTGGCGCATCTTGAAGCGCACCCGCTCGAACGTGCCCGAGGTCACCGCACGGTCGCTGGGGGTGTCCATGTTCTCCCCCCGTTCCATCGCCTGAAACGGAATCCACTCGTGCCCCATCCACTGAGCGGCTGGGACCCACCCTAGAATCACCGGGGCCTTCGCACTGGCCGTTCCGGCGCTTTCTCGCGCCCCCCATGTGACGTAACAGATGTCCCCGCGCTCGGGAATAGCACCAAAAAAATGACGTTTGCCCCCACCGGGAAGGGTGATGTCCACCCCGGTGTACTCGGCCACCTGAGACTCCCCCGTGAGGACCACCAAGGTGACCTTCATCTCCTCGTACTGAACCTCCTTCACCCGCGCGATTCCCACGGCGAGGGACGCCCAGTTGACGGAAGGGTTCGACGCCGCGACGGTGTTCATCGCCGCGCGCATTTGATGGTCGGGAACTTTGGTCATGCTCGTACCCTACGGGCGTGAACTCCGATACTTACGGGTCCGTCTCATTCCCCAACCTCGTAGGTTGAGGGCCGCGTTCACGTCGCGGGCTTGTGCGTAGCCTAGCTAACGGATTGAACGGGCGTAAAAGCGGGATATGCCCCGCGAACCCGACGACGACTGCCGCATCCCAAGCTGGGAAGACCTCACGCTCTCAGAGCGGTTCGATCTACAGGTATCCCCGTTCACCGTGGCCGCGCTGTGCCTCCTCTTCTACATCCTGTTCCGGGGTGAGCCGTGAAACCCCCCACAAAGCCCACCGACACCCGTTACCTCGTCATCCGCGGCGGCAGTTGGGGCCTCAACGTACCGTCGTGGGTGAGCGCGGCGTCTCGCCACACGAGCGTGCCTGCGTACCGGATCCTCAACCTGGGGTTTCGGTGCGCGCTGCGGGGAAAGGAACCCCGATGAGCAGGACGGGCACCTACTACACGCTGTCAGAGGAACAGTTGGCCTACCTCCGCACTGTGGTCGAAGGGCGCGCGGTCGCGGACTTAGGATGCGGTAGCGGCGAGCTCTCCCGCACGATGGCCGACATGGGGGCTACGCTCGTCCACGCCGTGGACAAGGGACCGTGTCCCGTGGAGCACCCCAAGGTCGAGGTACATCAGAGCTACTTCGCGCATTGGAAGTGCCCGGAGGGCGTAGAGGTGGCCGTCCTGTGCTGGCCCCAGAACTACACGCTGATGGGATTGACGGGGATTCTCCGCTCCATCCCCCACGTCCTCTACGTCGGCAAGAACACGGACGGGACCGCTTGCGGGACGCCCGACCTGTTCTCCCACCTCGTGTTGAGGGGCACCGTGAAGTGCCTACCCTGCCGATGGAACGTAATGATTCACTACGGTAACGACCCCCGCCCGGACCGCACGCTGCACCATGAAGAGCTTGCGGGAATAGCGAATTCTGAACAACACCCCTACAACCCCAACCCTGACAGGCTCGACGCCACGACATGGGGGAAAAGACTGTGAACCCGTACGCCGTTCTGTTCCATCTAGCCGCTAGGAACGACCCCAACTTCCTCGGCGGTAAAAAGCAAGACACCCTCCTCACGATGGAGGTCAACCGCCTACGCTGGGGCGAAGTTCCGGCACCCTTCGGTGACCGGGGTTCGTTCGCCGCGGGCTACGTTATGGGCCGTGAAGGAATGGGCCGCGACCCCTCTTTGAGAGAGGGCGACAACTGCGCTTACGACGCGGGTTACGAGATGGGAGTCGAGGTATCCGTCACGGGCACCCGCCCGGATTGGGATTTTCACAGGTTTACCGCGAACTGAGGTACTGCGCGGCGACGCGAGAGGCCGAAGCCTTCTTACCCATCGCTTGGGAGAGGAACGCTTCGGGGTCGAACTTCAGTTCCGTCTTGCCCGTCGCCAGCAGGTCGTCCAGATTCTTTTCGAGCCGCCCCGTAGACAGGAACCGAAACAGAACGCCGGGGTGGATGTAGCTCTCCACCGTGGTCGTATCGCTCTCGTGCGATAGGGCGGATTGGGACCGCTCGATGGCCCGCTGAAGGGTGGCTACCACCTCGGACACGATGGCTTGCTTGAGGGCATCCTTCTTGAGAGACTTGAGCTTGCGAATGCGCCCGTACAGGCCCTCTTGCTCCTCAACGATGGCGTTCAGCACTTCCTCGGTTGCTCGGAGCTTTCGGAAGTCCGTGGGGTTGATGCCTTCCATCTTCTGCCGGAAGTACCTGTCGAGGTCGTTGTAGTCGTAAGGGGTGCCGCCCTTCGTCACGAAGATGTAGGGGGAGCCCGACTTCAGCGCCTTGGCGACATAGTCCTTCAGCACCTTCACAATGTCGGCGTCGGACAACCGGGCCGTGTTGATGCCGCCCTTCTTGCCCGCGAACTCCAGTTCCGCGAAGTTGTCCCGCACGAACTTGACGTGCGAAGGTCCCAGCGTCGCCGCGCCGAAGGTTTCGACGAACTCCTCCGACCCGCCCTTCAACACCACCTTGCCGTTGCCGATTTTGCCGGGACGAATGCCCGTTTCCATGATGATCGACGTGACGATGGCCGATAGGCGGGTCGTCTCGTCCGGGCTCTTGAGATCCTTCTTCACCTCACGGGCGATGCGGTTGTAGCCCGCGAGGATCTTCCGCATCTGCTTGGCCTTCAGGGCCAACGTGAAGTACTCGTTCTTGAAACGGTCGGTGACCTCGGTGATCTTCCCCTTCGGGTCCACCTTCACCACCACCGTCTTCGGGAGGTACGCCATCACCTCCGCGGGCAGGGCTTCACGGATGGGGGCCTGTACCGCGTGCATGGTGATGGCCTGAAAGCTCACCAGCGCGTACTTCTCGACCACCGCCACGGTATCAGAGAGTTTCAGCCCGCCCAGTAGGTAGTCCCGCAGGGCGTAGGTGATCTTCGACCGCCAGGAGTACGCGGACGGGTCTACGTCCTCCGTGCCGATCCACTGGTCGAGGTACTTCTGGACGGCGTCGTTTTCCTTCGCCAGTTTGGTGAACGCCCGCAACCGTCGGTCGAGGGACTGCTGATCCCTACCGGGGAACGCAGCTTTCGCCTCTTCCGCCATCGGGGCGGAAGCCACCGCCAGCGCCCGAAACGCCCGCACGGCACCCTGGGCGTGCTTCGCCCGTGCGGCTTCGTCCCGTGCAAACGCGCGGGACTCGGGGGTCTCAACGCGGGCGATCAGGTCCACGGTGCGACCCCTTCAGCACTTGCTGATGATGTCGGCCACTTCGTCGTCGGCGTTCTCGTCCGCCGCGAGGAAGTCCGTGGCCTTCTTCTTGACCGAGCCCGTGACTTCCACGGCCACGTCCGGGGCGACTTCTGCGAGCAAGTCGCTGAACGCGCACTTGCCCTTCTTGGCGTTCGCCGTGAGGTAGCCCGCCACCTTCACGGGGTCGGCACCCTTGCGGGCGAACAGGTCAGCGGCGATCACGCCCGCCTCGTGGTGAAGGGCGCTGCAAGCGTCGAGGCCCAGCTTGGCGGTCTTCTCGCTGAAGCCGTACAGGCCGTTGCCCGACTTGCCAGCGGTTTTGCCGTTCTTGGCGAGAGCCGCCATCGGGCCGATGTCTTCCATCGCCTTGAGAAGCATCGAAGCCGTCTTGCTGCCCGCCTTCGCCGAGTGCTTCTGGAGGAAGCCCACCGAGCCTTCGTCCTTCGCGTACAGAGCCTTGGCGATGCGAGACGCCGACTTCGAGAGCTTGTTCACCCCCGCCGTACACGCACTCTCGGTGCCCTTGGTGAAGCCCCATTTGCCGCCCGCCGTTACAGCGGCAGTCTTGCCCCGCAGAGCCTTGGCGTAGTGGGCCTCTACCATCTTCTTGGCATCTGCCGAGGGGTCTTCCGCGTACTGGTCTTGCCCCGAGAAGCCCACTGGGGTGTTGTCGAGCCGGATCTCGTAGTTCCTCCCCTCTGGGTGAATCCAGTAGGTACCGACAGGGGTCTCGGCATACTGGGCTCCCAGCACTCGGTTCACCTTCCACACCAGCTTCGGGGCGGCGGTGCGGTTGAAGAACAGGTCGAAGGGCACGGTGCCGTCGTCGTCGCGGTGGAGCACCGCTTCGAGAGACGCCCCCTTGAACTCGTGCTTGTGCTCCTCGGTCTGACGCTCCCACTCGGCGGCGTCCTCGGGGCTCATGTTCTCGGTGGGGTCGGCGGGAACTCCCTCCTCGAACTTGCCGTCCCGGAGCATATCCGCGAACTGCTCCATCGCGAGGAGGGGCGAACGGCGGGCCGTCTTTCCCTGCATCCCCTCCATCACTTTCTTCACGGACTCGGGCGGGTCTTCGTTCATCTCCTTGAACTCGGGGCCGACGACTTCGGCCACCTCGTCCACGGTCATGGACACGCCGCGCTCGAACTTGGCCTTGCGACCGGGGAAATACTCTGACTTGTTCATCTGACAGTGCTCGCTTTCGGGGTTCTTGTACTTGCAGTACCGCGACCATGCGACGGCCCACGCCTTGTCTTCAGGCATCCCCGCATCGGTGCCCTCTTCGACGTACCGCTCCACGTCGGCGGGGAGGTCCACGGCGTACTTGAGGATGCTAGCGTAGTCGCTGGCCGTGACCGCGCCGTAGTCTCGGCGGGTCATGAGGGGCTGGGTGAGGCTTTCCGCCTCGCGCTCGATACCTTTGCCATTCCCGCGGTTGTACTGAGACTTGTCCTTGTGGTAGCCCGCGCCGAGGCCCGCACCCGGGAGGCCCGCGCGGCCCTCTTCTTTGCGGAGCTCCCACTGGGCCTTGGACATCGCCTTGGCGGCGTCGGACTTATCCGCGGGGCGCACGGGTCCGCGCTCAAGGAACCGAGCCATGCTCTTGTCCTTGAGCGACCGGCGCTCCTTTTTGCCTGCCATGATGCCCTCCTCGGATTCCCCGGTTTTGTCGAACAGACGGCCCACCCAAGACTTCACCTTGGGGGCTTCTTCCTCCTCCTTCAACTTCCTCCAGCTAGGGGGGGCCGGGTGAGAAGGGCTGCGAGAAGGGGGTGCCAGCTTCTCGCGGCGTAGGCGGTCCATCTCTCGGGTGACGCCTTGAAAGAAAATCGCCTCTTTGCCGCTGGCCATGACCTGACGACCGTCTGCCGTGACCTCGCGCTCAATCGCCATCGCGGGGCGGCGAACGATGAGGTTGTCCCCCACCGCCTCAGCCCACTTCCGGTAGAACTCGGACTTGGGGACGATTCTCACCGTCTCGCTGGGGTCGGGGATGTTGGGGTCCATGACGTGGACGTTCTGCTCGTCGTCCACATGAAACACGCACGAGGCGTGCGACCACGGGCGACCCTCGGGATTCCAAGCGATGACGACCGGGATGCCCGCGTCGGTCCACGCCTTCAGTTGGGCGAGGGTGGACGGGACAACGAGGGTTCCCCGAAGGCCGAAATACTGCACCGTCGCCAGCATCGCCTCCCACGTCGCCCCGCCCATCGGGCTGGCACCGAGCACCTTGTTGACCCCGGCCTCGGTCATGTCCTTCCCGTGGGCCTTCAAGGCGGATGCGATAGAGGCGGCACAGCAGGAGAACTGCGTCTCTTGCCGAAGCAGGGCTACGTTGGCTTTGGCGATTTTAGCGATCTTGGCGGGCATCACAAAGCCGTGCCGTATAGGCTAGGGAACGGGGGGCGCGGACCGTCTACGACGTGACGATGCGCTCGATCACCGACCCCGCGGGGATCGACCCTAGGCTCGTGGTGTTGCCCCGCACACCGAGAGCCGTGCGGTAGTAGTAGGTGGTCACGATCCCGCCGCCGCCCGAGGGAATGGACGGCGTGCCTTGGACGGCGGTCACAAGGCCCGTGGCGGTCGCGATGCCCGGAGGAATCGCCGGGATGCTTTCCGTCCCTGTGTACGCGGCCATGTCAGATCACCACGGCTGTCGAGTCCCACGGGAGGTAGAGGTAGTCGAGGCGCACGAAGTAGTCGGTGCCGACTTGAAGGACATCCCCCGTGGTTCTTGCGGGAGATGTCACGCACGTCCCGGCGGTGATGAGAGACGAGTATCCCGAGAACCCTTGCCCACTGATTCGGGCGTACCCGATGAGCACCCGCTGCTCAAACCCCGTGTAGACATTCGGCCCGACCTCCCCGCCGTTTCCCAGTTGGTACCCATAGCCGGGTAGGTTCGCTCCGAGGTACCCGAGGTTCACCCAAGTCGGGCCTTGCAGCTTCGCCGGAACCCCCGTGTTGGAACTGAAGTTTCCCGAAGGGGCCGTGAACGATTGAGTATCCCCGAGAATCCCGTTGCCGTAACGGGCCGCGACGACGTAGGGGTTCGCGTCTGCCGGGGCGTAGCTGTTGGCCAGCAGGGGGTCGAACATCATCAGGGTTCGACTTCCGAACCCGCCGCTCAAGAAGGCCATCGCGTGCCAGCCGTAGGGGGCCGCATCGTCGCACGCCACCAGCCAGCGGTACGTCCCGTCCGCGGCGAGAAGCTGGTTGAACGTCGGGGCCGCGTCCGTCCCGCCGCCGATGAGCACCACCTCTACGCCCGACAGGCATCCCGGCACCTGTGTGGCCGAGGGGGAGACGATCCCGATGAACGGGGCGTTGGCGTATTTCACGCGCCACTTGGTCACGTCGCCGCCCGAGTCCGCCTGTACGCACCAGCCCTGTCCGTTGGGGTTCTGCACCGCGAACCAAGACGACAGAGATCCGTTGAAGGCGTTGCCCAACGTGCCTCCGTCACTCTGGTTGGTGATGGTCCACCCTGCCGAGACGAGTTGGGCGAGAAGGGTGACCCTCGCCGCGGCACCGTCAGCGGGCGTCGAGTAGTTGCAGTTGCCAGCGAAAGTCATCGTCCGTTCCTCATGCCCAAGTGATGCGGATCGCCGCCGAGTTGATGACGACGTAGTTGCCCACCCCACCACCCGTGACCGACGCACGGAGCTCGTAGGTGGTGGGGATAACCGGGGCCGTGAGGGCGGTGGAGTGCGACGTGACGGGCGTTGCCGACGTGACTGAGATCGTTCCCGCCGCTGCCGCCGCGCCCACGTCCCAGAGAACCACCGTGCCCACGTCGGGGGCCGTGACGCTCGCGCCCAGCACGAACTCCCACGTCGCCGTGAGCCCCGTGCGGTCGTAGTCCGTGTCGATGATGGCGTAGGGGGAACCGCCGATGGCCACCGTGCCCAGCGTCCCGTCCACCGTCGCGTACCCGCCCAGCGGGATCATCGCGGGCGGGAACGCGGGCATCGCATGGACGTGGTCGTCCCGAGAAGCCGCGACGCCCGCCCCAGCGGTGGCCGACCCCAAGGGTTGCGGCACCGCATTGGACAACGGGGAACCCCCTGTGCTGCCCCAGACGTAGGCGCTTCCGTCGTAGTAACAGAGGGTGACTTCCGACGTGTCCGTCGCCCAGAAGAACACCCCTTGGTAGTAGGCACTGGGAGACGGGCGAGCCGTGAGCAGGCCCGATAGCGTCGGGTCGCGCCACTCCGGGTTGACCAACCCGGCCCGGTAGGACTGCCCCGGCGTACCGAGGGGGAGTTTTTCCGTCGTGGTCACCCCACGGTACAGGGTGTCCCCCTGTGTGGTGAGAACAGACTGCGGGATCGCCCCAACGGTGAGGGGCGTCACCGGGCTCCACGTTCCGTCGCCCTTGAGGTAGTTCCCCCGGCTCGCGACGGGGGCGGTAGGTACGAGGCCCCGCTCCCCTGCCGTCGTAGGGCTCGCACCCGTGAAGGAGCGACCCACGGGCGCTTGGTTCAGAACCGTGCCCGAGACGAACTGGGCCGTGAGTTTGCCCGCGATGAGCAGGGTGTTGATCGACCCGTACTCCAGCGAGTTCTGCACGTCGTTGACGTACAAGAGCTCTCGGGACTCTCCCGGCGAAAGCGGAGCCACCCCCGGCAAGTCGGAGATTGCCACCGAGGCGTTCGTCGCGTTCGTGAGTCGAAGGGTTAGCCCGCGCATCTACTTGGTGAGATCTTATAGGGGGGCTACGGGGTTCACTCGTAGATGATCGTGATGTCCACGCTGCCCGAGGACGTGACAACGGTGAGCCCGTTCAAGAAGTCCACGCCGAGCGATCCGAAGTTCAACACCGCTGCGGGGCTGGTCCCGGACAGGTCCATGATGGTGATGGGGTTCGCCGTCGTGCCCGCGCCGTTGTCGTAGATGGACACGGTGCCCGCCGTCTTGCCAGCAACGATGGAGTAGAGGGTGCCGGGGCTGATCTTGAGGACGGTGGTGGCCGCACCCGCGATGTGCTTGTAGGTGGGACGAGCGGTGCTGTTCCCGAGCTTGCGAATCGCGGCGGTCCACACGTCCATCGTGACGTTCGTGGTGGACCCGTCGAAGTTCCCGTTCGTGAAGCGAATCGGGAGGTTGAGGTTCGCCGTGGTGGGGGTGGTGGACGGGGTGATCGTGTGGATCAGCACCTTGTCCAAGAAGAAGTATTGGGCGCTGGTGAGGTACTCGATCTCCAGCGTGTGCTTCCCCGCCGCCCAGTTGATGGACGCCCCCGCGTTGCCGTTGAGGGTGTAGGTGTCGGAGATGGCCCCGCCCGCCTTACGGGTGTAGATGCCGAGGTTGCCCGAGCCCGCACCGTTGATGACGAAGCCGAGGCCGTCCGTGCCGTTGTCCACGCCGACGCGGCGGACGTTGTTCGCCGTGCCCGAGTCGGGCGTGTAGATGTTGGTGCGAAGGGCGTTGGGGTGCGTCGGCGCGGCGCGTCCGATGAGCGTGGTCTGGATTTGGGCCGTGGAAAGGGTGGTCGTGCCCGTGGCAAGGGTCGCCACCGATTGGGAAACCGACACCGACCCGGAACCCGTGGTGGTCGAGGTCCAGAACTGGGGGTCGAGGGCGTTCCCGAGGAACGGGCCGTTCACGAGGACGATGGGCTGCTGCACCTGCGCCTCGCCCACTTGGTTCACCCGCTGGCCGAAGCCCGTCGCACGGGGGTCCCGCAGGTTCGTGCCCCAAGGGTCCGTGTCGGCTCCCGCCGTTCCTTGAATGACCTTCTCGAAGTAGCTCATACGATTCTCCAATTCGTACCCGTGGAGTGCAGCGTTGCCGAGCTCCACTGGAAGCTGATCGTGAGCGTCGCCGCCCCGTTGATCGTCCCGCTAGGCGTTGCGACGGTCACCACGTTGTCGTCCGAGGACACTTTTGAGACGATGACCTCCGTGTTCACGGCGCTGGCCGGGGCCGGGAGGTTCACGGTGATACCGCCCGTCCCCGTGTTCACCTCAAGCTGTTGCCATGCGCTCGCCGTGTACGGGGTCGTGCTGACCGAGGCGGTGCTGTACACGATGAAGCGGGAGTCGTCGCCCGCCGCGACGGTGCCCGAGGTGGTCCCCACGGGCACGGCCAGTTGGTAGGTGGACCCGTCCCAGATGTACGTCGAGTGTTCCAGCAGGGTGAAGTGCGTGCTGACCGCCGTGGTGGTGGAAATCACCATGCCCGTGGCGATGGGCACCCGGACCAACGGCGTCCCGTCGTTCAGTCCGTTGTCGAACCCGAGGTCCCCGTAGACGAAGCTACCTCCTTGGACCACGCACAGCTTGTAGCCCAGCGTCGCGCTGTTGTTGTGCGTGGTGCTGGCGTCGAAGGTTCCCACCACCCGCAGCCGGGTGTTGAACATCGCCGCCGTCACGGCGGCATTGGCGTCCGCGTCCTTGGGCGGGGACACTTCTACCTGTGCGTACTCCGACCCCGAGGAGTTCTTGACCTCGACCACGCCCGAGGCGTTGTCGATTTGCGGACCCTGCGGACCACCGATGTGGAAGTCATCCGAGGTGGTTCCGTCCTGCTTCTCGTAAGTTCCGCTCATAAATGCACCGCGCCCCCGTGTGGGTTACACACGGGGGCGCGATAGGGCCGTTAGGGGCAGCGAGGATCAGACATCAGCGACAACGTACTCGACAATGACTTCGCCAGCGCCGCCGGGATCCGGGGAACCCGCGAGGGTCACCAGAACCGCAGCGGCAGTACCCGACCAGTCCTCGTTGCCCGTGGTGCCTTCGACAATGAAGTTGCCCGCCGTGGTGAGGTCGCTGTCCGTGGTGCCCATGAGCCGCGACGCTTGACCCGTGTAACCCACCGTGACGGTACCCCCGCTGAAAGTGCCCCCGTTGTAGACGCGAACGCGCGAACGAAGGATGGTGGCGTTGGCAGGGATGGTGGCCGTGGACGACAGGGTGCCACCGGCAAAGTCGGCGGTAGCGAAGGGAATGCGGATGACCTTGGAGATGCCCGTGTAACCCGAGATGAACTTCTGGAAGGTCGAACCGTCCCAGATGTACGCCGAGTTCGCCGTGAGGGTCGGGAGCGAGCCTCCCGTGATGTTCGACCCGTGGATCGAGACGATGTAGCCGTTCGCAACCGGAATGCGGATGACGGAGGTGCTGTCGTTCAGACCGTTGTCGAAGGCGATGTCCCCCACAGCCCAAGACCCGCCCGCCGTGTGGCAGACGAGGAACCGCATCGCGGCGGTGTTGTTGGGAACGGACCCGCCGCTGAAGCTGCCAGCGAGGACGAACCTCGTCTGGTACATCTGGAACGTCGTGAGGGTGTTGCTGTTCTGCGACGCCGACGAAACGTGCTGCGCGATGATCTGGCTGAGACTGCCCGGAAGCGTGGTCAGATCCGTGGCGACGACGAGGTCGCCGCTGATGTGACCGAGTTGGGGGCCGGGGCCCGAGCTACCCGGGAGAGCGCCTACGCCCGTCTTGTCGATCTGGAAATCCGCGCCGATGTTTCCGGCGAGCTTGCTGTAGTTGCTAGCCATGATCCGTGTCTCCTGTGTTGGACTTTAGCTCACGAGGGTGAAAAGCAGGGTCCCCGTACCGACGGTTGACCCGGACGGTGTGATCGTGAGGACAAGGTCGTCGCCCACGAGGAACTTGCGAACCTCACCCGACTCGTACTGACCCGGCGAAGTGAGGTCTACATCTAGGGTGGTCAATAGAAGAGAAGGCGAAGTTGCCGTGCCGAATTCCACGGTAGGCGCGCTTCCATCCCAAGCCGTTCCCGTCACGATCACCGCCCGGTCGAGGTACTGCCCCGCCGTGACCGTCCCAACGACCAACGGGGAGGTCGTGGTGGTGTCGAACTCGACCGCTACGGTGTTGGTGTTCCCACCCCCACCGCCGCCGCCCGTCCCGAGGTTCAGCCACCCGTATCCGCCGCCGTTGAAGTAGCAGACGGAAAGCTGACTTCCTATGGGCTGGTCCGTCGCCCAGTACAGAACCCCCGCCAGCGTGGGGCCGGGAAGCGGGCGGGCGGACAGCAACCCCGCCTTCGCGGCGTCCAACCATTCCGGGTTCACCACCCCCGCCCGGTACACCTGCCCCGGCGTGCCGAGGGGCAACCGCTCCGTCGTCGTCACCCCCCGGAACAGGGTGTCACCTTGCGCCGTGAGAAGGGACTGCGGAATTGCCCCGATGGCGGCGGGGGTGATCTTCGTCCACGTCCCGTCGGCTTTGAGGTAGCCTTCTCGGTCAGCGATGGCGGCGGGGGGTACGAGCCCTCGCCCCCCTTCCGTCGAAGGCGTCGCCCCGATGTAGGTACGGCCAACGGGCGCTTGGTTGAGAACGGTGCCCGAGACGAACTGGGCCGAGATCCTCCCCGCTAGGAGGTACCCATTGATCGAACCGTACTCCAGCGATACCTGCACCTCGCTGGTGTAAAGGAGCTCCCGCGTCACCCCCGGCCCCAAGATCGTTTGGTCGGGAAGGTCCGCCAGCGCCAAGGGCGACGCTGAGAGGTTGGTCAGACGCAGTGTTAGCCCACGCATTTACCCGCTCCGTTCGATAACCTAGAAGTTAGGACAACCTCGGTCAGCAGCACTTCGCACGCCACGGACACCGCTGCCTGAAGCGAACCCAACACCACGCCCAACGGGTCGATTACCGCGGGGGCTTCCCCGAAGTCTTTGATCCCCCCCCTCACCGGGCACCACCCGGTCCAAGGGTCATCACCGGGAAGCTCGGGAAGCGCGTCGAGGGACACCCCCGCACGGGCGCACAACACCCGCAAAGGTTCCTTCAGCGCACGGGAGAGCACCCGCCCGCCCAGTGCTTCTTGAAGTTCTGCCCGTGTCGCCGCGAAGTGCAGCGCCCTTCCCGCACCCGGCACCACTCCCGTGGTGAGGGTTTCCCGAACGGCATGGAGGGCGTCCTCGACACGGGACCGGCGCTCCACGGCTTCCGCATTCGTGTACCCGCCGACCTTCAAGATACACAACCCGCCGTCCATCGCCGCCGCCCGCGCTCGGTAGCGGTCCCGGTCGAAGTCCGACGAGGTGTTGTTCGCGCGGCGAATGAGCTCTTCCACCCTCACCCCTATGCGGTCGCCCGCGTCGGGGTACGAAAGAATCTCCGTGCGGTGCTTTCCTACGGTGATCCTTCGGGCGCTGCCCAACCATTCGGTCTTGAACGCTCGGTGATCGTCCCCTCGGTCGGAGGAGATATTCACCGCGTTGGTGACGGCGGCAACGTCATCCATCCAGTCGTGAACCTCGTACAGAGACGGGTTGGTGTACGTCACGGCGATGCAAGGTAGAACCCCCTGCGCGTCGTTCATCACCAAGGTGGTGAGGGCGTCCCCCGTGAGTTTCGGGCAGAACAGCACTAGCCCGCGCCCCGGCCACTGGGAGGCTTCCTCCAGCACACTTCGCACGTCCTCGAACGAGTACAACGGACGGTTCACCACGGCTACCAACGGTCCCTCGAACGCCCGGTCCACACCGTCCCCTTTGCCCATGGAGTGCGAGGCCCAGCCCGCTTCGAGAACCAACCCGTCCCGGTAGTCGGGTTCGATCCCCACACCCTCGCCCGGTTGAATCAGCACCGTGCCCGTCTCACCCACGCGCAGAACCGCGGGCACCACGGCTTCCACCACCGTGTCTTCCCCGTGCGATGCCATGTGGGCCACGCGACGGAGTACCCCCTCGTCGGGCTCGCGGGCGATGCCGGTAAGTAGCCTTTTGATGAGGGGTAGGTATTCTCTTACCTCCCGGACGAGGACCCTCGGGTTCCACGTCCGGGGAGAGTAATGATCCAGTGCGGCTTGTACGAGCGCGTTCGCCAGAAGAATCGTTGTGCTTGTACCATCACCCGCCGCCCCGTCTACCACGGAGGTAGCAGCACGAACTAGAGAAACCCCCAGCCTCTCGCGACCTTGAAACTGAACCTCGCGCGCCAACGACGACCCATCGGTCGTCATTCGCACCCTTCCTTGCTTGCCTACTGCGACCTTGGCCCCGTGAGGGCCATAGGTGACCGACACCAGCTCTGCTAGTTCCGACATTCCGCGCGTGAGGGTCAACAACGCGCGCTTGCCTTCGATCACCTTCATCGTGCGGATTTTACCGCCGCGGGGGGGTTCGCGGGAGGCGCGAGAAAGACGTACCTTCATGACTGAGATTCTTGTGTCTCTTTGGCTTCAAGTGATGCTGTCCTTCGCCCGGAGGGAGCCGCACGAACGGCTAGAGACGGTTGCCCGTACGGTCATCTCGGCCACCTCTGACCCGCAGGAACAAGCCCTGTTGCTCACGGTGTCCCTATACGAGACGGGCTTCGGACGAAGGGGCATCCCCTTCGGTATCTCGTCCGTCAACCGCAGCAGCCACCGCACGATGCTCGACGACGCCCAGGCTTCCCTACGCATCCTGCGGCGATCTCGCGCCATGTGCCGACAGGTGCCCATGCTTCTCGGGCACTACCACCACGGCAACGGGTGCCGCCCAGATCTGTACTCGATCCAAGAAGCGGGCACGGTGCGCCGAATGCTCAGTATCTACAACCGGGAAGCCCGCATCGCTGGGGCACCTCTCGCCCCGACTTCGACGGAGTACGCCTGGGGTCGCCGCCGTGGAGGTCGGCGCGTGGACTGAGGACCCGTATAGTCCCCTGTGCCTAAAGGAGTACACAAACGAGGCCCGTTCCAAAGGTCAATGCGGACGTTCGAGGCTTTCGCCGCGAACGACCGGGGAATCGGGCACGATTTCTGGCTCTTCCACGGGGTGAACTACCTGTCGAACAACCCCTTCCCCGGTATCTACCGAGGCGACCGTGTGTACCGGGGAAGGTTGTTCTCCCACATCATGGAGAAACACCTAGACACGGAGGGCTTCCTGTCCGAGAGAGGTAGGCAGTGCCTCGTCTGGGCGTCCACCCTCCCGGATGAGCTGTTCCGCGCGTCTGCTTACGTCAAGGCGTTCTCGCGCAAGTACGGAAGCGACCCGCTATCGCCCAATGACCCCTACGTCGAAACCGCCGTCCTCGCGATGGCCCGCGTGATGGAGTCCGCGACGAAAGGCTGGGGAAAAACCGAACCCCCCGCCCCTCGGGACTACTACCGCGACCCCGTACGCTATGGCCGGGAGATGAACCGGGTCCGTCGCGCCGTGCTAGAGTGCGACCCGCGAAACCGCGACGGGTGGGAGTTCTGGGTAGACGTACACAAGTACGCCCTCGCCCAGTACGGTCTGCCCCCCGGCGTCGCACCCTTTCGGTTGGAATACCGAGAGCGAAACGACCGGGGATACTTGAGAAACACAGGCAGGATCGAAGAGAAGCGAAAGGCCGCGAAGGGCTAGAAGCTCTTGCGAACTTCCGAACGGGTGGGCGCGGCCTTCGTCAATCCCACCCAACGCTTCACGAGGTCTTCGTCCACCTTGGACAGAAGCTCGGAATCTTCCATCACCCAGCGTTCGTCTCGCCCCGACATCAGGTACGAGTTCAACAGCAGGTCGCGGGCACCGACCGAGATTGCCAGCGTCGGCGTCTCCCCATACCCAACGGGCGGGTAGAAGAAGTCACCAGCCTTGCCGTAACGGCTACCCTTCGGACGCATCCCCGCGGCCATCAACCATCCGATCACCTGCTCGCGCTTCTCTGCGAGGCTCACGGAAGGTGCCCGCTTCGCCGTGCCGGAAGCCTTCGGCGGGTTGCGGAGGATGTCTTTGATGTCCCCGTAGTGGGCCTTCACATCCGCTTCGGTGCGGGCGTCGGCTAGCGTGGGGGCTTTTTCGAGGATGGCTTCGAGCAGCGCCCGCGAGTCCATCTGCGTCTTCGGACGGGCAATGGCTAGACCCAGCGGAGCGAAAGTGATCGTCCACCCGGAACCGCCCAGGCTCTTGTGGATCGCCCACGGCCCGTACACGTCCGCGAGGACTTCCTCGGATTTTCCGCCGGAAAGGGCAAGGTTGATCTTCTGCTTTGAGTACGAAACCGCCGCCGTACGGCTCGCGATGCGGGAACGCAGCCGTTGACGGAGCAGGTACAGCGCCGTCTCGTGGGCGTTCGCCGTCGCCATCAGGAAGTCGTCGAGGCCCAGGGACATCTCACCGCTGGCCTTGAGCCCGTCGTACGCGGCGCGAAGGGCGCGCTGAAGATGCTCCTCCATCTGAAGGGCGCAGTGGTACGAACTGTCACCCGCCCCGGTCGCCGCGTGGTTCGCGATGAACTGGTGGGTGTCCGAGAGCACCGACAGGTTCGTGAGCGCGCCGGGGCCGTACACCCCGACGATCTTCTCGGCCAGCGTGTCGATCTCCTCGGCAATGGCCAGGTAGAGCTTCTGGAACAAGAGGTGGTCCTGATACGAATTTTCCCCTCTCACTTTCCAGTGGGCGGTCTGGTGCGACCACTGAAGAGCTCGGAGGATTGCGAGAAGTTGCAGCAGGAGATTCATGGGTGAGAGGTTCCTTCAGAGCTTGCGGATGTACTTCGCGTAAATGCGGTCGATCTCCTCGTCGGTGGCGTCTTCCAGCACTACGGTGTTGTGACCCTCGACGGCGATCCGAATCGTGTGTTTCCCGCCACGGACCATCCCATCACCGATCCCTTTGAACCTCTTGAAGATCTCGGCAACCTTCTTCTTTCGGTCCGCAGGGGGCATAGCCGCTTCCTTCAGGAGAGGGAGAAGGTGGGGGCGGAACTCTGGACGCTGGTGCGCGAGCCGGATGACCTTGGAACGAAGAGTGCTCATGTGTTGGTTTTCTTATCAGCGCAGGACGGACTTGAGGTAGTCGAACCACACGTCGTCCCGCGCCCACTGGGTTGCTTGGCTGTCAATCGCGTCGAGGTCCCCGCCCTGCGACCGGACGTAGGCGTCGATCACGTCGAGGTCGAGGAGCTTCTCGTACAGCTTCCCCGTGACGTAGGACTTCATCTGCCTATCGACCGGAAAACCACCGGGGTTGGCCTTGAAGCCCAGCGGGATCACACCCTGCTCAACGTCACGGACGGCACGGTCCATCGCGGGGCGGACCTTCGTGTCGAAGTACTCCCGCACGAGGGCGTCCGCGTCCCGCTGGGAGGTGGTCTTGGTCTCCTCGACCCACTGCTCCAACGCACGGGTGTGGGCTTCGTCTTGGGCGCGCATCGCCGTCTCGATGGCCCGGAACTGGGCACCCGACACACGGTTGAGCTCGCCCTTCTTGTCGAGCTTCACCAACAGCGCCGTCAGTGACCTAGCAGACCCGTACTCCTTCTCGTTGCCGTCCGACACCCGCCACATGGCCAGAACCTGATGGTCCGTGTCGTAGGCCCAGAGGAACTTCCACGGGTCTTCGGGGCGAACGTGGATGATGCGCGCCCCTTCCTCGGCTTCCTCGGGGAGCTCCATGAGGTCGCCCATCATCCCGCCCGAATGGGTGGACAGGACGTACTTGTCTCCCGCGAGGGTCACCGTGTGCGAGTTGCGAGGAGCGCGACCCGCAAACGGGATCACGTCCCCCGCCTCCCGCACGGAAGCCACCCGGACGCCCGCGTCTCGGAAGCGGTCAACCACATCGTCGGGGAGGTCCTTCGCCGTGACCACCTTCCAGCGGGGACCCGACAGGTCCCTTTCGGGAAGGCTCGACTGCTTGGCCTTCGGGGGCTTGCGCTGATCCACAATCGACCAAGCCACGAGCAAGCCCTTGGCGGTGCCGCTCTTTGTAGGCATTTGCGGAATGAACCAGAACTCGTGTCCCGCCGCCTCCGAGTGGAACACCTTGCCAAGCTGCATCTCCAGCCACGTCTGCGCCGGGGGGAGCGCCGCCGACTTGAGCAGGGGCAACAGGTGCGGACGGAGACCGGGTTGCTGGTGGGCGAGACGAATGACCCGCGAACGCAGGGACGGCATACCCCCGTCGCGGGGATAGAACCGCTAGCGGAGTTTTGTCACGGCGCGGGAGTAATCCCAGGTGAGCTCCTCGCCCGACACCACGGGGCGGAGGGTACGGAACTCAATAGCCGAGATGCCGGGTCGAATCACGCACTGGGTGTTGGGTTCGCGCCCCGTGGAATCGAAGCGGTCGAAGTTGTAGAGCAACCCCTCGCCCGAAAGAAGGCACCGCCGACCGTTCACCCACGGGAACAGGTAGCGGTTGATAATGGGCATCGAGAGCGATTGCAGGGATTCCTCCCCGCTCAACGGCATGACCCAGCATCGTTCCACCGTAACGCCACGGTCGATGTCCTCGCGTGCGAACACCCCACGGCCCCTCTCACGGCTGATCCAGCGGGCGAGGATGGGCCACCCGCCCGAAGGCTCGGGAACCGCCGCCTTGAGGCAATCGGTACATACGAGAGCGCCCTTCTTCTGCCAATCGTTCGAGGGAGCGGGGAGCTTCAGACCGCAGTCGGGACAGATAGGGTCAGTCATAGCTTCTTTCCGAGGACGTGTAGAGCCTTGGATTGCCGGGGGTCGAGCTTGCGCCCCCCGGTCATAGCCTCTCGAAGTCCTTGGTACTGGAGACGGTCCTCGGGTGCGAGGGACCCCAACCGCTTCTCGATGCGGTCCAACCAGCGTTCGGCCTTCTCGTTGGAAAATTTGATCTCAGGCATCCCTACCTATGGTGCTCCTTCAACAAAGCTACCGTACCGATACGAACCTCCCCACGGGGGACTGACGTACGGACGTACAGGGCGGTGACCTTCCCCCCCGCGCGGGGGAAGTGCCCGACGCACCCGGCGGTCAACGTGGCTTGGTTGGTTGCCGGGATGAACGCCCCGACGAACGAAGGCCGCAGTTGATCTCGGTAGTCCTCGGGGTGGACCACCGCCACGGCGGCGTCGGGAACGGAGCTCAGTAGGTTCAGAAGGGCGGTCGCTAGCGGGTTCATTTCCCGCACGCGAACATAAATACCCTAGCGCCCGTCACTTGGCGTTGTGGACCGCCGAGATCACCGAAGCGACGAGATCGTCGTGGAACAGTTCGGCGCTCCCCCCGCTGAAGAACTTGTTGAACTTGCCGCTCTCCCGAAGGGCCTTCTTTACCAAGGCCGCGACATTTCGCGACGTGTCCTCCACGATCCCTTGGAGGTCGTTGCTCGCGTTGTCGAGGTTCTCTTGGGCCTCTTCCATGTCCTCCTCGGACGCGGGCACTTTGTCGAACTCCAGAAGGTACGGGTTGAGCTCTTCGCCCAGATTGCCCGCCGCCTTGAGGAGAGGGAGAAGCTGCGGACGGAGATGCGGCTGCTGGTGAGCCAGCCGAATGATTTTGGAACGTAGGTCGCTCATGCCCCGCACGGGGCATAGGGCATCTACCGTAGGCGTTTTCGGTAGTAGTCCCGAAGCCGGTCAAGCGCGCCCTGTGCCGTGGGGTGCCCCACGGGGTAGATGCGGGTGTTGGAGGACCGGGTGCGAACGAAGGCGCACCACGCCCCGTCCTCCCACTCCAGCACCACGCGGAACTGCGAAGGCGACGCGCCGGGGTAATCGCGGGCCACGAGGTCCGTGATCTCCCGGCACGCCGCGCCGAAGTCCAACTCACTCGCTGTCATCGAACCGAAAGTACCGCTTCACGTCAGACCACACCCGTTCGCTCTCGGGCGTCCGCTCGTATTCGTCGGGGTACTCGTAAGCGCCGCTGTAGGCGTACAGCGACTCTAGACGACGGTGCATCTCCACCGCCCGTTCAAAGGAGTCGATCACGCCCGACAGAGCGTCGGGGTGTTGCCGTTCCGGGTAGCCCAGAAGCTCATACCTGCGGAAAGGGAGGTGGACCGCCACGCGCCGCAGAAGCACCTCGGCCTCTTGCAAGCGTTCGAGGTCGGACAGCACCCCCTGCACACGTTCGATCAGGTTATCCACCGTTTTCTCCCTCTCCAGTTCACGAAGGGCTCGCTCCCGTTCCTCCCCCGGTGGGAGGTACACGCGGGGGAACCTACGGACGCACGGGTCGCACACGAAACCCGGACGGCAATCCCGGCACGGGGCCCTCACAGTACCCCGAAAGCCTTTGCGATTTCGCGCTCCATGCCCTCGTTGATACGGCGGGCGACCTCTTGAAGCGCATGAAGGGCTCGCGTGTTCCGTTCCGCCGCCTCCCGCTCCGAGCTCTGGTCTTGGGTGGGGGTCATGCGGAGGGCCTCCTCGGCAATGAACCACTCGCGAATGGCATCCCGCATCCCCCGCGCCCCCGTAACCAACCCCGTAGCCCGCTCCGCGAGGTCGTGGTGGCTGTGCGATGCGAGCGGGCCGGGGTCTCCGCGAAGGGCGTTCGCGACGCCCGTGAGGATCGCCCGCTGACGGTCTACCTGTGCGTGGAGCTCGTCGATCTCCTCGCACAGGGCCAGAACCTTGTCGTTCTGCGACTTGAGGGCAGCGTCCCTCACCTCCAACCGCTCTTGCAGAGAGAGGCACACCTCCAACACGCTCTTCAGTTCATCCATCGCACACCCTCCTCAGCCCATCTGGTCGAACACGGCATCGGACGAAATCGCCGTCGCGGTCAACACGCCCAGAACCGCCGCCGCCGTGGCAATCCCCCACAGGGTCGCAGACACCCCCAACACGCCCAGCGCCACCCCATACCGAACTTTTCCGACGATGCCCCTCATGGATTTTCCCTCACAGTTCGATCTCCTTCTGTCGGTCGAGCTCCCGGCCAATCGCCGCCCTCACCAACGCCCAATCCTCACGGTGGAGGAGGGCGCACGACGCCAGCATCGGGAAGCCGTTGATCGCACGTCCCCCCATGGAGTCCTTGTAGTAGCCGTAGACCACACCAAGGTCGGACTTCAGCTTGTCGAAGTGGGCGTCCCGCCCCGCCTCCCACTCCTTCACCTTGGTCTGGAGGGCGTCGCACTCCTCCCGCCACACCTTCATCCGCCCGCGCCACTCGGCCAGCTTCGCACGGTGACCCGCCAGTGCCGCACGGTGCTCGGTGAGTGCCGCCTCATGGGCAGCGTCCGCAGCACGGTTCGCAGCAGCCTCGGCATCCCGCAGGGCATCCTCGGCACGGGTGAGAGCCTCACGGGCAGCTTCTACCTCACTGTCCTCCACCTCGCCCCAGCGGGCACGGAACTCGGCACGGGCGAGAGCCTCGCGGGCTTCCGCCACCGCCGCCTTCAGACCCTCGCGCGCCGCACCCACGTCGGGCTCCGGGCGCTTCGGGCGGGTGAAACCCCGCACGGGCTTCGCGGGCTCCTTGGATACCTCGGGCTCGTCCACGGGGTACCGCAACCCGCCCATCGCCAAGGGCAGGAACACCATGTGGACGAGGTTGTCGGGAACGGACGACGAAAACAACACCTGGTTCGCGATGTAATCACGGACCAGCTGCTTCAAGCTCTCCTTGGTACGGCGCGGGATGTCCATGCGAATCGTTACGCCCGGGATAACATCCGTCGGAGCTTCCCCATCGCGTCGGATTCGATCTGCTGCGCCCGCTGACGGGTGACCCCCCACTTGTCGGCTACGTCTTGAAGGGTCGGGGCGTCCTCCCCCGCACCCATCAGGTCGGGGAGAATCCTCAGAACCGTGATCTCCCTCTCCCTTGGGCGCAGCCGCCCCACCACGGCGCTCACCGCCCGCTCGATCTCCCGCGCCCGCACCCCGTCCTCGATGTCCTGCAACAACCCCGGGTCTTCCACCGTCTCGTGACGCGGGATCTTCGCCCCGGGCGAGTCCTCCCCCTCCCGGTGATTCCACGTATCGTCAAGGGATTCCTCCCCGTACAGGTACAGGGACGCCGCCGCGAAGCAGTCCCATTCCGAAGCAACCCCCCAATTGCGGTCTTCCCGCAAGAACGTACGGACCACGGACACTTCCGTCGAACCCCCGTCCCGTAGATGGACGCGCAACGCCTTCGGCAATATGCGGTTTTTGCTATTACCTAGGTTCCCCACCCGGCGGTACAAATGTACAACGCCCGATAGGTGGTTGCGAATCAACCGCCCTGCCCATGTGCTGAACCGAAATCCGAAAGTAGGATCGAACGTACGCGCCGCCGCGCACAACGCCGCCATCGCCTCTTGCTCAATGTCCGCACGCTCTAGGTGACGGCAGGAAAACTCCTGGGAGAGTTCCCTCGCCAACCCGTAATGGTCCCTCGGGTCCACCCGGTACGGGCCCAGCTTCGATACGTCACGGTAAGCGTAGTAGGTCATCTTCTGAAGGTTACGCCCCGCCCCGCACGGATACCGTCACGTTGCCCGAAACGTCCATCACCGCCGCAAGGTGCAAGACCTCTAGCACCCGCCCCCACGGAACGTCCCCGTTCGCAACCCGCACGGCAGTCGTCGCCTCCACCCCCAAGGCGTCCAACCTACTCCCGTGCTCACCGACGTACCGAGAGAACACGGCACGAAGCACGGAACCGTCCCCCACCACCCGCGCAATCGCACGGTTCGCAGCCTCCCCCAAGCGAGGGTCGCCGCCCGCCTCCTGTAACACGGACCACGGAACGGATAGGTACGCCGACGGAGCATCCCCGTACCGCGCAACCAACGACGGACCCGTCGCGTGCGAGTATCCCGCCTTCGGGCACACGTACAGGTCATCGCCCAACGAGACGCACTCCGAGCAGTCGTGAAGGAATTCCCCCCCCCCCCACCGCCGCCGCCGTCACTCCTTCCACCCCACGGGCAGAACCTCCACCACCTTCCCGTACACGGTGGTCGTCCAGCCGTTGTCGTGCCCGTGATTGTTCCCGATGAGAACCCCTCGGTCAGGGTTCACGGCCTTCACCAAGTGCGTGTAGACGTTCCCGCGTACCCGGCAGTACGCGATGTCACCGGGGACGAGGTCCTCCCACCGACACGGCGCGATACGCACGGGCTGACGAGATTGAATGAGCGGGATCATGGAGTTACCCGGCTCGCGAGACACCACTGTCTCGCCTCGCTGGAGAGCTTCGATTTTGTAGTTTGGGACGGACATGACCTACGTTACGCCCGCGGAAGGGGGGGCTTGTCTCACCGAAGGGGGGGGTCCGTGCAGAAGAACCCCTTGTCTCACCGAAGGGGGGTCGCGCGGGGAAAACCTATGACCTACGTTGCAAAGGGGCTCCGACACCTCACGGGACGGAGGAGGCAGACGAACCCGGGGCGGGTGCAGGGACGGGGCACGGGAGGGTACACGAACCCCGGCGAGGACTTCTTGAAGTGCGACACGTCCAGCTTGGGGCCGTGCTTCCGCAGTTTCACCAAAAGGTTCTTCACCTGCGGCTGGGTTCTCCCCGTGCTCACCCGCCCCATCCCAAGGGCCACCGCAAGCTCGTAGTAGCTCTGACAGGTGGGCACCCGCGCCGCTACCCTCTCGTAAGTGGAGACCGTCCGCGTTGCCCCCATGCCCCGGGCGCTACCGCATAGAAACTGCGATTGCGAACCCCATTCACATTTTTGACCCCCGTTTTCGGTGCGGCTTCAATACGGCTATTTCGACCCCCCCGTGCCCGCCCCGAAGTTTACTATACGGTTTCGGGGAATCGGGCTTCGGGGAGCCCCCGGGCCGGGGGCGTCCCAAGTTCTTCGGGGGTCGGAGCCGGGAGGTTCCGGCCCCTTGGGGGGGACCGCGGGGGGCCTTCGATCACCACTCCCCGTAGCTGCGAAGGCCACGGCCCTTGCCATCGCACTCGTCGCAGTAGTGCGGGGAGCACCCCGGGTAGCCGCAGGGGTGCCAGCCGGGGCGGCGGGCGGGGGACGGCTTGGGGGCGGTCCCGCCCACGAGGGCGCGGGCGTCCCCCTCGCGGGCGAACACCCGGAGGGGGTCTACGTGCATCCGTCCCCGCCACGTCACCGTGACGAGGTAGTGAACCCCGTTGCCGGGGAGGGCGTCGGGGGCCGCGGTCTTCATCACGCCACCCCCTTCTCGCCCAGCGCAGCGGCGAGGGTTCGCACCACCGCCGCTCGCTCGCGGTAGGAAGTCTCCGTGCGTCGCCACAGGGCGCAGTGCTGCCCGTAGGGGGAGGTCACCACCCCCAGCACTTCGCCCAGCGGGCTGCGGTAGTTCCGCCGCCGCCCCGTGTTCAGCGGGCCGATGGCTTCGACCCCGTACGGGGCACGGGCACGGGGGAGGTAGTGGGCGCGGGCGTACCGCCAAGCGGCGTTGATGGCCGCTTCCACGTCGCGCCCGTGGAAGCGGGCGTCTGCGTACACGGCGCGGAGTTCGTCGATGTTGATGTGAGCGTGCATGGTGTCCTTTCAGTTCGCGGGGCCATGGTGGCCCTTGGTTGAGGGGATGTGCGTTGGAGCCTGGGCGGGGAATCGAACCTCGCCGCCCCGGTGATCACCGGGGCGAACCGTTCAGGCTAGGGGGTCACGCGGCCTTGACCGTGCGGCCACGCTTCGCGCCCGCGTGGCGGGAGCGTACGAGCTCCTCCAGCTTGCGGACCAGTGCCGCCGGGAGGGCGTCGAGGTCGCGAGCGTACACATGGTCGGGGAACCGGGTCTTGACGCCTTCCGACCCGGACCCGAGACCGACACCGATCACCAGCACACCGGCTTCCGCGGCGCGCTGGAGCTGGGTGGGGATGACCCGTGCGTGCTCCCCGTCGGGCTCGCCGTCGGTGAGTACGAACAGGATGCGGTGCCCTTCGGGGCGGGCGCTGAGTTCCCGCAGGGCGAACTCAATGCCGTCCGCCATGGGCGTGCCGCCCGAGGCTTTGATCTCGCGCAAGCGCGGCGCGGAAGCCTTGAAGGTCTCGCCCCACGACTTGAACACGTCGTAGTACATGGCGTGCGTGCGGTGGCAACCGTTCGCGCCCGTGTAGTCCCGGTTGTCGTACGCGGCATCGTACGACTTGGTGCGGAAGCCCATTGCCATCGACTTCGCGCCGATGCCGTCGAGGGCGTCCAGGAGCGTGTACGCAATCGCGCACGTCTCGCGGAGCTTGTCTCTCATCGAGCTCGACTCGTCAATCACCAGCGCCGCCGCGATGGACATATCAATCGCCGGGGTGCGGTCCATGTAGGCCCGCGTGGGCATCACGCCGCCCCGCATCTCGCAGTACGAGTCCACGAGCATCCGGGGGGAGAGCGCGGAGCCTTTGCGGACACCGTGCTCGGTGCCCGAGTTTTCCAGCGCGCGGAACAGCACCGCGAGGCGCGTCCGCAGGTACGCCGTGCCCTTGCGGGCCTCGCGGGCGATGACCGCGAACGAGCCCGCGTTTCCCGCGTGGGCTCGCACGCCGACGACTTCATCCGCCGCCGTGCTGTACGGGCGGTACGGCATGGGCGAGGTGTAGTCTTTGGGGTCGGGGGTTCCCTCCTCCATGTCGGCCTTGACGCCCGCTTCGAGTGCGCTGTTCGAGTCCAGCGTGCCCGTGCCGTCCTTGGCGTGCTGGTCGAGGAAGTCCTTGGCGGTCGCCGTGGACGTGCCCTCGCCGCCGCCCGCGCCGTTCGCGGAGCCTTCGGCCTCGTCAACGCCGTTGGTGCCGTCGTGGGTGGTGCCGTCCGCGTCGGAAGGGTCACCGGGCTGGTCGCCCGGCCCCTCACCCTTCGCGGGTTCGCCCTTCGCGGGTTCGCCCTCGGAAGGTTCGCCCTCGGAAGGTTCGCCCTTCGCGGGTTCGCCCTCGGAAGGTTCGCCCTTCGCGGGTTCGCCGCCCTTACCGGGCTGGGGCTTGCCCTTCCCCTCGCCGCCCTGCGACGGCTGGGGCTCCTCGGCGTTCGCCGCACCCTCAAGGTGCGCGACCGCTTCGAGGGCGAGGGTCAGGGCGATCCCGTCGAGCAGGGCCTGCTTCGCCCGCTCCCGCGCGGCGGGGGTCCGCACGTCGGGAACGCTTCGCGTGAACACGCCGTGCAGCGCGCCGCCAGGGCGCAGCATCGCGAGCCCTTCCGGGCACTCGCGGGCGAGCCGCGCGAGGTTGTCGCGCAGGGTCGGGGTGTTGTACCCCAGGCCCAGGTCGCGCCACGCGACGAACACGGTCTGAACGACCGTCGCGGGAGGGTTGCCCGCCTTCTCGCGGGAGTCCGCCTCCATGCGGACGATGTAGTCCGCGAGGTCCGCCATTTTTGTGGCGACCCCGGGGAACTCCTCGCACCCGAGCCGCTCGATGTAGATGTCCTCGACCACGTTCTGGAGGTCGAGGACCAACTTCGCGCGCCGCGACCAGTCAACGGTCGGGTTGGCCCTCACGGGCGCGATAGCCGCGCCGATCACGGCGGGCGTGAGGACGCCCTGCTGGGAATAGAGGCGATGGAACGCCTCGTGGCTCGCGCCACCGATGAGGGCCAAGTAGGTGCGGCGGGGCACGTCATCGCCGCACTCCGCGATCTGGATCGACGCGGGAGTGTTCGATCCGTAGCGCGTGTGTTCCGCGAGGATGCGCGGGTCGCGCTCGCCCCGGCACAGGGCGGGCGCAACCGCCCGCCATCCGAAGGGTCCGCGCATGGCGAACCCCGTGCCCCGCGTCACGACCGGGAGCATCCGCTCCCGGCCAACAATCGAGAGGACCGTCGCGGCGTGCGTTTCCCGCACGCGGCTACCGGGCATCGCGAGCTCATCCGTCATTTTCGTCATCGTCATCTCCTTCCGACCCCTAACCGGAACGCCGGGGGGTCCATTAGTGAAATTCGTTACGCCATGCGGTCGATTCCGTTCGACCGTTCCCGTTCCCCTTCCGACGCCTAACCGGAGGGGAGGGGGGTCGCTTAGTGAAAATCGAAACGGCCCCCCTCGATTCTCTGAACGTAACGTAACGTAGGGTAACGTAGGTCAATCCCCGCGCCCCCATTTTACCGGATCGCGCGCGTACGATTAGCACAATCCGTGCCGACCGATTCCCTAATGGTTTCGCGTACTTACGCGATTCGTTCGATTCCCACTAATGGACCCCCCCGGCTTCCGGTTAGGGGTTGCGGGGGGACGGCGGGGGAGGCGGACGGAATCGACCGATGGGCGGTTGATTCCTACTAAGGGACCCCCCTCCCCTCCGGTTAGGCAACGGAGGGGGACGGATGGACGCGGGTGCAGCGCCACGGTGGCGCAGCGCGGGCGTAACGGTCCCTGCTCGATTCGGAGGATGACGATGACGAAGCTCAAGTGCAACCTGTGCGCCTTCGAGGCGCACTATCTGGTCCCCCACCTCCTCGAAGCCCACGGGCTCGGGGAGGGTGAGTACGACGGGGAGACCGCCTCCCCCGCCCTCGAAGCCGCGCACGACGCGCACGTCAAGGGGCGTCGGCGCGCGGCCTTCAACCCCGCTGGCGGGGTGACCGCGCGCTTCGCGGGCATCCCGATGCCCGTCAACCTCGACGTTCCGGCGGACGCCTGTCTGCCCCTGCCCGCCGCGTACGCGGTTCCGGGCTTCGGGAAGCTGGCCGACGCGGTGCGCCGCGTCGCCGCCCGCGTCGCGGCGGGCAACAGCAAGCCCCTCTGGGTTTGGGGACCGCCCGGAACGGGCAAGGACGCGGTCTTCAGCGCCTTGAGCGCCCGGATGCGCCTCCCCGCGCGAGTGTTCAACATCACCCCGGATGCCGACATCCAGGGGTGGTTGGCGACCCGCGCGCTCGGGCCGCAGGGCACGTACTGGGAGGAGGGCGACCTCCTCCGCGCGCTGCGGGACGGCTACAAGACCGCCGACGGGCGGGTGATCCCGTACCTGATCGTCCTCAGCGACATCGACCGCGCAACGCGGGCTCAGATGGAGCCCCTGCGCGCCATCCTCGACAGCCTCGGCGGGCGCGTGCCCGCCGCGAACGGGATGCACAAGGTGCTCCCCGGTACGCTCATCGTCGCCACCGCGAACACCGCGGGTGGCGGCGACACCTCCGGGCGCTACACCGCGACCCCGGTGGACACGTCCGTGTTGGATCGCTTCACCTTCAAGGTGACGTTCAGCAACATGGACCCTCGCGATGAGGAGCCCCTGCTCCGCGCGAAGTACCCGGCGCTCGCGGCGCGCTTCCCCGACCTGATCCCCGCCGTGATGCGGGCGACCACGGCGATCCGCGACGCCGTCGAGAAGGAGGAACTGTTCCTCGACTTCGGACACCGCACGGTGTCCAACTGGATGGATGCCGTGGCCGTCGAGGCAACCTTTTACACGGGCATCGCCGCCTCCCGCGTCATCCGCTCGGGCCTCCAGGACATCCTCGCGGGCGCTCCCAATGAGGACACCCGCGAGGCCCTCAAGCGCCTGGTCGATCCGCACCTGAAGGGCGGGGCGGTGGAGGAGGGCGACACCTCCCACGTGTCCGCCGACCCCCTCGCCGCCCCCGCCGTCTGACGGCCCCCCCGCTGCGACCGGAGTGCAACGCTCCGGTCGATTCCTCAGCCCCTCCGGGCGTAACCCCGGAGGGGCTGAGGAATCGACCGATGCCCGGTTGATTCGCACTAATGGACCCCCCCGGCTTCCGGTTAGGGGGCAGAAGGAGACGATGACGATGACGAACAAAATCAGCCAGTCCACCACCCAGTTCCCCCTGCTCCGCGCCCTGGCGGGTGCCCCCAACGGCGAGCTCGCCGTGGACGCCGCCGTGGACGCGGCCCTCAAGGAGCTCGGCGGCGACCCCGCCGACAAGGCCCACCGCACTGCGGTGGGCAACGGGAAGTGGGACCTCAAGGCACGCGGGATCGTGTCCGACCCCACGCGCGGAACGTGGGCCATCACGGACCTGGGCCGCGAGGCCCTCGCGAGCGGGACGCTCCCGCCGCAGGACCGGGACAAGTACCTCGGGGCTCCCAAGCCCCGCAAAGCGGGAACGGCCCCCACCCCCGACGAGCCCGCCGCGACCCCCGCGGCGGAGCCCCCCGCGATGGCTCGGGCTGAGGAGCCCGCCGCCGCCCCGGAAGCGCCCGCCCCGGAAGCGCCCGCCCCGGAAGCGCCCGCCCCGGTGGCGGCGAAGCGCCGCCTGAAGGTGGCGAACGCGCCCGCGGCGAACGCGCCCGCGGCGGACGTGCCCGCGTGGCTGAACGACGACGACATCCGCGCCCTCGCGGTGGCCTCCACCGAGTGCTTCGGCGCGTGGGCGGCGAAGTCCGGCGAGTGCGGCAAGTGCCCCCTCGCTGGGTGGTGCCGGAACGCCAAGGCGGCGACGCTGACGCTCCTGGCCAGCAAGCTCTCCACCGAGACGCCCGCCGCGCCCTCCCCGGTGACCGCGTCGGTCGCCAAGCTCGACGCGGCGGTGGGCGCGGCGAACGCCCCCTCCGCGGCCAAGGCCGCGCCCGACGCGGGCATGACCCTGAAGGCCCGCGTGGACGGCATCTGCGCGGCCTCGGGTCGCCCGATCAAGGCGGGGGACTCGATTCGGTACCTGCCGGGTTTCGGCCTGTACCACGCCGACGAAACCCCTCCCTCCAGCACGGTCGCGAAGTGACGGACCGGCCCGCCCCCCGTTGCCGGGGGGCGGGCGCTTCCCCCTTACGACCGTGCTTGCGGGAACCTCCCCCGCGAGCCTATGGAAACCGCCCGACGGCGCTACCGTCATCGCGCCTCGGTCGGGACGCAGGTTCGAGTCCTGCGGCGGTCACCGACCCGTACGAATATTCCGAATCCAACCCGGTGCGGCTCAGCCGCTACGAAAGGACCACGATCATGAAAGCCCTCGACATCAGCGCCCACACCGCCCTCATCAACGACCCCGCCGCCCCTCTCGCCTCGAAGGTGGCCGCTGCCTCCGCGCTCTGGAACGCCATCGAGGCGTGCCAGGAGGCACTGGAGCCCTTTAAGCGCGAGGTGCGCGCCCTCGCGGTCGCCTCTGGCAAATCCACCGTCACCTTCGACGGTGACGGGCTCACCCAAGCCAAGGTGGTCGTGCCCGGACCGTCGCTGAAGCTCACCCCCGCCGCGACGGTGGACGGCGAGAGGGCTGCGTTGGGAGACCTGTTCAACGCCATCTACGAGGTGAAGCTCTCGCTTCGGAAGGCGGACCCGACTTTCCTGGCTTGCTTCCCGCCCGCGGTGCAAGCGCACGTCGCGAGCGTGGCGGACCTGGTGCCGAACACCCCGCGGGTGTCTCTCAAGTCCCTCCCCGGCGTCTCCCCCGCGTAACGAAACCGCCCCCCGTACCCCGGCATCGCGCCGGGGTACGGGGGGCGGCTTTTCTCGTTGGTGTTATTCTTCGCTCCCGGGCGGTCAGGTGCCTTCGAGCATCTCCTGGTGCTTGTCGCAAAGCACCGAGCCCTTGATGAACACGCGCCCCGCGAGCTCCGTCCCGTCGGACCCCCGGACGTTGTAACGGATCTCCTCCCCCGGCTTGCCGCACACCACGCACTTGTCCCCCGCCGCCGTCTTGGTCAGCAGCGGGAGGAGGTGGGGGCGGAGATCGGGGTTCTCGTGAGCCAGACGGACCAGCTTCGACCTTAGCTCCCCCTCACCCGCAAGGTGAATGGGGTTCGCCTCGGGGGCGGGGTGAAGGTTATCGCCGTGAGACTCGTGCATCGCCCACCCGGCGACCTCCTTCAGGTGCTGGGCGGCGCTGTTGATCTTGCTCTCGGCCCAATCGGGGAGAAGAACCCCGTCGGGGATGCCGTTGTAGAGCATCTGGCTCACGCGGTGGGCGAGCCACAGGTTCTGCTTCGTCATGTAGTTGCCGTCAGACCCGGCACCGTGCTCGCTGGACTTCTTCTTCATTGGCTGTCCCCGTTCTCCGTAGGGGCGGGCTCCCAGCCCACCCCCCTGTCGCCGCTCGGCTTCAGGGGACGGTGCGCGGTGGGAAGCGGCAGAAACCACCGCTACCGGGGGCCCGCTACGGGGGGCGGGGAATAGGCGGGGAACCGTGCGGTCAGAGCTCGGGCTTGATCTAGGTTCACGGTACTCCAAGGGCGTCCAATACACCCCGCAAGGCTTCGGCTTCCGTACGACCCCGCTCGTTGACCGTCAGCCTACGAACGTCGTAGGAACGGGCGTCCACTTGGACGTAGTGCCAACCGGGTTCGTGATCCCGCGTGTACGGGTCGAAGGACCCCGAACCATAACCCCGTTGGAACAGCACGTCCCCGATCAGCGTTCGGAGGTCTTCTACGGTCGCGTCCACGGTCATGGCGTCCTCGGTGGTCATCAATAATCCTGAGCTTCCTTGAGGGTCGGGAAGAAGTGAATCCCCTTGGTGCATTCCACCCGGATGTCCCCATCGTAGTCGGAAACGCTTGCCCACTTGCCCACCTCGTAGGTGAAAACCTCATCGTGGGGAGACCGGAAAACGGTCTCCGTGGTGGTCCCGCTAGCGACACCGACAACCTTGACCTTGGAAGCCCGACACTTCCGACCCACGAGGGTCGAAGTCCGTTGGGCCGACCGGGGGATCAGAAGCTCCAGTACTACGTTCCCCTGAACCTTCTTGAAGGCCCGGAACTGGCCCACCTCGGGAACGATCTGGAAGGGGGGGAGGGTCGCCCCGGTCAAGTACGCCCCGGCCAAGGTCGCCCCGGCCAAGTACGCCCCGGTCAAGTTCGCCCCGGTCAAGTTCGCCCCGGCCAAGGTCGCCCCGGTCAAGTTCGCCCCGGCCAAGGTCGCCCCGGTCAAGTTCGCCCCGGTCAAGTACGCCCTGTACAAGTTCGCCCCGGTCAAGTTCGCCCCGGTCAAGTTCGCCCCGGTCAAGTACGCCCTGTACAAGTTCGCCCCGGTCAAGGTCGCCCGAGAACCCGTGGCGGGATCTCCAAGCCACAGTCCGTGGAGTCGAACGATTTCCTTGAGATCACCCGACGTGTATGTCTTCATGGTCTACCTTACGCCCGAAGGGCCGCTGGGGAGAGCTCAAGCAACCGTGCCCCCACCGCCTCGCAGGGGGCTGCGGTGTCTACGATGGCCTCCATGCTCCCCGCAAGGTAACCACGGTAACCGTTGCGGATGACCCGCTCGTCTGCCGTAGGGTCGCGTCCACGGTCACGTCCCGCGCCCGGTGTCGAGCTTCGCGTGCGCGCAGAACTCCGCGAGGGAGGAAAGGTCTGCGATGGACAGGCGGTCCACGTTGACCCGGCTGACCCAGCGGGTGCCGTCCCGCTCGACGGTGAGAACGGCGCTGTTGTTGGGCGCGTCGGGGGATACCTTCCCCAAGGTCCACCCGTAGTCGTCCCTCATGCGAATGTGGTAGGTTCGCATCACGTCCCCGGGATGTTCAGTTGCTTGGCGTTGAACTCACGCTCGCGCTTGGCTTGGGCCGTGGAGGCGTCGTTCAGTTCCGCCCATGCCTTCACCGTGCGGTCCCGGTCAACCTCGCCGTCTTCCAAGTCGTCGTCCACCCACGGGAGGCAGTTCTCCTCCGCGCCGCTCAGACTCTTCGCCGTGACGACGGAAGCCGTGGCGTCGGCGTTGTCCATCGCGTCGTTCACCACGTCACTCTCCCGCAGGGCGTAGTCCTCGGCGTCGCGCTCGCTGGCCGCGACGACGTACACGTCGGCTTCGATTCTTACCCGGTACAGCTTGGGTTCGCTCACTTGCCCCCCTCCTTCTTGATGCGCTCCAGCCATTGCTCGATGTCCGCGTAGCAGTCCCGGTTCAGCTTGGCGCAGTCCGCTGCTTCGTCGGCGCGGTGTGAGAGAACGTACACCTCGTACGTGACCGTCGCCTTCCAGACCCTCGGTAGACCCTTGCTCATGTCAGTCCTCCAGTGCAGCCTTGGCCAAGGACAACAGACGGTCAGACACCCGACCGCTATCTCCCGCCGTGTTCACCGTCACGTCGCACGTCATGGCGATGCTCTCGCGGTACACACGACGAAGCTCGCCACGGTGCGGAGGGAGAGACTCGCCACGGGCCGTGAGCCTCTCGTCCAGCACCGCGTCGGGGGCGTCGAGCAGGACGATGAGCGTGGGGGTCGGGAGAGACTGCCTCTCCAGTGCCGTGAGGGCCAGCAGCCTCCCACGAACCTCGCCGTCGAGGGTCTTGGCAATCGCATCCGTGCTGTACACCCAGCGGTCCGCCACCACCACCGTGTCGTCCGCCGTGCGGGTGGCCATCTCGGCCCGCTCCCTCGCGTAGTGCAGGGACCGCTCCCAGTCACCCCCACCCGGACGATGTGGCGGGTGGTGGTAGACGAGGGTCTTGTAGCCCTCGCGCTGGAGGGCCTCCCCCAACTTCTTCGCGTTGGTGCTCGTACCCGTGCCGTCGCAGCCTTCCAAAACGATGAGCTTCATGCCCGTGCCTTACGCCCCAGCAGCATCGTGCGGAATCCCAGACAGTCGTCGAAATGCGCGGGTCGCTCCCCCCCTTTGAAATAGGTACGCAAGGTGCGGGTACCCGTGCGGTTCCAAGAACCCCCACGAAGAACAAGGTGGGATTCTTCTCGAAGTTTGGTGGCGCTCATACGCGGTGCATCCTTGCAGGGAGGGAGGTGCGGAACCCGAGACTGTTGATGTTCACGTCAGCTTTCTGTGGGGTGTCGAGCGCAGGGCGAACCCACCACGGATCGCGGGCGATCCAACATCCCCCTCGGATGCGGAAGTACGGGGTGTTCATCTCGGTTGCCTCGCAGAGAGGGAGGTGCGGAAACCCGTGTCCGTGCCCCGAAGCTGGGAGCCAAACTGAATCTCCTCCAACGACACCCGCACATAGAACCTACGGTCGTTGTCCCAGTTGCCGCCGCGAACGCCCAAGATCGGTGACTCGTTGCCGTTCTTGGTCATCTCGGTTGCCTCACAGGTAGGCGGGTGCGGAACCCGGGCTCCCGGTCGAGCGACTCGGGAGGCTCTTTGCAGACCTTCGCCGCCCGAACCATCACCCCGTAGCGGTAGCGGTAGGAACCCCCACGGACCACTACCCATTCCATCACCAACACCCTTCAGTCGTTGAGGAACCCGCACCACTCCTTGAAGAGAGGTCGGGGAGGTGTGAGCCCCAGCACCGAGTAAGGGACCATGCCGCTGTCAGCGGCGTTTGTTTTGCACGCGGTGCAAGGGGTCATCCCCACGTCTCCCTCCCCGCACGCGGCGCAAGGGAGACGCTCCCCTGCACGGATGCGGCGGGAGGTTTCGCAACGCCCCCGGATCACATACGCCTCAAGGCCCTCGCCCTCGTGGGAGCCTTGAGAGCATCCGCAGCAGTCGCACCCGTTCAAGCCATGGTCACGATCCATCGTCCTCTCCTTCCGTTACGCCCCCCGGACCGAAGAACTTTCGGAACGCGAAAAGGCCGGGGCGACTCCCTTCGAGGGGAGTCGCCCCGGCGAATCGAAACTTCGTAGCGAAAACCCCCGTCGCCCGACCCCCCCCGAAGCGGTCGGGTAACTTTTCGCCCTAGCGGGATACCGACCGAAGGCCCGGTTACGCTACGAACCTTCGAGTTCGGGGCGCTCCGCGCAGTGATAGGCCCGCACTTCGGGCGGAAGGGCTTCAGCCCCGTCGCGGGCGTAGTCGTAGGTGCCGTGGGAGTAGGCGTACTTCCGGCCCTTGTCGGCGTAGAGGGAGATGCTCCCGACGCGCTCTTCCAGCGAGCGGGTCTCGGAGAGTTTGCGCCCCGCGAGGAGTTCGCCCAGCGTGGCGCACTGGAAGGAGAGGCCCCACGAGTAGGCCCACGCGAAGTGAGTGGGGTCGCAGTCCGAGTCCTTGGACCGGGACTTGGCGAGTATTGCCAGCACCTCCGCGACGGCGGCGGGGTGCCGCGCGAGGGCTGTTTCGTAGCTGATCGCGACCCTCACGACGCCCCCTCCAGTTCGTGGCGCTCGACGTAGAGCAGCACCCGCGTACGCACCGACCCGCCCCGGTCGAAGTCATCGTCGAACAGGTACAGGGCCAAGGCGGGGTACGTCGCCGGGAAGTATGGCTCCTCGCCGTGGCGGTAGGTGGTGAAGTCCACGGGCTGGTCCTCCCACGACCAGTCCCCATCGTAGGGGGTGGCGTCTTCGAGGTCACTGGGGTAGCGACCGTCCGAGTAGGCGAACTCGATGCCCAGCATGTCTTCGAGGGCCTTGGGGTTCCCTTCCCCAAGGACAGATACCACAAGGGCGACGATCTCGCCCTCGTTACGAACGAGTTTGCGGTTCACGACGCCACGTCCACGCTGGCGTCCAGCGCCGTGCGGCCCGTGTACCGGGCGATGATCTCCGCGAGGACGAGCGCATCGCCCTCGCCCACCCCCAGCTTGCTGGCGACGTAGACGGGGGACAGGTACCCGCCCGTGTCCGCGATGGTCATGCACGTCCCGTGGCCTTGGGTGTACAGGGCCACGTAGTACGCGCCGTGACCCGCGTACGCTGTGACCTGCGGGGGCGCTTCGGAAAGCGCCCGAAGGTCGGTGATGTGCAGGAGGTACCGGGTGCCGTTCCCCGGCTGGTACTCCAGCACGGTCACGGGGGCGGAAGCGGTGAGCTCCGCCTTGATGTTTTCCTCAAGGGTCTTGGTTCGCATGGCGGTCTCCTTTCAGCCCGCGACGACGATCCACTCGTCGTCGTAGGCGATGATCTCGCGGGCCATCGCCCGCATCTCGTCCGCCGTGTACGTCGCGGCGTCTTTGTTGCCGCCCGCGAGGTTCGCGACGAAGCGGTGCGGGGACAGGGGGGCGCGCGGCCCCGCGAAGGCCAGCACCGCCACGATGACGTGCGTCGCGTCACCGGGGATGGAGGCCGCCTCGGCGGCGGTCACCTGCGGGTCCGCCGCGTAGGCCGCGCGGGTGTAGACGACGGCGGCGAGGCCCGCGGTAGGGGCGCGCCAGCGGCGCGCGGCGAAGCACTCGGCGCGGCCCCGGTGGACGCGCACAACGTACCCGTCCTCGGGCACGTCCGCGCGACGGGCGACGCCCGCCGAGACGGTCGCGAGGGCGTCACCCGGCAGGGTCACGAAGTGCTGGCCGGGGGTGCGGTCCCCCGCCGTGTCGTGCGCCTCGACGGCGAGGGCGAGGGCTGCGGTGAAGGCACCCGCGTCGGTCACCTTGGTGCCGACGGGGGAGGGGGTGAACGCTGAACAGACGTTGGAAACGGCGAACTTGGTCATGGTCATCTCTCCTGTAGGGGTCAGTAGTCGTAGCGGGCTTCGTACGCGGCGAGCGCACGGTCGCAGACCATCTCGACGAGATGGGCCGCGAGCCCTTCGGGCGAGCAGCCCAGCAGCGCGGCGATGCCCGCCGCGTCGGTGACGGGCTCACCGTCACCGTCGTCGTCCATGCCGTCGCGCCACACTTCGGCGGCGACGGTCACGGCGGTACGGAAGGGCATACCCCCGGCGGGGTTGCCGTCCGCGGACGCGGCGACGTGAACCACCGCGAGGTAGTCCTCAGCGGCCACCTCGAAGGTGTCGGTGCGGAGGCGGGCGATCTCGCCCGGGGTCGTGAGACCCAAATCAATCATCATCGAACTCTCCTCTGGGCCGTCAGGCCCGGTTGGTTTGGTAGCCACCCACGGAGTCGAACCGCGAGGTGTCCCGATTGACGGTGGCTAGGTTGGCGGGCGGGGCAAACCCTTCGCACCGCCGCCCCCCCTAACCGGGGGGGAGGGGGGGTCCATTAGTACAGGTCGCAGGGGTCGAAGTCCCACTCGCTGTCCGCGAGGGCCCCTTCGACCTCCGCGAGCACGTCGCGGTTCAGGGCCGCGTCGTCGGGCCACAGGGCCGCGACCTCGTGGTCGGTGAGGCGGACGTTGCCCGCCCGCACCGTGAAGTCCACGGTGGCGGGCTCGTCAGGCCCGTCCCACCCGCCCGCCCGGGCGGGTGAGTAATCGCAGTCGAAATCGACTGCGAGCTCGATCTCGCCCCCCTCCTCGTAGCCCGTCGCGCCGTCGCGCAGGGCGGCGGCGAGCTCGGGGCGGAAGCCGTTGAGGGTGGTGAGGGTGGTGATGACGTACTTCTCGATTTCCATGGTGGTCTCCTTGTCGGCGCGATGCCGCTCGGTTGTCGGTTGGCCCTGCCGCCGGGAATCGAACCCAGCGTGTGACCTTCGCAGGGGGGGCGGATCAGAACGGGATGTTGTCGTCGCCCCGTCAGCCCCGCACGAGGCGGGTGACGGCGATGATGTGTCCCCTGTCGTTCCGCACGGCCCCGTCGTTGGGGCCGGTGCCGGGGCCCACCACGTCCGGGCGCGAGCCGCGCAGGGCCGAGAGGACGAGCGCGGACACGATGAACATCGTGCCCGGGGTGGGCTCGGGGAGCCCTTCGACGCCCCCGAAGGTCTGGGCCCCGGCCACGGGCACGGGGATGCCCGCAACGGCCTCCAGAGCGCCGGGGGTGGAGCTCACCCGCGCGACGGTGCCGCTCGGCGGGATCACCGTGTCGGCCCCGTCGGCGGAGCGGAGGCAGATAGCGTGGGGGGTGAGGTTGATGAGGATGGTCGTCATGGTCGTCGTCTCCTTTGAAAGCCGTTGGGTTCGGGGCGAACCGTTCGCCCCGTCGTCCCCCCGCAACCCCTAACCGGAAGCCGGGGGGGTCCATTAGTGGAAATCGAAACGGCCCCGTTCAATTCTCTGAACGTAACGTAACGTAGGGTAACGTAGGGCAATCCCCCGCCCCCCGTAGTAATAGGACCGCGCCCGCGCGTAGCACAATCCGTGCCGACCGATTCCCTAATGGTTTCGCGTACTTACGGGATTCGTACGATTCCCACTAAGCGACCCCCCTCCCCTCCGGTTAGGAGTTGCGGGGGGACGGCGGCGCGAAAGCGAACGCCCCCTACGATTCCCGCTAAGGGACCCCCCTGCGCTCCGGTTAGGGAGTGTAGGGGGAACGAAACCGAAACCGAGTGGCCAACAAGGCCCCAGGGAGATCACATGAACAACTACGTGAACGCCGCCGCCACCAAGCTCCTCGCCACCCACTGTGCTTGCTGCGGCAAGCCCCTCGTGGACGCCGACAGCGTCCAGGCGGGCGTCGGGCCGGACTGCCGTGCGATGCACGGTCGGGACGTGCAGACCTGCACCCCCGACTGGACCGCCGCCCGCACGATCCTCGCGAACTTCGGGAGCGAGCTCGGCGCTCCCGAGTCTCTCATCACCGACGAGAGCGCCGCCACGGCGCACCGGGTGGCGAACGTGCTCGTTCACCGCTTCGCGGCGAACTTCAAGACCGCCCGTTGGATCCCCGACGCGCTCCACGCCCTCGGGTACGACAAGCTCGGCGCGCGTTGCGCCAAGCGCGCCCGCGTGAAGCTGGGCGCGGTGACCGCCCCGGTCGCCGGGGAGGTTCGCATCGCCTCCCGCACCGACCGCTGGACCTTCAAGGGGAAGGAGTACAGCCGCGAGGTGCTCGCGGTGACCAGCCCCCGCGACGAGCGGTTCATCGCCGCCGTCCGCGCCCTGCCGGGGCGGCGCTGGGACGCCGACGCGAAGGTGTGGACCGTGCCCGCCGACCAGCTCACCGCGCTCTGGGCGGCGGTGCGCGGCTGCTTCGCGGGCCTCCCCCTGGTGAGTGCCAAGGGGACGACGGTGATCCCCGCCGCGTGATGCGGCATCGCCCCGCGCCCCCGGTTCGCCGGGGGCGGGTCAGCGCGGTTCGATTCCGCGCCGGGGCGCTAATGGACCCCCCTCCCGTCCGGTTAGGGGGCAGAAGGAGATCGACCTGATGAACACCGAAACGCTGCTGCGCCAACTCAAGGCGCTCGACGCTTGCGCCGAGGCCCGTGCGTGGGTCGCGACGCAGCCCGACGCTGCGGCTGCGTGGGCGTCGTGCCCGCGGCCTGACTGGCTCATGTGGCTGCTGGGCGAACTGCACGTTCGCGGCTTGCTCGACCGGCAGACGCTGGTGCTCGCGGCGTGCGCGTGCGCCGAGACGGCGCTCCGTCACGTCCCCGCGGGCGAGGATCGCCCTCGTGCAGCGATCGAGACGGCACGACGGTGGGCACGCGGCGAGGCGACG